CAGAAGTTGTTCATACCCAAGGCTATCAAAACGGTGACGGATATATTTCCCTTGATTATGAAGTTGCAAAAACCGACGAATATGATTATTATAAAGATACGATAATCATAAAAGCTTTAACATAGGAGATTACAATGATTGTTATCGCTAAATTAGAAAAACCATATAAAGAGTCTGAACGTATCAATTTTATCGTCAATTATAACCATCAACTTGGTTATGAGATCAAGGAAACAGATACAGGCTTGGAAGCACTTGGATTTGATGACGATGAACGCAAAGAGCAGAAAGCCGTCGAAGTTCGTGCCGAACGCGACAGAAGAATCGACGCTATCCGGTGGCGCATAGAACGCTATCAGACGCAAGACGCGGCGGGTCTGGAAACAACCGATACGGCGGAGCATTACAAGGCAATCTTGCTTTATGTTCAAGCCTTGCGTGACGTGCCAGAGCAAGAAGGGTTTCCAGAAAATGTAACTTGGCCGGAAATGTTTGAGGAATAATTTCAACAAAATCAAACGCAAAAAAAGAGGTTGATTTTGAAGTCAACCTCTTTTTAGTTTATTAGATTTAAAATTTTAATTGGATTTCTGGTAATCCTCTAAAGGTTTGTTAAATTTTCAGAAAATTAAAAAAATTTCTTAATTTTCAATAAACCTAAACATGGAGTTTTATGAAATGAAAGTTAACGTTTTATCAAGAGTTAAATTAACATCTGATTCAATGAAGGAAGAGCATATCTTATTCAAATCTGCAGAAGGTGGAATCCATTTAGGTACTCAAGCCTTTGCACCTCATTATATGTTTAATGAACCAAAACATATTGTTTTCAACTATGGTTTTGATAACAAAATGGGTGTTTTATGGTTCAAAGATGTTAAAGATGGTGATGAGAAAACTGCTGATAAGCATCTTGATGATATTCGTAAAAAGTTGAAAGATATTTACGAAAATGCCGACAAGGAAGCGGGCAAACTTCTTGAAAAGAACGGTTTTAAAAAGAAAGAATTTAATCAACATTAAACAACAGGAAAAGAAAAACCACCTAACCTTTTCAATTTGGTTAGGTGGTTTTTTATATGAAAAATTTCTATTTTACTGTTCCCGCATATCAACTTCGATAATATCATCGGAGTCTGTATACTTAATACCTTCACTATCCAAAATTTTCAAGATTTTTGGTTTATATTCTTTTTTAATTGACTCCGTAGTAAAACCGATATAAAATCTGGTTCTATCACCTGAATATGTATAAAGATCATAACCATGTTCGGTTATCGGTCTATAACCTCTTATACGAGATGGCATATCTTTACTTTTTTTCATTCCGGCAGCTTTAAACAATTTATGCAGTTTGGCAATAAGTTGTTTTCGAATATTCATTATGTTTTTAGTATTATGCTTCCAAATTTCAGTATTTAAAAATTCAACAGCTTTTAAAGCAGTTTTGAAAGGACGAACGGAATAAATAACTGGAACTTTTCCTTTTTCACTTTCTTTTCGGCGAACGTTATACCAACCATTATCTGTTTTGTAAATTTCATAACTATCTGATTTTAATAATTCGTCAGCGTCAGATTCGATTATCTTTAAGCGGGATAAAACATTGACTTTCATTACATGAAACTCCTTGTAAAAGCTTTGATAAAAATTAAGAATTTTCATCATAGAAACTCTTAATATTTAAAATTCTTACAAAAGGAAACCACCTAACCTTTTCAACTTGGTTAGGTGGTTTCCTTTTGTAAGAATTTTACTTAACCATATATTTCCTCAGCTTCGTTTAAAAGATGATTTGGAGCATCGAATTCACGAACTTTCTTTGGACCACCTTTCAAGGATTTCAATTTGTTGCATCCAAAGCAATTGAAACCTTTAACGTTTTCAGGGGCACCTTCCAATGAGGTTAAATTTTCGCAATAAGGACAATCAAAAACATCACCTATTTGCTTTGGTGCTCCTTTTAAGGAAGTGAGACTATTGCAAACCCCACAATTGAAATCTCTAACCTTTTGTGGGGCGCCTTCAAGGGTTGTTAGACCTTTGCAACCGGAACAATCAAATCCACCAGCTACCTTTTGTGGGGCGCCTTTTAAGGATGTAAGTTTATCACATTTGCAGCAGGAAAATCCACCGACCTGCTTTGGTGCACCTTCAAGACTTGAAATTGGGGTGTTATCACAAATAAAATAATCACCTACTTTTTCAGGTGCTCCTTTTAATGAGGTAAGACCTGGTAAGTCGTTACATTTAAAATCTCCGGATACCTCACGAGGACCACCTTCCAAGGAAACAAGCTTTGGTGAGCAAACAAAATCTCCGGATACCTTACCTAATTTGATAGCAAAATGACCTTTCGTTAAAAGATGGGTCATATTTTTGCTATAAACATCACCATTGATATCAACAATACCATTGCTGGCAATTTTGTAGTCGGAAATTTTTGCTTTTTCCAAAAGTTTTTTGATTTCCTCTTCATTTGTCAGGAAATCAGATGTAACAATTCCTAAACGGGATAAAACATTAACTTTCATTTTATTAAACTCCAAAAAACTATAGAAAAATTAAAAACCTTTACGCTGTAATGAAATACCTTTCAATGAGAACTTCAACATTCTCCCTTTTGAAGATGGTATTTTTCTTAATGGCTTCCAATGTATGTTTACGGAAAATTTCATACTTTTCAAGAAATTCATTAACCGAATAACTTTTTGGTTCAGGAAAAGGATTCTTTGGTTTGGTGGTTAAATGATCTATCAAAAGATTCATTTTTCTTTTTGTATTATCCTTATCTAAAACAGGAAGCAGATAATCTTCAAGCAGTTTAGGTTTAATCGGTTTCTTATCAACCTCAATCAACAAAGCAGGTATAATCCACTTTGTTGCAATTTCGTTTTTCCAAACTTTAATACTATCTTTTTTAGAAGGATAAAGATAGATTTTCATTAAATGTTTGATAAGAGGTTTTTGATATTCTTCCAAGTCCATAATTGCCTTTGCTCTTGGAGTTGCAAGAGCCAGATTATCAAGACCTAAACGAGTTAAAATTGTGTATAACATAACGTCCACCTTTTCCAGTATATACTAAAGTATAAAATACTTTATTAGGAAAATCAAGAGTTATTTTACCAATCCATCTCCACAAAATCTTCTTTTTCATGAATAGCTCTGTATTTTCTGGAGGCTTCCCAAACCGTCTGAGTCCAATCATCTCGAGTTATCTTTCCGGAGTCAACCAGTTTATCTTTGATTTCAAAATACAGGAAAAGTTGATAGCGGTATTGAGAATCAAGGTTTTTATCCAACAAATCATTTACGATTCTCTGGTAATCCTCGGTAACGGATTTCAACTTCTTTTCAAGCTTCGCAATATCACGTTTCCTTGCTTGTCTGACGCCTTTAAGTTTGCGTTTCAAACTTTTAATCAAGTAATTTTCTTGAACTGTTTTATCCCAAGACATGTTCAAATCCTCCCTTCCAACAAATCAGTTTCTTCCTTGAATAAATTAGCAAGATAAATTTCCTTGTGGTATTTACCCACCAACTTTAAAAAATTATCAGGTTTAACCGTTTGGATTATAGGTTCCAAAGCCTTCAACAAGGCTTCACCATCAAGCAAATATTGCTGATAAGAGGATTCATTATAAAGGAAATACTTTCCGGTTCCTTTTATTCCCTTTATGTCATCACCATAGAGGGTAAGATATTCGCCATAATCCGCATTGTAGGTAAGGACGGATTTGAATTCTTCAGAATACGGTTCAGGATCTTCATCCTTAACATCCATAAGAATTTCTTCCGTTTCAGGTAAATATAAATCAACAACGGAAGCAAAATATTCTTTTCCTTTGTATTCAACCAATTCGTAAATCATTCCTTCGACTCCTGCTCTTTCTTCGGAAATAATTTTTCCACCTGTTCCCTGAAAGGTTTAAGACCTTGGGCTTGGATTGTTTTCCAGATTTCTTTTTGCTCTGGAGTTAATTTGATAACAATGTTTTTGTAAGTTTTATCAAATTCGTCATCGTAATAGTCGATAATCCAAGGACATGTTTCAATCATCTTTTTCAACTTACAAGCAGAACAAATGCAATCAGGTTTGTTATCTTCCCAACATTCGAAGTTGGAACCACCCATTCTGGTGTAGATGATTGCGTCATAATCTTTTATTTCACAATCATCAGCATGCAGGAATATGTCACGAAACCGTGGAAATTCCTGATCAATTCTCATATTTAAAATGACGCTGAAAGCGATAACCAAAACATCATTTCGACCGGCTATCATGTTATACAATGACATTATTTTCTCCACTTATTAAAGATGCCATAAGAAACTTCACAAATGTTGGATTTTTATAAAGGTTAGTCTTCGCTGATGAACATTTCACCATCATCAACAAATTCTTTTCTCCACATTGAAAAATATCCATCACGGACAATTACCCAATCTTCTGCATCAAGTTCAACATGACTGAATGTCCTTGCACAACCGGCTTTATCCATAATGCCATGTGCATTATCAAGACAAAAGAAATCTTTTTCTTCATATTTTCTTTCTTTTTTATACCGGCATACATATTTTCCTTTTTTCATCTGCATATATGCTTCGAGGAAATCAAATTTTTTCGCTTTCGGGAGAACTTTTTCAATAATTTCCCAATCATCTGCTAAGATATCTTCTTTCTTTAATACTGCGCAGGTTGTGTATTTTTTGTTGGAAATATCCATAATGGTTCCACCAACACCTAACCGCATAGGAATTTCCCATTTCTTTCTTTGAAAGATTGTTTTTTCTACAACAACTATATTCATCAATTCATCAAATTTCATTTTAGTCCTCCTTCAGTTTCTGAATTAAATTGATTCCGGCAGTCTGCTCTTCATACCTCTTCATTTTGTTACCAAGGTAATTTTTATTCTTTTCTTTTTAGACTTTATTTATATACAACAATACACTGTTCCTGAAAAGCCGCCTACTCGAAAACATAAATAAAGTGTGTTTTCATCATCAAAATCGATTGGTATAGCGCAAGGTTCGTTATCTTCTGTTATTTCAAGATATTCTTTTCCATTTTGATCTCGAATACTTACAATAGGATAACCCTTTAAATTATGGGAAATTTTATAAAACCCCGGTTTATCAACTGTTATTTTTTCTTCATAACTCCTTGTTTTTGCCATCTCTATTCTCCTATTTTAATCAACGGTGTAGGGCTTGTGAGTTCGTTTATACCATTCAGGATCCATCTTTTCCTCCTTATAAATAGATATCTTTCAAACGATGCTGATTCTTTTCAGTTAAAGGTTCATGCTTATAACTCAAGCGCTGAACCAAATCATCAAAATTTCGACCAAAACATAATCCAATGCCAAACGCATCCAATTTTCCGATTGTTTCAAAGTGGTAAAGAATACCATCGAGGTGAAGAACATAATCGTTTTCCTTTTCAGGTATCTTTGATTGAATTGCCTCATCACATTTCTTACGAAGATTATTCCAATCCTCAGGTTTCATTTCTGCCAAATTCATTGTCATTTACTCCATTTTACATTCTTCAACATAAACATTTTCCAAAGCTTCAAAATACCCATACCATGGACAAAAACCATATTCAAATTCTTGACCATCTGAAGTTTTAAAGTAGAATTTGTAATAATCCTCCAATTTTTCACAGTTCTTAAACTCATTACGACGGTATTTTCTATTCAAATCTTCAATTGCTTTTTCCAACTGTCTGGCGCATTCTTTATCTTTGAAAACACCAACTGCCTCAACGTTTTCATTTTCTGCCATACCAAAAGAATCACCGCTACTATATTCAACCCATACGACATAGCAGGTTTCACCAGGTTGGATATCAAAGTCGCTAACGACGTCAGGGACACCTTTTGTTTTGGAAATTTTTTCAAACCAGTTTGAATAAGAACGTTCCCAAGAACCATACTCTTCATACGATTCAATTTCATTTTCGCATCGTTGACCAATGTCAACTTTGTAGCCGAATTTGTTCTTTTTCATAGCCTTTCTCCGTTATTTGGAAGTGTTCTTAACAGCCAGTTTCATCAAATTATAAATATATTCGGCGCATTTATAAAAATCACCGTATTTGAAATAGGAGGCATCCTGCCAAGATTTTTCCGTTATTTTCCCATTCCACTCGCCGACATCATCATAAACTACGGTGTCATCACTGTTTCTGTTTTCAGAAAAAGCAATCCAAATTCGTTCATCGCCATAGATATAACGTTTGTTGAAAGTTAATTCCAACGCATAACCGTGTTCACGCCCATTTATATAATCATGCTTTTCAAAGATAACATCATCATTATCATCAAGCATTGTATTAAGGATACTTAAAACAATATCCGCATATGTTCTATTCGCTTCAAAAATTTTCATTATCTGTCTCCTATTAAAACACTTTTGAAACACGTTCACCGGTGAAAATATCTTCCAACCAGAAACCGGTTTCATCTTTAACGCATTGATAATCTTCTACAAAAGGGATTTTCAAATCACCGCTTAAATGGGCTAGAAGCAGTTTTTTCAAACCTTGGTTGGAAATTTCTTTTGTTTTATAATCCTTTTCGGAAATTCCGGTTAAATACTGAATTTGTTCAGCATCTTGCAGGTGAAATTTTTTGGTATTGAATAGTTGACAAATCTTCATTTTCCAATCTCCTTTTTTTATTTTATACTTTATTATAGCAAAAAAGAGATGGAAAATCAAGAACTATTTTCACAATCTTTACCCCTGTATGTATCAATCTAGGTGATTAAATCTACCAAATCAGCAAAATAATTTTCAACTTCCTGTAATCCACAGGAATGACCATACTCATATGCAATCTGATAGCATTTATCCAATTTGGGGTTACCAACTACGCCATATTTAACGGCACATTGCATTTTGTGTTGTTCTTTTTCTTTTTCTTGTTTTTCACGCCAAGTTGTCATTTTCCAATCTCCTTTTTATTTTATTATACTTTATTATAACAAAAAAAGAGAAGGAAAATCAAGAACTATTTTCACAAATATTTATTTTCTTTTAAAAATTCAAGATCCATACCCAACATGTATGCTATTCTGGTTTCAGGGTATTTGCAATGCTTCATTTCCTTGAGGAATTCCAACTCAAAAAAGTCGAGTTTGTGGTTATCAATCTTTTGTTTCCCAACTTGAGAATCATTTTTGAATTCACGCTTTTTGACTTTGACCTTTTCGCGAATTCCACTTTTATTCAAACGGTTGAAAACCGTAGTAGTGGAAACGCCGAGAATTCTTGCTATGTTTACAACCCGTTCACCAGATGCATATAACTCAAACAAGCGTTGTTCATCGACGTTTACCACCAATCTTACCATATCTAGCTAACAAGCCTTCATTATATCGTCATTTTCAGAAACAATTTTTAACTCAGGAGTTGCTGGAGCTTTTCCATAGAATCTCATACTTTCTTCAAGCTGACGACCTTCCGAAAAGCTTGTTATCTTTTTCAAATAGCCAATGATTCTTGTAGCCCAAGTTACATGACGAGAACCACATTTTGTACAATGATGTAATGTACGTTTATCAATATGACCACAATCTTCGCAACAAGTTACAGCAATGTTTGTTGTCCAGTAATTGCAACCTGTTTGAGCAGCCAATTTGAACAATTTTGCGTAACCTTCTTTGGTAGGATATTCAGCAAGATTCAAATGTAAGGCCGAACCACCATCCAGATACTGGCAAATTTCTTTACCGTGCAAAATGAATTTCTGAATTATATCAACATCTTCACTTTCCACCGGATACATATAGGAATTGTAACAATTACGGTTTGGATTGACTTTGTAACCATCTTCCTGATCCCAGTGGTAATTCTTAATACCTAATCCTTCCGCTGGAACAAATTCCGTATTGAAAAGTAAACCATACTTTTTTGTTGCTTCACGGTTTTTATTATAAATCACCTGCAAAACTTCCTTCAGATAATTTTTATAAGCATCATTATCACCAGGTGTTAAACCTAAGGCTTCCGCTGATTCCAAAACACCATTGATACCAATCGTTAAGTATTGCTTTTTCATTGAAATGAAATTGGCGTCATAAGCCGGTAACATTTTTGAATCCAGCAAACTGCGGAAATATGCTTCCGTGGCAGATTGATACATATAAAGGTCATCAAGTTGATTTTTCAACTTTTCAACATAAGGAATTCCTTCCAGTTCCGCATTTTGAACCAAGCGGTTGAAGTTGATTGTAATGACGTTAACGGAACCAGCCATAACTCCACCGGCACCCAATGAAAAGCTGAATGTGTTGGATTTCAAAGGATTACGTAAGCGGCAGCAGCTTGATAAACTATCAACATCATCGCTCATGTAATTGAAGAATGAATTACCTTTTGACATCTGATCACAAAGGAATTCATTGAATTCTTTATCCTTACATTCTCCATTTTCCGTTAACGAAGCAGCTGTTACAACAGGAAATGTTAGCAAAGAAACTTCACGTTCTTTGTTGAACCATTCCATAAAGAATATCTGGAGCTTTTTCAAGGTTTCCCAATTCGGTGTATCCATTTCTTCACCGGGGAAGATAAATTCACCAAACAAGCCTTCAAAGTATTCCTTATCAAAAATTGAAATATTCCAGAATGGACATTGATAACTTCTTGCACCAGCCGGCTGATTTAAGCTGTAAACAACCTGCTGGAATTTATCCTTTATATAATCCGCATGAGTTTCGAGATAATTTTCTCCAAAATCTTTTCTTGCGAAATAATCAAAACACATAAGGAATTCAACAGTTGCGATTGCTCCGGCGAATTGACTTGCCAAGCAGAAAATCAAGTTGATGAAACCGCCGCAAAAACTATCCAGATGTTTAGGAGCTTTGGTGTCACCACCTAAATCCTTCAAGCCACGAAGCAGGAATGGATACATTGAAATGGAGCAGCAATAAGGATAAAAGGTATGCGTTTCATCATGAATATAAATTTCATGATTGGCAATTTGTTTCAAATAACGTTCCGCCACTTCCTTACCAAACTTTTGTTCAATCTGGTCGCAAACAAAGCTGCGTTTAAGTTGGATTGAAAAATCCTTGAATAAATCAGGAGTTAATGTTGCAACATTTTTGGTTGTAAGATTAGCGTTTGAATCGAACTGTGAACCGGTTGCTGCATTTAAGGCACCGATATAAGATCTCACATAATCCTTCTTTTGTTCGATTTGTTTTTTAGATAATTCGGTAAATGACATTGCTCTCACTCTTTTATGAAATAATGATTAAGATTTTCACCGGTTTTAACATCGATAAAAATCTGGTTTGTCGTCTTCTTTTGTAAGCCACCTAAGCTTTCGATATAGGGACCGGTCTTTAAATAATCTAACTGGCTTCGAATTTTTTCGTCCACTTCTAACAATCCGGTATATAAACAAGTTTTTAAGTTGTAAGCTTTTACTATTTTTAAGAACTCCGGTAGGTCGGTTTCCCATTCCCCACCAAGAAAACATACACAGGATAAGTAATTTCCATATCGGTCCAAAAGATGTTTCAAATCATCGGTTGAAAAATTTAAAGCACTTTCAAAACCGGTCCAACTGCAACCTTTGCAATTCAAAGGGCAACCTTTAACGGAAATACATAATGAAAGGTGGTTTGGAACTTCCTGAAAGGATGTAAAATGGTTAAAAATCCTCATATCCAAACAATTCCTTTGCAATCAAAACGATATATTCTCTTTAAGATTCTTGATCTACTTCAGGTTCTTCCGTGGAATTTTCTTCCTTGGCATCTAGGAAAACCTTTAAGTAGCGCTTAAGAAAATTAAAAATTGGAGGATAGGAACCGGACTTTTTAGCCTTGAAATTTTGATAACTTTCCGACAAACCAAAGAGATTTTTCATAGCCGGTCGATATTTTTCGCTAATTTCAAACTTTTCTTTATTACCACTTAACCGGCTATCCAGTTTGAGGATAAAATTCTGAAAATCTCTGGCATATTCATTCAAATGGCTAATGAATGAAAATTCACCAAAAATATCATCGGTTGGCATTCTGGTTTGCCATTCAATTTCTTCAATATCCTGAATCTTTGGTAAAACCCGATCCAGATTTTGATAGTTGAAGACTTTTCGTTCATAAATATTACCTTTATGACGCAAATCCAAAATCTTGACATTCAACATCTGAATAATTTTCCAAGGATTATCCACAATACAGATATTTTCCTTTTTCTTAATATCCTTATCCAGAAGGAATTCCAAAACCGTGCAAAAGGTTATTGAACTATCCGGATTTATAGCTTCAAGATTTTCAATCGTTTCACAAGCCAATGAGAAAATTTTCATTACACACGACCTTTCTTACCAACTCGAACATCAAATCTGGATCTTTCACCAGCTACAATCTTACCATCGTAATGTTCAAAATCAATATTTTCATAACTTTCAATCAAGCTGTTGATGTTATCAATATAGGCTTGATCTGCTCTTTCCTGAGGTGCCTTGAATAAACCAACCGTATTTGCTTTTGGTTTTTCCGTCAAATAGGATTTGAACTCTTCCTGAGCTTTTTCCAAACCTTTTGATTCAACACATTTCAGGAACCTCAAATTCAACAAAGTATCATTGTCATCGGTATCCTGCAACCGCTTAACCATTTCAACATATTCTTTCCAGCTTAAATTCTCTGCATATTTGTTGATCATATCAACATACTTTTCTGCTTCAATACAATTATGGTAATAAAACATACCATTTCGAATTGTGGAAGATTTCTTGAGATTTCTGAAAACATATGTATATTTCAAAGCATTACAAACCGGACATTGACAAGGAAGCGTGCAAAATTCATTGAACTTATCAAATCCGTTATTAAAGGCTCGTCGTGAAAAATCAATCTGGCGAACCTTAACTTCGTTCTGGCTTGGGCTATATTGATCAAATCCTTCCCAAAGCGACATTGTTTTAAAATATGTCAGATTAGAAGAATTCATTAAAGCTCCGGAGCTATCCGTGGTAAATCTTATTCCTTCAACTTCCGGAATTTTGCTATTAGCCAACTTAGCCACCGTCAACAACAATGATTTGTTGAATGTTCCCAACAAATGGAAATGATCATAATGACCAAGCTTTTTGGCTCTTCCTAAAAGTTCAATAATGAAATTCAACCTGATGATACTCATTGGAATTCCAACTGACGGAATTGCCAATTTATGAATTTTATCGGTATGGACGGTATTCAGATAATCAAACTTTTGTTTAGGGGTTCCACCGTGGATAATATTTACCAATTCCACATTGTCATTTTTGTATTTTAGCATATATCCAATGTTGCGTTTCTGGATACAAGCCAATTTATGAACAATTTCATCGGAAAAGGTGTCAATATCATTATAATCCGGAATATCCAAAACCATTCCAATGTTTGCGTTTGAATTGTAGGATTTAACCAAATCAATCGGGTTGATTATTGAAACACGACCTGTTGCAATCTGAAAACCACCGGAGTCACAAATGATTCCGGAACCTATATCTTTCCTCTTATCCAACCAGCTTTTTGGATTTTGATAATCGCAATAGTTGATCATAAATTCTTTCAAGTTGGAATTTTGAGTCATTAAACTGCAATCTACATATTCATCATAACCGTTTGACATTAAATTCGGTAAATCCGATGAAGCACAAATGCAAATTTCTCTATCTGGTAAAATCATATGAGAATATCTTGTGCAATCTTCAAGAACCTCAAAACGCTTGAAATCACCATATTTTATGTAAATTCCTAAACTTCTATAATCAGGTGGCGTTCCCGCATTGATGTAAGTTAGAGCCATTTTTCTTCCCTTGTTTAAAGTTTTTCTTTTATACAATTTAACATGATTTTCCCTTGATTAACAAGAAGAAAATGGTCGGTTTGAAAAAATCAAAACCGACCATTTTCCGGACAAATCATGAACAAATATAAGGAAAATTTATTCAACCTATTTTAACAAATTTTAGCAAGAGTTTTTCCATCATCATTCATTATGAAAATTCTTCCGGCTGTAATGTATAAGGTCCTATCAACAAGGATTGGACGAAGGTCGGTAAGGGATAGAGTTCTTTGCATATCCGTCATTTCAAAATCATCAGGAGCAATTGATGGAAGCATTTCAACCTCACCCTTTTCGTTGGCAAGGAATCCATAAAACCGACAGGTAGGAAATGATTCGTAAAGATTGCGCCTTATGTTATTATTGTCACAATCTGCCATCAAAATCCTAACACGGTCGTAATTGGATTTATCAATGTTTAGATGTTTTTCAATCTCATTCAAAACTTCGTCCTTCAAGAAGCTTGCCACCAAAAATTTGTAAGCAAAGTATCTAGAATAAGCCTCAATATCGTCACGGTCCTGATCAACCGAAAGAGCAATTTTTTGAAAATCATTGTAATGTTGCTGGTTTGGATGGTGACCAAGATATTGCTCAAATTCAATGTAAAGTTTTTCCTTGCTTTCCTTTGTTATACAACCGTCTTTATATAACAAGCGCATAAAATTGATCACGAAACGATTCATGTTTCGTAAGGTTGAGTTGTAAATAACAGGATTTTTGGTTTCAATCAACAGGCTAGGATTTGTATTTTCCCGATTGCCTTCGTTGTCACTCGACAGAGTTTCAATGTTCACTAACATTTTCTTTTTCCTTTCCTCTAAAAGTCTACTAAAGTCTACTACTAAAACGGTAGAAATCTCTTTCCACCATTACAAAAATAAGTTAACAAAAAAGAGCCGGAAATAATCGAAAACCGGCTCTTCTTGCTGTGAATTAATCGGAAGAAAATCACAAAATTATCTTAACAAAAAAGGACCGGTCTATTCCTAAACCGGTCCAGGTGAACAAAAATGGAGACAAGTAAAAATATATTTTTAAAATGGACAAGAGAAAATTAAGGTAAAAAGAGTGGAAACAATCCAAACACTGCACCAGCCAAAAATTCTCCCAAATTTGTTGCTCCAACTAAAGAAGATTTGAACTTTTCAAAAATCCAATGCTCCCTTTCAAAAAGTGTATAACTAACTGCATACAAAGGACTAACCAACAAACCAATTAAAATGAAATGATGGTCAAGGTGCATATCATAACCAAAATATGTTGGAATCCAAGAAATTAAATAAAGTCCAATGCAAGGGCAAGTGTAACGCAATCCCATATAAATGAAATCATAAAGGAAGCCATACCAATGTTTCTTTGGAACAATCCAATCACAAATATAATGATACCAACGTTCATTATAGCGACGAATTGTGTCTTCCGATGGTGGTTGATCACGACCTTCATCAAAACAAGCACCGTGACCACGGGACCAGAATTGAATATAAGTAAAGGCGGTAAAAAAGATTGAGAAACACCAAAGAGCAATTTGAAGAGCTTTACCGGTGAAAAGCAAACTTAAAGCCGGTTTAACCAAAAAGAAGGTGATTGGAATTACAACAAGAAAGTAAACAAGAACTTGAGGCCAACGACGGGTATCAAGAATTTTCTTACCGAAATCACATCCACCAAACCATCTGCGCCAAAATAAGAAAAATGGAACAGTAAACAAGCAAGCTAAGATTTTGTATGTCATTTTATTTTCCTACGAGAAGTTAGTTCTACATAGGAAAATAAAAGAAAATTTTACATTTCCTCTAAACTGTAAATCAAATTATTCCCATTTTTCCTTGGCAATATATTCAAGGATGGTTTTCTTGTCCAAACCTTCGAATCTTTCAAAATAGTTATATCCGTCCGAATAACTAAAAAGGTAGAAAAAGTTTAAATGACACCAAACGCCATCAGAAAACAAAACAGCTATATTCTCATTATCATTCTTTGGTCGGCACAAAACACGGGAAGCCTCACACCAACCAACCACGGAATCTAAAAAATCCGTATAATAACTTTCCGAAAATTTTAAAGGAGCGGAAGCATCCCAATTATCGTAACGAAAATTTGAAGGTGAAATTTTTGGAATTAAACCTTTTTCTGACATTGATTTTTCCTTACCAAAGATATTTCCGAAAACGAAAATCCAACTTATCGGCACAAACCCGTTTTTCAAAAAGAGCTTCACGGTGCCAAGCAGTTAAAATTTTCTTTAAACAACCAAAGAAAACCTTAACCGGAACATAAAACAAAGCTGCGAAGTAAATCAACCAACTGAAAACCTTAATCAAGTTTTTCAACCAAACGTTTCTATCTTCCTGATAGCAACTCGAAAAATGGTAATCTTTAAGCATTTTAGTCATCCTTTCCTACAACATACCAACCATCATTCATATCTTTTAAATACTGAATGATTTTTTCGTTCAAATCTTCATCCGGATCGCCATCTTCGTCCAGACAAAAACCTTTGATATATTCCCAAGCACCATCTGATTCAATACAAGCAAGGGCTTTTTCAAGCTGGGCATTGTAATAATCATCGTCGTCATAAACCCAACAACCAGAACCAATCGCCAGCTGCGGCTCAACCCCATAAGGATTGGAATCCCATCTTGAGCTGTCCAAGGAGCTTTCGTCAACCTCAAGGTCTTGAACAAAATCTTCAACCTTTTCAATCTCTTTGAACGTTAAGTCGGAAAAAGCAACCCTCCGAACGCGAACCTGCTCGCAATTCTTAGAATCCTTCCATTCGACCTTCACGGAATATTTGACGATATCATTATCCGCTCGCATAGCGTCAATCATCTTTTCAATTTGAACTCGAGCACCTCGCTCCGGTTTGGAAGGAACAATTTTCTTCATTTCCCTATCATATATTGAGCTTGAGCAGGTGTAATATGTTGTATCCTGCACCGTTCCTTCCAGCGTAATTTTGGAACCGTCACGATTTTTAACGGTAAATTGATATTTAAAATCAACCATATTTTTAACCTTTCCTTTTTACCATTTTATACTTTAGTATAATATGAAATCTCTTACAAATCAAGAGAAATTTTCACTTTTTCCAAAAAAATTCACAAAAAAAGCCGGTTTTTGATAACCGGCTCATTCTAAAAATAATCAAATCACCAAGTAAAGCTTTCCGCACTACGAATGGCTTCAACCTGCTTATAAAACTTCTGCTCAAGATTATTTTCTTTATAGCAGCCACGCAACTCAACACTACACGTTGGTGAATTAGCCATAATACCGCGACAAAACATACATCCGTGCGCCCCAATGACCATAACAGCTGAACCGGCGCTGTTGACACCAGTCAACCAATCATTACCGTTATAAAGACAATCCGCCAAATTCTTGGCAAAATGTTCCTGCAACATAGGATACTTGCAAATTTCCCGAGTCAACCGGGTCAACTTGCTCAACCCCAAAACCTTGGCATCTTCACCTTTCTTGGGAATATAAGAAACAAAAACCTGATACTTAACCGGCAACAAATGATGAGGGCACAAACCAATGACACCATCTTTAATGCCTTGGGTAATCATACCCAACTCTTCACCTTTCTGAGCGGAATCAATCTTAAACGTCTTCATAAAAGAAGCTACATTCTTCGCAATTTCATCCTTAGGACGACACATCTCAGCAAAAGCATCAGCAGCCCGCTTATCCGTCCCTTCATAATTCTCAAGATCCATCTCATCAAACTGACCGGCGGAACAAACCTGCTTAATCCACGCCATCTTCAGCATATAAGATTCATACAACAAATCCATGTTCAAATCTGAACGTTCAACTTTAGCCATTCGTTTTTTCTCCTTTGAAAGTTTCTTGGCATATTAAAAAATCAAACCACCTTAACATTCTTCATTTCATAAAAAACATACCAACGGTTCAATTTCCTCATACCCTTAACAACTTCCAACTTTCAACTACCAACTTTCAAACCCAACCCCATCAACCCAATCTTCAAACAAACCCTAACTCCATAAACTCAGGATAAAAATTTCAATCTTCTTTACCTTAGATTAGTTTGTTTTTGATATTAAAATTTCATAGATAAGGTATAAAAATTTATGGGTATGGAATTTGGTGATTGTTTTGAATTGTTTTGTGTGTTTTTTGGTGGTGGTTTGTTTTGTTTGGTGGGGTATGTTTTTCTTATAGAAAAAACGGAACAAAACGAATTAAAACGAATTCGATCGCAAACAAATAAATAATTGGTTATTGTAAGATGAATTTTTTACACACCACTTTTCCTCATTACACCATCAAACAACCATCTGGTTGGTATGAAAATATTCATTTTCCAATTCTTTGGGTGAAATTCTTTGGTTTTTGTATCAAAAATCATGAAAATTTTCAAAAATTCCTGCTCAAACCAAATACAGGAGTATATGGATTCGGTCGATTTTCATAAAAAATCGACTTCAAAATTTATTAAATTTTTAACTTTTTCTACTCAATAAGAGGCGGTGCCGGTAATCCAATGATAATTCCAAAGTGGGACTCAATCAAATTCACCAAACCTTTGAAATCATCAAGAATCATATCCCAAGTTGTTTTCACGACTTTTTTGAAAACAAAATAAATTGAAACGGGACGTTTGAAAGGTCCTCTTTTTTCAATCTCGGGATCTTTTTCAATACGCCGTTCATAACGCTTTCTAATTGCTCTTGTTTCAAATATCCTTGCCTTACATTCGTGCTTTGGATATAAAATCTTCAAGAAATTTTGCATGATTTTTTGAAAATCCTGCAAAGAAGCAATTAGGATTGCTTTTGAAAATCCGGTGCAATGGGAAAGGTACAAAGTCTTGGTAAAAACTTTTGTCCCTTCTCTTCTGTCCCAGATTATTCTCTTTAGTTTATGGAATTCCAAACCGTAGGTATCCACCAATGCATTGATAATATCATCAACATGATGCCCAAGAAATTTTCTTATAGGTTTTATATTATCTTTGAGGTTTTCCAACGCTTCGTCATCCATAGCAAAGTTGAAATATCTATGAAATCTTTCATACTCATCTTTTTGAAAGTTTTCAATCCTTTTCAACAGGTCTTTTGTATATTCCGAAAAATATCTACGGCTAACGGATAAGGTCCGGTTTACATTTTCAACATCAAACAACTGCTTCAACTTGAGGTTGTTTTGCTTATAATTGTAACGCCAACAATCCATCAACGCCATAAAAAATTCCGGAACAAGAATTTTCAGGAAGTTTGAAATGTAACCACGTTTCATGATACATTTCCTTTTTTCCATCAAATTCTTTTTGCAGATATCCGCCAAACGATATCCTCTGGTGAAAATATGTTCAATTGCATCTTCTTTAAACGTATTATAATATGAATTGTGGAAAGGAATGATTTCAGGAGTTTCTACGGAGATTTCAACAGACACACTCTGTTCGGCATCCTTCGAATCCTGCAAAACATAAATTTCCCCAACATTTTTATAAGCGTTTTCAATAGATAACTCAACACGCTTTTCACCACTTTTTTCAAAATAAACGGAAGCGGAACCATGATTGAGTTGATAACGCTCGCTACTTTTGAAATACTTAAGCATTGCTTCCTTACAATTTTCCATAGGAATATTGTTTTTGGCGCAATCCAATGCTTGCTGATACATCATTTTGTTTGATTGACCAGCTTTAAACGGAACACAAATTTCATCAACAGTTTTAAATCTAGATACTTTTACGACATTTTCAACATCACGCTTCCAAACCCTCGTTGCAGGAGCCAATGTCCATTTCTTAGGTTCGTAAGCTCTAAGCTCAACATTTTTCAACAACTTACAAAAAACAGAACAACATTCAGAATAATACGACTTTTTACGATCAAAACACCTATACACAAAATCATACAAATGATCAACATCAACACAAACATCAATTGGGTTAAACTGTTCCTTGCATATTTCAGCGAACTTGAAGCTTCCCAATTTTTCCAAATCCAAAGGTCGGTAATCGTTTGAAAAAATCAAACAGGTATTACCCTTTGGTGACGGAATTTCAACCTTGAATTCCATACCGGAATTCTCTTGAACTTCCAAAACAAACTCTTGAATTTTTTTATTGATTCTTTTGCGCTGCTCTTCATTATATTTATCATTTAGCTTGACGCAAAGATGAATTCCACCTGAACCTAACCAAGAATATTCAGCAAAGGCATTCTTGTTGTTCAATTTCAATTTCTTAATTAACCGGTTTGCGATAATCAAGGCATTTTTATCGCCCATGTTATCAATATCCAGATACAAAATATCCGTAATTTCTTTCCGGTTAAACCCTAAACGGAAGGCATAACCCAAACGACAAAAGTCGGAATTCAAAAATTCCTTATCATATTTTGCTGGATTATTTCCATACTTGCTCAATTCTTCCAGATAGTATTGATAAAAATCCTTACCGTTTTTAACCTCTTCCAGATCCTTATGTTGGAAAGTCCATTCAATACCTTGTGAATCTTCTAGATTGATATTCCCACTTTCGTCAATTTCATCTGGATTCGAAACAATTTCCTTGTAACGTTTCTTTAAGGTATCTCTGAGATGAGGATTTTTCAATCTTTCCAAAAACCTTTGAAGAGTTCTGGTTTTTGGATCACGAAGATGCCAGTGCTCAATAATTTGCAGGTATTTGATAAAATCTGGACAGTCCTGACGCAAATCCTCAGGATAAATTATATCGTAAATTTTTTTAAACGGAAGACGTTCCATATCTTCACAGCAATATTTGTGTTTTTCTAGCGGTCGCATGAAAAACGTTTTTTGCCGTTCGTGGAACATCATTTCGAATTTATCAACAAGCGTGTTTCTTGGGTTTGAATATCTGTTGTTTCTTGGGCTACCAAGCGCACGCATAAACTTATCATATAACAATTCACCAATGTTGGTGGATTTTCTAAGATGCTTCTTTTTAAAAGTCTCAAGATGATCACCGGTTCTTTTATCTTGATGCCAACCCAAACCATTTTGAAAATATGTTGACGTTGCCATAATGATTGATTTATCATTATTCACAACATCATAATTTGAAACCGACCAGTTTAACGAATTCCAAGAATGAACTCTTTCCCTGCAGGTTTTTTTATCATAATATGTGGATTCAAAATCAAAACCAGCCAGTGCAGTAAGTTCAGAAAGTAAATTTTCAAATGCTTTGCTATACAACCGGTTGGATTTTTCTTCATCTTTCTGACGCCAAACCGGGGTTTTAATAGGAAATTTGTAACCAACCTTTGTCGTCGCTTCTTGGATAGCATGATTCATCAGGTTACGCAAATCACGAACTTGATGCTTATCAAATTTTCCATATGTTCCTAAACAGGATTTTTGATGTTGATTGTTTGGTTTGGTTGAATTTTTTAAATCTTTGTTTTGTAACTGCATTTTAGCCTCTGCACTATGTATATTACTACTAATCCTTTGAAAATCTTCAGCTTGCCACTAAATATTTCCAAAGGCGCTAGCTATTTGAATGATACATAGGACATTCAACAGGAGTAATTGGCAAGACTCTTTTCGCTAGCAACCTAACTTAACAATAAATTAAAGAAGAGATTTCGAATTAAACCGAAAAATATAGATGATCACCTAAAGAATCATCAAAAGGCATGAATTTTTTCTTCTCAATGACACAATCTTTCTTCAAACGGATTATATTTTCAAGCTCGTGGGCACGCTCAGCAAAAGGTTTAACTATATCAAGCTCGTAAAATTCATTGTAGTTCTTGACCTTGTTCAACTCTGCAACAATTGGTCCACGTCTTTTACCTTTGAAAATCCCCTCAATTCTATCCGAAGAATCCCCAAAACAAATTTTATGCAAAACAATCTTTTTGAAACTTTCCAAACCGTTGAATTTTTCAGCAAGGTAATGAGAATCTTTAACCTGACCTTCTTTATACGGTGAATACTGGATTGTTTTGGAATCCGTTAACTGCATTAAATCGTTATCCGAGGAAAAGATGTAAAATTGCACATTACTTTCTTTGGTTATGTTGAATTTTTTCTTCAACTTTTCCTTTGCTGTGCAAATCATATCATCGGCTTCCTCTTGGCTATTATATAAATGAAGCCCCGGAAATGTTTTAAGGTAACTTTTCAAAATTGATTTAACCTGAGGGTCAATCATCTGAGGACGATCCTTTTTATATTCCTCAAGCATTTCTTTTTTCCATTGAGGAAATCCATCATAACAATAAACCGGAAAGATTGTTCGACATTCTTGCTCAGCAAAACTCATACATTGCAAGACTTTGCTTCGAACCAAATCTTTTGATTTATGGACGATGAAATTATGATGAGGATCCTTCAAAATAGCAAGCGCCCCATTATATCCAATGTATAAAAATGGGCTTATATCAAAAAGAAGAAATCCAACATCAAATTTTTCGTTATTTTCCTGAGGCATCCTTTTCTTTCTCCATTTCTCTTTTTGCAATTTCAAGAGATTGCTTAATCAAAGTGTTATAAGGTGCAACCATCGCATCAACCAAAGCCGGAATATCAAAAGCTTCCACAACTCGATCATCATCAATACCAGCCAAACGCTTGCAATCTTTCTTCAAGCAATCAATTCCATAGTTCAAAGCACGTTGGGTTTGCTCAATCAAAACACCCTCACCAATCAAACTCATTCCCTGAATAATTGCGGAGGTTACATAAAACTGAACCGCTTCCCGAACGTTGTTTGTAATTTTCTCCTGCAAAGCTTGGATTGCAAGCTCTTTTTCTTCCTTATTGACATCAAGCATTCTAGCCATTTTTTAATCTCCTGAGTTTAAAACCGAATGTAAATAACTAACCTCAAAGGAATCTAACAATTTACCTTTTTCCTTTTTAATCAGTTGGCAACAAAATTCACGACTTTCGTCCGTTTTCAACCATTCCAAGAAATGATCCAAACGCCTTGGATTGATATCGTCTTTATAAGCAAGAATGTTCGGTTGAAAATTTTTCTTGATTCTTGAAAAAATATCTTTGACAATAACCCGTCGAATTTTATCACGATCTTGTTTGTTCAAAATTCCTTTATAGAGGATTGGTTGGATTTCACGTTGGAAAATGCTGGTTTGATAATTTTCCAAAATATTGTAAATGTACCGATTTTTCTCTTTTTTAATCACTGGAATTCCATAGTGTGTTTTGGTTTTGATATATTCAACAAATTGGTCTGAAACCTGCTTGATAATTTGACAACCTTTGATCAGCTTCAAATTTTCCATAAAATCCAAAATCAACAAAACCTTACATCTTCTTCCACTTTTCAAAAAGGAAAATCCATGTTTGCGGTAATACTGCAAAGAAGGCACAATCAAAACCTCACAATCCCCGCTATCATTTTCCATAAAACCGATTGTAACTTTTCCTTTTAAGTAATAGAAAACCTTTTGAATCGACGTGTTTGAAATCCCGATAATTTTCATTTTACGCTACCTTTTCTATAACTGAAGTATTGTTTTCCAAGTGAATTTTATATTCCCGAGCACCTTCAATATAAAATTCCTGCTGTGTCATTGGTGTTACAACAATAACCTTTGGAATAATTTCCTGTAAGGTTCGGAAGAAATTCTGAGAAATTACTTTACGGTTAACATCAGAAATTCCAGCTTCCATTTCGTCCAAAACCACGAAATCTGTTCTCAATGACGGTGGAATAAATGGAAGCAAGCTTATTAAGCTCAATAACATAAAACAACGACTTTCGCTACCGCTCAACATACAAACATCACTTGGTGGACAATCATTTCTTGTAGCCATTATGTTGAAGTTGGTTGAATCCACGTTAACGGAAAATTCAATCTCCTTGTTGAAAACCAAGTTTTTGAATTTGTTTAAGTTTGCACAATACAACTCCGCAAGATGTTTAATTTGCCAAACTCTTATACCTTTTGCGGAATATGCTTTATCCAAGGCTTGATAAATTTCAAGTTGCTCAAGGTCTTTATCAATTTCGGATATTCTATCTTTCTTTTTGGTAATTTGACCATTTTGCTCGTTACCAATGGCAATCTTACTTGTCAATTCCGAAATTTTATCATTCAGCTTACCTAATTCGGTTTCCAAAGAACCAATCTTTTCTTCCAATTCCTCAACATTCAAATCCTTGATATCATTATAAGGTTCAAGGTTGGTAAGGATTTTCAAATCATTTCTAAACCCTGAAATTTTACCTTCGATTTCCAACTTTTCGTTGGATAATTCCTTGATTTTATTTTCATCGACCGGTTCACAATCCACCAATCCTTTAATCAATGATTTGTTTGCTGTTTGAAGAGCTTCAATTTGTTTCGCCTTTTCCATGTTGACTTTTGCTTCGGTAACCTTCTCACGAAGTTTTGATAATTTCTTATCAAATTTATCACTGATTTGAATCTTTTCTTCCTTCAAAGCGTCAACGTCAACAAATTCCAGATTATCCGGAATTGAAAAATATTCCTGAACCTTTTCCTTATATATAATGAATCTGTTACATTTTTCATTTTCTTCGGTTAAGGTTTGAATCAGATTTGAAATTTCTTCAGGATTTAAGGTTTGACCGCAAGTAGGACAAATTTTTTCACCTTCCAAACTTTTCAGTTTTGAAATAACACTTTGGTTGTTTTTCAACTTACCAGAAAATGTTGCATATTTTTCCTGATATTTTTCCAAACCAAGGTTTATAATCTTTTCAGGAATTTCGGATTTCAACTTTTCTTTGGTTTCAATTTGATGATTGATATTTTTAGCTTCCGAAATTTTTTGATCAATTTCTTTGATTTTAGCTTCTTTGGAAGCCGCCAATTCCTTACCTTCATCAACAATTTGTGTATATTGATTCAGGTAAAAATCCTGATTTTCCGGAACCTCACCAATCCGCTCAATATTCTTTTTATTATCAGCAACCTTTTTGTTGATAATTTCGTTGTTATTGAAATTCAACCGATTTGTTTCCAATGTTTGAATTTGCTTCTTGATTTCGGAAAGATTCTTTTCCAATTCCTTGATTTCTTCCTCAACCAATCCTTTGGTTAAAGCTTCATTCGATAAACCGTCCTTCAACAAAACATAAGCACGGTATCTGGAAAGTTTTTCATTCAAATCTTTATAGGTTGGATTGATTTTTGATCTTTTTTCCTGCTCAATTTGAAGCTCCTTATTCAACTCCTCCAAACCTTCCACAAAGGTTAATTCTGAAATTTGACCGACAAGAATTTCCTTCTCATCAATTTCTCTTTTAAGCTGGTTGAGCCGGAGGTGGATTATTTCAGCAACGCCATCTGAAATATTCAGCTTGAAAATGCTTTCGAACAATTCCTTACGTTGCGAGCTATTACCACTCAACAAAATGGATGACCGGTAAGGTGTCAAATGCACCAATGAATAATATTGATCTGAGCTAATTGGGAAAATTTTCTCAATTACATCCTTGGCAAGAGCTGAAGTCCTTGGTGAAATATCCTCATCATTTTTTGAGATTTTATAGGATAAGGAATTCTTTTTGGAAACCTGTTTAAGTGAATACTCAACCCCATCATTTCGATATTTAATTGCAATGCCAGAGGATTCATTATGCAAAACCTTGGCATCTTTTTTCTTAGCCAAAGGTGGACAACCATCAACAATGTTTGGGATTGAGGAAAACAAAAGACTTTTCCCCGAACCATTTTGTCCACGAATGCAGGTTATACCTGGTTCAACCTCAAAGGTTGTATCCTTATGAACCACTATATTTTTCAAGGCTACTTTTTCAAGCTCAATCATTTTGAATTTTCCTTTTTAGGTGGAGCAATTCTTTTGACTTCATTAACATTCAGTGACGCTTGCTCACCAAGCTCACGGTTAATTCGATTAACTTCCTTTTTCAAAACTTCAACCAAAGGATTAACTTGGTTTTTCTTTGATTTTTCCTGCTTGATGTTAAAATTTAATATGGTATCTTCCCGTAACTTGTTTTTCAAATCCTCGGAAAAATTTCCACTTTGGATAGCAAGCAACTTCAATTCCAAACTTCCAATCCTATCAAGCTCCTTGATAAATTCGTCCATATCCAGCTCCAGAGGAACATTCAACTGGCTTGATAAGCAATCTTGCGCCTGCTTAAAACCTTCCACATAACCAATTTTGGTTGAAGCAATTTTAAGCACCACCGCCTTAACCTGCTGAGCAATTTCAATGCTATTTTCAACATAAGGTTGAATATCAACCAGATCCTTTTCAGCAACTTCCTTTTCAAGACCTTCCTTCATTGCATTGTTCCTTCACCGTAATGTAGGATTGTTTCAAAGTTGAAATCTTTTTCAAGATGAAATTCGCAAGTTTGAAAAATGTTCTTTGCAAGAAACAAACAATCCTTATAGTAATCCTCATTGTCATATTCCGGAAGAATAATTTCAAGCAGGTATGTGATATTTTTGCCAAGGCAAAAAGAGTTTTCACCAATTATCTTGAAATCTTCTTCTTTTTCAAATCGGAATCGAACCGGGCTAAAATCCATAGTCGATCTATCTTTGAAGAAATCTTCAACTATGTTATACACATTAAGCAGGTATATGCCTTCCGGATCGTCTTCCTTAAAGATTTTTTGAATTTTATTGTTTTCAATGAGGATGAGCATTAGACGTTTTTCTGTTACTGGAATAATGTATTATTTTTAACAACTATTCCTTTTTCGGAACCAAGGTTTGTAACACGATCCATTGGATCAATTCTACCTCGTCGTAGAATGTTTATTGCTGCATTATAATCTGCATCAATATCCAAACCACAATGTGAACAATGATAATGTTCACCAGAACGATTATCACCATCCACAATTCCACAGTTAGAACAAGTCTGGCTTGTATAAGAGGCAATTACTTTTGTAAGCAAAATACCATTTTCCTCACAAATATTTTCCAACTTACCAGTTGCTTGTCTATATGACCAGTATTGCATTTTATTCATCGTTTGAGATGAAACACGTCGGTTTATTTTTGAATTATGCTTCACATACTTCAAACTTTCAATAACCACATGTTGAACATCTTCTAGAGGAAGAGAATTTACAACCCGGTTAATCTCCTGCTTTTTATGAATCAAAAGACCTCTATATTTCTTTGATCCACGCTTTTTATTCTCTAATTTTTTGTAGATATTTTCTAAACCTCTCCCATAATGATTTCCTTCGGAATCGGAAAATAATTTATGATAACCTTGATCAAAACCAATTTCTTTACCAGTTTTTCTAATTTCAGGAGCATCTTTCTCATAAAAGAAGTTTAGAAAATACCTACCTTTTTCATCTTTACGAATTGTAACGGTATCTTTTCTTTTCCAACTTTTGAATTTCTTTTTAGCATATGAATAATTTTGAATTGGAAGTTTTAAAGCTATTCCACGGTTTTTATATTTTGGATCTCGATATGGAAGAACTACTTTTACAAACATATCAAAATGTTTCGAATCTTCATGAATATTTGAGATCAATTTATTAAAAAAGATTGTAATATTTTTTAGTTTGGGTCTTTTAAACCATTTACTTTCTAAAATTGGATTTAATCTCAATTCATGAAAATGTTTATCGAGAAATTTTTGATGAATTTTTAAACTCTTACATTTTGCATAAAGTCTTTTATAAATTCTTGTTCGATTCATTTCAGCATTTTTCTTTGATTTCATAATCAAAGATGATGCATGACTACAAGCCGTTACTTGCCAAAGTGTTAAATCAAAAGAAACCTTTTGGATTTTATTTGCGGTATATAAAGCCTGAAGAGGAATTTTTCCTTGCAAAATCAAATCAATGTAAGCTTCAACCTCCAAACGGTAATCGTCAAAAAGTTTATCCAACCAGTTTGTTTTGGAACCAGTTTGATATTTTAAGATATGTTTTGACGTCCTGTTCATTTTTAACTTCCAAAAATTTGATATGTTAAAAATTAAAGAAAAATTCTTATTTGTTAAATTTAACTATGTGTAAATGGTTTCGGATTTCAAATGTCAAGTAAATGGGAAAATTACATAGATGATCTTTTGGCTCAACCAAACTTTTTGCCTCAGGATCTTGTTATTGATGATCGTGATATTCCACAGGCTAAAAATGTTGTAGATTTTTTCTATAACGACCGCTTCATGAAAAATATGGTGCCTGATGGTTTATTTCCACGACAAATTTCAATCCTGCTTCATTTAATGGGTGAATTTTGCCCACGATGCACCGATATGGAATTTTTTGAAAATTTTCCTGTGGATGAAGACGTTGGGAATATTTTTGATCACGTCCAACTTTTGGAATATGGAAAATGTCCAAAATGTGGTGTAAGAAAATCAGAATTATATCTTTCCGGAGAGCTTGATGTTCCTAATGAATTTGTTGGGGTTTGCGGTCAGCGTGCTGGTAAATCCGCTTTAACCGCTATGACAATTTCATATGTTTTACATCAATTTTTGAAGGTTCCAAACCTTGCACGAACTTATAAGCTTTTACCGTCATCACCATTTACTTGTCCTTTGGTGGCTTTATCATTTAATAAAGCTCTTGAATTGCTTTATAATCCTTTGTATAATTACCTTTTAAATGGTAATTGGTATAAGGAATATCACGAATTCCTCAAAGACCAGCAAAACAAATTTGATTCGGAAATTTTCAACGTCAAAGATACCTTTACCAGATACCGACATCGAAACATTTTGGTAACGCCTTTGGGTCCGGATAAGCGTAAACTTCGTGGTAATACGAGCTTGATTGGGGCGGTCGATGAATTGTCGTGGATGATTTCCTCTGGTAAGGATAATATCAAATTCGACGCCGATGAAATTTACACTTCTTTGAACAACTCTTTTATGACGGCAAGGTCAAGCGCAAGGAATTTATTAAAGGAAGGTTATGATAATTTACCACAACCTATGCTTTTTGATATTTCATCGCCATCTTCAAAAAAGGATAAAACCTGCCGGCTTTATGAAGAATCAAAAACTTCAAGGACGATTTATGGTGTTCATTACTCGACTTGGGAATTGAACCCAACTCTTCCTCTTGAAGGCGAGGAAATGCAAAATGAATTGAAAAAGCTTGGCAAAAGATTTTGGCGTGACTTTGGTGCAGTTCCACCAAACAGTGCAAGCCCTTTTATGAGCTCAATTGAATTGTTGAAATCAAATTGCAGTCAAAAATCCAATTTAACCAAAATTGTCAAGAAAACTTCCTATATCCAAACTCAAGAATTCACGCATGGTGATTTGGTTATTCCAAATCTTGAAAGTGGAAATATTCCAAATCGTATTCTTGCAATGGATGCTGGTTCAGTTGATAACTCGTTTAGTTTTGTCCTTGCGCATGTTGAAAAAATTCAACCTCAAAATGTTCTTGATCAGGTTAAAACCGTTGTGGTTTTTGATAGTTTGATGGAAGTAATTCCTGATGAAAATCAACCAATCAACTTCAGTAAGGTTTATGATAATATCATTGTTCCTTTAATCAAGAAAATGAACGTGAAGCTGGTTTGCACAGACCGGTGGCAAAACCTAAAAATCTTATCGGATATTCAAAACAACAAGGAAATCAAATTCTGCAAAACCTGTCAGTATTCCGTAAAATATCCTGATTTTATTGAATATAAACAAGCTTTCCTTGATGGAAATGTAAAAATTCCAAAGCCTGAGTTGAAATGGGACGAAATTGAACTTCACGGTGGTGATAATTATCCTTATTGCTTTGAAAATAATCCAATTTCCCATTATATTTTCCAATGTTTGACGGTCGTCGATAGAATGGGGAAAACCGTTGAAAAAGGTGAAGGTTGCACCGATGATATTTTCAGATCAACAGTTCTTGCCTATGCAAAACTGATGGATCCTAATTATTCTAAACTTTTCGGTGGCTTTTCAAATGGGAATTTTGGAGGTTCAAGAATGGTTGGATGTCGTGCAACCGGTGCCGGAATTTCAAGATGTGGAATTGGTGTTGTCGCTCGTCGATAAATGTTAAGTAATTCCTCAGGAGATATAAGAGAATGTCAGAAGGAATTATCAAACATAAGGTATATATTCCACTTGAAAATGTGGATATAGAAAAAATCCAAAAATACTACACAATTCCTGTTTTCAATGAACCAGCTTGTCAGGTTTGCAAAAATTTCAAAAAACGTCCTTGCGAGGATTGTGAATCCTGTGCAAACTTTATAAAGAACCTTGAAATTTTTCAAGTAAAAAGGATAAAGGGTAAGGATTATTGTTTATTGCCGAATGGAAATTTTCCAAGGCTTCATAAGGTAACTGGTATTGATTTTTCCACTTATAGAGATTTACGTTGCAGAGAAAAATTTACTCATCCATTGAAATTCACCGGTAAGTTGCGTCAAGGTGAAATCGTAAATGATGTAAACTCTGCCGACCAGGTAACAATTGTAAGACAATGGCTTTCATCAGAAAATCGGTATGGTTTTATTCAGGCTCCCCCTCGGACGGGGAAGACGGTCATTGGTTGTTACATAAGCTGCAGAATGGGTTTCAAAACCCTAATTTGTGCCCACCAACATGAATTGCTTGAAAATTTCTACAAAACCTATCAAGGAATGACAAATCTCAAAGATTTGCAAGCTGAAACCGGTAAAGAAATTGTCAAGATTATTGAAAAACCTAAAGATTTAAAAGAAATTGAAAATCTTGATGTCGTTTTGATAACTTACCAATCATTCATTCATAGCGAACAAAAAGTCAAGGATTACCTTTATGGAAAATTTGGTTTGGTAATTGTTGATGAAGCCCATCAAAGTGGTGCTGAGGCTTATTCAAAATTTTTAAGTATGCTTGATGCTCGTTACAAACTTGGTTTATCCGCAACCCCATTAAGAAAGGATTGTATGAATCGGGTCCTATTCAATATGATTGGACCGGTAACGGTTAAATCTGAAGCGGTTGGTTTGGTCCCAAGAGTTGAGATTTTGGAAACCGGAATATGCACAAGGAATCATTTTTCGGTATGGGCTTATGCTATGAGATTTCTTCAAAATAATCAAGAAAGAAATGAATTGATTGTGAATGAAACCTTTAATGATTTAAAAGAGCATAAATGTATTCTAATTCCGGTTGATACAAAAGAGCATATGAATCTCTTAGTTGAAAAAATCAATGCAAGAGCAAAGGAAGAGCTTGCAGTTGGCTATCATAGTGGTTCATTAAATCGGAAAACCCTTTTAAAAGATATTGATAATGGAAAATATCGGGTGGTTGTTGCAATCCGTTCAATGATTAAGCAAGGTATTGATTTATTAGCTCCATCAATGATTTATATTCAAAGCCCAATGTCAGCAAAACCGCAACCGGTCGGTGCACCATTCTTTTATCAAATGGGAAATCGTGTTGCTACCCCTTATGTTGGAAAACGTGAGCCGGTTATCAAAATTTTTATAGATGATATTGCTGAAAGTTATGGATGCTTTGGCGGATTATTCAAAAAAGAAATAAAACCTTGGCTTAAAGGTAGGGATGGTGGCAAACCACGCTATTCAATGGATCCAAAAACTTTGAAATTCTGCACTGTAATGCTAAGACAGATTAAGGATAAAGAATATTTCCAAAAAGAAGGAGCTCAGTATAATCCTTACAAGGATCCTATTCGGGAAGCTCCTTTACCAACCGAAAGAGCAAAGTCGATTTTCGGAAATAAACATGTTAAACAGAAACAAAGTTTTACTCCTGATTTCTTTGAGGATTTTTAGAAAATGGACTATGGTTTGATTGGCGTTCCAAAGAAGTTATATCAAAATTTTTCTGTTGCAAATTATATAGCTTCCGTTGAATATGACCATAGCGTTTTCTCGGCAAAAGCTCAAAAGAATGTCTTCCAAAAATTGCTAAAAAATCCATTTATGGATTCTTATATTTTACTTTTAAGCTCAAAAAGTATAAATACGACGGCTCAGATGGCAGCAAAGATTTTAATGGAAGAAGTTTTGAAAAAAGGAGGTACCCCTTTTTGGTTCAATGTCTTGCAATATCAAAAGGAATTCAAACGCCTCGAAGCATTCAAGGATAATTTCAACGGGATTGATTTTCTCATTATAGATGGCTTGTTTTCAAAGACAAATATCAATTACATTGATTGCTTGAGAACTTTACTAAGCATTTATGATGATATTCCTGTTGTTACGATTATATCCGGATGCACCGGCATTGAATTTTTTAAACAGCAAGTATTTTGTGGATTTAATAAATTTGTTCATTTTGGTGATGAGGAAAAAACGAGCTTAGCAAGTTCGGTTGATGATTTACCACCTTGTGATCTTGACGAATTAGATTGAGGAGAAAAATATGGATTTTAATGAGTATCAAGAAGAAGCAGCCAAAACAATTCCTTCCCATTTTACCAAGGAAATTATGCAGGATAATGCCGTGTATGGTTTAGCCGGAGAAGTAGGGGAATGTATTGATCGGCTGAAAAAGGTGAAATTCCAAGGTCACGAAAATGATATTGAACACTTGGTTTATGAATGTGGCGATATCCTTTGGTATCTTGCTGAAATGGCAACCGGTGCTGGCGTTACTTTGGAATATATTGCGAAAAAGAATATCGAAAAGCTTCGTAAACGCTATGGAGAAAAATTTGATTCCGATAAATCCGTAAATCGAACGGACGATATGTAATTTTGCCAAACTGTTAATTCCTTAAAGTAAAAAGGAATTGAGACTAAAATGAAACTTTTTTCGCAACCTCTTGAAGTTGAAGCTCTTAAAGCAATTTGCTGCGGTGACCAAAAAACGTCCAGTGCATTGCTTGGAACTCTTGCTGATGATTATTTTTTCACGGATGTTGGAAAGGAAGCGTTTGCAAGGATTCAACACGTAGCCAGTGAACGAACCAAAATTATGTCTTGGTCGGAACTGGTTACGGATCCTTGTATTACAGAAGCAAATCGTGATTTATTAAAGGCAGTTTCAACTTCTGATATAAAAGATTACAAAGGAATTGTTGGAAACCTTGATAAATATCGGAAATTGCGGTTACTTGCTGAAATTTCAGAAGATATTACCAACAAACTTACTTCCGACAAGGTTGATCCTGATGAAATTTTGACAACAATGTCAAAAACTTTCATAAAAGCAAAATCCGGTAAGCAAATTGAGGATTGTTTCACGCATATAGGTAAAGGTTCCAATACAAAGGAAACTTTAAAAGGAATTTTAACCGGTGAATCAATTAGGTATTTTCCGACAGGGTTCCAACAATGGGATGATAAAAACGGTGGTTTTCCTGTTGGCAAACTTGGAACCATTGCAGCAACATCCGGTGGTGGTAAATCTTTGTTTATTAACCAGGTTGCTTTAAATATGGCAAGGAGTGGTGTTGGAGTTTGTATTGTTCCTTTGGAAATGTCAAAGGAAGATATGCTCCACAGATTTTTAGCAAATGTTTCGGATCTGGATATGGGCCAGATTACAAAATCAGCCGATTTGGAAGATGATGCAAGAAGCAAAGCCTACAAAGATTTCCGTCAATTTGAAAAGAAATTGTCCGAATCTGGAACTTCAATTGATTTATTCCACCCACCAACTGATATGACAATGGAAGATGTTTTGTTTACAGTTAAGCCATTTCATTATGACGTTGTAATCATTGACTACATTGGATTGTTAGGTGGTTTGGAAGGTGATAATCAGTGGAAGAAAATGATGGACGCAGCACGTTTTGCAAAACGTTGGGCTGAAACTAACGAAACCACGGTTATTTGTGCAGCCCAATTAAATGATGAAGAAATCATCAGATATTCCAAAGGTATTAAGGAACATAGTGACTTTATGCTTGGTTGGAACGCAGGAAAATTAACGGATACTAATAATGGTGTAAAAATTATCAAGATAAATTCCCAAAAAGGTAGAAACCAAGAGCAGTTGAGTTTTTATCTTCATGTTGATTACAAGAAAATGATGATGATTGATGCAACGCAGCAGGAAATTGATACCTATGAAGCTCAGGCAAAACATCATTCCTCTGGAAAATTCAATAATTCAGGAAGTGGGTCCGGCGGTAATCAATCACCGAAAAATCCTGGTAAAATTGACAAAGATATGTATGCTGACATCTAAAAATTTTTAATTTTCGGATTGAAAGTTAAACAGAAAAGGTCCAAAACAAAATGGCAAAGCTTGAATGGTTTTATGGCTGCATGAATTGTGGTAAAACGAATACCTTATTGCAGGTTGATTTCAATTACCGGTCATTAGGTTACAATCCGTTAATCATCAAACCTCAAATTGATACCAGAGATGGCAAACAGGAAAATTGGGGAACAATCAAGTCGCGTCTTATTGATGAAAATCGCAGATGTCTTTACTTAAAAAATATTGATGAAGAATTTCTTCATTATATAAAATCAACTAAGTTTGATGTTGTTTTGGTTGACGAAGCTCAATTTTTCAACAATTCCGATATTTTAATGCTTTCAAATCTGGTTGATTATCTAAATATTCCTGTCCTTTGTTATGGTTTAAAAACCGATAGCAATGGAAACCTTTTTGAAGGTGCAAAAACCTTATTTGCAATTTCTGATACCTGCCGTGAATTGAAACAAATTTGCAAATGTGGTAAAAAGGCAATTATGCATCTCCGGTTGGTTGATGGCAAACCAATTTTGGGGAATAGTATTCAAATTGACGATGGAAGTGTTGAATATGTTGCTGTTTGTAGGAAATGTTGGAAGAAGATTTTTGCCTTGGCTACCAATTCAAATTTTCTAAAAATCTAAAACAAAACTATTTCTTAAAATAACTCAACATTCTAACTCTTTATAAATTTTATATAAATTTACAAAAGATTTAGATGACTTGAGTCTAAAAACTTCAGAATCAAAAGACTCCAAAGAACGGCGGTATTTCAATTCCGCCGTTTTTACAATATCAAAGAGTTCTTTCCAGTTCGAATAAACCCAGCTTGATGATTCCTTCCATAGGTTGAACAAGCTTTCATTTTTTATAAGTTTTGGATAAAACTTACCTTTGACATATTTGAACATTGCTCGTCGAGCAATTTCCAAACTTGCTGCAATGGGATCTGGTGCATTATTGCACAAGTTCCCGATGAATGAAGAATAAACAGGATTGACTTCTACGAAGTTTATTTTGTTTAAAAGACAATGCTTCCTCAAAGCGGAAACCAACGCTTCACGTTTCCACTTATTCTTCGTTAACCGATTAAAACCTCTACCTTTTCCTGAATTTCCTGTTTTGAAATTCAAATCTTCAAGGCCAAACTTTCCAACTTTGAAATGTTTACATTTATTGATTATATCTTTTGCAATTTCCTTGATTTCAAAAATATGTTTGTTGTTTTGGTGTTTAGAATCTTTATGATTTGAAGATTTGTGAAGATTCTTTGTGAAATAAGAAAGGTCGTATTGCTCTTCGAGCAAAATCTTCCTTTTTCCATTTATATATTTTGATATAGAAAATCCGATCCAATTAGGATTCATATCAATCCCTGCAACTATATTTTCTTTTCCCTTGTAATTGGAACAATAGATTTTGGAATCATCAAACGTAATACAAATCTTATCTAATTTTAACTCAACACTGAAATTAGATAATTTTTGTTTTCCTTGTTTTTCCAAGTTGATTAGTTCGTAAAGGTAATTCTTATGAAGTTTTGGTAACTGAAGATTGATATATTTATATCTTGAAAATTTGAAAATGATTTGATTATTAGCAATATCTAATTTGAATTTTCTATTCCCATAGTATTGAAGTTCACCTTGTGAATAAATCCCAAGTAATCTTTTTCTTTAAAAATATCTTTATCTAACTTATGTTTTAACCTCTGAAAGAAATTAAATTTTCCTCCGAAAATAACATTTTCTTTACTTGTTTTAAAAAGATAATTTGATTTCTTAATAGCACATTGAATGAACCACGAATCTGAAGGAATATTTGATAAGCTTTTAGAAAGCAATCTAATATCTTTTTCCGATTTACCGTCTTGAAAACGATTGTAAGCTATCCGCAACATATTAGAAGATTTCCGAATTTCATCTTTGATGAAGTTTCGGTCGTCTTTCGAACAGGTATATGGTAGACTAATCGTTTTCATCTTCCAGATCCTTAGAAATTCTTCTTTGTTCCTTACAGAAATTTTATGTAAATTTATATTTACTAAGAAAATTAAGTAAGGTTTTGATTTTTATCTTTAATTTTTCCCTGAAATTTCACTTCTTACCTTTGCAAAGATTTTAGGAGAAAAACAGATGGTTAAGAGAATCACGCAAAACGAAATCAATAGTTTGCCAGATTTCTTGACGAATGCTGAATTCGTGATGATGTTTGGTTCTATTCCTGGTATGGCTTCAACAAAACGTTTAACCTTGCAGTGCAAATCAACTGCAATTCCTGGTGAAACCGTTGAACGTGTTAGCGAAACATTGGCAGGTTTTGAGAAGGGTCAGTCTGGCGGCCGCACCTGGTCACATTCTTTATCAGTTACGTTTGCAGAAACACGGGATTTGCAGATTTCCAAGGCTTTCAGAACTTGGATGCAAATGTGCCGTGGAACAAAATCTGGAAGTTCGATGGGATATTCGAAAGACTATCAGGTCGATGTTGATATTTATGTTTTTGATACTGCGGGTGAAATGGTTAAATCCTGCACAATTTATGGTCTTCAGCCAACTGAATTCCCAGAAATTGCTTTGGAAGGTGGCACGAGCCACTCGGTTGTAAATGTATCCATTACCTTTGGATATAACTATTCATCCAACGACGAAAATACCGAACTTTAACTTTCCAGATTATATGGGTTCGGTAGTAGAGGCACCTGTTTTCTTCTCTAGCAGGTGCCTCGTGCTTTTTAGTCAATGTAAGAATAACAATAACATTTCACTTTGAAATGTTCGCGCAGATAATCAACCACCGCTTGGACGCCGGCTTTGTTGACTGAATATTCCTGCCGGCCGGTATGACCATATTCCAAACTCAAGCCGTCCAAAAACCCTCCCTTCCCACGTTCCTTGTTGTAGGCTTTTAACTGGCGGCAAAAGGAGCTTCTTCCGTCTTTGAATTTAACGAAAGCATTTCCGCAAAGATCCAAAAGCTCGCATCCGCAAACAATATATTTCGGACCCTCCTTTTTCAAACGTGCCAATTCCGCTTCAGCTGCGTTGCTGAAAATGTCGCGCAATTCTTCTTCCAAACTTACGAAATCAATTTTGACCATGTTCTTATCCCTTTCTTAAAACATGTTGCGGTAATGAGGAAAATCGCTCCAAGCTGATTTGAGATCGGAATACTTCCACATTTCATCGTCTTCCTCGTTCAATCTTGCAATCAGGTATTTTTGATCCAGCAACAAATAACCCATTGCGTAAACATCTTCGAATTCCAAACCGGATTCTTTGATTTCTTTTAAAATCGCTACCACCACTTCGGTTTCGATGAACGATTTTTCCTTATTTTCTTCCAGCTTGCTGATGCAATTACGAACTGTTTCTTGGAGCTTTGTCATTTTGGTATCCTTTCCTTCTTTTATTTTATACTTTAGTATAATATAAAATCTCTTATAAATCAAGAGGAATTTTCACATTTTTCAAAAATTTTTTGTTAACTTTGTAAACAGGGTTTTTCTATCTCCAATTTTTGTTAAAATCTTTTGAGGAAATTTTATTTTTCAAATGGTTATTTCAAAATGTCAAATACCCAGTTTATTATCTCAGCGGATCCTGGTGTTGAAAATTTTTCGATTTGTGTTCAGGAATTGGATTCTACCACGAATTCTTTGAAAGTTGTTCACTTGGAGCTGCTCGAAAATACAATTAAATCTTTGCTTGAAAAAGCTCAACCATCTTTTAATGATCAAGCAGATTTCTTTGGTGATTATTTTAATCAACTCTTTTTAAAATACAAACCAAAAAATATCTGTATGGAGCGTTACCAGATTCGTGGATTTCGAGCAAGTGGAAGCGCAGCTGAGCTAATCAATGTTATGCTTGGAATTTGTGTTAATGAAGGACGTCGTCAAAACATTCCTTTTAAATTGGTTATTGCAAGCGAATGGAAAAACGATTTCAATCGTAAATCGGAAATTCCTTTGAAAGAATTATACAAATGTATAAAGAAATTGCCTCCGCATTGCATTGATAGTATGCTAATTGGTTGGTATAACAACAAAATGCCAAAATCCTACTATACCAGCGAAAATCTCTTGAAATATTGTAGTGATTTAAAAAGGATACTCGACAATGGTTCTATTAGCTAAACCTTTAACCAGTTTTGAGCTAAAATACAAAGAACATGAATCAATGAGCAATATCTTGGTTCCTGAAACCAAAAAATCTTTGTTGGATGCTTCTTTGGAATTAGGAATTCCAATGAATCGTTTAAAACAATATTATGAAAAAGGTTTATCCTTGCTTTTGGCTTGTATTGAAGCCTATCCTTTGTTTGAGCGTTTTGACGGCACCATCAATTTTTGTCCGGAGTGTGGTAAAAACATCAAATCTTCATTGGAACCTTGTAAACATGAAATTGATTATTACGATTTATGGGATAACGAAATGGAGTATTTCGATTACTTGAATTTTATGAGTTTTGAAAGATTTCTTTTGTTAAAGGAACATAAACCGGATTTGCTCGAAATCTTTAGAGTTCACGGTATTGAACAGAAACAGCTTCGAAAGGGAAGAAAAAGAAATGGCTGATAATAAACGCTTAGAAACCTATTTGAACACGAATTCCATTCATTATTTTATGGAATCCGGAACAAAGCATATGTTTGTTTTGAATAATTCCTACGAATATTCAACCAAGAAAAATGAATTATGCTCAATTATTTTGCCGGTTGATGATAACCTGATTTGCAAGATTCCGGCTTCGAAATTACCGTTCGATTTGACGGAACAAGCTCCTTTCGATAAATTGATTGAATCTCATTGGATCCGGAATTATTTATCCAAGCGCTTGATTTTGATTTGTCCTGAGGATAAGGCTTTTGAAGTTTTGGAAAAACCGGAATCCCAGAAGGAAATGGCGAAACTTCGTGAAACAATGCCGGATTTGTCCGAAATGTACAAGCAGGAAGAAATTACGGTTCAGGATGCACCAATGGTAACAAACCAGCCGGAAGCTCTGGAAGTTGATTTGACGGTTTTGGAAGTTTTGAATAAAACCGATTTGACGGAAGATGAAAAATATGTAGCCATTAAGAATATTGAAGATCGTTTGCAGCCGAAGGATTGGCAATATGTTTATGAAAATGGCGAAGAAAAATTGAAAGAGTTGGCTACCTCAAAACTGTAAATATAAATCAGGAAAACAAAGCCGGAAGCACAATGAAGGCTTCCGGCTTTTTAACTTTTTTGGAGATAGTATAAATGCAAATTATTAAACCTAGCTGTTCTTTAGTTGAAATTGCCAATCCTTTTAAATTATGTGAACGGGTTGGACGTGTTTGCTACAAATCAGAAGATAAAATTACCGAAGATTCTTACAAAACATTTATTATAAATATCTTAAACCGTGGTCATTATTCGGTGCTTGAGCATGCGAATTTCCTTTTTGCTTGGCACGGCAATATGCCGGTAAGATTTTTGATGGCTTTGGATAAACCTGGTATTTATATTCATCGTTTAAATCAATATTCATTTCGTATTTCAATGAATTTGAGAAATGCAATTGAATTGGCTGAAAAATCATTGATTTTTGATTTTATTCGAATGATTAGAGATACTTACGACTTTCCTATTGAATTCAACCTTGAGAAATTGGCCTCGAGTACTGATTTACCGGTAGGTTCTAGAATTGACTTGATTCAAAAGCCTGATTTTGATGAGGATTTTACCTTTGAAACTGTTGAGTTTCAAATAGCTCGTGGAATTTGGGATGAACTCGCACGCCATCGTGAAAACAGTTGTGCTTGTGAATCCAGTCGTTATTGTATGTATTCAAAGGATAAATTCAACGGCGAAATCAAATTCAACGAACCTGTTTGGTACAAAGAGGCTGATTGGTTGACAAAGTGGCAATGGCGGTCTTGCTTAAAATCAGCAGAAAAGAATTACATGAAATTCTTGGCAAAAGGTTACAAACCTCAATTTGCTCGTGGTTTGCTTCCATTGGATTATAGCGTCAATTGTATTGTTACCGCTAATTTGACCCAGTGGAAACATATTTTCGAATTGCGAACAAGTCAAGCTGCTCATCCGGATATGCAATTTATTATGAAGCAGGTTCGTGATTTAATGAAAAGAAAACATCCTAATTGGGATTGTTAAATAAAGATTGAATTTTAATCAAACTTTGGAGATACTGATGTCTAAAATCTGGAAAGTTAACAAAGCTTTTGAAGAAGCCATTAAAAATGTAATGGACGTAACAAAAGCATCTCAGGTTACCATTGATTTTAATCAAGGAACTGCAACTATATCAGCATTTTTAAGTTATTTTGGTGCTGAAATCAAAACAAAAGTCGATGGAAATGAAAATGATTCCTTTGACATTGACGGTGGTTTATTATTGAAAGCCATTGGTGGAAGACAAGGATTTATTTTGGAAAAAGAAGATAATTCCAATGTCTTGAAATTCAAATTGGGTAATACCAAAGGTGAAATTCTGGTTCGTGATAAATCCGATGTAAACCTTTTCCATTGTTCGGAAGATTCAATGGATACAATGTCGGAAGCTTTCAAAACCTCCTTGTTTGGGGTTTTTGATAAATTGAAAATCAATTCCAAAAAGGTATCCTTGGATAAGTTGGATATTCAAATGTCTTGCAAGGATGGCGAATTGTTTTATTTCATTGGCGATCCGTTTTATATTCAATTATATCAGAAGGAAAATTCCGGTGTTGAAGATATCAAAACCAGAATGTTGCTGAAATATATGACAATCGTCAACAAAATTATGGCTCACGAAGAAAATTTGAAAATTGGTTTATCGGAAGGTGTTGTTTGTGTTGAATCCGATAATATCGTTTTGAATTTCCCGCAGATTAGCTTTGATGGCGATATTCTTCCAATCGATACCTTGAAATCTTATACCACAGATTATTTCAAGGACGAACCGGAAGGTGTTGTTATGTTCAAAGCAAATGAAATAAACGATTTCCTGAATCAGGCTTTGGCAATGTTTGATGCCGGTGGACAGTTATCTTTCAAAAGCAATGATGGTAAATTGCTTGTGACAATCGACAGTGAAGTTGGTAAATTGGATAAAACTTTTGAGGACGTTAAAATCAAAGGAAGCATTGACCATAAATTTGATTTGAGCAATTTGAAGGATTGCTTATCAAAATTGTCTGGAACAATCAAATTATCCTGTTACAGCGCATGCGTTTTAATTAAGACAAAGGAAATTCCTGAATTATCCTATATCTTATCTTATAACGCATAAATCAATTCTCCAAAGTGGAAGTTTGTCCGATGTTAGTTCCAGAAAAAGAAATTATCAAGTATAATGGTGGTTATATAATTTTTTATCGTCAACCATTATCAAGTGTAAAATTGAATTTTGGGGCTAGCAAGCGGACAAACTTTTTTGATATTTGTGAAATTGATAATCTTGGCATAAAAGTTGGTTGGTTTTTCAAACCGGTGAAAAATTTTGAGGCTTTTGAGGATTCTTCCTTTGTTTGTTATAAAAAGAGTCAAAATGAAGAAAAGCCTGAACGGAAAATCTCAAACCACTACATATTTTATTATGAAAGCCAAACCGGTTTCTTTTTAGCAACAAAAACAATTGAACGTTGCAGAAAAGGAGATTTTTAATGAGTTTGCAGGATGATGAAAAGCTTGCTGATTTTCGAAAAGCAATTGAAAATGGTGAATACTCCTTAAATGCAAGGCGTGATATTAAGGAAATTCAAACCTTACATGTTACAAGAACGGTTCGCTTGTTACATTCCGATGAAATTCGTGAAAATAACAATATGGTTATTGACGCTTTAATAAATAACCAAGTTACCAGATCTAGAATTGTGGAAATCAAATTAAACGCAAGCAATCTGGATATTCGTATTAAAGCGAGAATCGAAGCACTAACTAACTATTTAATGCTTACCTATGCCGAAGATTTAAAGAAAAATTACAAAACGCAAACTGAACGCAAATCCGTGGTAAATTCAATGTTTGATTTTACCAACAAGATTTGTGCTGAAATTGAAACTGTTCAAAAATTTGCCGATTTGATTATCAATGATATTGATCAAGCCGCTTGGACTTTAAAATCCATTATTGATTGTTTGAAAATCAATGATGTTGTCGTAAGAAATGGAGTTTAAAATGACAAAGAAAAGACTTATTGATGAAGATGAATTGTTGGATCTTTTGAATTCTCGTAATATCTTAACCACTCTACAACAAGGCGGGGTTGATAACTGGGAATGGTATGAGGCTAGTTTGGAAAATATTGAATCAATTGATCCTGAGGTTGAATTAGTTAAATATCCGGAGGCTGGCTAACTTAATTTTTTGGGAATTACTTTATAGAGGAAGGTTTCTAAAATGTCAGAAAGAATCAATCCGCTGTTTTCAAAACCTGAAAAAGTTAAAGTTACTGCTTCTGCAAGTCCAATTAGCAATCAGGAAATGCAAGCAATGGTTATCACGTCCTTAGATGGTCGTGAAATTCCTTGTGAAATTGATTTTGAAAATCGTGTTTGCTTACCGGTGGAAGAGAAGAACTAATGAGCTTGAAAAACTTAGATAAGGTGGGTCTTGGGTTAGACTTATCTGGAAAAACACAATATATTCAAAAGATCCAAAATCCAAAAATGCCAACCGAATCCAATTCAAAAATTGGAACGGTTGCAACCTTTTCTAAGCGCGTCGAAGAAAATTCAGAAAAAGTTGAATTCAGTTCGAATTCAGCAACAACCTTAGAAACAAAAGTCAATCAAAAGAAATATCAGGTAGTTTCTTCCACAAATGGGTCCGATTTATCCTTTGGTGGAAACATTACGACCAGTGCAATCCAACCGGTCTCAATTTATATGGGCGTTTTGGAAGGCATCATTGGAAAAAATGACTGGAAAACAAAGCATAAGATTTATAGAGATATTTATACTTATGACTTAGCCGGTGCCGTCGTTGATATTATTTCAATGCTTCCTTATAGCGATTTCAATCTGGTTGGAATTAGCGATGATAAAATCCTTCAGGAATATATGGATATTCTTGGTGATTTACATCTTCAGGAAATGCTTCCTTCCATAACGACCGATTATTTGGTAATGGGAACATTCGTTGGTTCCTTAGGTTGGAATGAAGCAAAGAATCGTTTTTCATCAATGATTCCTCAGGACCTTGACTTTTGTGAAATTTATGATCTTGGAATTCCTGGTGTTGACCCGGTTATCAATGTTGAATTGTCGGATCATTATAAATCAATCCTTGAGCAAACCGGTCCACGTTTTGAAAGAATGAAAAAGCAATTGCCGGATTATTTGAGGAATCTTTCCGATAATGGTAAATTGGAACTTGATCCATTTTATACATTATATGTTGCTCGTCGTGGTTTAACCAGCTCAATGAGCGATAGTAATCAGGTGGATACCGAACATGCAGGTTCAGGAAATTCATATTTTAATAGAATCTTGACAATTTACCTGTTGGAAAAAGCCTTAATCAAAGGTACAATTGAAAGCGCTCAAAGACGTCAACGTGCAATTACCCATATTACGGCAGGCACCGAAGATTGGGTTCCAACGGATGATGAATTAAATCAATTGTCGGAATTATTCTTGACGGCGGACCTTGATCCGATTAGCGCTCAGGTTGTTACCCGTTCCGGTGTTGAAGCCAATTCAGTAAAATCCGGTGATGATTTTTGGAAATGGAATGACATTTTTGATTTCACGACCGGAGCTAAGTTAAAAGCCTTAGGTGTCAATGAATCAATTCTTTCCGGTGATGCAAGCTTCAATACTTTGGATGCTGCAATTTCCTCATTTATGGAAAGCATTTCCCAGACAAGGGATATTGTTACAAATCAAGTCTTTTACAACAAGATTTGTCCAATCATTGCCTATAAAAATGATTTCAAGAAAGAAAAGAAAGATAAACAATCCATTTTATCTTCCGTTAGACAAAGAAAAGACGGTTCCTTGGTTGGTAGATTGGAAAATCCTTTGTTTTCAACGACTGCTGGAAATATTCCAGAAATTGAGGATTTATCTGAATATCTTATTCCTCAAATTCAATTCACGAAAAATTTGAAACCGGAAGTTGATAAGGATTATTTGGAAATTTTGGAAACGCTTGAGGAAAAAGGTATTCCTATTCCATTACGTATTTGGGCAGCCGCCGGTGGTGAAAATATTGATGAGTTGATCAATGCCTTGGACGATGATAATGAACTTCGTCTTGAAATTGCGGAAAAGAAAAAGGATTTAATTGATGACGCTGTCAAAGAAAAATTGCAGCAATTCTTAGGAATCGAAAATATCGAGGAATTGTTACCACCGGATTCCGATATTGAAGCAAAATTGAAAACGCTTGGTGGAATGGGAAGCGTTGATAGGACCAAAAAAGCCCGTAACCTTGAAGCTCTTCAAGATGTTTATGATGTTCGCGAATATGATGTAACCGGAAAGCGCCGTATTTTAACCAAAGCTCAAAAAGACAACATAACTGATAAAGTTCATCATCAGGTTGCAGCGGTTTTGGCTGAAAAAGGCAAAGAATATAATGAAAAGTTGAAAAACGGGGATTAAAGGATGACAGATAAGGTTCTAGATAAGTTTTTCAACTACCTTATGAAATGTGAGGGTTGTGATAAAATTACAAATGATCCTAAGGATCCCGGAGGTCTTACAAAATATGGCATTTCGAAAAAAGCTTACCCGAACGAAGACATCGCTAATCTTACTTTGGAAAGAGTTAAAGAATTGTTTAAGCGAGATTACTGGAAGGTTTGCTCTTGTGATATACTTCCTGATTGCCTTTCTGTGGTTGTATGTGACACTGCGTATAACTGTGGAACAGTAATTGCCAAAAAGATTTTGCAACGCTCCTTAAATCTTGTTGATGACGGTGTTTTTGGAAAGAAAACCTTTGCAGCCATTGATGCAATTAAAAATGACCGCAAGGCTTTGATTTCCTGTATTTCATTATATAATGTGAAAAGATTGGAATATTATCAATCTTTGAAAACTTGGCAAACATATGGAAAAGGTTGGGCAAATCGTTGTTTGAATATTTTGGAATTTGCTGAACAATTCCTTCCAAAATAAGGTTTTTGAAAATGGGTAAGATTTCAATTGGACGAGGTTTTAGACAACAAAGGGCAATCCTACCACCGGAAAACCGTGGTATGGCAATGATTGCTAAAAACCGTATTGAAAATGTTGTTGCAGCCCAAAATGCAAATCATATGGAAGCTTTAAAAGTTCAAGGAAGCGATTTAAAAATTTGGGTTCGGACTTTTGCGGGTCAAAAATGTTCCTGCTGCACAACAGGTGGACAAACTCAATCAAATCCTGATAAAACCATTTTCATTGATCCTTTTAACGATATTACAACATCAAAACGGAATCTTGATATAAGTGATGGAAATGAAATTCCTCAAAGCTATCAAAATCCTATGGAAGATGATGTTGAAGCCATGAGCGATGAAGAATTTATTGATTCCATAACCAGCGATGATACCTATGCCATTGGAGATGAAAATTCAATCATTTATGGTGGGGATAAGACGCCTTGTGGAATTTGTTTGGGAACCGGTTATAAAAATGGTTACCAGATGTATAATGGAAATCGAATTGTTTTGGATTACTGGAATAATCCGGTTTCCCAAGGTTTTATGTTAGAAAAAACCTACCCTTATTCCTATACTTCGAATTTTGATAGTTCAAATTATATTATCTGGTCTTTCGAAGCTCCAACCTTTTTCAAGGATTTTTTAGGGCTTCGAGTTCGTAATAATCTTTCGTATTGCAAGGATTATAAACTTGAAATCAGTTTTGATGGTATCGTCTTTATGGAATATGATGATGCTTTGATAAAAGCAAGGAATGGTAAGGAAACTCAAATTTTCCTCAAGGTAATTCCTTATGATCATCCCCTTTCCAATTCGGTAAACTTTACAATTACTCATATTGAGCTTTATTATCAAATGGGTGATTATATAAAAGGTGATTTTGCACCGATTGCCGATACCGAAAATTTTGAACTTTTCGAAGCCTTACAAACCACCAGTTTGGAGTTAGCTGGTGATATTGCAGGCTTATCACGGGAATCAGTTATTCTTGATGATAAAAATCACAAATTGTGGAAAGTAATTAGTATAACTCCTCATATGACGGAGGCTCGTCAAATTTTTAAAAATGAGATTGAGCTTCGTCAAATTCAACCGAGTGAAAATTTATATCTTCTAAACCTGCTCGAAAACCCATATATTATTCTAAATACTAGAGGATTGGAGCAACGTCAAGGAAAACAAACCTACTTTGGTGAGTATAATCCTTGATTTATGTTTAGAGTATATCTTTTTACCGTTTTTTGAAAATTCAAAGAAAAAATCCTACTAAAATTCTGTTTATTCCCTATACTTTATCATAATTTCTTATCTTTATTATGTTTTTACACAATAGAATAACCGCCGATGGTCGCCGGTTGTTTTTAGAAAAGGGAAATTAAGCCGATGAAGAAAATGAATGAAATTCTTTCGTCCACGAAGTTTCCAATGATTGTTGCAAAAACAGATTCTATCGATAAAATCTGTGTTCGTCGTTATAAAGACAAGGAAAATAATTGCGAAGTTTTGTGCAATTATATGTCTGCACCTTTATCGCCTGTTTCTGGTAAAGATTTAATTCCTTCCGGAAATAAAACCACGACATTGAGCTCAGCTGAATTGAAATCATTGACTTCATTGGGCACCTGCCCAAGTTGCGGAGCCGAATTGATGGCACAGGCTGGCTTGGCAGATGAAATCGTTGCTTCTGGCAAAATTCATTGTATTGTTTGTGGCGAAGGTCTTGAAATTTCTCAAGAAGAAATTGAAGACGCTCCTGATGCCGAAGCTCCTGCGGATGAAAATCCTGCTCCTGCTGAAGCGGAAGTTTGTCCAGAATGTGATAAAGAGCCTTGTGAAGATCTTGAAGCTCCTGCTGAAGAAGCTGCAGTTCAAACCGAAGCTGTTTCACCTGAAGAAATGGACGAAAAGAAAAGCGCCTATCTCGATAAAATGGATCAAAATTACAATGAAGTCATTGATGATTCAGAAAAAACCTTGGTGGAAGAAGCTGATGCTGAAACTCCTTCCGAGGAAGAAATTGCTGAAGATATCAAAGAAGACATTGAAAATGAAGCTCCGGAATCCACAGAGGAAGTTCGCGTTGATATGTTATCAAAATGCGAATCCAATTTGAAGGGTAAGGAAATGGAAATCATTTCCTCAATGAAAGATACCTATCATTATTTGATGGTTGCTCATAAGCCGGTTGCTACGATTCATAAAGCTCGTGCAGTTGTAGCTGTCCAGAATATGTTCAATAACAGAGATGCGTTGTTGAAAGCTTTGGCCGCTGCTACTGAAAAAGCTGGATTCACAAAAGAAGTCGTTTCCAACTTTGGCATTGTTCCGGTTATTTTGAAAGTTACCGCTAATGATTGTATTCATAAAGCGATTGCTGACGAAAAAGCCGCAATGGAAGAAAAGTTTGAGGACGAAAGAGCTCAGGCTGAAGAAGATATGGAACAGTCGTTAGGAATGGCGGCAGTTGCATTGAATCGAAACCTGACCGAGGAAAGCAATATCTTGGCTGAAAATTTGATTGCCAAGTTTGAAGGCTATGGTATTGAAGATGCTCGTGAAATGGTTGAAAGTTCCTTTGCTGAAGTTGGTGAAGATTATCTTCGGACAATCATTGCCAAGGCAAAAGAATATGCCAAAGAAACTCCGGAAGCTCGCAATGTTTTAGCGAAAGCTATGACGACCGCTGGTTTCCAGAAAAAAGGGTTGGCTTCTAAAGCTAACAAGGTGGAAGCGTCCGTAATTGAAGCCACTGACTTCAATGTTGACGATTTCCGTTCAAAATTGAGTAAATTGATTTAAGGAGAATGAAAAGATGTTAGATATTGCTAACACACGTGTTTTCCAGATGACTGAAGAAGCTGTTCACAGCGCGGATATCGCCAATGTTCAGAATGGTCAGGGTCTGGTTTACAAAAATGAAGCTGGAATCGGCAAAGTTGGTCTGGTTTCTGCTGCAGGTCAAAAGTTCGCTGGCGTTGCTATGGCTGGATATGTTCGTCCTTCCACATTGACGCAGACGGATGAATTTATGCCAACAGCTGACGCTAAAGAATTTGCCCTTTCCTATATGCCTGCCGGCGGCGCTGTTGAAGTTTTCAACGTGACAGAAGGTAAGGCGATGGCAGACGGATTCACGTTTGATGCTGAATCAAACAAGATTACGTTTGATGAAGGTGGTTTTGTAGCTCACGTTACATATCGTATTGAAGCTACATTGTCACAGGCTCGCGAAGCAACCGGTGACGGTTATCCTGCTGGATACCAGATTGCGCAGTTGAATGGAACGGTTGGCGTTATTGCTCAAGGTGAAATTTCAACAGACATGTTTGATGTTGGTTCTGATTTCACGGCCGATGCCCCAATTTATGTTGACGCAAATGGTTATTTCACAATGTCAGCTGAAGGAAATGTTGAAGTTCCCAATGCTCGCGTTTTGGCGGCTCCTGGTGTTGCTTCTCAGTTCTTGCGGATTAAACTGGTCTAATTTAAGGAGCATAGACGATGAATTTAGATAATTTAAAAATTCGTAATTCCCGTGAAACCTTGGTTGATGCCAAGTCTGGTGAATTCAATGCTTCTTCTAAGGCTGATTTGAAGAAAGGCATTTTGGCTGCTCTGGGTAAACCTGTTACAGTTGATTCTGAAGTTTCTTCAGCAGTTCGTGAAGAAGTTAAAGCTGCGTTCAATGATCGCACGACAAACAAATTTGCAACAGTTGGTGCTGCTATTGCTGGTGAATTATATACAGCAGAAGAACGCGCTGGCTTTGCTCGTCGTTTGTTGAAGAAAGTTGAAACACAGATTGGTGCTAACATTCGTATGGATGTTAAGTTCCCGAACGTGGTTGCTGTTCAGGCTGTTAGCCCATCTCAGGTTCAGCCTGTGTTCTTGCGTGATAAACATTTCTGGCCTGCGGAAATTGATATTTCCTGCAACCTGATGATTCATAAGCAGGAAATCAACACAACGACCGGTGACATTGTTGCCGAAAAGTTGCGTGAAGCCAAACAAGCCACGATGGTTCAGGAAGACCGCTTGTGGAAGAAAGCAGCTGATGAATTGGTTGGTTTGTCCAACTCAATGCAGTTGTTGGCTGGTGGTTTAACACCTGATTCATTGGTTTCAATGAGAACAGACGTTGAACGTTGGAAATTGTCTGTCGATAAAATGGTTATGGCAACGGATGTTGCTAACGACTTGTTCGGCAACAACTTCAGCTCTTGGTTTGATCCTGTAACGAAATATGAATATATTTCAACCGGTAAATTGGGTTCAATTTTGGATATGGAAATCATTTCCGATGCAAACCGTGAACCTACATTGAAGGTTTTGGATCAGGGCGACATTTATTTGATTGCTCCTGCCGAATATCATGGCGGTATGGCTGATCGTGGTCCGGTTGAAGCTACAGAAATCGATGGCGCTTTGAAAGGCCAGAATGCCCGTGGTTGGTATTTGGTTGAAACAGTTGCGATGTTGGTTTCTAACAGCCGGTCATTCGTTCGCGCTCGTCGCATGTAATCAATAATTTGCAAAAAGGAGTATTTATCATGACGAAATACAGTTCTTGCGCAGATTTGTTGATTTTGGCGAAATTGTATCATTCCAAAGGTCGTAAGGTGGATGCCGCTAAGTTGGCTGTTAAGGCTATGGAAGAAGAAGATTCTCAGGAATTGTTCGAATCCTTAGACGAACAGAACGATATGGCTGCTGCTGAAGCCAGCGATGAAATTGAAACTTTGACGGAAGAAGATCTGGAAATGGAACCAGCTGCTGAAGCTGAAGTCGAATTCGAAGAATTTTCTGAAGAAGAACCAATGGCGGAATGCAAAGCGGAAGAAGAACTTCCTCCTGTTGAAGAAGCTCTGGCTGCTGTTTTGAAAAATCGCAAAGTTATGGCTAACAAAATGACAATGTCTGGCTCACGTCAATCACGTGCCCAGTTGATTGCCAAGTTGGCTGCTCGTAAGTAATTTATAATTACTGAAAAGAAATTGAAAGAGGGGTTTAGGCTCCTCTTTCTCTTTGTTTTCTTGAGGAAAGTTTGTTAAGGAAAAATGTAATTATTTTATTGAAACAACAAATGAAAGGTGTTTTAAAATGTTGATTCGTGATTTGACAAAAGTGGTTGCCGGTAAGCTGGAAGTTACGGAAGGTGAAGCTGCCAAGATGGTTCAGGCTACCTTGGACGGTATCATCAATGCTCTGAAAGCTGGCGAAGAAGTAAACTTGAATAACTTTGGTAAATTTACGGTTAAAGTTCGTCCTGCTCATAAAGCCCGCAATCCTCGCACTGGTGCTACGGTTGAAGTTCCGGAAAAGAAAAATATTACATATCGGACCACGTGGAAAATCAGAACCGAATTGTAATCCTTTTATCTTCTTTGCTTTTAATAGGTGGTGAAATTCGTTTCACCACTTATTTTTTTCAAAATTTCTTTTTATTTTTAAGATATTTTTAAGAAAATACCTATAAAATGAAAAATATGAAAGGTGGAAATAATTTCCTACCTAAAAGAAAAAAGGATTAAGAAAATGAAAGAAGATTTTTGGAAAAACGTTAGAGAATATAGTTGTTGGACGATATTTTTTGGCATTATGTTGATTGTTTTTATTTGGGCTTTTGAAAACGGTCAGGCAAAAGTTGACCGGTGGGAAGAAGAAACCGGCCGCTATGGTGAAGGTTTAAGATAAGAATTTTAAGGAGGCTTTGAAGAGCCTCCTTTTTCATATAAAATCAAAAATGGAGATGAAAATGAGTGAGAAAATTATTGATGCGGAATGGGAGGAGCTTGAAATTTTTGACCAACCTATTTCAAAATCCCAAAATCCCAAGAAAAAAGAAAGCCTCTGGTTTGATTTCCTTTTGCTGGTTGATACCATTATTTTCTCGTTGATCTTTTCAAGAGTGTTTGGATTTTTTCTTTACGGAATTTGAAAATTCCTCTTGATTTTCTAGGGAAATTTTGTTATAATAAAGTATAGAATTGAAGAGGAATAGGTTATGGATCAAGAAAAAATTGTGAAAAGGTCAAGGTATGAAATTTACTGCTTTGCACAAAAGGTTGGTTTTGAAAATCCTTATACCTTCTATACATTAGATAGTGAATTACCAAGTGAAAAACCACACGTTCATATCTGTGTAAACAAGGATAATAAGAATTTTAAAAAATTCAAAAATCTAAGAAACAAAAGTCCTTTTAAATCGGTTGGTAAAATTGTTCTTCGAAAAGATTGTAATTACACCTTACAAAACATTGAAATTGTTTCGGAAAATAATTTTACGACAAAAGATAAGAAATTATTTGTTGATTGGTTGATGAAAACCGAAGATGGTATTCAAAATGCAAAATTATGTCTATTGAACTATACCCGTTCAAATGGTTATGGACTTTTTGAAAAAGAATACCGGTAAGTTGTTAAACTAATGAAAAGGATTTCCAATGATAAATTACAACAACAGTGATGAAGAAAAACAAGAATTAAAGAAATTTCTTGTTTTGATTGCACAGACAATTTTGCTAACCTGTTTTATGTTTGGTATACCTTGGATAATCTGTCTTTACGACGTAGCTTTACGTGATTAAAAGGAGTTTTAAAATGCCGAGTTTATTTGATGAAATTTTTTGTAGCATGTCCGGTTACAAAAAGGAAGAATTGGAAATAGCAAACGAGGTAGCAAAGGAATTCTTTGGAATTAACTTTTTGGTAGATTTGAAAAAGGATGAGGAGAATGACAGAGAAAAAAGAAAAGCCTGCGATTGAGAATACCTTCAAAGATACCGCTTTAAGCATTGGTATCCAGTTTAACGAAATCAAAAAAGCAAGCTTTTTAATGGACAAGGCTGTTGGAAAGTTGATTTCAGATGCCAATCATGTTCAGGCTGAATTTTCAATTTTACGTGAACAAAATCTTTGGATGAAGGATTTTCTTAAATTTGTAATTGAAAAATCCTCCGACGAAGAAATTCGTTCAAAGGCAGAAAAAGTTTTGGGGGATTGCGAATGTCAGGTTTAGAAATTGGGTCTTTTGGAAAGTATCAGATAACTTTGGACCTTGAAAAAGCTGAAAAGATTGTAAATCAACAACTTTTGGAAGAAAACAAAAAATTCCGAAAGGTCCTTGAATTCTACGCAAATCGTAGAAATTTTGATTTTCAAAATGAAAAGGAACTTCGCTTTTGTAATTCGGATGATCAAGCAGATGTTTTTCAACCGTTTGGAACAAAAGCAAAAGAGGTTTTAGAGGAGTTCAAAAGATGATTTTGGTAGCAAGAAAGAAACCGGTCGAAATTGAATGTATCAAATTTACCGGAAATAACATTAGCGAACTTAGAAATTTTGTTGGCGACGCTCTCGTTATGAGTTTTCTTCAAATTGATGACCCTTGGTCTGAACATTCTGATCTCGATCCTGATTTTTCAATTCGAACATTAGAAGGTGATATGAAAATTTCAAAAGGTGATTTTATCATCAAAGGCGTAAACGGGGAATTTTACCCTTGCAAACCTGAAATTTTTGAAAAAACCTACGAAGTTGTTGACAAAATCGGTGAAGCAAACTAAATGGTATTGATTTTCCTTCCATTTTCTTTTATAAATAAAGTATAAACTGGAGGTGGGAAATGAAAATAAATTATGGCGAACATTGGAAAGAATTATCAGAAGCCTGCCGCAAACGAGATAACTATAAATGCAAACGTTGCGGTAAGGATTTTTCTCATAATAAGCTTGCTCTTCACGCCCATCATATTATTCCATTATCAAAAGGTGGAAGAAATACATTATCCAATTTGATTTCTTTATGCGAAGCTTGTCATAGCAAAACCCACGGTAAGAAAATTCAAACTTCGAACCGCTATAAGAGAAAATTTTAATTTTCATTGTTATAAAGGGTCAAGACAATGCTTCCAAGAGATTATCGTAAGTTTGAAAAGATGGTTCCTGATGAGCTTCAAAAAGCTTTCGATCAGAACGATCTTGATTCAATTAAGGTAATCAATCGCTTGGATTTTCCTTTTAATTTCAGAATGAATGTTCGTGGTGGTTGGTTGAGTAATAATGGAAGTTGGTTTTATCCGGTTATTACATCCCAAGAAACCGCAATTAACCATCAGTTAAGAAATGCAGATGGACGTGGATTTTTAATTCGCGCTTTTGAAAATGGAAATTGTCTTCAAACCTTAACACAGCCAAACTTGACAAAATTTGATACCGGAAATGCTCAGAAAATTCTTTCCTTTGCTCTTGACCCAAAATATGCAAAGGATAGAAATATCTACACCAAAATCAAAAATATAGCCAAGTTTTATAATGTGTTTATTCCAAATGCTTCAAAGATTTTGAGATTTGAAATCAAAACACCGGTTTATAAAAATAACCAGGTGGTTGGTTATAATATCAAAAGAAATCAGCGGTTACCATTTTTTATCATGGAAGTTGATCGATTAAAGGATAGTGTATAAAATGTATAAAATTACATCAGCTCTTTCATTGGATCCAAAGTTATTAAAGGAAGATGTTGCTTATCTTCTTGAAATTCTTGACGAAAAAGTTCCTGAGATTGTTGAGGATATTTATCTGAATATTTATGATAAAAATTCAGCAATCAAATTCAAAACTTTCTATGATAAGGATTGGTTCAAGGATTTGAAAATTTCAACAGATTCAAAAATCCGTTTGGCCCAGATTTTGAAAAATCGTTGTGAAAAATTTGAAGTTAATTCACTTATCTGGGACGGTATTGTGAATATGGAACCGGAAATTATCAAGGATATTGATATTTTAGAAAACAAAGGGAATTAAGATGTCACTAACTTTAGAAAATTTGAATGAAAATGAAAATTTGTGGCAATCAATCCGTGAAGCTGTTATGAAAGTTGGTCAAAGGATTCAATCTACTTTAACCGATGAAGATTTTCAATACAACTTTTTGATTACGGATTATTGTTGGGAAGAAGGTGAATCTTTCATCAATGTCGGTGAGTTGTTTTATACAATTCCGGTTACTTATATAAAAGACCGCTTTACAACAAAATCTAAACAATGGCGCAAGGAAGTTGATAAGATTGAAAACAGTTTAGGTGCATTTCTTCCTAATTTCAAACTTCCGGAACAATACTACCTTGGAAAGCCAAATCCTTTGTTGAAGATTGAGCAACTTCCGGTCCTTCAATGTGAAAATATTGAATCAAAGCTTTATTCCTTTAATGAATTGCAGGAATTGCTTGGATTTTCATTCAAAACAAAATATGCTGATAATTTGAAATTCAAGCTATCCTTTAATAAGCTTGATTTTACCACTTCCGAACCTTGCGAAGTTGGTTTAAATTTTTTCAAAGATGATGATATCGTAAACTATTCAATTAAATTTCAGGTTTTGATTTCAAGTTCTTTGGAATATTGTCGATACGTTGAAAATTCAACCATAAATTCTCCAGTTATTTATCTGGAGTATATCAAAAAGCAATTAGCTGCATTTTTTGCAGATACCGATTATCCAAATTTAAAAATCAATGTAACAGCCTTTGAATCTCGACCGTTTGACCTTCAAACCATTGGAAATTTTCAAGGAAAATTTTATCGTAATCTGGTTGGCGATATTCTTTATTTGCAAACTCCAGGTTTGAGTTTTGATAGTTATATTCGTGAAACCATAACTGGTTATGACCCTTCAAAACGTAAGGTGGTTAAACATTTAAGTGAAATTGCTTCTGTTCAAAACAAAATCATCAACATTGATCCAAACAGTTTGAGAATTGTTTATACTAATGAAACCGGAAATATGGAATCTTTTGATTTCAGTGAGTTTGCTCAGATTTCCATTACACCGGAATTTTGCAATTCATATTTAAGCAGAAAATGTTCGGATCAAGAATTTTCAAATTTCTTGAAAATTTTCAAAATATTCTGCAATCCTTCCGGTATGGATTTAACCAAAATGTCTTTGCTTGATTTGTTCGAAAGTTTCGATTCAAGCAAAATTTCAAATCTGTATAATTCTTGGGATTCTTTGGATTTACCAATTCGCTTGAAGTTATTCAATAAACTTCCTTTGTATTTGTTTATGTTCAAAAACACTTTCAAGGAACCTGAAATTGAAGGAATTTTGCAACCACAAATGACAAGACGTTATGTGAATATTGGAACGGTTGATTTCCCATTACGGTTATCTCAAATTTTGCAAACCCCAATCCATCGTTTTACGGTTGTGGATTCTTCGGAATTTTATAATCTTGATGTTTTGATTGACCATCTGAATGTTTTGAAGGCTAATTCCAAAACGAAAAAATCTTGCATTATAACGACAAGAAGCAAAGACGCATTTACGAAATTATATCAATTTGCCGATTCACCGGTTATTGTTGATAAAGAAACCTTACCGGAATTACAGCGTTTGTTTGGTTCCAATCTTATTGCTTATTTCAATGAGCTTTCAACAAATTCACCGGTTATTGTCAACCCAAACTGTTTTGGATCATCAGAAATTCTTGGTGAAGATGTTGGATTCATTGGCGATGAAAAAGTTTCTCGTAATCTGGTCTTGGAACTTTTGAGAAATATTCAATTTGATTATGTAGGTGTTGATCTTGACTCCTTTGGTGATGATATTTTTGATCAAATTATTCAGATTTGCAACAAATCAAAATACCTGGTACTTTCAACAGCAACAAAAACAAACCGGTTGGTTGATGTTATGAAAATGTTTGGAATTGAATATGTCTATTCAATGACGTTTGATGAAATTCAACCAATCAATGATACCCCAATTCATCTAAAATCCTATGCTATAACAATTCCTGAAGTTCAAAAGGATTTTTACGCTCAAACCTTTGTTGAATCCAAAAACATGATGGAAGGTTCCGAAGATTACCTGAATGTTTTGAACAATAGCAATTTGATTAACTTTGGTGAGCTTGAACCGATTGCTAACAAATATCTTGGTTTTCCACAACAGTTTTTGAACACGCCAACTTCAAAAATCTTTACTTATGGTGATGCTTTTGATGGTGATATTGAGCAAAAGAAAATTGATACCTTGCTTCATTATTTGTATTGTTGCAAGTTTGGTGGGGTTTTTGAGGATACCTTATTCCGAGGTGGTGATGATTCAACGAAAATCCTCCTTTTTTCGAACAAGGAATCCTTATCGAAATTTTCAGATGCTTTCAAGGAACATTTCAAAGCGGTTTTGGATCAATATAATCTTGGAAGCCAAGTACAACTTTACTTGGATATTGAAGATGTTTTCGAACTTAAATCTTTGGCAAGCATTTCGGAAATCATAACTTTTGATATGAAAATTTCCAAGAATAATTTGAAAAGAATTTATAATACCCTTGAAAAGTATTCTATATACAAACTGAATTTGGAACAAAATTTTTCAATTACAACTTTCTACTTTGAAAATACAATTGAAAGCTCAAATTATTACTTAAATTTGAAGACATTACAAAAACTCCTAACATCTCAAATCAATGGAACGCAAGTTGATATTGATAACATTCTTGATTTGTTGGATTTTGAAGGTAAATCAACAGAAGAAGTTCAGGAAGTTGAAAATTCAACAGCTGATTTATTAAAAATTATTTTTGATAAATCAATGTCAAAATTCAATTCCTTACAATCCTCAATCCTGAAAAAATATGGTTATAAGGTTTCAAAGGAAACCTTGAAAAAATTCTATCGTAAGGAGTATATTGTTGTTGAAGATGTTTCACAACCAATTTTATTCCCCTTTAAGAATTTCATGAAATTGGATGTTGGTCTTGGAAATTTTGAAGCCAAGTATAAAAACCTTGGATTTGTTGACGAAAATGAAAAACCTTGCTATTTCATCAACAAAAATTTCCTGAATGATGAATTCCTTACTGAGCTTGGCTTTGGTAAAGAGGTTTCAGCTCAGGCTTCCACAGCAATTGTTGCTGTTAATGATTACAAAAAGGTTGTTTTTGATAAAGAGCTCTTATTTGCTGAAATTTCCTTTGCACCAAGTCTTGATACAATGAAAGAATTTATCAAGGATTATGGTTTAACCATTCAACCGAATTATTTGAAAATAACCGATTCGGAATCAAAACAAGCTGTTGAGCAGGTTGAGGATGAAAATGAAGCGGTTTTGAATTGCGGTTTTATCAATGGCTATCCAATGTTATATTCAACCAATTCATCAACAAATCTTGCGAAATATGGTTTCAAATATTTCAAGAATGTTTTTGTTTTGGAAGAAGATAATGAGGAAGTTCTAAAATCCGATTTGAATAATATGCCACTTAGTGAAGACCAAAAGGCTCAAATCATCAACGTTTTTGATGAGCTCAAATCCGGTAATAAAATCAAACTTCCAGCTCAAATGAATTATTTCATAGCAGGAAATATTCCGGATAATAATTTTAGAGCCTTTCCTGTTATTATTGGCGAAAAATTCTATTTATTCATCAATGGATATTTTTACCAAAAGGAATGTTATAAGTTGTCAAGGAAATTGATGACTTTGAACATGATTGAAACCTTGTTTTATCTTATGGAATCTTCAATCAATCTTTTAAAGAGCCAATTCTATAAAATCAGCAAAACCTTGAATATTCAAAATCTTCAGGAATGTGTTGATTTCTTCAATACAAAAGCTCCGGTTTTCAAGGAACTTCCAAAGGCAACTCCTGAAAAGAAGGAACCTGAAAAGAAACTTGTAAATCCATTATATAATGAGAAGAAAGTTGAGCAACCGAATCAGAAATTGGAAGAAAAATCCAACAAATTGAAGGCGGAAGTTGCAAGAAAACGTAAAATGCTTGGAGTATAAACTGTTATGTTGATTAAATCCATTCAAAAGTTTTTAGGGATTGAAGAATCCGGATTTTTTGACCCGAAAACGAAAAAGGCTTGGACAGATTATTGTCACAAAACACCTGGTATGGTATTTTATGCAAGTAAGGTTCCTAATAAAGACTACCTTCCAAAGACTTTTCTTGATATGTTGGAAAGATTGGAGAAGAAAGGTAAAAAGGTGGTAAAAACCAAAACTCCTAAACCTACTCCTGCTCCGGAACCAAAAAAGGAAGAAAAACCTCAGGAACCGGAAGTGAAGAAAGAAGAACCAAAACCTGCAAAAATTGTGGTTTTTGGTGATGTTGTTCCTGGTGATGTAATTGAGGAAAATATTGTTACCGATTTGGCGGTAAGCTTTAACGAAGAAACCAAAGCTGTTAATATCGAACCTTTGACATTATCCAAAGAGGAAGAAACCGAAGGATATGAACCTCAACCTGCCGATATGGTTTCAGATGAAATTGTTGAAGTTAAGGTTGAAGAAGTCAAGGAACTTCCTAAGAAACGAGGAAGAAAAAAGAAAAATTGAAAAGACAAAACTTGAAAGAAAGCCGGTGAAAACAAGCCGGCTTTCCTGTTAATTATCCTTGAAAGAATAGAGTTTGGAGGAAGAATATGCGCAGACAGGTAAGAACATTTCGTGATGTAAATCAATTATTAGCGCAACGTGGTTATTATATTCACGCAATGATTACCAAAAAAGGAAAACCGCTTGTTTTCTTAAAAAATGAACATTTTGATCAGGAAAAGAATATTCTTTTCGTTTCAAGAGATTTTTATGGTTTAAGTGATATCAATGAGGAAACAACACTTATTCCTTGCAAGGCACCTGGTATTGAAATTATTTCCAACATTATGAGAAGACAAAACATTGGAAATGCTGCAATCATTGGAATTTATGATATTTATCAATGGAAGGAATCCAATGCTAAGTTGGAATTTGATCCTATAACGCAAAGCGGTAAACCAACCCCAATTAAGGTATTAACACCTGGTGAAAAGGTTGAGTTGGTAAAAGATTTCTTTAATTCGCTTGAAAAGTTTGTAGAAGCAAAAGGTTTTACCGGAATTGTATTTTGTGGTGCAACCAAAGAAGATCAAGATATAACAACCGGTGATTTTGAACTGAATTGGAAAAAATGGGGTAGAGTCTGGAATCAGTTTGGTGTTCCTTGCACTTTAACTGTGCCTTTGAATTATATTTCAGTTGATAGGGATAATGAAGAAGCGACAAATATGGCTTCTTTAGCGGGATTTATGAATGATCATACCGCTTATGTTATTCATGGGAAAAATTATTATACCTTGGATATGGAAGGTGTTAAAACCAGGTTGGTTAAAAATATCAAGCAATTTGATAAATTTATGCAAATGCTTCGTGAAACAAAATTATCATCTTGGGATACGGAAACCACTGGATTATCAAGGACCTGTGAAGATATTTTGACAATTCAGGTTGCTTTAGATGAAAAAACTGCTTATATAATTCCATACAAACATAATCAAACACCTTTTAATCAGGAAGAATTGGATTATATAGCAAAAACCTTCAAAAAATACTTTGAGGAGGAAGCAAAAGGAAGCATTCATATTTATCAAAATGCAAAATATGACTTGAACCAGCTTGCTCATATGTGTGGTTGGAGATATTATTCAGCTTTGATTTGGGATTGTATGGCTGCTGAATTTCAGCTTAATGAAAATCGTAAATGTTTAAAATCCTTTGGGGTTAGTCCTTTTTCATTGAAATTTTTCACTTACAACTATGGGGGTGCAGAAATTTATGAGGAAGGTAATGTTGGTAAAGATGATCGTAAGGATTTGAATAGCAAAAATTTGGAAGATGTTGCCGAATATGGTGGAAAAGATGTTGTGGTTCCTTATCAGCTTTATCATTTTGAACGAGCGGAAGCTAAACGAAAAGGTGACGAACATTTTGATAATGTCGTCCTTCATGTGATTGGCGATATTATTTATGACACTACTATTTTGGAACAAAATGGTGAAAAGGTCGATAAACCCTATTTAATAAGCCTTTTAGGAAAAAGTTCCGATTTTGGTGGACAAATGGAAGCCCTAAAAAAGGAAATTTATGATTCCAAGGAAGTAAAAATTGCAAATGATATTGTTTGTGAAAAACTTGGATATTCATCAAATGGAAAAGCTGGCCTTTTTGGTCAGAAAAAGTGGGCTTTTGACATTGGTAAACCGGAACATAAAAGAATCCTATTTTGCGATGTTATGGGTTTGGAAGCTGATAAAACTTCAAAAGGTTCTGATTCCATTGGTAAGGAATTTAAGGAGAAATACAAATCAAATGAGCTTGTTGCAAAATTTGACCGTCTTGAAAAGATGAAGAAAGCTGAATCAACATTTATTTTAGGTCATTTTCAACGGTATGAAATTGATAAGGATTTACGAAATGATGATAGAATGCGTTCAAATTATCAATTTACCGGAGTGTTAACCGGTCGTATTTCAGCAAGCAATCCAAACCTCCAACAGATTCCATCAAGAGGTGAATTTTGCAAAATAATCAAAAGACAATTTATTGCAAATCCTGAAAATTTCTTCCTCAAAGCAGACTATTCAGCACATGAAGTTAGAAACTGGGGAAATGTTTCCGGTGACGAAGGGATTGGTAATGCTTTTGACATTGGTAAGCAAATTCGTAAAAAGTTGAGATTGTATTTTTCCCAAGATTATGAAATTCTTGATAAATATGAAAAATTCAAGAAAGAGGTTAAGTGGGAGGTTCCAAAAGGTTCCAAGGAAAAGGCTTTAACCTATGAGGAAAAGAAGGCTTTAGTTGAATCCTTACCAACAGGAACAAGGGAAGAAAAACGTTTCCATAAATTATGTGATTTAATGTTTGACCTTGAAAACCGTGGTGATGTTCATAAAATGAATTATGAATTTTTCTGTGGGGTTCCTGCAGCTTTGGTTACGCCATTACAAAGACAATCAGCAAAAGGTTTGGTGTTTGGAACCATTTATGGTCGTGGTGCTGCATCAATTGCTGCTGAAATTGGTGTTAGTCCAGAAGAAGCTGAAGATTTGCAACATAAAATGTTTGATAAATTTTCGAACGGCTCAAGATGGTTAACTCATTGTAAGGAAAATGGTTCGAAAACTTGTGAGGTTCATTCACCGCTTGGAAGAATTCGTCATCTTGATTCATACATGAATGGTAGCTCAAATTTAATTGCAGCAACCGACCGTCAAGGACCAAATAGTTGTATTCAAGGAGCTTCTTCCGACATTGGTTTTGCAGCTGGAAAAATTATGCAAGATCTTTGTTGGAATTGGTTTTGGAAACGGGGAATCAATCTTGGTTTCAAATATTGCAATGTGGTTCACGATTCAACTGAAACTGAAGTGGCTTTAGCACATTATCCTATTGTTATGTATCTTTTGGAACATGCTTATACGACTTTGGTGCATAAAAAATTGAAAAAGTTGTATGATTTTGATTTGAGTTGCGGTTTTGAGGTTGAAGCTGATATAGGACCTTGTATGTCTCATATGGAGACCTTTAAGAATTTCTTAAATTTCCAACCAATCATTGAATCTTGTATTGATTGGGCTAAAACAGGCTTTCCTAATTGGTATGTATCTGAAGATAATCTCAGGAAATGTTGGAAAAATTTCAAAATTCTTGATGATGTTCGAAAAGAGGAATTGAAACAAAGCGTTGGGGTTAAGGTTGATACATTGATGTTGGTTAACAGTAAGAATATTTTAGACCTTGGTTTGGAATTCTAAAAATTTTAATTTTCTTAAAAAATCAAGGAAAATTCTTATGGCCACTGTCAATTCTAGATATAATACCGAAGAAAAATGTTCTACAGTTCTTGAGGCATCCATTGAACATTTCAAGGAAGAATTGTTCAACATTTATCCGGTTAAAAAGAAAATTCCTGTTGTTGGTGTTACAAGCTCGGATATAAACCGTGAGCTTGGAAGGACTCAAAAGAATATATCTTATCAGGAATATTTTTCAATAAGCATAGCCTCAATATCTGAAACTGAAGATAGTTGGAATAGTTTTGCAACCAAAAAATATGGAGCTGGATTGATTCCAAACAAAACAGAAGGGGTTCCGGATTTTTATTACAAGCTATCCTTTACACCTGTTGCGGTGGTTTTGAATTTAAGCTATTTTACTCAAAGTTATCAAAATGTCTTGACTTTTTCAAACTACTGGATTTCAAATCGTAGGGAAGGAACCTATCAATTAAACCTGAGCAAATTTCCAATTGATATTCGTATTGAAACTGAACCAACAATATCAATAGGCGAAAAGGATCTTGCTGGAGGAACCCCTTATAAAATAGATACCACCGTTACGATTAAAACCTATGTTGGAAGTATTTATAAAACTCCAACTGCAACGGCTTTGAGTGGGGATTTAATTTTGGTTGATTTGAATGGTAATGAAAGGGTACAAGATGTGGTCAAAGATGGTTAATTGGATTAAAGAAAATCTTACACTTGAAAATCTCATCAATTTGTTTGACGGAGAATAAAAATGGCAGGTGCACCACGTCCAATTGATAAGAGTGGAAATTTTAGAACAGTTCGCAAAGATCAACGATTCCCACCCCGCTACCATAAGCGCGCTGACCAACAGCAAAAACTTGGACCTGGTATGTCAGCTGTTCAAATTTTAAGAAAAGTTGGTAAGGTTCAGCTTCAGAACAGTAAATATGTAAGAATCAAACGTGTTCAGTATAATGAACGCTCAAATCTTTATAAATTTACCACGGAAACATATGATCCGGAAACAAAACAATACAGAATTCATATTCAACGCATTTATCCGGCTGATAGGGAATATAGAGGAAAGTTAAGCGAATGTCCGGCAATTAAGGTTACTTGTTCATGCGGAAATTATCTTTTTTGTGCGGAAGTTGCCTTATCCTATCACAATGCCGCTGATATTATTTATTCAGATGGTAGTTACCCTATTATTAAAAATCCATCATTAAAACCCCAAGTTTGTAAACATTTATTGAAAGATTTGTTGTTTTTAGTTCAAAAAGGTTTATAATGAATAAGAATCAAATACTTTCAGAGATTGATTTTTCAAGATTAAAAAGGGATTATATAAAATTTCCGCTTAAGAAAAGGGTTAATGATCAACCTTTTAAAGAAGATTTGGAATATTTATATATTGAGAAAAATCTTACTATATCTGAGTTAAAAGAATTTTTTTCTTGCAAAACAATCCGTTCTTTTTTGATAAAATTTAATATTAAAAAACCTCTTGAATTAAAACTTAAATCAAGATCTAGAAGAAATTTTGAAAAATATGGAGTTTCAAGTCCTTCAAAATTGGATTCGGTTAAACAAAAGAATAGGAAAACCTGTCTAGATCGTTATGGTGTTGAAAGTGCAAATAGTTTAGATTGGAAAAAAGATAAGTGTAAACAAACAGTTCAGAAACGATATGGGTTTGATAATGTTTCTAAATGTAAAGAAGTTCGTAATAAAATTTCTGAAAATACTAGAAAAACTCGACAAAAATATGGTGATGAGATTTGGGAAAAAACAAAACAGACAAATTTGAAACGTTATGGTGTTGAAATAAATTCTCAAATGGAACGTTGGAAAAATATTTGGAAGGACGATGGTAATAGAAAAAGAATAATGCAAAAAGCATTTTTAACAAGAAAAAAGAATAAAACGTTTGTATCTTCAAAACCAGAACAAACAATTTATAAAAAGCTTCTTGAAAAATTTCCAGATTGTATTTTGCATTACAGAGAAAACAGATATCCTTATAATTGTGATTTTTATATCCCTTCTAAAGATTTATTTATTGAATATCAAGGAACTTGGTGTCATGGCGGTCATCCTTTTGATGAAAATAATCCGGAGGATTTAAAAATTGTCGAAAAATGGAAACAAAAATCTGAAGAATTAAATTTTAGAGGCAAAAAGAAAAATTTCTATAAAATGGCTCTTTATGTTTGGACTACATTTGATCCACTTAAAAGAAATTTGGCTATTAAAAACAATCTAAATTGGAAAGAATTTTTTACAATAAAACATTTTGATGATTGGTTCAAAACTTTATGATCAAGCAATACTTCATTTATTTGCTTCGTTGGCAGTTATCGACTCCAATTTTGTCGATCTGTTTAATCAATCTTCATTTTTCTACCACCGTCAATACTATCATTGCAAACCTTGTTGGCGGTTTGGTCTTTTTCTGGTTCGATAGATTTATTTTCAAAGGAAATCATTGTGCGAAAACTCAACAACCATAAACGTGAAGATTTTGAATGTCCTTGTTGCAAAACCTTTGGTGTTGCTGATGAAAGTTTAGAAAAGCTTTTGAAGGCTGAAAAGCTTGCTGGTTTTGATTTCAAAATTTTAGCGTCTTATCGTTGTGCTTCCTACAACAAACGTTTGAAAAAATCCGTAACCAGTTCCCACCTGGTCGGTAATGCTTTCAACATTGATTGCTCATATGAAGACCGTGGTTGCAAAATGTTCGATAAACATAAAGCATTTTTGATTGTTAAGTGTTGTATTGAATCTGGCTTTACCAGAATTGGGTTTAACTTCCACGAATGTTTTATTCACGTGGACGATGATTTGAAAAAGAGGCAAAATGTCATTTTCGATATCCACAGTTTTTAATCAGTACAAAGTATATTTTTACTTTGGTATTGCTTTGGTTTTCATTTTTCTTGTTGGATCAACGATTTCATTGTATAATTTGAATGAATCCAAAAAGCAAACAATTTCCGAATTGAAGAAATCAAATGATGAAAAGAATCAAATGCTCCTCAAATTGCAGGAAGATATAAAGAAAAAGGTTGAGGAGCTTCAAACAGTTAATAATAACTTTTCAGAAATTGAAGAAACTTACCAGAAGGAAATTTCTAATCTAATGCAGCAGCTGGTTGTGCAAGAAAAGGACGTTGATAAACTAACCCAAACAATCAACCAGCAACTCAATTCCACTTTGAAATTTTTAGCAGGAGCAACAAACTATGTTGAAAAAAGTTCTAATTAGCAGTTGCTTACTTTTAACTGCTTGCTCAACCCCTAATGTAGTTATTCAGGAACCGGTACAGGTCAATACTCCTTTACCAAGCAAGGTTGAACCAATCAGTTTGCATCTTGAGGTTGTTGATGTAAATGGCGTTAAAAAATATGCCATTACCAAAGAAGAGTTCGTTATTTTGAATAAATTTCTTCTTGAAATTTCAGAATTCATTGAAAAATCCAATTCCGTAATAAAATTTTATCGAAAAAAATAATTTTTTAAGAGATTTTTAAAGATTTCTCTTGATTTTCTTCCACTTTCTTGTTATAATAAAGTATAGAATAGAAAAAAGGAAGGAGGGAGTGTTATGGAAAGGATTTTTGAAGCAATGAACGATGATATGATCTTCTTTTATGATTCATATTATCCGGTAACACGAAGCAGTTGCAAATTCTACAAAATTTCACCGATTTTGCAGAAATTTCGGTTAACCAAAGCTTGGATAAAAAAGATTTGGTTGAAACGTTTAGCTGGTTGGCCAAGATCAATGCTTCGTAAACAGTAATATAATATGCCCTTGTGGCGGAATTGGTAGACGCGCAGCCTTGAGGTGGCTGTTTCCGTAAGGAAGTGCTTGTTCAAATCAAGTCGGGGGCACCAAAATACAAAACAAAAAAGGATTTAAAAATGATTTTTTGCTACATTGACACTGAAACAACCGGTATGGATAGATATCGAAATGGGTTGGTTCAACTTGCTGGCTGTATTGAAAAAGATGGTAAGGTGGTTGAAAAATTCAACTGGAAAATGAAACCGGTTAAGGAAGATTGCATTTTTGATGATGGTGCAGCAGAAAAAACCGGTTATACAAAAGATTTAATCCTATCAAGCGATGAATTCCTTCCACCACTCCAAGCATTTAATGAATTTTTTACAATGCTTGAAAAATATGGAGACCGGTATGCCAAGAAAGGGGATGAAAAGATTATTCCGATTGGTTATAATGTTTCCTTTGATACCGATTTTTTAATCCAGTGGTTTAAAGATTTAGCAACAAGTGAAAGGGAAAGAATGTATGGTAACCATTTTTTCAACTTTTTCACTTTACCTGGTCTTGATGTTATGCAGTTGGCTTTGCTAAAATGTTTACGGTTTAAACATGAAATGCAAAATTTCCAGCTTGGAACAGTTTGCCAAACATTTAAGATTGGTTGGAACGAGGAAGAAGCTCATGACGCAATGTATGATATTAAAAAGACCCGTCAGCTTTTCCACGTAATAACAAACAAGAAGTTTTTACCTCATGAGGTTCCAGAATGAAAATACCTCTTGATTCGAATTTGAAAAATCAGCTTTTTAAACCACTTGGTAATCGTATAAAACGTTATCGAAAATTACGTGGTTTAAAACAAACTGATTTAGCAAGATTGGTTGGAATCAAATCCCTTCAAATTCATCATTATGAAAATGGAGATTGTGATCTTCCACTTTCAAAGGTTTTTAAAATCAGTCAAGTTCTTGAAATTCCCTGTGCGGAGCTTCTTCCGGAGCAACTTGAGGTTTCAAGTTTACCTGATGATGTTTTAGTCTTGGTTTCATTTATTATGTCTGAAAATATCAACGCAATTCAAGTTTTGAATATGGTAAAAGTTAATAGAGGAGAAGAAAATGGTTCGTAAATCAAAAGATACAGAAGCTCAGCGGAAAATCAATCAAGCAGTTGCAAAAAAGCTGGATAAGTATCTAAAAGATAATAATGTAACAAAAAGTGCAATTGCAGCCCAGCTTAATGTAACACCAATTATGATAACTCATTACCTTCATGGTGGTGTTGCTATGAGGACTGAAAACCTCATAATCCTTGCCAAGCTTATGAATACAACAGTTGATGATTTGTTGAAAACAGAAGAAGTTTAAAAATTCCTCTTGATTTTCTTCATCCTTTTTGTTATATTGAAGTATCAGTTCAACTTTGGAGATTGAAAAATGAACATAGAAGATATCAAAGATGCCTTTGAGGCTCTAACCGAAAGAGAAAAACATTTCGTTTCGGATATTATCAATAACATTCACGGTATTGATATTGAATCCATCAAAATTCCTGAAATTCCTTCGGAACCTGATCCGGTTATTGAAGAGCCTGAAATTGCTTCCAAAAAGATTGAGCAGGATGATGGTTTTGATGAATTTGATGAAGATTTTATTGAGCCTGAAAATCCGGTTTTAACGGTTGCCAAAGACGAATTTGATGAAGATTTCGACGAAGATATTGAATTTGCCCCTGAGCAACAAGTTGAAGTTGAAGAAGAACCGGAGCAGGAACCTGAAATTGTCAAACCGGTAATTTCCAAAGAAGAGCAGGAAGATATTGATGATTTCAATGAAGAGATTGTCGCTCCTATTAAATTAGATTCTCCAATGGAATCTTTGAAAACCTTGCAGAATGGTTTTATGAATAAACTTCCGACCAACATTTTATCTTACTTGGATATTAAAATCGGAAGAAAACCTTATGGTTACAAAGATTTTGATAAGAAAAATCGTAAGGAATTGGCAACAGAAATTTTCACCTTAGGTAAGGCGATTGAAAACTTTACGGATAAGGAATTGGCAGATTATCATTTAATTGCCGAAGGTTCTATAATTGAACGTGGTAAAAACTGGAATTTCAAAGTAGCAGGAAAATACTTATTACCTTTATATGGTTACGAAGAATTAGCTAAAGAAATTTAAAATACACCGACGCAGAGAGAAAACCGTGGAGCCTTTGAGTTTCCACGGTTTTTTCTATATTTCTTTTCCTTTTTTAATTTTCCAAAGTAAGTTTGCAAACTTTAGTTAGAGGAGTCAGTAAATGACGTATAAAATTTCAGCTGGTGTTTATCAGCAAGAGATTGTCAAAGGTTCAGGCTCTTTGGCTGCGATTAGTGGGACGATTGGTGCTTGCGTGTTCGCTTCCAAAAAGGGTCCATTAGGTCCTCGGGCAATTACAGGTGGCTGGGAAGAATTTGTTTCTATTTATGGAAATGGTGATACCGCTTGGTCACCGGCACATTTAGTTTTGAAGCCTGCTTTAAAACAAATGACATTGTTTTATGGTAATCGTATTGTAAGTGATGCAAAATATGCTGGTTTATCCGTTTATTATGATGACCAGAATAAAAATTTCTTCACGCGTCCATTTACGACAGGCACTTCAGCAGATTTTGAAACAGCTTTGCGTTCTACAAAGTTAATAAGTTTTTCAAATTATCTTGTTGAAGGTGATGTTGTTACGGTTGATTTAGGTTCAACATCTATTTATCAGGAATTCAATAGCACCTCAAATTATACTTTGGATCAATTATCAAAGAAAATTGGTGCAGCTCTTGATGAAATGGGAGTTGGTGGTGAATGTTCCGTTATTAAAGCTTGGAATTTGAGCGACCGCAAAGAAGCTATTCAGTTAACGTTTAGTCGTAATTTTGTGGAACAGGATCTGGTTTCTTTCAAAATTTCAGGTGTTAATCTTACGGAATCCACAATTTCAGCATCCTATGCTGAGTCTTCCGATGGAATGCTTCAGGCTTTGGTAACCGCTTTGAATGAAGTGGATGGTTTGACGGCTACGGTAATTATGGCGGAAGTTCCGACTATTAAAATTACCTGCAACAAAGCTGGTCCTGCTAATTTGACAATTTCCGAAGAACAGTTGGTTCCTGAAGATTTGCTGATGGAAAAAACAGTTTTGACGGAAGGTCATGGTGTTTATGATGATCGTGTTTTGTTGGTTACTTTACCAGAAACAATTGATGATTTGGAAATTGGTGGAAGCGTTGAAGGTTCCAGCGTAACGATTGAAGTTGAATCCGATTCCAAGCTCATGGATATTTTCGCAGAAAATCCTGGTGCTTGGGCTTCCGACATGAAAACCGGTTTAGGTATTAAAATTACCGGTTTGGATGAAGGAACTTCACAGCGCTTACGTTTGACAATTTCAAAGGCAATCAAAGCTGGTGAATCTTTTGAAGCTTCAATTGGTTATGGTGCTGAAACGTTCCAGATTGAACCGGTTGAATTTGCAGAATCCTCAGATAATACCTTGAAGTTGATTGCAGCTGCTATTCAGAAAGTAATTGACGAAAGCATTGCACCTGGTGCAGTTGTAACAGCTGAAGAAGTTGTTGGTGGAACTGAAAATGACCGCTCAATCTTAGTCATTGGACCAAATCCAGATGTTTCAATTTCAATCAACAATCCAACCTTTAGTGGTAGCGATACCGCACCAAACGCGGTTGTTAAGGAAATCATTCCAAACACTCCTGCAAATCAGCAGTTTATGTTGGGTGTTTATGCACGTGATTCTTTGGCAAATCCTTTGGAAAGTTGGGTTTGCAGTATGAACGATCAGTTGGATTCAACCGGCAACCAAATGTTTGTTGAGGAACGTGTCAATAAAGGCGCTTATGAATCAGTAAATATTCGTGTCGTTGTTCATAATCCAGATTATTCCAAGTTGCAGGAAATTAGTTCAATTGCTTGGTTAGGTGGCGGCGAAGATGGCGTTATTCCAAGCAATTCACAGATTATGGCTGGCTGGGATGCTTTCGCGGATCGTGAACAGATTGACGTTCGTTTGCTCATTGACGGTGGTTATACTAATGTTAATGTTGCTCAGAAAATTGCTGAAGTTGCTAAAAATCGTAAGGATGCCGTGGCTTTGTTATCAATTCCTTCCGATAAACAAAAAGCAACGGATGTCGCAGATTATCGCAAATATGAAATGAATGTCAATACGAGTTACGCAGCTTGCTATGCTCCTGACGTTTTGGTATTTGACGAAAATGCTGGAACAAACGTCTACATTGCTCCTTCCGGTTATGCGGCAGCTGCAATTTGCTACACGGAACGCAACTGGGCTATTTACTGGGCTGCAGCTGGTTTGACCCGTGGTTTAATGGATGGTGCCTTAGGCGTTCGTTATAAATATAACGAAGGTGACCGTGACCTGGTCGAAGGCGTTCATGTTAACCCGATTCGCGATATGGGAACAGCTGGGGTTGTTATTTTTGGTGAATATACAACACAAACTCAGGTTGACCCATTAACCGATTTGCATTCAAGATTGTTGGCTAACAATATTGAAATTTATCAGGATTTACAGTTCCGGTTTGGATTGTTTGATCCTAATGATGAATTTTTACGTGCAGAGTTGTGCAAAAATATGGCCAACTACCTCGAACCTATTAAACAAGGCCGTGGTATTCGTGATTATCAGGTAATTAGCGATATCAATACAGAATCTCCTGCGGATGTTGATATGGGTGCATTGGTTATCAAGGTTAAATGGAAACCAACCAGCTCAACAAAATACATTTTGGTTAAAAACTATATTCTTGGTTCTGGCGTTAGCTTTGACGAAGAAATTGGTTAATCTTAACCAAAGAAAAATGGAAGAGCCTCTAGAAATAGAGGCTTTTCTTTTGTTTTCTTGAATTTTTCTCTTGATTTGTAAGAGATTTCCTTTTATAATAAAGTATAAAATAGAAAAGGAGATAAGACAATGGAATGTTACTGGGGATTTAAAATTCTGGAAATGGAAGTCGTGAAAGAAACAAAGAAGACGTTCACGATTAGGTTGGAAAACAAGTATGTTCCTATTTTTAAGCTTCAGTTAAGAAATTGGAAATCGATTCAATTCGATCCGATGATTCGCAGGGAATTTCTTTATGGTCATCGTGAATCCCTTATCTCCACAAACAGGGATTATTCCATAACCGGATATCCTATGGAATTGAAAAAGTTGAACAGAAAGGAATCCGAGATTACCTTTACGAAGATATCTTTTTAGAAGCTGCTTAATTTTCTTTATATGTTTTTTTTGGAGTAACTAAAATGAAAGTTAACGTTTTATCCAGAGTTGGAATTGAACCAATTCAAGCAGGCGGTCCTTCTGAACATACTTTTTACGAAGTTTGGGATGATAAACAAAGAAATGATTATCTGGAAAAACATCCAGGTTCAAAATTTTCAAATAAAAATCAAAAGGAAGAAAAACAAAGCCAACCTTCAAATAAAACTAAAGAACCAAAAAAGGTTCGTAGGGTTTCTTCTAAAAATCCAAAGGATAAACCAGTGGTTGATGCTTTAAATGATCATCTTCTTCCAAAATTGGCTGATACTGGAATTGATTCCAAAGTTTCTTCAAATTGGGGTGCCGATGGAAAAATGCATGTAAGGATTTCAAATCGTGATTATGACCCACTTGATGAAGTAGTTAGAATTCCTGAATTTACATATGATCCAAAAACAAATTCTTTTTCGGTTGATGGTTATGGTATGCCAGATGAAATAAAAAAATTTGGAGGAAAAAGGTTAAAGCCAGAACAACTTAATGAAGTTGTTGATTTGGCTGTAAAATATGCTGAAAAAGAAAAAAAGGAAGCCAATGATAAAGGTTTTGTAAACCGTGTTGACCTTATAGATTCAAGAGGTAAAGATCCTATTGAATTTTATAAATCAAAAGTTGAACATTGGTCTCGTAAACCTTATACCGATGAAGAAATCAACAATGAAAAAGATCCTCGTGAAAAACGTTCTATGAAAGAATTTAACCTATATCGTGAGGATAGCTTGAAAGAGTGGAAAGAAAAATTGAAAAGAGCAGAACAATTGAAAAAATAATAAAGATATTCCTTATTCCACAAAAGCCAAGGACTCAAAAATCCTTGGCTTTTTAATTTTCAGTTAGGTTTTATAAAAACAAGGAATATGAATAATGTCTACAACTCTTGTTTGTGATGAAAAGATTTATCAAAGTGGACAAAATGTTCGCCAATTACTTTTGGATAAAAGATTTTCAGCAGAATCTGAATCAATTTGTTCAAAAACCCAAACTTTAGAACCTCATCAAAGTTTGGTAATTCCAACTTGTAGCTTTGTTCACGTTCATAGCAACAAGGAATTGGTTTTCGATTTCAATGTTGAAGGAAATATTACAACCAGAAGAGGTTCTTTTGTAACCTGTGGTTTTGAATATGACGAAGTTACCGTTACCAATCCTTCCAAAGAATCAGCAATTGTTTATATGGTTTATCAAATTCCATTTCAATATAAGGCACCTGAAATTGAAATGGTTCTTGAGCCATCAGCTGGTACTACAATTGAAATGGGTCAGGAACTTGAACAGGTGGTTTTTGATATTACCGCAATTCGAGGAACAAGAGATATTGAGGCGATTAAAGTTTATCGTGATAACCTTCTAATTTATTCAAAATCTGATGTTGTTACGTCCCAACATTTCAACTTCACGTACAAACCAAAGACTCCAATTGTTGAATCCACAAAATTCAAGTTGGTTGTTACGGATGGTAAAACCGCTGTTGAGCAGGAAGCCGAGTATTATTTCCGGTATCCTTTATATTATGGTGAGGTTCAAAGCAATCCTGTTGATGTTGAGGAAGTTGTTCATTTACCTAGTATGTATCTTGATAAGCAAGATTTTTCATTGATTTATAACGTCAATGAAGCTTATGTTTGCTGTGCAATCCCAACAGAATGGGGACGTTTAAGATTGATTGAAGATCCAAATGGTTTCAATGTTACGGAATCTTTTGATGTTCAGGAGCTTATGCTTCCTCTTGGAACGGTTGAAAAATCTTTTTACGTTTATGTCTTGAAAACCATTACGTTGATTGAAAATTACGAGTTCCACTTCAAATTTTAACTTAATTTTCAAACAGAAATTTCCAAGGAGAAGAAAATGGCTATTATTTCAAATGTTTCAAAGTTTCCAATTACATTGACCTCCGCTGATGGTGATTCTTGCACAATTCCGGTTGGTAAGAATATTCCGGTTGCTGATAAGTTTATGGTCAATGTTTTACCTGGGATTATTGTGGTTAAAGGTGTTGAAAAACAAGTCACTTACAAAAAACCAGAAGCTCCTAAAAAGAAGTCTTCCAAAAAAGGAAGCTAATTTTTAATTTTTAGTGGTTTTTGGTAAGAGGATTTAAAAATGACTGTAAAAACTGGTGTATCTTTAAAGCAGTATACAGCTCAAATCAATAGCGATATTTCAAGAAAGCAAAATATTCTCATTGCTGGGAAAAATATTACTATTGACCTCACCGACCCAGAAAATCCAGTAATTAGCGCTACTTGTGATTTCTATGAACATATACAAGCAACGCCTTCGAAAACTTGGATGATTGTCCATAATCTTGGAAGATATCCAAGCGTTACTATAGTTGATAGTGCAGGTTCTGAAGTAATTGGTGATATAACCTACCTTGATAGTTCTACGGTAAAAGTCTCATTCGAATCTGCGTTCGGTGGGAAAGCTTATTTAAACTAACTTAAACACGTGTTTGATAAAGGAGAATATAAATGCCAACAGTGTTAACTAATTGGAATTTGAATGGTAATGAGATCCAAAATTCCGTAATGCAGAACTTAGCTTCAGCACCATCTACCGGTCTGAAGGAAGGTTTGCAATATTATGATACGACATTACATGCTTATGGAATGTATATCAATAACACCTGGGTTTATTTTGCTACAAAAGCGGAAATGGACGCAGGTTTAGCTTTGAAACAAGGTAATTTGAAAACTGATGCAACATTATCCTTGGCTACAGAAGCAGATGCAGATAACAAATATGAAATCAAAGTTGTTACTACAGCTTTGGATAAAGCAACAGCCAGCACGGTTGGTGTTGTCAAAGGTGGTTCCTATATTGAAGTTGATTCCAATGGCGAATTAGATTTGGTTGATGGAACGGTTGCGTTTGATAAATTATCCTCTGATGCTATTGTTAATTCAACAGCCGGAATTGCCGAAGCTGCTGCCGCTTCCGATGAAAAATTGCCGACAGAAGCTGCTGTTCGTGCTTTGTGTGATGAAATTGCCGAAGAAGCTCAAACAGCTACAAAGATTGACGGTGAAACAATTCAGCGCAATGCCGAAGGTGAATTGTATGCCCGTGCTGCTTCCGAAGATGCAACCGGTGTTATCGAAATTGCTACTGAACAAGAAGCTTTGGCTGGAACAAGCGCAACGTTGGCCATTACGCCAGCTACTTTAAAAGCTGCTATTATTAAGAATGTGGAAGGTGGCGTTCAGTATGTTGGACCTTTGGCTTCCATTACATATCCGGTTCAGAAAGGCGATTTGTTCCTTGTTGCTGCTGACCAGACGTTAGCCGACGTTTCCTTAAAAACTGGTTACTATGTTTTGTTCAATCAGGCGGTTGCTGAAGCTGCTGATTTGGATTCCGGTGATTTTGATGTTATCGATAACACAGAATCTTCCGACCTGGTCCATCTGGACGCAGCTGAAACGTTGACAAACAAAACAATCGACGCTGATGCCAATACAATCTCCAATTTAAAGATGACCAATTTGGCTTCTGCGGTTGCTGATTTTGCTTCTACGGAAACAACGGATGAAGATAAAGCGGCTGCCAAGATTGCTTCCGAAGCTAAAGTTGCGGAAATGATTGCCGGCGGTGTTGCCGATGTTGCCGTTGATGATGTTACGATTCAGAATTCCTCTGGAACGTTAAGTGTTAAAGATGCTGGTTTAACGATTGGCAAATTTAATGCTGAAGCATTGCAGCTTGGTGCTTCTGAACAGCAGGCAGATGCTAAACTGGCTTCTAAAGCTTATGTTGATGAAGCTGCTGCGGCTTTACCTCATAAAGTTGCTGAAAACAATGGCGCTTTGACGGTTACAGGTGGCGTTGCTACTTGGACAATTACGCACTCCTTAGGTGCTGACGTTGTCGTCTTGATTAAAGAAGTTGCTTCCAATGATATGGTAATTGCAGACGTTAGAAATACTTCTACAGAAACGATTATCAAAATCAATTCAAGCGCTGAATCGATTGCTGCTGATACATATCGTGCAACAATCATTGGTTAATCTTAACCAAAGAAAAATTGAAAACCCTCTAGAAATAGAGGGTTTTCTTTTGTAAAATTCTAAAGAAATTCTTGACTTTTTGAACGGTTTTTGTTATAATAAAGTATAAAAACTTACAAAAGGATTATTCAATGTTTTGTATTATCAACAGTGAAACAAAAAAGGCAATTTCCTATTACAATGATTCCAAAAGTGCTATTTCAACTTTTGAAAATTTGTTGAATCAAAATCCAAACTTAAAAATTTCCCTTATCGAGGGTTATAATTTAACCAATCCAACCGACCAAAGCACTTGGAGAAATCTTTCGGAATCTGTAGAAGTTTGTGGATTATGTCACGATACCTTACCAAAATATAAATTTTTGAATGATTATGATAAACAATGTCTTTATTGTTCGGATTGTAGGAAAAAGGAAAAAATCAAGGCTCATATGAAAAGAGCAAAAGACTTAGGAATTTCTCTTGAAGAATTTGAAAAACAATTGAAGGAAAAGAAGGTTACCCGATGCAAATCAAGGAAAACCGAAAATAAGGAAAAATCTGAAACAACCATTTTGAAGAAAAATCCTGATAAACCGGTTACTTTGATTAAAAACATGTCGGCGGAGGATAAACATTCTTACTATAAGGATTTATATAATCGTTATTATCGGCGTCCTGAAAATGAAAAGAAAACGGTGATTTCAAAATGCAAATTAGTATCCGAGGAAGAAAGCACAAAAAATTACCTTCGATATGTTACAAACAAAATCGATGAAGTCAAGGCAAGGATGGTTGAAGACGGTAAAAACATTTTCAGATTTTCCTTTTATTTTTTGTACAAGGATTCCAAACCGGTTTTAACCAAAACCATTGATTGTGATACCGATCATGAAAAGGTTTATTACATTCAAAACGGTCCTATTCGTGGAACTTCTTTTACCTTGGTTTGTTATGATACCAATGAAAAAAGAGCTCGCAAACGAATTGAACAAAAACTGAAGGAATTGAAGGCAAATGGTTTTCAAAAGTAGGAGGTTCAAATGTCAAAAAAGAAAAAGTTGAAAATCCCTAAACCAAGAGATCTTATAGCAAGGGAAATGCTTTTAAGCGGAAAATTCAAGCAAAAAGTAATTCCAAACAAGAAAAAGAATTGGAAATCAAAGAATTGGAAAGCGGAGTTAAGAAAAGATTCCGCTTCCTCTTTGTTAAAAAGGAATAAATTCAAAAAGAGGATTTTAAAATGTGTTGGAAAATCAAAACAAAAGATGGAAAGTTTCACAAGGTTAAAAATGTTATTATGGATGCGAGTCCTAATGAAGAGGAAAGTTTCTATACCGTAACATTTCAAACCAACCTTGAAAATTTTTCAATTTTTTCAAATCCGGATACCGACATTCAAGGTATTCAAGCTTTTGGAATTTTTGGTAAACCAAAAACAAGGTTGCTTTTTAGAGATGATGAACAAATTCCAATCTTTTCAATAACAAAAGATAAGGTTACGGTGATTTTCAAGCTGGTTGAGTTTTAATTTTCTTTAAAATTTTAACAGCTTAGGATAAAGGAAAAATGAATCTTAACCTTCTTTTCTTTGATCCAAAAAGTCCGTATCACCTCTTAGTTTTGAGTTCACCTGCAGTAAAATATCCACCAAGCTGGTTTGAAGCTTTTACATTACCAAGCTCTTTAGAGGAAAAATCAAATGAAGATTTGCTTGAATATCTACGAGAAATATCAGAATGGAATGAAAATATTTGATGTAAGAAGTGATTATATCAATAATCTCAATCAAAATTTGAATAATTTTTCTATTAGTTTTCTTCCGGATAATTATATCGGTAAAGCAAGATTTTATTATTTTGGAATACCTTTTATGAAATCTGAATTTTTAAAAGGAATTCCAAATCTTTTCCTTTTCCTTACTCCACCAAATTCTGAAATATCTAAAAAATTGGATGAAATTTATCAACACCACCACATTTTTAAGTTTTCTATCGATGATAATCTTCAAAAATCGGAATTTAATGAACTCATTATTTCCGATTTAAGAAAATATTATCTTGAACTCGATGTTAAGAAAGAAAATCTTTTACCTGGTTATTATCCGGATACAATTAAACTTATTCTGGGCTCGGAAAAATATAAGGATTTCCTTGAAAAAATGACTGGAAAAACTCAAGGAATTGTTAATATTGAAGGAAAGGATTATACTTATTTCTATAAAAACGATGTAGAAGAGTATTTCTTGGAATTTTGTTAGGTTTGAAAATGGTTACCTCTTATAACGAAAAAGATATTGTCGTAACAAAAGGCTTGGAAGGTTTACGTTTACGTCCAGCAATGTATATCGGAAATTTGGAAAATGGAAGGTTTTCGATATTGAAAGAAATTCTAGACAATGCTCTTGATGAGGCAACCTCAGGATTTTCCAAAAAAGTCGGTTGTATTCTTTATAATGATGGTAAGGATTCCTGCTTGGTTTATGATGAAGGTCGAGGAATTCCTGTTGGTCCACATCCGGATGAACCTGAAAAATCAACTATGGAAATTGTTTTCACACAGCTTCACGCTGGTGGTAAGTTGAAAAAAGGTGCCTATTCAAGCGGTAGCGTAGGTTGTTTTACTGGGGATACACGTTTAAAACTTTTAGATGGGACTTACCCTACTTTTGAAGAATTGTGGAAAAAATGGGAAAAAGATCATCAAAAGTTTTGGGTTTTTTCAAAAAATATCGAAAAAAGTAAATATGATTTTCAGATTAACCAATGTTATGGAGTTTATCGAACTAAACAGGTAACAAAACTTGCCATTATTACTTTAGATAATGGGGAAGTTATAAAATGCACAGTCGATCACCCTTTTATGAAATATGACGGCGATTATATTGAAGCAAAAGATATTCAACCAGGTCAAAGTTTAGCTGGTCTACATTGGAAATCAGATAAAGACAGTTATGAATTTTATAGAGTATATCCTTCGGAAAAGATTGAAAATTCTTCAAAAAAAGCAAATTATAAATCATATGGAAAGGCAATACATAGAAGAGTTGTAGAAATTTTAGGATGGAAACGTCAGAAAAATTTACAACATATTCATCACATAAATCATAATAAAACAGATAATCGTCCAGAAAATCTTCAAATTTTAAATCGAAGTGAACATTTTTGGGCGGATCAAAATGATCATAAGGCTCATGAAATTTTTCATTCACATGCACATCAAAATAATTCTCAAATTATGAAAAATTTAAACATCAAGTATAATCTTACGAAAGAGAATACTAAAAAGAAGATGTTGAAATGTGCTGCAAGAGCAATTTTAACTTATGGAAAATTGACGGCACAAACCTACGATTCTTGTAGAGGTTGGTGTTATCCAAGATATTTTACGGTAGTTCCTCTGTATTTTACTGAAAAAGACTTAGAAAAAAATGCTTATTCCTATATTCAAAAACATGGAAAAGATTACATTTTAAAATATAAACTTGAAAAGGATTATCCTAATAGTCCGGTTGCAAACATTGGAAATCATCAGGTTGCTTCAATCAAATTTATTGATTGTGAACCAACTTGGGTTTATGGAATGTCTGTTGAAAATGATCATAATTATTTACTTGCAGCTGGTGTTTTTGTAAAAAACACTCACGGCATAGGGTCAAGCGCAACCAATGCTCTTTCCGATTATTTTCAAGCTTGGACTTTTCGTGATGGTAAATGGTATACTCAAACATATTCAAAAGGAATTCCTACCTCAAAAGTAACAACAATACCATCAACAAAGCTACCAATTCCTCTTAAAAAAGGAACAATCGTCAAATTCACACCGGATTCTTCAATCTTAAAGAAAAGACTTGATACCATACAGGTTTCCGAATATATGGAAAATTGCAGCTTTTTGAATTCCGGTGTAATTTTTGAGCTAACAGATATAAAAGGAAATCTTAAAACTTTCAAATCAAAAGGGTTGATTGATTTCGTCAAGAAAATTACATCGTCAACCGATGAAAACGGTGAATCAACTGAAAAGTTTGAAAACCTTGGAAATCCTTTCATTTTTTCCAATGAACAGGTTGATGTTGCTCTTCAATGGTTTGAAAGCGATAATTCAAATCTAACCAGCTGGGTCAATAGTAACAAAACAATTGAAGGTGGAACCCACTTAAATGGTTTAATTCGTTTAATAACAACCAGCTTTGGGGATTTTGCAAAAAAGAAAAATTACAAACCTGAGGATTTACGGGTTGGTTTATATGGTGGTTTAAATATAAAAATTGCTGAACCTCAATTTGATAGTCAAACCAAGGAAAAGCTAATCAATCCTGAAGCTGATAAGATGGTTTTTGATATTTTAAGAAAAGATTTCTTGAAATATCTTGAAAAGAATAAAAGTTTTGTCAAGCGTGTAGTTGATCGTGCTAATGAAATGCGGTCAATTTATAATAAATTTGCCAACGAAAAGAAAGCTTTATCTAAAATCAAAACCAGAGGAAAACAAGCTCTTCCTCCACCGTCAAAATTTATAATCAGCAACTGTAAAGATGATTCCTTGCGCGAATTGATGGTGTGTGAAGGAGATTCAGCGGGGGGATCGGCTCGTCAAGCTCGCAATCCTTATTATCAGGAAATCCTGAAACTGCGTGGTAAAATTTTGAATACAGCAAAGGCACCTTTATCCAAGGTTTATGAAAGTGCCGATATTGTCAACATTTTAAAAGCCCTTGGTTTTGATCCGGTTAATAAAGAGCATCGTTGTAGGGTTGGAAAAGTAATCTTTTTAACGGATGCCGATGTTGATGGCGAACATATATCCACGCTCCTCCTGACTTTGATAAAAATGTATTATCCGGAGCTTTTGGAACAAGGTAAGGTGTTTGCGGTTGATGCTCCTTTATTCATTGGAAAAACAAGAACAAAGACAATTTATGGTGAGGATTATCAGGATTTAGTCAAAAAAGCAGGAAATGAAAAAATCCAAAGTGTTACGCGATTAAAGGGGTGGGGTGAAGCGAATGCCGAACTTCTTCATGACCTTGCTTTTAATCCTAATACAAGGAAGTTAATTCGAATCAAGGACGTTTCCGGTGCAGATTTTGAATACTTCAAGAAAATCGTTGGTGAAGATTCCGAGGTTCGTAAACAACTTTTGGAAAGTTTGTAATTAAAACAAAAAGGCGGTGTAAAATGGAAAAGGAAGTTGCTGAAAATTCAGGAAAAAAGATGACTCCTCTTTTGGCTATTAAAATTCATTGCAAGGAATGTTCCGGAGATGAAATGCCAAAGAATTGCATTATCCAAGATTGCGTTCTTTATCGATTCCGGCTTGGTTTCGATATGGAGAAAAAAGGTAGGGTAATGAGTGAGGAAAATAAGCAAAGGCTTCGTGAGCAGATGGCAAAAGTTCGTGATTGCAAGAAAAGTTGAGATTCTTCTTTGTTAATAAGGGGTAGTTACAAACTTTTGGAGATAAGAAAATGCAATATGAAGTTCACGATTATATCCTTTTCAAAAATGGTCGTAAGAAAACCAATGGATTTATTGAGGCTATCCTGCCAAACAGTATTTCAGTTAGCTTGGCGGAAGATCCTCAGATTTTGGTAAATCTGGATAAGCCGGAGCTGATTTTAGCCGATTATGGTATTCAGCCAGACTTTGATGATTTAAAAGCCAAAATTTATAAAAAGGATTTTACTAAGACTTTCTTTGGTAAAGTGACAATTTTTCGTGATATTACCTCCGACGAGGAAAAAGCAATTACCGAAGCTATGGATTCAATTGCAGCAACAGATGCTGTAAATGTTTTGTTACATCCTATCAATGTTGAAGTTACCTATCCAAAGGGCGGTGAAGGTTCCGTTAAAACAGATGATAAGAAACAGGAAACAAAAATTACCTTATGTCCTAAGGCTTTTGATAAGGAAAATTGCAAAGAAGTTTTGCTTCACCAGATTGGTAAGGCAATTTGGTCTCAGAAATTATCAAATGCAATGAAGGAAAAATGGATTAAATTTTACGACAAAAATATGAATCGTAAATCCGTTGCCGATGCGTCGTTGGATCAGTTGCGTTTGGATTTCATTAGTTCAGGAATGACGGTTTCCGATTATTGCAAGCAAATGTCCGATGGCGATGTTTTGAAAAAGGTTATGAAAGTCATTAAACAGGACCATAATTTGGATCCACGCCACATTGATATTTTGGCTCAAAGTGGAAATGATTTGGTTTCAATCTGGCCGACAATGTCCTTGAATGTTGTTGAATATACTGCCTTGGTTTCCGAACGTTCCACAAAATCGGTGGAAGATTTCTTTGCAGAATCTTATATGTTCAAAATGATGGGCTTGGATATTCCTACTTCGGTTGATAATGCAGTAACAAAAACATTGAGCAACATTTAAAAGTTAAAGGTTGATAACAAATGACAATAAAGGAAGAAGCTTATTCACCGGTGCAGGTCGATCAAAACCCGATTTTATTCGCTCCGCAGATTGATATGCATTTAACCGGTGGTAAGGTTCAAGACATTCTGGATGATACTTTACAGTCCTGTTATCAACCTTTATTCCATCTTAATTGGTTCAAAAGAAAACTTGCCTTGGTATTTTGTGATTTTGAAGTTAATACCAAGGCAAAATTCTCTAAAAAATCAAGACAAGAATTTGCCGTTGATATTTTTAACCTCATTCAAATTGAAGACGAAGAAAATTTTGTTTTCAAAATGCGTGAAATGGGTATGCACAGAACTTACATTCAGGAAATTGTTGATTGTTTTCTAACCGAAACAAAAGATATTGATTCTATTGAATGTAAACTTTTTCAAAATATTCGAGACAACAAGATTGATTTTGAAATTTCAGAGGAAATTTCCAATCTTGAGCAACATTTTGATGGTATTCCTTTTAATAAACTTTCTCAAATTCGTAAAAAGGTTCAATACTGGTTTGATGTTTATATTCAGTTTAAGGATATGGTGGCTGCCAAATATTACCGTCTTTGTTATAAATTTGCAAAAAAGGAATGCGCAACCCGTGGCACTTTGGAATTGGATAGCTTATTCAAAAGTTTGCTTATTGCATTAAATCTTGCTATTGATAAATATAATTCCGAAAAAGGTGCGCTTGCCTCTTATATTCAAACTTGGATAACCGGTTATATTAAAAATGAAAGTTATGCTCTTGAATTGGGACAAGCTTTCAAACTAGCCTCGTGGAATATAAGAGCCTTAAAGAAAAACAACATTACTACCTATGCAATTTCCACTGATTCCGAGGAATATAAAGAAATGCGCAACAATGAGGTTGATGACTCAAGTTTATCAATTGAGGAAGAAATTGGTAGAAATGTTGATGTAAACTTGTTAAATACTTTATGGAAAGTCAATGATCCTAATGTAAATTTTGTTCTAAAGATTCTTGGCTTACCAAAAGTGAAATCCTGAACGGATGCAGGATAATTCATCCGGTAAATTGGTCGTTATTTTGTGAAAGGTTTATATAGCTATGCCAGGTTTAAATTCGTTTCGTTCTGTTGCTGATGAAATGCCTCGTTTGTCAGATTTTGTTGATGTCTTGAAAAAAGACAAAATGACCGGGGATGGAATTCGGGTTCGTTTAATTGGACCTTTTTATCGTTATAAAATCCACAATATCAAAGGACAAAGTAAAACAGGAAAAGATTTTTTCTATTCCATACCTTGTCCTGATCATAATTGTGAAACTGATGGCAAAAATGGTGTTGAATGCCCATATTGCAAAGCAAAAGTTCCAGCAGGTTTGCGTTTGTTAGTTAATGCGGTTTTGTTGGATAATGTCAATTTGAGTATGATGAATCCGGAAAATTTCAATGAATCCGAACGTGAAGTCGTTGAATTTGAAGGTTTGAAATTCCGTTGTAAGGATCTTCATTCCAATTCTTATACGCCGGCGGTGGTTCTGGATTTGCCGAATGGTATGGTTTCCAAGCTGCAGGCTTTGGCAAATACCAATTATGTCAAGGATTCCGAAGGTCATAGAACTTATTATGAATTGACAGATTTGAAGTTTGGTTGCAATTTGTTGATTACCTTTAATCCAAAGGCAAATTCCCCTAATGAAAAATATTCCGTGGTTTTGGATCCTGAAAGCGATAAACGCAGCGCAATTGATCCTGAATTGAGAAAGCGTTTATTGATTTGGAATATTCCGGAAGCCGTTAAAAAGACTTTTATGCCTCTTGATGCTCTGGAAGAAAAGATTCGTCGGGATGCTGAAAGAATTCAGAATGCGGAGAATATCCAGATTTATCTTCCGGAAGGTGCAACTCCAAAAGTCAATACCGATGATTTGGATATGGACGATCCTCAGCCTCGTAAAATTGGTGCAAAGAAATCAATTCCTTCTTTGGATGCCGATGAAGATGAAATGGATGTTTCAATGCCAGGTAAGGTTGTTGAAGCTGATGATCTTGATGATCTTCCGTTCTAGTTTGTAAACTTATCGAAACCTAACTACAATTTCATTGATGGAGTATTTGGGATTATAAGAAAGGTAACCAATGATGTCGCATGGCGACCAGTTGGTAGTGTGGTTGCGTTAAACTCAGTTAAGATGAATGTTCCTTATGGAACAAGAAATCTTACAAAACCTTTTAATATAAAGTCTTAATGATTTTAAGATTTTGATTAGAAAGTATGACGTTGTTAATCAATGAGTAGTTAGGTTTCTTTTTCAAGGATTAAAAATATGGCTAAAAAAGAAGAAGAATCAGCTCCAGTTGATTTCAATTCCATTTATGAAAATTTCGTTTCAAATATTGTAACGGAATGTGAAAAAGCTGATGGTATCAATAATAGCCTTGATGATGGTTATTATGTTCCAACTGGCTTACATGTTTTGGATTTCATTTTAAACGGTGGGGTTCGAAGTGGTTGGTTTACAACAGTTGGTTATGAAGCCTCCGGAAAGTCAGCATTGGCTGTAAAAATGTTGGGTGGTTTGGCTCATGATAAAATCCCCGGTTATTATCTTGACCCGGAAAACAGCTTAAATACAGAATCCGCTTGCTCAATTATGAATATCAAAAGTGTTGATGAAGTGTTTGGCGTTAGATCACCAACCGGTAAAGGTTGGGAAGTCCCTCCCGTAATTCGTTATTCGCCGGAAAATATTTTGGAAACGGTTTTCACCTTTATGAAAAGAATCCTTTTAAATCTTCCGGATAAAATTTATCGTCAGGAAACCAAAAAATGGTATTATGTATTTACCAAGGAAAAGAAAGAGGTTGCTATGATGAAGGCTCTTGGATTAAAACCGGTCCAAAAGCTTTATAGCGAAACCGGTAAATACTGGTGTGAAGCTCCAAACGGAAGATTTCAATATGCTTTCTTTATTGATAGTCTTGCAAACCTTACAACTTCAGCAGTTGGTGAGGAAGAAGATGGTGGAAGCAATGCTATGGCTTTAGATGCCCGTGCATTTTCAAAATATGTCAAAACCGTTCGTGGTTTGTTGAGAAGAAAGCACGCAGTCGTTATTGCAATTAACCAGTTACGCGATAAACCTGGTGTTATGTTTGGTTCACCTCAATATGAACCTGGTGGTAATTCCTTGAAATATGCTTGTGATTGTCGTAATGAATTATCCACCAGAGTTGTTCCACCTGGCTGGGAACCTGGTGTTACTGATGCCGGTGGTAAAACAACATCCTTTGGTCAAGAGGATTCTGTTGAAGGTAAAGGCGTTGATAAATATGTTTATAAAAACATTAAAAACACCAAAAATAAAGCCGGCACGCCATTCCGTCAAGGTTGGTGTCGTTTATGGATTAGTGATTATCAAGGTTTAAGACGTGGTTTTGACCCGGTTTTTGATTGCTTGAAATATCTGGAATCCACCAAACAGTTGAAAATCAAAAATATAGCCGGTCGTAGAGAAATTACCTTTGCACCTGGTATTATTTCCTTGAAAAAGGTTATGCAATATGAGGATTTCAAAAAATTGATTATTGCTGAGGTTTTCAATAAGCCTGAAATTGCTGAACCAGTTTTGAAGGATTATGAATTGGAATCCAATCCAAACTTCAACAAATTATGTGATGAGCAGTTAAGATCTGGTGAAATTTTCACGAAAATGTTAACCATAGAAGATAGTGATTCCTCAATTGAAACAAAGTCTTTGGACGAGTTGAATGAAGATGAGCTTCAGGAAGAAGTTGACGAGCTGGATGAAATGGACGTTTCCAGTAAGAACAAAAATCTCGATTCAATTGATGATGATATCGACTTTTAAGGAGATAAGAAATTGAAATGAATTTATCAAATCTAACAAATGAACAAATTCATAAAGTTAAAGACTTCTATCAACAAGCTGTTATAAAATATGAAAATTGTTCAAAACCTCTTAATTACATATGTCCTTTTATTAAACGGAGATTAGATTTTGTAATAACAGATGAACAGATTTATCTTATTGCAAATAATCTTACCGAAGAGAAAAAATGTATTATATGTGGAAAACCTACTAGATTCATAAATTTTTCACAAGGATATTTAAGAACCTGTAGTAAAGAATGTTTTAAAAAAAGAACTTCAATTTCTTCTACTGGCAGGAGTCATGTTTGCCCTTTTAAAGGGAAAACATATAAAGAAATTTATGGAAATCGAAATGTAAAATGTGGATTCCAAAAAGGAGAATTTAATGTTGCAAAACGTTCTAAAATTCGACAAAAAATTTCTGAAAAAGTAAAAAATTCTTATGATAAGGATAATGGTAGGTTGAGAAAATTACGATCTCAACAACAATTATCTAGAAATCTAAATAAAGTTTTAGAAAGGTCTAGGTTTTCAAAAAATTTGAAGGCAAAAGATGGGAATTTTTATAGAAGTTCTTTAGAAGTAGATTTTGCAAATACTTTAATAGATAATAATATTCCTTTTCAATATGAAGTTCCTGTTAGGATGTCTAATAACCATAGAAAGGTAGTGGATTTTGTAATTGATGGAAAACTTTTTATTGAAATTTCTGGATATGCTTATGAAAAATGGAGGAATGATTTTGATCAGAAAATGAAATTATTTGATTTTGATAGGGATATTGATAATTCAATAATTTTTATCCTTGTTTATAGAAAAAATCTTAATCTTATTGTTGAAAATCAAAAAAATTTTGTAAATCAAAATGATAATCTTTTTTATGATGCAATTGAAGATAAAAATCATTGGTTAAGAGGTATTAACTTTTATCGATCAATTTTGAATTTTCAGGAGAATACAAAATGTTTATCTTAAGAAAACAATTACGCGATACTTGCACAGCACATTATCTTGGAAAAGGTTATCCAAAAGCCTGTAAAAATGCACATGGTCATAATTATTTTTACACGGTTGAAGTAGGTGGGGAAAAACTCAATCAATATGATATGTTGATTGATTTTTCAGATATAAAATCATGTTGCGATACCTGGCTTCAGGAAAATTGGGATCATACAACAATCTTTTCAAGCTTTCAAACAGAAGCAAAAGAATTGTGGGAAAAAATGGGTTGGAAATTTTTTGAATTTCCCATAAAAGATGTTAATACTACAGCAGAACATATGTCAGAGTTTTTGGCACAGTTGTTTTATAAGAAGTTAAAAGAACTATATCCAAACATTGAATATGTTCAAGTTGAAGTTTCAGAAACAAAAGATTCAACCGCAATCTATAAGGTTGATATTTCAAATTTCGATCCAGAAATGGTTAAGAATATTTGATAACGTTCAAAGACTAAAAAGGAAAGGTATACCAAATGAACGAAAAATTAGTGAAAGAATTGAAGCTGGAAATCAACAAGGTTTTGGATATGTTGAATGAAGAATCCTTAATGCGTATTTTCTTGGATACCAAGGAAGAACATAGACGCATGGTTGATCTTCTTGAATCCGTCAATTATACGCCGGTTTTAATGGGAACCACAAAGCCTGCTGAAACAAAGTTAACGGAAGAAACAGCCAAGGAAGTTGTTGACGAAATCAAACCTGCCAAAGAGTCTAAGAAGGAAACAAAGGTTGAAGCTCCAAAAGCCGCTAAAAAAGTTGATGATGATTTCGACGATTTTGATAACGAGGAACCCAAGAAAAAGGAAGCTCCTAAAAAAGCTGAAAAGGTAGAAGAAAAGAAGGAGCCGGCTAAGAAGGATGATGATGGCTTTGATGAGTTTAGCGACGATTTTGATGATGAACCTGCTCCTGCTAAAAAGGCCGAACCTGCTAAAAAGGTAACGAAGGAAGAGCAGGACGATATTGATGATTTCGATGATTTTGATGAATCTGAAAAGAAGCCTGCAGCAAAATCCGAACCTGCTCCTGCTAAAACGGAAGCTGCTGATGATGATTGGGATGATGATTTTGACGAACCGGCCAAACCAACAAAACCTGCTAAAACGGAAGCTTCAAACAGTTTTGATGAAGAAGAGTGGTAAGAATCCTATAACTAATTGAAAAGAAAAGAGGAAAGTAACTTAACTTTCCTCTTTTTAATTTTATACCATTAAAGTTTTGTTTAATCTTCGAAGGAAAACAAATATGTCAAATACAATGATTTTACAGAGCCACAAGGCATTGGATAAAATCGCTTACAAAATTGTTTGTAAAGCAAGCGGTCCTATTGACTTTGTTTCAGCTCAGGAAAATGTTTCCGCTATGTTTGAAAATAAGTTTCACGTGGTTCGGAATTCTTTAAAGCATCAAGGTGATAACCTTTATTCAATGATTGTCAAAGCCAATGTTAAATCCATTGCAGCTGATTTGATTGGACCAAAATCCAACAAAGTTGAAATTACTGCTGGAATTTATACGGATGCTTCCGACAATTCAATTTGGAAAATGGAAGAAGTCAATGGTGAACGTCGTTTGGTTATGGCGGAACCGGAAGATTTGGAAGCGTGCTTCCATTATGGAAAATCAATTGCAACAGCTGCTTTAAATACAAATGTTGATGTTGTCTCCGGTGATTTCATTACATTCTATAATAAGAAAACCGGATCCGTTCAGGCTGGTTTTGCTATTGTTGCTGAAGATGGTGAAATGGAAGCCATCAATGAGGAAATGGAAGAAGTTCCTTTGACGGAAGATGATATTATCAACGCAGCAGATTTAACGGATTGTGATGCAAATCCTGTTGAAGCAGCTTTAAAGGGTGGTGACGCTTCCAAAGTTTTGGATTATATGCGTAAGATTTATAAGAATTCAGAAATGATTTCCGAATTGAAACGTATTATGGATTTCAAAACAGCCGAAGAAAAGAAATTTTCAACAACAGCTTCTTTGGAAGATATGGATTTTTCAGATGTTAAAAATGATATCCAGAATTTCATTTTGAACCAGGCGGTTGATGAATTGAAAACCTCTTTGCAGCCAGCTCCGGTTGAAGAAACGATTATCGTTGAAGAAGCAAATTCCGATGGCGATATTGATTTTGCTTCACAGGAAGAAATGGATGAATATCTTGAAAATCCGGAAGCTCCAATTTCTGAGGAAGCTACAAAGTTATCAGCGGAAGCCAATGATGAGGAAGATTTTATGGATATTTCCTTTGAACCGGAAAAGCCTTTTGAGGAAGAGCTTACAGCCGAGGACGAATTCATTGATAATGAAATCGGTGAATTGTTGAATGAGGAAGATGTTGGTGTTACAACGGAAGCAGAATTGGATAAAGGTGAATTTGTGGAAGTTGAACCAGCGGAAATTGATGGCGATGATTTGGTCGCTAAACTATCAGCTTTGATTGGAGAATAAAATGAGCTCAGTAAAAGAAATTTTAGCTGGAATCAAAGATCCGAAAATCCTTGGTGAGTTGAAGGAAATTATGGCGTCAAATGATGACGAAAAATTGAAATCCTTCCTCAAAACCTTATCTGCTGATATTAAGGCAAAAGCAAAAATTAAAGCCTCCGTTGAAGAAGCTCCCGCTGAAACAAAGGCTGCTTTAATTCCAAACGATTATGAATGGTTCCGTTATAAAGGCTCCCGTTGCAAGAATATTCCTTATGCTGATGCAATTGTTTGTGTTCAGCCTGACGATGTATTAGGAATTTCTTCAGTTGTTGATTACCTTGGAAATTCAAAGGTTATCTTTCCAGCCTACAAAACAACCCCAATTAGCTTGAGCAAGGATGTTTTGGCTCTTTTGAAAAATCGTTGTAATGCTTATACCGGCGATGTTGCCAAGTTGTTGGCTTCCGTTGAAGCTTCAACCGAGGTTTTAGCAAACAAAAGTGAGCAAAACGAATATATCAAAGGTTTGGACGGTGTTCCTACCTTATTGCCTTGTTTTAAGAAAGAAAAGGATGAAATGCATCTTGTTTTAAGAGCTGCATCAATATTTTGTCCGGTTATCATTGAATCAAAAATCAAACGTCCTTTCCGTGCGGAAGGTGCCGATAATGTTATTAACGAAATGTCAAAACGCTTGAAAGATGTTGAAAAGAAATTCAATGAAAAATACAAACAATTGTATCGAGACTACTTCGATGCTTGTCAGAAAGAGATTGATAAGCTTGAGAATGATATTGACAGTAAAAAAGTCAATTTTAATTAAGGTTATCAAATTCTAACCATTCAGGGAATTTAAAAATGACGAAATTACCTCCGGATTATAGTGATATAGAATGTGAAGTGGATAAGGGTTTTGACGGAGCTCCACAAAATTCTAATCTACAATTTAGCGGTATTCCGGCGTTCGATTCCCTGATTCAAAAACTAAGTAAGGAAATCGATATTTCAAATATCGAATTTCAGAATGATAAAATGGCAGGTAATGTTCAAAGGACATTACTTGCCAATCTTCTTCCATTAGTCCCGGTTGCTGTGGACGCTTATAAGAAAAAGCCTAGTATGGGTCAAGCAACAGCTTTAACTAATCTTATAAAGCAGGCAATTGATTTGTTTGAACAAATTCGGTCTGTTCAAAATCTAACCGGGCAGGTAGATTATATCTCAGAGGAAATTATCAATCCTTTAATTAAGGTTTTCATCAATATAATTTACGACCAAATCTTTTTTGTGAAAAAGAATCTGCAACAAAGCAAAGATTTTATGGGAAAACAAAAAGAAATTGACGTTGTTTTCAAATTGCTGGACGATATGTTACGAGAAGTTGGTAAGAAATTGTCTGAGGAAGAAGAAAAAAGCGTTGAAAAGGTCAAACAATACTTCTTAGAGGTTTAAAGAAATGCCTACCACTGTTAACTTAACGGATGATAGCTTTAAATGGTTTTTGTTTCAGTTAATTGCACATCCAATTTTAATGTGCTTTAGTTTCGCTTTTTTCTTGTTCATTTTAGGTATTTATAAAGAGCGTGTAAAGATTATTGCTGCAATAAAACTTTTACCAATTTTTAGGAAAAAGTCTATTAAACTTCCGGATATTTTAAATCATCAATTGTTCAAAGACCTTGATTTTTATGTCAAGGAAAAGATTGGTCAAGCTTATGATCCTGAATTGAATACAAAAACCGATCCTGTTAAAATGGAAATTGCCCGTGATTTTTTGATTATCAAATTCCAAAATAGCTTGACTTGGTTGTATGATTTTTTCTGCAAAACAGATTTTGAAGACCCTTATTTGAATATAAGAAGTCTTTTTCTTCATCGTTATGAAAAGAATCTTGCCATTCAATATTCCCTTTATAAGGAGCAAGGAATTCCACCTCTTTTTATTGAAAAGTTTATGGAAGTTACAAAGCCATCTTCGGACTATGTATTACATAGTATTGATGATTTATTAAGCGAAAAAATTCCACTTACCATTTATGAAAAACTCTATATGGCTCTTGGAAATTTATCCTCATATTTTTCCACAATTCTTCTTGATATGAAAGATGTAATTGCTTGCATTAACGGTGACTTACGTGGTCAAATTTACAACGGAAAAATTGTAGGCGGTAATGATTACAAAATTTATCCTGTTCCTGATAGAGCATATATTCCTTTGGTTGAACAAAAGCTTGAAGCTTTATGTTTGCAGTTGAATGGTTGCCGTGCATCCGTTTGTGTCTTCCATGATGTGAATAAAGACGATTATTTCGATGGTTTATTTTCAAAAATTTACGAATATGAAAACCTTGGATTTAAACCAGCTATTAGTGAAGTTCAATATAAATCCAATTCCTTGTTGTTGGAATTTTTACCAAAATTGAAACGTCACGAAGGTTGCCACGGAATTCTTACCACTGTCAATGAACGGCTTCAAACCATTATGATTTATACCGGCGTTAGTGCCTTCTATGGTTATCCTTTGTTTAATGATAATCAGTTAAAAGGGTTTTTGTTGGTTACATTTAATAATATGGAAGCCTATAAAGAACTTGATGAAGAAGAGACTTTTGAAATCTTAAAAAACACAGGATTCCTTTTAAACCATTATATTACATATGAAAATGGTTTGAATTATTCCGGAAATAAGTTAAAAACGCTTGCTAATTGGGAAAGTCCTATTTCCGGCGGCGATAAATAACCCGATCGTCACGATTCAAAGGTTTGAATCTTTTCTTTCCATCAGAATCGATAATCCAAAAAGTTGTTGAACCGGGTCTTGGGCAACTTTTTTGGATTAATGGGAATTCTTTTAAATCTGCAAATTCACCATCCGTTATGAAAATGGTTATATCAGCAGGTTTGACTTCTCCATTTTTGTATAATTCCATTGTTGGACGTAAAAGTGTTCCACCTCTTGGAAATTCAAATTGTTTCAAATCAAGCTTCTTTTGGAAACTTTTCAATTCAATGCCACTATCATAGGCTTTATCCGTAAAAAAGTAAAAATGTAGTTTGCTGAATCTGACAAACCTACACATACTTTGCATTTCAAGCATAATCTTTTTCAACATTCCAGAGGAAACACTACCACTGGTATCAATATGAACATTTATGTTTGGGTAGGTTCTTGCATCAAAATTACCAGGTAAAATCATTCTGGTTTTTGAAACCGCTTGTAACATATAGGTTCTTCGATTCAATCTTGAGTAAGAAGAGGTTTTTCTATCAATGCCTTTTCTTTTTACCTCAAGCTGAATTTCTTTCATCCAATTTGGCAATTCAACAATCTTTAAATCATTTTCAATCTTTTGCTTTGTGTTAGGTGAATTACCGCTGGCAATCGGTCTTGTTTTTTCACTTTCAATAATCTCAACATTTCCTTGCTTGCTTAAGCTGTCAACAATTGAAGCCATTGCTATATCAATCTTTTGTTGTTTTTCTTCCTCAAAGGGCCGCAAACCTGGTATTTTGCTTTCTTGGATAATATCAAGCTTTCTTTCCAGTACCTCTTTCTTCAACTTTTTCTGTTTATCCAAAAGGTATTGATAAAGGGATTCAGAAACAATTTGTTCAACATCCATTCCGCCAGAATAGGTTAAACCAAACTTTTTGCAAAACTCAACAAAATCATCATTGTTTTCAAAAATGTTTGAAAATTCAATTCCTACCTCAGGCATTTTCAAAATTTGCGGGGTAACTTCTCCATAAATACCTTTTTTAATACCTTCGTTGATTACCAAGTCGTTTGCTATATTCCAGATTGAGTGGTTGCGTTCACCGCAACGTTCCCTATGTGCCAAAATTTCATGCAAACATTCGTGCATTAAAACAAAACCTACTTCACTTGCGTCATGGTTGATAATCCAATCACCGTTTAAATATAAACCCTTTGGTGAAATTGCAGCAACTTCAATATCCGGATAATCCCATATTACATTGATGTTTTCCAAAATAGGAATATATTCCGGATTACAACCTCTAAAGAGTTTAACAGCCTCATTATACTTATGGTTAAGCAACTGTTTTCTGGTTAAATTCTTGGTATCCATCTCCAACCCTTTTTTCAATTTTATAATTTATTATAACAACCTTTTTTCGTGAAATCAAGAAAATTTCTTATACTTTTTTGGAAATTCCTCTTGATTTTCTTCTGCTTTCCTGTTATAATGAAGTATAAAATTTAAAAAGGAGTGAAAAATGGAACTTGGAATTCGAAGCGTAACTACTACATCAACATTAAAGAATTTAATTCTTTCTTGTGCAAAGAGCAAGATTCCACTTTTAATTCACGGTAAACCAGGGATTGGAAAATCCTATACTGTTCGTGATGTTGTTACAAACACAATGAAAATCAATTTTTTGGATATGCGATTTTCCCAGTTACCACCTGAAGATATTTCCGGTTTACCGGTACCGATTAAAGTTGGTGATCGTCAATATGCGACGATCCGTTCCTTACCTGATTTTCTTCCCAAGGAAGGTAAGGGTTGCTTATTTATGGATGAAATTAACCAAGCAAGCCCCGCAGTTTTAAATGCTTTGTTCCAGTTGATTCTGGATCGTGAATTGTTGGGCGGTTCCTACAAGCTTCCTGATGGTTGGTTTATTATTGCAGCGTGCAATGATTTCGAATTCAACAAAAATGTAACAGAATTTGAACCTCCTTTGAACGACAGATTCCTTCATGTAAACTTTAATCCGAAATCCGAGGAATGGTTGAAATGGGCAAAGGACCATAACATAAGCCAGCTTATTTGCGATTTCATTTCCGCAAATGCAGATTGCTTGTATGGAAGTGATTCAATGATAACAGAAAATGTTGTTTTCCCAAGTGCAAGAAGTTGGGAACGAGTCAATATTTTTGAAAAGCAATTTGAAAACAAGGAAATTGATTTGAACACCTTGAGCTGGTTGGTAGCTGGTTTGGTTGGTCAAACAACTGCGGAGGAATATTTCAAATTTACGAACATTTATCGTGAAGACCCGGAAGGAGCTAAAAAGCTTCCTAAGGAAAAAGATCCTTTAATTGCTCAATTCTGGGATCCTGAATCTAAAAATGAGGGTGATTATTTCAATCTTGAAAAATGGTATAATCAAGCAAAGGATTATTACAAACGCGACCTTGAAATTCTCAACAAGCTCATTGAGAAGGCGAAAGATCTTGAATTAACGGACCCGATAATAATCAATTATAAGAAAAGCGCTTTTGACATTAGAAGGTATATATTCTTGCCAACCCTTCTGAAAGAGTTCATGAATTTGAAAGCTGAAATGGTTGTAAGATTCTTCCAGAAACTGTGGGGTTCCGATAAAGATAAATTTATGAAGGTGATAAGTAAAATGCTTCCTTCGTTTGCTGAAGACATTTTTGAATACTATCCTGAATTGAAAAGCGTTTTCAAGTTGGAAAATTTGGATATAGCTTCAAATCTTTCAATCGGGTCGGTGGTTAATATTTCAAATGGCAATAGTTTGACATCAGTAGATGTAAATACCGATTTATGTACAAAAACAGATAGTAATTAAGGAAGGTTTAATATCTTCTTAGAAGTCCTCTTAAGACACCAGGATATCTAAGTGGATAAGTCGCATTAGATACACTCGAGATCCCGATGCCCAAATTGCCAGCTGAATTACTGCTTCGAATCATTAGCTCTTTGGTTGCTTTCAAATTATTATCCAACCAACCATTGATTTCATCCATCTTAGTTTGAATGGCTTCCTTACGGGAATTGACATTTAAGGTAACTGAAGCACCTGTAAATTCAAAACCACGCATACCTTCCGCTAAGAACATAGCATTAAGAAGCTCAACCTCAGCACATTTTTCCCAAACATAAAGGAAAGCCTGAGGAAAATTACACATTGTATAGCTGGTTATGTTTGGAGGTGCCATATTGATTCTTTGTAATCCAACGGTCAAGAAATGAATATAATCCTCTTCAGTTAACCGTAGATATTCATCAATATCCCAATTCCTTGCTCTATCCAGATACCGACGCATATTGTTTATCAAAACAATAGCCAGATTATTTACTGTATAAATCATATGGATTTCATTTTCAATCTGACCCTCTTCAAATTCCAAGGTATAAATAGCTTGGAATGGTGCAAAACCCATACAAACATCCGTAATACCGTGAACTTTTGTTCCGGTTGTTACTCTGGTTATGTAGTTATTGTTTCTCAAAACAAATTTTGGATTTTTTACCGTTTTGGTAAAATATGATTTTCCATTTAAGTCTTGAATGTTGATTGAATAGTTGGCAAGAGGTGCCGGCGTAATCAAATTATCAACAATCGGTTGACCTAAAAGGGCTAAAACGGTTGAATCATATGGAATTGGTTCGGCTTCTGAAATAACCTGAATTTGTTGGCTTGCTTGCAAACGTTCATTTTCACCTTGAGCAAACCAATCAATTCTATATTGCTGGTTATTTACATCATCCGGAACAGGAGCACCCTCTGGAATTGAAAAGCTTGCATACCAGATGCTTGGATTTTTCAAATCTTGGTTTGCCAACCCTTCAACAATGAAGGTGTTATCAAAAGCATAAACTTTGAAGGATATCGGCATTGTTACTTCGAATGGTGTTTTGTCCTCATTCATAAAGGTTGCCGAAGTTGTATAATTTTTTCCGATAACTGCTGCTACCATAGTTCAACCTTCTCTTAGAATTATTGTAAAAATTAAGAGTTAGCACTTGATTTTACTGAAAACAAACATTATAATAAAGTATAAAATCAAAGAGGGAGATGTGTGATGGTAAACGATTCTAGAACAGAAGTTCAAGACAAAGCAATTGTCTATTCATATAAAGTATTTCAGGAGATTCTTGGTCCTGATCGCAAGTTAACATTTGAAGAGGATGTTGATAATCCAAAGGTTACCGGTGATGAATATGATGTTGCCTTGTTTGAAAATATCTATAAATGTGCGTTGTATTCTATGGCTTATTTTAAGAAAGAAGACCTTGAATGTCTAAAGAAATCCGGAATGAATTCAATTTCCAGAATGATTCATTGATTGCTGAAAAGATTGTACAAGAAATGAAACGACAAAATCATTTACATTTAAGCGGTTTCAATATACCACCAGCTGAAATTCCTGATTCGTTTCGTGGCGAAAAACTTTCGGATTCCTTGTTAAACAAGATTAGATTTAACCTTTTAGGAGATTGAAAATGGGTATGAAAATCCCGCATGTTGTAGAGTACTTCCAATCAATTCAAGGGGAAGGAAAGCGTTCAAACCGTCCTTGTACCTTTATTCGTTTCTTTGGTTGCACCTTACCTGGTTGCCCCGGTTTTGGTCAAAAGGATCCGGCAGATCCTTCAACTTGGAAAAATCCTGTTTTATCTATAGAAAAGGCACCTGAGTTTGGTTGTGATAGTCCAAAATCTTGGCACGAACCTTTCAAAAAATACTGTAAGCATTATGATAATGTCGAAGATTTATACAATGATACAGTAGGAAAATCTCCAAGACATTTACGGAAAGAAATTATTATAACCGGTGGTGAACCGATGATATGGCAGGATTTTTTGATTGAATTTATCAAAAAATGTGCTCAGGAAGGTTCAGAATATTTTACCATTGAAACAAATGGTATGATTGGTCCTAAATCGGAATTTATTGATTACCTTGAAAATTCAAATATTGAAATGTTGTTTTCAATTTCACCTAAATTGAATTGCGTTGCGGGTGTTGATGAATCAAAGTCAATTCAGATTGAGGTTTTGAAGGAATATCTTGAAATCCTCAAAACACATTTCAACATTGATTGCCAATTCAAATATGTGGTTAATGAAGATCCTCGAGCTTTGAACAAGATTTTTGAAATTCGTGATAGAATTTTGGAAGGAAGAAATGGGGATTATGAGTATTTCAAGGAATTGCTTACGGAAAATACATTATTGATGCCGGTTGGTGCTTGGGAACATTCTCAGGAATTGAAACAGAAAACCGCTCAAATTTGTATTGAAAATGGTTTTGTTTATTGCCCAAGAATTCATGTTGATGTTTGGGGTTCAAGAACTGGAGTTTAAAAATGAATTACAATTTCATTGTGAAGAAAATAAATGATGAAGAAAAATCGGTTGTTCGCTCAACAAACAACCGGATAGTTGTTGAAATTGTTGAAAATCCTTTGTGGAATGTTTCAACTTCCGATATCAAACTTTCCGATCCAAACATCATTGCTTGTGTTTTCCGGTATCATGAAGGAGTTAAGGTGGTGGTCGAAGAACATATCTTAATTCCTTTTACCAAAGAATATCACAAACTGTTTGGTGAAGAAACAAGAAAAACCAATGAAGATGTTTATCTTGTGAATATAGATGCAATTTACTTTTAAGGATTGAAGATGCAGGATATAGATTTAACCAAGGATATTTTATCCGGAAAAGAAATTCGTGCCAAGTTAATCAATGGTGCAAACAAGGTTGCTAATGCAGTTAAATCTACATTGGGGCCAATGGGTCGTAATGTGATTTTGGAATTGAATAAATATGGTGATTCCAGAATCACAAAAGATGGTGTTTCCGTAGCCAAGGAAATCTTTTTGGAAGATAAGTATGAAAACCTTGGTGCCCAGCTTTTGAAAAAGGTTTCGTTGAAATCAGCAAAAGATGCTGGTGATGGGACGACAACCTCAACGGTTTTGGCTCAATCAATTCTTACAATAGCTGATACCTTGGAAATCCGAAATGTTCATAAATTTAAGGAAGGTATGGAAGCCGCGGCGCATGATGTGGTCGAAAACATCAAACTTTATTACAAAAAAGATATTGAAACCATTGAAGACATTTATAATGTTGCATTGATTTCTTCTAACCAGGATAAAGAAATTGCCGGATTGATTCAGGAATGTTATGAAAAGCTTGGAATCAACAAGGATGTAATTATCAATCTGGATAATTCAAATTGCTACAGTAAATCCTTTGTCGATATTGCTAAAGGTTTCCAGTATGATAAAGGTCTTCCAAGTCCTTATCTGGTAAACAATACAAGGAAAATGGAACTGAATCTTGAAGATTGCAATATTTTCTTATTTGATTTTGAAATTCCTGATTTTGATTATTTAATTCCAACCATAACGGAATATTTTAAAACAACCAAAGAACCCTTGGTTATTATGGCTCAAGGTTTTGGTGGAGATTCTTTAGACGGGATTACTCAAAACAAGAACAAAAGCAATTTGCCAATTTATGCGATTGAATGTCCCGGTTATGGATCCCGTCGTTCCTCATTCATTCAGGACCTTGCTGTTTTAACCAATGGAGTGGTTTTATCAAAAGAAACCGGAACAGCTCCATCAAAACCTGGTGAATATGCAAGTGTTGTTGAAACCGGTAAGTTGAAAAGTTTGGTTTCAAATCAATTTACCACAACATTAACCTTTGGTTATGGTACTGAGGATAAAATCAAAGAACAAATTGAAATGATTCAACATTCCATTGATAAAAATATGGAATTTGACGTTGCTGAAGCCGAAAGACGAATTGCAAATCTTACAAGCGGAATTGCAATCATTCATGTTGGTGGAACAACAGAATTGGAAAGCAAGGAAGCTTATGATAGATTTGAAGATGCAGTTGGTGCCGTAAGGTCGGCTTTGCAGGAAGGAATTGTTCCCGGTGGTGGAATTACCTTACATATGGCTCAGGAAATTACAGAAAGTTATGAAACAACTGATGATAAACTTTATCCTTTGTTTGATTTTGCTCTTGGATATAAAACAGTTTTAAACTCTTGTAAAGCTCCAATTCAGCAAATTTTTGAAAATGCTGCAGATCCTACTTTAAATACCGTCATTTCGAATTGTATTCAGGATGAGGGAACAATAAAGGCTTATGATTTGGTTAATCGCCAGTTTACTGATAAATTGATTGATCCGGTTAAGGTTTTAAGATGCGCTCTTGAAAATGCAGTTTCAGTTTGCGGGTTGATTTTATCAACGGATGTTGGTATTGTTTATCGCAAAAACCTTGATGTAAATTCCGAAATTCAAATGTAGGAGAAGATTATGAAATACTTGAACTTTGGAAACCTTATTTGTTTCAAAGATTATGACTTTTATCTGAAATATGAAATCAAACCATCTCTAAAAGTCATTTATGAAAATCAAGGTTTATCCTTGGTTAAAAAGGCAAGTTTGAAATATGGAGTTTATTACCAAAAGGATTTAATTCCAGGTTCGGAAAAAGAGGTTTTCCTCATTGAAGCTCCTCATCAAACCATTTTCTTAAACGAAGCTAACTTCATAAGCAACTTGATTAAGGAAGATCTTGAATTAAATCAACCTGCTATCAAGGAAAAAGACCAGAAATATGAATCTCCATTTTCAAGGTTGAAGTTTAATATTTCAACATATCTATCAAAATTTAAAAATGGTAAATCCGATTATCTCATGAAAATTCAAGAGAAATTGGAGCAGATGAATGAGCTTTTGGAAGAATGTCCTCTTCCATTGGTTGTTAAAGAGAAAATGGATATTCTGGATAAAATGCGTAAAGATCCTAATCTGGTTAAAAATGCATTGGAAAAAATTATTCAAGGTTTGGAATTTGGGGAAAACTAAAAATGGTTGAAATGATAACGGAATCGCTTGCTACAAAATATCGTCCTGTTTTAGCAAAGGACGTAATTGGTCAGGAAGCGTTCAAAAATATGCTGAAGGCTATCAAGTCAAGCGGTAAGGTTCCAAAGGCTGTTTTATTTACCGGCGAGACCGGGTGTGGAAAAACCACATTGGCGAGGGTTTTTGCCCGTCATATCAACAAAATTCACGATATTAGCATTGCCAATGATGTTTACGAATACAACATTGGAACCAATGGAACAGCCGAAGATATTCGTGATTTGGTTTCAAAATTGAAGTTTATGCCAAGGAATAAAGACCATAAATCCATTTATATTCTTGACGAAGTTCATAGATTGACAAAAACATCAGCAAGTGCCTTATTGAAGGAAATTGAGGAACCACCTGCTCATGTTGTTTTCATTCTTTGCACAAATGAACCTGGCGCTTTATTACCAACCATTAGAAACCGTTGTCAAAAGGTTGAATTAAAGCCTTATACCATTGAGCAGATTATTCAGCTTTTGAAAAGAGTTTGCGATAGTGAAGGCTTTTCAGTTAAGGATGAAATTCTTCAAAGGGTTGCGGAAGGTTGTAATTCTCAGTTAAGAGAAGCTTTGGTTGTTTTACAAGGACTTTTTGATCAATTGAAAGCAAACAAAAACCTGAGCGATGAAGAATTGAATGATTTACTCAAGGAAGTTGTCAAGTTTGACGAATATAACAATGTTGGTCGTTTTCTGGTTTGTTTATATATGGGCAATTTAAGGGTGGCCTATCAGGAGCTTTTGAAAGCAACCGATATGGATCGTTTTTTAAGTTTGGCTCAAAATATGCATCAACGTTGGGTTAAAATCTTAATCAATCCAAACAATTTAAGCAAGCAGGAGCTGATTAAAAGTGGAATTGGATTTACAACCGATTTTCAATCCGTTGAAGTTATTCAGGATAAAATCCAGAAAAAAGGTAAAAAGGTTGATGTTGTAATTCCTTATATCATTGCACAAATTACGGAACTCCTTGTTAAAGTAAAAGAGAAATCATTGATTGCGGCCTTTAATTTGCAGGATTGTTTTCTGGCTGAAGCTGGAAAATGTTGCATTGAGGTTCAAAATCTTTTAGCAACCGCTTAGTCATTGACTTTCTGGAGATAAGAACAAAATGGTTGAAAAACTCTACATTTCTTACCAACAAATGGAAGAGGATTGCAAAAATTTTGCTGAACGTGTTTCAAAACTGGAACCAAAAATTACCAAAATTGTTGCAATAACCCGTGGCGGAATGTATCCGGCTTTAATGTTAGCTCAGTATTTAAACATTAAAAACATTGATACAATTTGCTTAAAAAGTTATACCGATGATAACAAACGTGGTCAAATTGAGGTAATTAACGATACTTTCAGTGAAAAATGGGATGACCCCAGTGTTCTTTTTATTGACGACCTTTTTGACTCCGGAAATACGATAGCTTACATTGGTAAAAAGTTTAAAAAAGCCTTAAAAGCAACCATTTATTACAAAAACAAATCCAGCAGAAGAAATCTTTCTTGGTTATCATTTTTCCAAGCTATTGTTCCAGATACTTGGTTGGTTTTTCCTTTTGGAAAAGACCCAATTCCTTTGGAAACCCAAGAAATTATTGAGGAACCAAAGGAGATTGAAAAGGCTGAAGAAACCATTCAATTCTTTCAACCGGAAGATATTGAAAAGGAATTTCTTGGTGGGATTTTCCTTGGAAAATCAAAATACAAACATGAGCTTGAAGAGCTTGAAATTGTAGCTAATCCTACTTTTACCGATATTCCATATGAGGAACCTAAGCCGGTTATTGATAATTATGATGACGATGATTGGAGTGATGACTGGGGTGATGATTGTAATATTCAATCACAATCATCTGAAGGAAAAATGGACGATATTGATGAAGGATGGTCACTTCGTCCAGAAAAAATAGATGAACCTTTTGAAGAACAAATAACAAAACCTCAACAAAAAACCGAAAATCAAGAAAATGTTGATTGGGTAAGTGAACCTTTTATTCGAGAAGAGGAAGAAAGGTGTAAAAAAGATCCTATATATGCTTGCCAACAAAAACTGGAACAGGTTTTGAAAACAAATCCTGATAGCTCCGATTTTAAACCGGTAAAAGAGGATCCGGAAATTGTTGCGGAACGGGAATTTCTTTCATCAAAAATCAAAACCATTTCCAAGGATGACGAAATTACCATCAATTCTTTAAACGAGGAATCCAATGAAATTGTTTCTGAGCTTCAAAGAAAAGCTCAAAAGGAAGAACGTAAATCTTTAACCGAGGAATTGGCTGAAATTACCTTATCCCAAGAACAGAAAAATGCTATTGCATTGATTATGAAAACGAAAAAGGATATAATTTTAACCGGAAAAGCCGGAGCAGGTAAATCAACTATCATCAAATTTTTGAGATATTTCAATCCAAGTTGGGCAGTTTGTAGCACAACAGGAAAAGCTTCGGTTTTAATTGATGGAACTACGGTTGATAGATTGTTTTGCATTGATAGGACCAATGGAAGTATTTGGAGTGATAGCTTTCTCAAATCAAATATGCGCCATTGCGGGGATGTAATCATTATTGATGAAGCATCAATGATTGGAAAGATTATGTTCCATCCAATCAGAAAAATTGCTGCAACTTTTGGAAAACGTTTGGTTTTTGTTGGTGATTGGGGTCAAGCTGCACCGGTTAAGGATGATTGGTTTTTCCCAATTGATTCTGATGAGTTTGAATTCATCAAATTGACTGAATGTTGGCGTCAAAACGGTGGTGAATTTTTGGAATGTTTGGATAAATTACGGGTTGGTAAACAAGACGACCAAGTAAATCAAATGTTTTCCTCAAGAGTTCGTCCGACAATTCCAAAGGATGATAGCTGTTTGGTTATTTTCGGAACAAACCGTTTGGCTGACAAATATAATGCCAGCAAGATTGAAGAGCTTCTAGCTTATCAACGGTCTCAAGGAAAACGTGGCAAAGGTTTTATCTTAAATTCAAAAATAAAGGGTGGAACCGTTCGAATTACCGATAAGAATTATGATGCAATTATGGCAAACACACCTTTTGCGAATGGAACAAAATTTGCATCTGGTTGTAAAGTTTTAATAACCAAAAATAGTAGTAGCACCGATGGTTGTGAATATTGCAATGGTGATACCGGATATTTAATCGGTGCAAGAGCTTGTGATGGTGAAGTGGTTGAATTAACTGTTCTTTTGGATAGAACCAATTTACCGGTAACCATTTCTAGAAAAACTGCTGAAATTGTTGATGTTCAAGGACGTCTTATGTATACTTACGAAGGATTCCCGATAAAAGTTGGTTATGCTATGACTGCTCATAAATGTCAGGGAATGACAATTCCGAAAATCTGGGTTGATATTGAATCCATTGGTTGGATGCATACGCACGGGTTGGTTTATGTTGCTTTATCCCGTGTTAGAAAACTTGAAGACCTTTATGTAAGCAGTTGGTATGATAATCTTGCCGTTGTTGACGAAGTTGTTCGTCCATATTTGTAAGAGGTAAAAAATGATAATTGGAATTAGCTCCTATCTTCCAAAGGATAAGGAATTACGTGAAAAACGGAAAATTCATATTAAAAGACAATATGATTTCTTTAAAGAAAATTTTCCTGATGTAAAAATTGTTTGTTGCTCCCAGCAATATGAAGAGGATGATTATCTTCCAGATATTGAATATATTAAATTTGATCATGGAATTTCTTTGCCCGGTGCAAGAAATGAGCTGCTTGAGGTTTTCTATAAAACTGATGAAGATTTTTTCTTGCTTGCGGACGATGACACAATTGTTTTTGATTATTATGGCTCCTTGGATTTGTGTAAAGAAATCCACAAAAACCCAAAGAAATTTCTTGAGTTTGATTTGATAACGTCGATAAATCCAAGGTATATGCCATTCAAGGAAAGTATGTTGGATCATAAATATGAAAATGAACGGAATTATTGTTTTATCCCTCTTTCCTGCAAATCAAATGCATTTTGCTTCTTGAAAAATTTAAAGAAGCATTATGGTGTTGAGGTTTATTATGATAATAACGTAACCAATGCCGTTGGTTGTGAGGATATGGTTTTTGATGCTGAATTGGTTTCAAGAAAATATGCTGTGGTAACCTGCAAGGATTTGATTATGAAAACTCCTGCTGAAGATTCCACTTTGGCAACTGACGAAAACCATAGAAGGGAAATCCTCAAGAAAAATGCTGAATTTTTGGATAAGAATTTTTCCAAGTTTGGTCTTGTTTTAAGAAATGGAAATGTAACTTGGAACAATTTCAATAAAATCTGCAACAAAGTCAAGCAGCCTTTGGTTTGGATAAAGCGTGAGAATTTTTATGAATTTCCTGAGAATCTTCTTAATTGTAAAAAAAGGAAAAAGGAAGAGGAAGATAAACCAAAAAATCTTGGTTTGTTAGCTGGTTTGATGAAAAACTGTTAATGTTTTCTTGAAGAAATACAACAAAAAGAGGATGAAAATGAAGAGAATTTTACTATATAGTGGCGGAATGGATTCTTGGTTAATGAATAAACTCTGGAAACCGGATGTTCTTGTTTATGTCGACTTAAAAGGTCGTTATAATAAACAGGAGATTGCTCATTTACCGGAAAATTGCAACATTTTGGATTTTGATTTATCAAAATATGAGCGTCCGGATAAGATTATTCCTTTGAGGAATTTGTTCTTGGTTATGTTGGCGGTTATCAATTATGCCGATGAAGAAGGTGCTAGCGTGTTAATCGGAGCTGGGAAGGGAGATAGAATTTTTGACAAGTCTCCTGAATTTGCGGAAAAAGCTAGCGACCTCTTAACCTACCTCTATCAAGCACAATGGTGGAATCCAATCGCTAAGAAAATCAATGTTTGTTTGGATTACAAACATTTAACTAAAACTGAGCTTCTTCAAAAATTTATTGATGAAGGTGGTTCAATTCAAGAAGCTTGGGAAAAGTCGTTTAGTTGTTATGAACCTGATGATGAGGGTCATGTTTGCTATGCTTGCAAACCTTGCTTCCGTAAAGCTGCTGCATTTTTCGAATGTGGTTTTAAAGATTTTGAACCAGAAGCAAAAACAAAACTCTTCAATTACATTGGTAAGGAGATTATGCCACAGATTGAAGCTGGGACTTATGGTCGCGGTGAAAAGGAAGAAGAAACAATCAAAGATTTTTATAACTGGTTAAAAGAAAACCATTAAAAAATCTTAAATGTTGTTAAGAAGTAGGAAGAAATTCCTACTTCTTTTTTAATAAAAAGGATGTGAAAATGAATAGAAGACCCATTATAGCTGTTGATTTTGATGGAACATTAGTTAATTTCAGTTTTCCGGATTATGGAAAAATTAAACCTGATGCAAAAGCTTGTTTGCTGAAACTCCAAAAATTTTGTGATTTGATTTTATGGACTTGCAGGTTTGGAAAAGACCTTGAACGAATTGTTTCTTATTTAAAATTTGAAGGAATTTCTTTCAAGGCTGTTAATGAAAATGTTTCCTACCTCCTTTTTGAAACAAGCAAAAAGATTTATGCTGATTATTACATTGATGATCGTGCCGGTTTTGATGGGGATTGGGAAAAAGTTTATGAAAAAATTTCAAGTTTGAAAGTGGAGCCTTTCCGTGTTCTTTAAAGACGATTTTGCATTTTTATCAAATATGTTCCCTTGCAAGATAACTTACAAAGGTTTGACCTTTTCTTGTTCGGAAAGCCTTTATCAAGCTTCAAAATGCAAGGATAAATCCCTCATTCCGAATTTTTGTGATTGGCATGGTGGAAAATCCAAAAGAAAAGGTAGAAAGGTTGAGCTTCGTGAAGATTGGGAACAAATCAAAATCAAGGTAATGCGCAAAATCGTTATTTTGAAATTTACACAAAATCCAGAACTTTTGAAAAAACTCAAGCAAATCAAAGGTCCAATTTCTGAAGAAAATACTTGGGGCGATACTTTTTGGGGAATTTGTGAAGGTAAAGGTGAAAATAACCTTGGTAAGATTTTGATGGAGGTTAGGGATTCCTTAGATGTTTGACCTTGTTGAGGAACTTTTACATAATGCTGACCGTTATGACCCGGTTGTTCGTGGTGATAGTGTTTGGTTGAAATGTCCCTTTCATGGCGGTGGTCAGGAAAGAACAGCATCCTGTCGAGTCAATCTTATCAAAGGGAAATATCCAGCTGGATTCTTTTATTGTTATGGCTGTGGTGCCCATGGTGATTGGAATAAATTAGCTGAAGAAATCGGCTTGCAAAAAATCGAGGGGCAAAGTAAAAGGGAGCAAGAGGCTTCTACAATACGTAAGATTTCTTCCAAGGAAAAAGAAGAGCTTTTTGAAGATGTTTCTTGTGATTTTGATTTTGTTATGTCGGTTCCTTGGGATCCGGAACGTCAATGGCGCAACATAAGTGGAAGACTTTTGAACGCGGTTGGTGGAAGACTTTTTTATAATGCAAAGGTTAAAGACCAAAATCTTTTCCTACCTTGTTATCAAAATGGTGAATTAAAGGGTGGAATTCAAGCTTTGATGAATAAACCAAAAGGTCAAAGCTGCTATAGAAATACAGCTGGTTCTTGGGTTAAGAAAAGTTGGTTTCTTTATGATTATCAAAAGGAAAGAATAAAAAAGAAGGATAATATCCTTGCAATTGTTGAAGGTCCACGTGATGCTTTGAATTTCACGCAATATGGATTTCCTGCTGTTGCTATTTTAGGTTCAAAAAATTGGTCAAACATAAAATCATCCTTAATTCAAATGCTTGACCTCAAGTTGATTGTTTTAGCTCTTGATCCTGATGAAGCAGGTCAAAATGCTTTCCAAAAAATTGAAACGGATTTAAAAAATTGCAGCAATCTTTTGAAGGTTGATTTCCACGGGGACGAAGATCCTGGTAATTTACCACCTGAAAAAATCAAAAAATTGTATCAAAAAGTGGTAAAATATTCTGAAAATCTGTAATTTTCTCTTGATTTACAAGAGAGTTTTTATTATAATAAAGTATAATCAGGAGATTAAGATGTTAGATATGCAAACAGTTCTTGGAATGTCAACCGATAGGAAAATCATTGTTAGGGATTTATACTATCAAGGGACAAATGTCGATGACGGCTTGCTTTGTCATATTTTCAAGGCAATTCTTTGGTTAGGAATTGAGGAATCTTGGTATAAAACAATAAGCAGAATATGTAGAGTTTATGCTGTAACAACCACTTTAAAGCCAAAAGCAAAAAGAATTTCAAGGGAAATTTTTGAACAATTTCTTTTTGACCCTTGTTGCGAAACAAAAGACCAGCTTGAAAAGTTCTTGAAGTTGGTTAAACTTGAATTTGAAAACAAAATAGGATCCGATGGATTCAAATATCCAAAAGCAAGAGAGTATAATCTGGATAAATTATGGTCTTGTTTTGAAAAATTCAAAAAGGATCTTTTGGAGAGGATGACAAATCCGGACGAAGGAAAAGCCTATTTACTTTTGAGCCGACCTGAAATCAAAAAGCTTTGCGAAAAATACTTCAAAAATATCTCTTGATTTACAGGGGAATTTTTGTTAATAATAAAGTATAATTTCCAAAAAGGGAGAATGAAAATGGAAAGAAAATATGTGTTTGGTAAGATTGAAATCAATGAAGATTTCGAAGTAACCGGTTTAGACCCTCTTGAATTAAAAGATGGGTCTTTTTTATTAAATCTTTCAATTCATAAGGTAAAAAAGGAAGTTAAACCTCTTATGAATTTGAAAGTCAATGAAGTTAAAGAAAAATGTAAACGGAACCGACCTGGTGGGAGTAGCCCAGATCGTCGTAAGGAAACTTTTTCACTTGATAACAATCTTATTTCTTGGAAATCAGATTTTGATGAATTTTGCGAAGACCTTTTGCAGGAACGTGAAGCTTTTGAAAAGGAACATCCGGAGCTTGAATTTGCCGCTTATTTAATGGTGGTGAAAGGACAAATGATGTCCAAACGTAGGGCTACTGACGGTCTTTTGATTCCTTCCAAGGAAGTTTACGAAGGCTGGTCGACCGAATCTGGAATTCATGAAGCAATTAAAAATTTACGCAAGCGCCGAAAGGCTTTTGTAGCATCTGGTGGTAAGGTTGTAGGTTATAATATTCCTACAAGCAAAGCAAATATGGTTTGTCTTGCCTATCAGAAAAAAGTTGAAAAATCGTGAAGATTTTTCTTGATTTCCCTTCTATTTCCTAATATATTCAAGAAGTAGAAGGGAAATTCCTTTTTACCTCCTGAAGGAAAGCAGGAGTTTTGCACAAAGACATTAACGATTATGGAGAAGACCTCATGAAGCATATACCTTTATTCGACAATCTGCTCAGCAAGATTGGATTCAATCCGTCTGAAAATGAATTACCTGAAATTTACCAAACGATGGTAAATTTGTTGGTTTATCCGAATGTCAAGCGTCGTGAATTTTATCCTACAATGACGACATTCATTCCCAAACAAATGCAAAAAGATGTACTCAATGTAACAACCGATAATCCGGAATTTATGATGTGGATTCAGTATTTGAACTACCTACATATTAACGAATTATCCGGTGTTAAGGCAATTGCTGCTTTGCAGGATTTTAAATGTAAGCCGGAAGATTTGGAAATTTTCACCTATTTGAAAAATGTTCCTCAGGATATTCTTAGAAAATTGAAAACCTTACCGGCTCCTTTGAATTACAAACAATTTCAGAAAGAAGTTGAAGCCTGTTATGAACGGGTTGAAAAAATCGTAACCGGCGTCATTTATTCCAGAGCTTCTTTCTTATCCGAACGTTCAAAAGAAAATATGCGCGACATTGTAGCGGATATTAAAATGGTTTTGGTTGAAAAGATTCGTTATCACTTGCACTTCCTGCGTGGTGAAGATTTAGATAAAGCAAGCGTTAAAGCAACAACCAATTACCTGATAAATTACATTCATTATAATACCTCAGGAAAGCGTAGTCATTTTACAGTTTCCAGAGATGAAGATGGGAATTATAATTCCTTCGTTAATACGACATCAGCAACAATTGAACATGATGGTGAAAGTTCCGATTTGTTTGATACCTTAAATGTTTCAAATGCTTGCGATGAATACAATGAAATTACAATTCGTAGCAGTTGCAGATCCATTGTTGAAAATTACGAGATGAAAAATATCAACAACGAAGCTGCAATGATTGAGGTTATGAAAATCATTTCCAACGAAAATGATGAATTCCTTACCTGGTATAATGACAAAACAGGTATGGATATGACAAGTCCGCTTGATATTCTTGAAGAAAATCCGAAAGGTTTCATGAAAGAAGTTTGTGCTTATTGTAAAGTTCCAATGACGACAATGAACAACCTGCTTCGCACTTATTTGAAGCCTTGCTATGAAGGAGTTTTGGAAGGATGATTAAAGATATTATAACGAAATTCACATCTGATGAATTTATCCCCGGATATGAAAGTAGGTTTACGAGAATTTTAGGTTTTGATGGATTTTCCTACAAGGAAATTGAAGATTTTGCAGGTAAATTGAAAACCAGTGGGTATGACGATAAAAAGATTTTCCTATATAAATTTCCGAATTATGGGGTTAATAATCCAAAGTTATATCGAAAAACCCTATTTTCTTACCTTGAATTTTGTGAAGAAATTTTCAATAAATCCTTTGCAGATGATGAAATTGTTCTGCTTTATGACATTGGAAATTTCATTCACAATGATGCTTTACGAATTGCAACAAAAGAAGATATGCGTTTTGTAAACTGGTATTTAAGCTATCAGCTTTCAAAAATTCCTGTTGCAATTTTTCAAAAAAGTGAAGATTTTAAACAAATCTTTCCGACCAACAACATTGTCTTTGATACCTTGGATGAAGTTGAACCGGCTTTGACGGATTGCTTCAATGATATTTCAAAAGCAATTGAAGAAATGCAAGGTAGATAGAATGCGGGGTAAAATTGAAATTCCTTCTTTCAAAAGAAAGGAAATTGGTGGATCCTTGAAAACATTTCATCGATGGAAGAATTCACTTGTATCGGAATGAAATTCCATTACCAGTATAAAAAGATTTTAATTTTTAGAAAATTGTTTAGGAGTTTCTAAAATGTCCGACGTTGATGAAAAGATTCAAAAAGTTACTTCAAGACTTCAAACCTTGGGATATGATATGCTTTTCGATCCAAAGATTGATTACGAAGGTGGTTTTGGAAGCGAGTTGTTGGTTTATCCATTGAGTAAACTTGAAAAAGAAGTTGATCGTGTTATTGAAAAAGCAGCTCCAAAAGTTACTAAAAAATCTCGGAAAATGGATGATGGAAAAATTCTGGATTATTTGATTGTTTCCCATGAGGCTATTCCTTTGGTTGACAATAAGACAGATGAATATATTGATCCAAGTAAAACCGATAAATTTCTTCGTCAAGCGGAGGACATTCGTAAGAAAAAAGTTCAAATGGCAAAACGTGAGTTTTTAGCCGCTTTCCAAAAGCTTGAAAATGAATTCCTTGGAAAAATTACATCCGATGTGGTTAGTTCCGTTCACAAGTTGATTTATAAATAGTTTTTTCTTCTTCCAAGGAGCAAACAAAGCCTTGGATCTATCTTCCAAGGCTTTTTCTTAAAAAGAGGTTGGTATGATTTTTACGTTGGTTTTCATTGTAGTTTCAACTGCAACATTTTGTTTTTGTGTTTTAAAATCTATGAAAAAACGAAAATAGTTCTTGGTTTTCCTTCTCTTTTTTGTTATAATAAATTATAAAAGTATAAAAAGGAGACGGAAAAATGCTTGAGGAATCTCAAGAGCAGCTTATTGAAAAATTGGCAAACGCGTTAAATCAAGTTGATTCATTTCAAGTTGATATTGAATACTATATTGAAGAAGGTCATGCAAGTATTTGGTTTTCTGTAAGGGATATGGATACTCTTGATTTATTTTGCAATTCTGTAAAAAAAGAATTAGAAAGTTGTGCCTTTTCAATCACTTATTTATGGTATGAAAAATCACGCTATAGAAAATTCAGTTTAAACATTAAATGTGGAAGATTTTCAAAATTCAAAGAAGTGGTAGAAAATTTGACAGTTGCAATTCAAAATCTCACAAACAATTCTAACGTAGTTTGGGTAAATTTTAAAAGAAAAAGGTGAAAATGGAAAAATAGTTCTTGATTTTCCAGAGATTTTATTCTATAATAAAGTATAAAAATTCAAAAAGGAGATAAAAATGCTTACACAATTTGAAATTCGGTTACCCGACGCTTCCAAAGGGTTCAGAAATCGGGATTTTCTTGTTTACAATACAAAAACAAAAAGATTCTTCGAGCAGGATGAGGAATTTTCCACTTGGGAATTTTTCATGGACCAGTTTTACGATATTTGGTTCCGTAAAAATGATGGTTCCTTTGAAAAGTTAGATTCTAAAGATTACCAAATTTGCAGAAACAGCCGCTTTTGGGGTTATGCGGAAATCAATGGTAAAAAGGAATCTTTCGATGTTTACGAACATGATCAAATCATTTCGGAAGACGAAGAGGGTCATCGTTATGAAGGAATTGTTACGCTGGACGGTTGCTCATTCTTCTTGGAAACAAAAGATGATGATGCTATTCCATTATGTGATTTGGTTGCAACAAGGACAATAGTTTTAGGAACAACATTAGGTGAAAAAGGGAAAATAAAATGAAAATTTATATGCTTGTTTTTATTTCAAGCTTTTTCAAACCTGTTGTTCAACATAAATCAGAAGAGGACAAAGAATGAATTTAAGTGGAAATTTCAAAATGAATTCCGTTACTTGGAATTTCAAAACCGTTCCGGAGCAAAATAATGAATTGGACGGTGACCGTGGTAAATGTTTTTATCGAACCAATTCAATTGTAGTTTCAGAAAATCTTCATGACGATCAAACCAGAGTAACGCTTTTTCATGAATTGGCTCATGCGGCTCTTCATGAAACCGGTTATAATGAAGAAATTCGTGATGGTTTGGGTGCCGAGTATGAACGTTTTGTAACGCAGCTTGGTATGCGAATGTTGGAATTGGTTGAACAATTCAAGTATTTTGACAAAATTTTCAAAGATGAGGAGGTTGGTTATGAGGTTTTGCGGTAAAATGAGAAATTTTTTCTGGAATTGTTATTATTTCTTGGATTCAATTTCAAGGTTTGTTACCAGAAAATCTCTTTGGAATTGGAAAATGCTTTTTAAAGATTTTGCCAAAGATGTTTTCATTTTCTTAACCCCTTGGTTAAGATATTGTCACAAAACATTGAGATTAGCAAACCAAAACTTTGAAAAATGTTTGACTTGGCGTTGGTTTTCAACCAGTTCACGTTCAAGAAAAGATTATTCCTACCTTTATGTAAATTTCAACATTTTCGGTTATATGACAATAAAAACAATGAAATATTACCATAATGGTGAACAAAGCAGTTTGTTTTTAACCGGTATGGTAGGTATGATGAAAGCTTTGAATGTTCAGGAAGAAAAACGAGATGCTGTTCTTGAGGATTTATATAAAAACGATGAATATAAATATACTACCATCTTCAAAGGATTTTGTTTCCGTAGGAAAACTTTTAGGAAAATTCAGAAAATCTTCTTTGATTTACCGGAGTTTAGTTGGGATTGTGGTAATTATGTCGTCATTGATAATTGTCGAGCAATCAAAAATTTGATTGAACATCCAAGAAGAAAAATTTACGTTTCAGCAAAATACGAACCTAATTACATTGAAGGTGATTTGGAACGTTATCGTGCTGGTTTACCGACCAAAGCTGAAAATTTCAAGGAGGGTATGAAGAAGCAACCTAATGCTGAGCAACGCAAAAAGATGATTTATGATTATCTTGAAGAAATTGTCGTTGATGTTTATCAGCAAGCTTATGCAGATGCTTTGAAAATGAAATACTTCAACCAGTATGATGAAAAATACAAGGATATTGTAGAATTGGCTGAAAAAACAGCAAAAGAATTCCTAAAAGTTTAAATTTTCTCTTGATTTATAACAGGTTTTTTGTTATAATGAAGTATAAAATTTAAAAAGGAGATGGAAAAAATGCTTACAGAGAATACCAAACAGCAATGTGATACCAACATTCCTCAGGATTCCTTCAAGAAGTTTGGAATTGAAACAAACGCAACGGCGTTGAAGATTTGGATGGATACCTTATATTCAAACAAAATTCCAACCATTGTAAGGGAATTGATGTCAAATGCTCGTGATAGTCATCAGGTTGCTGGAACCTTGGATATTCCTATTGAAATTCATAGACCGGATTCCGTAATTGAACGAACTTTTTATGTTCGAGATTATGGAACCGGTTTAAGTGAGGAAGAGGTTCTTAATATCTACTCGGTATTCTTCAAATCTACGAAAAACCAAGATAATGATCAGATTGGTGGTTTTGGTTTGGGTTCAAAAACACCTTTGGCTTATAGTGACCAATTTTACGTTACCAGTTTTTATAATGGTAAGAAAATTCAATATATGGTTTTCAAAGACGAGGTTGGTTATCCTACCTTGGCAAAGGTTGGTATTGAATCTACGGATGAGCCGAATGGTTTGAAAGTTGAATTTGCGGTTAATGAAAAAGATGTCTTTGCTTTTGAAGACGCAATTTGTTCCTTCGTTCGTTCATCTCATAATTTCAACATAAAAATCCTGAATATACCAAAAGATGTTTTAACCGGGAGGTATGGGGATTTTGGTTACAAGGAAATCGGGAATATTCCGGAAATGAATATCCAGATTTTAAAAAGAACTTTTCCAAAAAGCAACCGAGGTGTTTTGTTAGGTGGCATTTATTACAACTTAAACGATAGAATTTTTGGTTATCGTTGGAGGGAAGAACAGATAATGGTTTTCAACTCCAATGATCCGCTTCCTTATGATGAGGTTGAAAAAGAACTTGGTGTTAAATTTTCACCGGCAATGAAGGAAGAAATCAAATTTTATGATACCTTATTCAATTCCAACATTTCGGAAAATTTTGTTTTGGAATTTCCGATTGGTTCATTGGAAGTTACCGCATCAAGAGAATCTTTATCGTTCAGTAAGAAAACAAGTGAAGCAATAAGAAATGCTTATATGCTTTTTGTCAATCAAATTTTCACGGAATATGAAAAATTCAAACAAGATAGTAACTGGGTTATTCCGGTTGAAACTTTTGAAGATTATGTAGAAAACTTGGAAAAATTCAACATCATTACAAGGTTTGGTGCAGTTTATTCTTTCAAATATCTTGGTGATTTTTTCAAACCAACAAATACATCATCGGTTGCATTTTCAACCAATGGTTTGAGAAAAATCCTTGTTGATGATAAAGGTCAATTTTTAACCTCAATTCGTGTTTTGAAATATAGCAGAAACGATGCTAAGTTGCGATTGCTTGGTCCCAATGTTGGGGATTCCTTTTGTGGTAATTACTGGGTTGATTTGACTTGGATCAAAAAATCAACAATACAGGATTATCATCCTATTAAAATTTTCATAACGAAAACCAACAACAATCTTTCGAAGTTTGATTTTTCTGAATTTGTATCTTTTGATAAGGATTCAAAATCTTGGGATGGTCCTGCTTACTATTTCCTACAAACCGGTGAAGAAAATAACGAAAAGGTTTGGGAAATTTTGAACAAAAATTTCAAGGATTCCAAACTGGTTCAGTTGATTGATGCCGATTTGTATGATAAAAAACCGGAGAAACGGTCTTCGGAACGGTCTTCTTTTATGGAAAAATTCACAAGACGCAATCATAGGTCCGTAAAGAATTATGGGTATTATGAATATTCATATATGTATCCGGATCTTTTAAATCCAATCCTTTATATTCCATATACAGTTCAAGCAAAATATATGGAGTTCCTTTCAAAAGCCGTTAAAAATGGTTACCTTGATAATTGTCTTGATTTGCTTGGCATTACAGATAAAAGTGCTTTTCTTTCCGATAGGGTTAATGTTTGGAGCTTAGGGGAAGGGGATGTTAATGGTTTGAAAAAAGCCGGTTATAAGCTTATTAACCTCAACATTTTTAAAGAACTTGGTCCTACCAATGAAAATGCAAAGGAAATCAACAAAAAGCTTCGTGCAAATTTTTACCTCAAATTATTTCAGTATCTTGACAAACCGATAACCTCAAGACCTTCCTTATGTGGTTATGTGTTGGTTGAAAATACATTAAGCGATCCTTATTGTTCGGTAAGATATGAACTTGACCAGATTGAGCAGCATTTTTACAGGGTAGCAAGATTGGTTGTTAGTCGACGTCGTAAAATTGATTTCCAGAAGGAAATTCAAAAAATTCCTTTGGGTACAGCGCTTGATTACTTACTTCAAAATAGGGTTGAGCTTACAAATAGCAAAGGAAACGTTCAAAGTTTCATTATCAATCAGGGTTATTTGTTAAATAAAATCAAGGAAAAACTGGGTCAAATCCAGCTCAACGAACAGCTCGGAAATTTGAATGGTTTAGATCTTTTGGTAGAATAAAAGCAAAAAGGAGAAAAGTTATGGCTTCAAAATCTAAGAATTTTTACCTGGTTACGCCGACCGGTATTTCATTGACAATCAACAACAAGGCTTACTTGGTTGATAAAAATCACGAAATGTTTAATAAGGTTTCGAAAATGTTAACCTGGTCCCGAATCCATTGGGGAGATATTGTCAAGCTGTTGGATACAAAGAAAATCCTCTTGACTTACCTTGGTAAGAATTTGAAAATTGTTGATGGTGAGGTTATTTATACATTCAAAGGGAAATCAATCAAAGCCAATCCTTTATTACAACAGATTTTTGAAGCTGCTAAAAACAAACAGGATCCCAAAGCAATGCTGCTGTTTATGGATAATTTGCTGGCAAATCCTTCAAAAGATTCCATTGATGAATTGTTCCTGTTTTTGGAAGCGAACAATTTACCAATCACGAACGATGGTTGCTTCTTGGCTTACAAAAATGTTGACGAAAACTATTTCGATAAACATACCCATACCTTCGATAACCACATTGGAATGACGGTATCAATGCCAAGGAAAGATGTTAATCCGAATCGTCATGAAACCTGTTCAAGAGGTTTGCATTTTTGCAATGAATCCTATTTAAGCTCCTATCCTGGTGAGCATACAATGATTTTGAAAATCAATCCGGCAGATGTTGTTTCAATTCCTTCAGATTATAACAATGCCAAAGGTCGTTGCTGCCTCTATTATGTAATTGGCGAATTGAAGAAAAATGAAACCTTCAAGGATTGGTTTAAAACCCATAAGAAGGATGTTTTGAAAATTGCAGAAAAGAAGGCTCCTGCAAAGAAAAAATCTTCGACCAAAAAGCCTGCTGCTAAAAAGGTTTTGAAAGCTTCAACCAAAAAAGTTGTTGATACCAAAAAGAAGGATTTGTTGAAAGGTAAAGTTTTCAAAGCGAAAACAACAAAGCCTGTTTCGGGAACCAAAAAGGTTTTAAAAGTCAAGGATTCAAAATCCGCAAAGGTTGAATTGAAAACAATTTACACCTCAATCAAGGATGTTTTCAAAAGATTGCCGAGGTCGAAAAGAAAAGTTGGAATGACAGTTTTGATTGAAAACAGTAAAGGTAAAGCAACCTACGTTTTCAAAAATGGAATTTCCAATCGGGATTTGGTCAAAAAATAGAGGAATTAAGAAATGAAAAATTACGTAACATTTTACGTCGTAACGGTTAAACATGAAAACGAAGAAGAAAAGGAATTAACCAAACCTTTGAAGTTAATGTATGCTGAGGAAGAGCTTAGAAAATATAAAAAGATTTATGGTGGAGCTCAATATACCGTTAAGTTGAAATCAATCATCAAGGAATGCTGAGAATGGAAGATATTTTCGTCATTTACAACGAAAAGACTCAAGGTATTTATCGGGCGACTAACTGGGCAGGTGGTCGCCCTACCTTGGAATTGAAAACTTGGAAAACTCTTGCAGGGGCAGCCAAGGCTTTATCAAAAATCAACAAACCAAACCTGGTTATCAAAAAGCTTGCAGTTAAAGATATCAACGAGGAATAACAATGATCATAGGAATTTCCGGCTTAATAGGTAGTGGAAAAAATACCTGCGCCGATTTTATCAAAGAAATTTTACCGGAGTATCATTTTGAATATTTAAGTTTTGCAGCCAGATTGAAAGATATGGTTGCTGTTTTGTTCAATTGGGACCGGGAAATGCTCGAAGGTAAAACAGAAAAATCAAGAGCTTGGCGCATGGAGCCGGATCCTTTTTGGAGTGAAAAAACAAACACAGAATTTACTCCAAGGAAGGTTTTGCAAAATTTTGGTGGTTCAATGAAAAACTTGGTTTGTGAAAATGTTTGGGCTTCCATTGTTGAGCAGGAAATTATAAATAATCCCAACAAAAATTACCTGATTACGGATTTACGTTATCAGGATGAAATCCGTATGGTTGAAAAATATGGTGGTTACTTGTTGGAAATTCAACGCGGCGAAAATCCTTTTTGGTACAAAGATGCTCTGGAATATAACCAAGGTAAGGTTAAAAATATGAGCGACGCTTTGATGAAAATTCATTCTTCCGAATGGAAATGGATTGGAGCCTCCCCGAATTATATCCTTATCCATAATGATGGAACCTTGCAACAATTCAAGGAAAATATCGAGCATACTTTACATCTTTTGTCGTTAGGTTTTTAAAATTCTTTAAATAGCACTTGATTTTCCTAAGATTTCATTTTATAATAAAGTATAAAATTGAAAAAGGAGAAAAAGATATGGAAATGATTCATAACAAGTGGTTTATTGGTTTTCCGTTTTCGGAGGAATGGTTGAAAGCTTATACCGACCATGTTAAAGAACGCTATAATGATTATATCAATAAAGAAGAATGGATTAACGCCATTTTTTCTGTTGAACGTCCATATCGGACTCAGGAGCTTTGTGATTTGTTATATAAAATGAATCCGGAGCAACAATGGGAAGCCATCAAAGAAGTGTATATTGATAGTGAAAACCCATCAGTTAATGTCGATTTTTGGAAGTTTGTATTTTCATTGGATTCCTTAAAAGCCTTTTATAATAAAACAAAAGAGGAATTGCCTTCACGTTTTAAAATTTATCGTGGAATGTCCAAAGAAGAGCACGATTCAACAACAAAAGGGATTAGTTGGACATTATCCAAAGAGAAGGCTGAATTTTTTGCCAATCGCTTTAAGAAGGACGGTGTCGTTGAAGAACGAGATGTTGATATAGAAGATATTGTATGCTTTTTGCCGGATAGGAACGAGCAAGAAGTTATATATTTTGAAAATTGACGAAAAAGAGGGTATAATGGAAATCGAACGTAAATTTTTGTTTTCAAAAGATATGCTTGAAATTTACCCAATCGACCATTGGTGGGTTGAAAAAACTTGGTATCTACCAAATACAATGGATTATGAAATTCGGTTACGTTGGAAAGAGACTCTTGGTTGCGAGGAAGGTAGTTGGAAACTGACAATCAAGGACAAACCTTTTTTAATCAGACCGGCTTTGAATCGTTTGGAAATTGAACTTCCAATCAAAGATGAAAATCAGATAAAAGAATTTATTTCAAATTGTCACGGCTGTTTGGAAACAAAACGAATTGCTTTTGATTTGAATCATTTTGAACCTGATATTCCTCATAAAGATATGCTAATTTGTGAAGCTCGAATTTTACCGAATGGTAGACAGTTTGGTGAAATTGAGTTTAAGACCAAGGAAGAAGCGGAATCCTTTGATTTTAAGAAATATAAGCTTTTGAAAGAAGACGTAACCAACGAAAATGCTTATAAAATGAGCATAGTTTACAGAAGAATGTTTGATGAGTAAGAAAACGAAAATTTTAGAAAGATTGGATTTGATAGAAAGTTCTAGTTTATCTCGTTTATATGAAAAAATGTTACGAGCAGATTGTGGAACAATTAGTGCCTTTCGAGGTAATTATACCAGAAAAGAAAATCAAGTTAGAACCCAACAATTAAAAGCACTTTTAGCTAACCCAAAACTTGATATTACAGTTGTTGATGGGGTTTGTCTTGAAAACTATAAAATGCCTAATGAAAGAGAATCCCGTGAAATTACATTTTTTGTTACAAAGGCTTTACCTGATTCCGATATTGATATTAAAAAAATTTTAGTGGAAGCTGGTGAAAAATTTGATCAAGATTTTATTCTCTTTATTCCAAAGAAAGGTGATTTTGCTGAAGTAATTGGTACAAATACTACCGGATGGCCTGGTTTTCATAAAATCGTTAAGATGGATAAAAGAAAGTTTGGTCAAGGTAATCAATTTATGACAAAAGTTTCTAATAGACCTTTCTACTTTTATAGCAGTGAAACAAAAAGTTGTATTGTTAGTCCAAAAACAATGCAGTTTGTTCAAATTGAACGAAATAAACCGGTTGAAGAAATTGAACCGTTTATTTCTTCGGAATTAAAATTCTGGAGTAAATAAGGAGGTTTAATTGGAAATTTTAGCCAAGAAAATTTTTGAAGTTGAAGAACCTGATTTGAAAATTCAATTTCCAATTTATCTTGTTTCAGGTAGGGAAGAATTGAAAGGTTTAATCAACAAATTCAAAGTGGTTCGAGGTCTCTGGAACGGTGAAAACTTTTATGCTTGGGAAGCAGGTTGTTGTGATCATTTGTATGTAAGTGGTTATCTTTCTGAGAATGAACCTCATTTCAAATACAAACAATACATTGGAATTATTTTAGACGAAGATGGTCCATATAATGATTATGTGGTAAACACCAAACGCCAAAACCTGTTAAAACAATTCAAACAAAAATTCTTTTAAAACAGTGGTCGGAAAATGGCAATTGAAAAAGATGCTTTAATTCAAATCTTGAAAAACGAATTGAATAACAAGGATTCGGAAATTCACAAAGCAATTGAAGAAATTGTTGCTGAACAAGTTAAAGTAAATGTGAAACGTTGCGTTCGTCGTGGAACCGGAAGAAATCATTATGGATTGAAAACAAAATGACGGTTGCTCGTTTTCTATTTGTCGGTGATATTCATTACGAAGGAATTGAATCCTACTTTCCAAACAATCATTTATCTTTGATTTCTTCAACCTTGAAGCAAATCTGGCAATATGCAAGGGAAAATGGTGTTGAAAATGTTGTGATTGGTGGGGATATTTTTGAAAATCCTTTTCCAAAAGATGAATCCAAAAAAGCATTCCTCAAAACGCTTGATAAGCATTTGAATTATTACATTATCCTCGGAAATCATGATTATGCAAATCCTCAAGAAAATTCCTTGAATCTTTGCAAATACTTTATTGAAGATCTTGGTTTGATGGATAACGTCAAATTCTTTATTCAACCTGAAACCATTGAAATAGATGGAGTTCCTTTTGACATGCTTCCATTTCCTTTCACCAAACCACTGACAAAGGAAAATTCAATTTGCATAGGACATTTTCAGGTTAAAGGTTATCTTGGGGATAATGGAAGAAAATTCAATGATGGTCCGGTCCTTGATGATAAACATATTTGGTTGTTAGGTCATCTTCATAGGCAACAAGATCGTTTATATCCAGGTTCGGTTGTTCAAACAAAGTTTGGTGAACCGGTTAATAAATACTTTTTCGATTGCAAGAGTAATGGTAAGGAATTAAAGCTCAAAAAGGTTTCAATTGATACTCCTTTTAAACTCATTGACTTGGTTGTTCAAAAGTTGGAAGATCTGGATTACCTCAAACCTGAAAATTGTTACCGGCTTTATGTTCCGAAACATCTTGACAGTTTGGAAATCCAAAAGCGAACAAAAGATTTCAAGATTTGGAAAATAATGGGGTTGGATAACAACAAAACACTTGAGCAACAAAAGATTGAGGAAGTTGATGTTTCTTATATGAAAGCCAACCTTTCTAATGAAATTGATTTTTTGAAAATGTGGCTTCAAGACCCTTCAAATTGCAAATTGAATGAAAATCAAATTGATGAAGCTGTGAAGATTGTTGAAGATTTACAAGGTGATTTGAATGACGGTAACGGTTGAAACAAAAAATTGTAATTATCATTTTAGTGCAGATTCCGATAGTATGGGAATTCGAATCCAATTTGAAAAGAAACTACACAATGGTGTTCGTCAAATTACCTCTTATGGAACACTTTTTGAAGATGGTAACATTGCTTTGTTTTCAAAATGGTGGATGGTTGAAAATTGCTACAAAACTGAGCAGGAATTTTTCGAGCAATACTTTCAAAACAAATTCAACCATGAAGGCTTTTACTATCTTTGCTTGAGAAAAAGACCTGGTTATGTTGATGCATTTAAAGAAATTACAAACGATTGGATTCTTAAATGTCTTTCCAACAAATCATATAGGGAAAATCCTGCTGAAGAATTCATTTATGAAGAAATGGTCGAAAAACACCGTCAAGAAAAGATATTTCAAGGTTAAGATTTCTCTTGATTTTCCTTCACTTTCTTGTTATAATGAAGTATAGAATAGAAAAAGGAAAGTGAAATGAAAACCGAAGCAAAAATCTTGATGCAGTTATCGTATCCAAGGCAAACTGAAGAAATTCCAATTTACGAAATTTCTGGTAAAGATGAGCTCAAAGGCTTGCTGAACAAATTCCAGATTGTAAGAATCCTTACAGATGGTAATATTTGTTATGGTTGGAATGCTTTATATTTTGAGCATGAAGAAATTTTGAAGCATTTAAAATCTTTTGGAAAGAATGTTTCAAAATTGTGCAAATTCAACCTAACAAAAACAACACTTTTCTTTTCAATTCCTCAAAAGGTTGAAGTTAGTAAAGAATTTTTAAGAAAATTCATTCAACCAAAATCAACTACAATCAACGATTATGGAATTTCATATGGAGAATAAAAAATGGAAGTTAAAGATCTTGAAGCAATTATTAAAAAAGCAAATCAGGATTATTTCACAAAAGGGTCTTACGACCTTGAAGATGATGAATACGATAACCTTTTGAAGCAACTTGAGGAATTGGATCCAAGTAATCCTTTGTTGCATCAGGTCGGTGATAATACTTCCACGGAAAACAAAGCAAAGCTTCCGGTCATTATGGGGAGTCAGAAAAAATTCCGAATTGGGGAATGTGATTTGAAGAAAATCTTCCCCGAAAACACCATTTTAACCAAAATGTCAAAACTTGATGGTTTGTCAATGTTGATTGAATATGACGAAAATGGTGATTATCAACATCTTTATACCCGCGGAAATGGTTTGGAAGGTCAAGATATTACATATCGCGGTTCTTTAATGAAATTCCCTAAAAAACTTCCAGAATCTTTGATGGTTAAAGGTTCCCATACATACTTATCCGGTGAAGCTGTAATTTCTGAGGAAAATTATAAAAAAATCAAAGGTTCATACAAACATAAAAGAAATTTCATTGGTGGAACTTTACGACCCATTTTAACGGATGAAAAATACAAGGAAGCAAGCGATGATGTGAAATTCAACTGCTCCCTTATCGACATTGTTATTTGGGAAATGCCGAGTGCCGAAGAATTAGGTTTAACCAGTTTGTTTGAAACCTTGGAAAAATTGGAACAGGTTGGTTTCAAAACAACCTTCCACGAAAAAATCAATTCAAACGACTTGAATAATGAAAAGGTTGAAAATTTCATCAAATATCTGAAAAGCGACGATTATCCATATTTATGTGATGGTGCAGTTTTCAAAATTGATAACACCGAAATCTTCAACAAATTAGGTAAGGAAGCAGATGGCTTAAATCCAAAAGGAAGCCGAGCCATTAAATTACCTTTGGAAAAACAGGAATTTGTTAAAGCAAGATTAAAAAGTATTCGATGGAATATGAGTAAAAGAGGAATTTTGGTTCCTGTTGCTATTCTTGAGGAGATTTCTTAATATGAATACTGAATTTTTAAACAAACTTCCAAAAACAAATATTTGTAGAATAAATCCGGATATAATTCCCAAGATTGAGGAGCTTCGAAAGGATAAAAATAATACTATTGAAAAGATAGGTGAGATTTTAAATATCAAACCTTATGATATAGGGATTGCAATTCATGTCGGTGTTTTAGATCATCAAAAAACTCATACAAAGTATAGAAGTTATAATGAATTAACTGAAGATGAAAAACAAGAAATAAAACATTTATATAAAGATGAAAAATGGTTTGTAAAAGAAATTTCAAAAAAATTTTGGATCTCTTCTGCAACTGTTCGTAGGGTTAGAGCAGAATCTGGGATTAAATCAAATTTTTTAATTGAATTTTCAGAGGAACAAGAAAATGAAATTGTTTCTTTATATGAAAAAGGATATGGATCCAGAGGAATTGCAATTAAATTAAATGTAAAATATCCTGATTCAATAATTAGGGTTCTAAAAAAACATAATGTGGAGTTTAGAACTCAGGCTGATCAAAATAAAATAATAGGAAAAAGAAATCGTGTATATCCTGAATTCAGTGATTATAAAACAACAATAAGACAATTAACTGAATTGGTTGTTAAGTTATTTCCTAATGAAGTTGAAAATAGTAAATTACTAAAGGAAAATAAAAATATTCTAAAACGTGGTGATAGATATTCTATTGATCATATTTATTCTTTAACAGATGCTGTAAAATTATATGAGAAAAGTTGCAGAAATGAAATTTTATGGAATGTTTGTCATCCAGCAAATTTAAGAATAATAACTTGTAGCGAAAATTCAAGTAAAAATTCTAAGTCGTTATGTACTTATAAAGAATTAAAACATAAAATTTGGTCGTGGGATTTACATTTTAGAGAAAAATTTGGTTTTGATGATGGATTTTGGGATACAATGTTAGCAGTAAATCCTTGGAAACCAGGTCAAACAATTTACAATCGATTTGAAAAAATGTTTGATATAAAACGTATGTGGGGATATACGCCAGGAGATCTTATAAAATGGGTGTAATACTAGATGGAAAAAATTTAACACATGTAAATCTTTATAATGCAAAAGAGGTAATAAATAAGCATTGTTCGGAAGGAAGTATTGTTACAGTAATTTTTTCCGGAGATGTTATTCCACGTATTATAAATATTGAACCGAATTTTGATAAGGAGGTTCAAATCCCGACCACCTGCCCATTTTGTGGTGAACCTTTGAAATCAACAGGAACGGATCTTTATTGTGACAATGAAAATTGCGCAGGTAGAAATCAGAAAGAAGTTGTTGCGTTTTTCAGTGATTTAAAATTGGAAGATGTTGGTGCAACAACCATTGAAGATTTGTTCGAAAAAGGTTTTAATACTTATGAAAAGCTTCTTGAAATTACTTACGACCAGATTATCAATTTACCTGGTTATCAAGCAAAAAAGGCTTTGAATATAAGCAAGAAATTAAACAATTGTTTGAAGGATATCAGTTTGGGGAAATTGATGGCTGTTAGCCAATGTTTCCAAAATGAAAAGAACAGCTTATCCGAAAAACGTTTTGAAATGATTCTGGATTGTTTAGGTGAAGAAAATGTTCGTAACAATCTAGATGGCGTTTTGGTTAATGGTGAAAAGGTTAAGTTGGCTTCATCAAAATTGATTGAGGTTAATGGTTTAGGGGAAGGAATTATAGATTTATTCAAATCAAAATATGCAAAATTCAAAACCCTTTATAACCGGATTAAACCTTATGCTAAAATTGTAAGCAAAAGAGTTTATACCGGAAAGATGGAAGGTATGAGTTTTTGCTTCACACAATTCCGTGATAAAAGCCTTGAGGAATTGATTATCAACAACGGTGGTAAGGTTGGCGGTTTAACCAAAAAGACGACCTGCTTGTTTTTTGCTGGCGATTCAGGAAAGATGAAAAAAGCCAAAGAATATGGAATTGAAACAATTCCAGCTATTAAAGCACGTGAATATCTTGAAGAAATTTTGAAGTAAGTTGAATTTTTCTCTTGATTTTCCTGAGAATCTATATTATACTAAAGTATAGAATGGAAAAAGGGAAGGAATTAAACAATGAAGATTCGTTGGTTGGGAGCATATAAAGCTGGAGCTTCATTATATGAAGCATTGCGTTATGAGTTCAGCGCTAACGATGAAGTTTGTGCGATGGACTCACGCGATCAGAAGCCCCATTGGGCGAAAGTTGGGCTTGTTATGAAAAACAAATCTGTTTTCAAACGCCATAATGGGGATGTTTGGTCTGTCCGTGAAAACGGAATGTTGACCGCTACACACAAAGCGGTTGCAACGCACCGTGAGTATTGGTGTCGCAACGGCGCAAAGAATATTATCGCCGTTATAGTAGAATTGCCGATTTCAGAAAAAGCTTTCGGCGAATTGATCCGTTTTGTTGAAGAAACTGGCGTTAATGTTTATAACACAAAAACAGGAAAGGTGGTAAAAGGGTTAAACCCAACATATAAAGTATTTTAAAAAATTCGGGCGGTCTGGCGTCCGTAGGATAACCACCCAGATATTAAAAAGATGGGCTGACATCTTAATATATCAGCAGGGGGCGGGGAACACGTCCACTTGATAAAGTTCACCGAGAGATGGGAACATTGCCACGCGAAAGCGGAATTGCCTGAAAAAGGCGTTTTTAAGAAAGGAAAAATAAATGAAAATGAAAATAAACATAAAAGATTTTGTTCGGCTTTGTATAGAAGCTGACAAGGCTTTGTTAAAAACAAAACCTTTAACCTCTAAAAAAAGAAAAGAAATCCAAAACAGGTTAAAACAAAACACTTTATACCTAAAACAAAAAGAGGGGTAAAAATGGTTAAGCTTTTGAATTACACCCCGCACACCGTCACGGTATTTGATGGGTACGACCCACTGGTTACATATGCACCAGTCGGTTTGGCGTGGGCAACACAAACCTCCGAAACGGTGGCAGAACTGTTTGTCGATACAGGATATGTTCCCGTTAAACATATGGCGTTCGGTACAGTTGAGGGATTACCCGAATCAGCAGAACAGGACACTTATTTTATTGTGTCCGCTATTACAGCACAAGCGGCGAAAGTAACAAATCATCCCTTGCGTGATCGCCTGTTGGTTGTTGCCGATCCTGTTCGCAATACTGACGGACAGATTGTCGGCTGTCGCTCTTTTAGCGTGATTTAAGGTGGGCGAGAATGAAAATGTTATCCATTTTAACAAATAACAACGGGAATCGTGGTCTATGGAATCAAAGTCGATAAATGATTCGATAATCAAAACCGCAATTGAGGAAGCAAAGAAATCCACCTGCCACCCTCGAATTGGTGCGGTAATTTTCAAAGGAAAAAGAATCCTTTCCAAAGGCTTCAATGATATACGAAGCTCCTCCATTCCTTTGAAGCACCGTAAATGGGTTGAAAGCTTGCACGCGGAACAATCAGCCTTATTGAAAGTTGATTGGAATACTTTAAAAGGTTGTAGTATTTTGGTTTACCGGTATTCCAAATCCAAGAAAGTTGGTTGCGCCAAACCTTGTCCAATGTGTGAAAAAATAATCAAACATGTCGGGATTAGAAATGTTTACTATACTGAAGATGATGGTTCGATAACGCATATCAAATATCGTATCTAAGAATTCCTCTTGTTTTACAAGGAATTGTTAAATAGAAACAAGGCTAATTGCTTAGAAAAAGGATGAAAGAAAATGCTTAGTGAATCAAAAGCCAAAAGTATTTTAAACAGAATCCTAATGATTTTGGTTTTATCGTTTTTAAGCTTGCAAGGTTTAAGGGTTATTTTTGAATCAGGAATCAGAGGATCAAGAAGAGTTGTAGAAAGTTTTGTCAAAGAACAAAACCTTGGAAACCAATGGCAAAAGTATTGTGATGAAAAATTGCTTTATGTAATCAAGAATCATAAAACGGATGTCGTTATTGAAGGGTTATGTACAAATAAGGGGAAAGAATGAAAAGCTTTATTGAAGATTACAAGGAAGTCATTGGCTTTACAATCATGACGATTGTTTTGGTTTTCCTTTTCAACTTTTTAGCTGAAAATGCGGATTTTACACAAGATAATGCTGCACTTGATGAATGTGTCAAACAAAAATCTTGCACGCAGGAATGTAAATTGTTGCTTTCCAAACTTCCAAACCGTAGTAAAGGACCGGTTAAGGTTGTTATTGACGGTAATGGATGTTTAGATGTAGTACAGGGAGATTAAAAATGACAGATTATAATGACCTTGAAAAGCTAACCGAAGATGTTGTGAGATATACCGCACCGGAAAATGGTGTAGGAATTTTCAAATCCGCTACTAAAAATATCATCGTATCGCCGGCGTGTGCAATTCGAATAAATGACGATAACTTTGTTCAATTACCTCTTAAAAAAGGTGATACGGTAAAGTCATTATTTCCTATTGAGTTGCTTACATTTATACCTGCTCAGGAATGCTTGAAATATACAAATGTCTGAAGATCTAATAGCTCTTTTTGTTGATGGGGATTTTGAAGATCCTCACTATACAAACCAAACAGTAAAATTGCTTCCAAAATCTGAATTTGAAAAAATGTGTATTACAAAAGTTGCAAAAACAGAAACTTCCTTAAAAATTTTAGCAGGTTCGGTAATCCCAATCCCTCGAGGTTTGTGGTGTGATGAATCTTATATCCCTTATCCAGCTTACTACCTCCATCATGTTGAACAGGCTTACGAACAAACCTTTGAAGAACTGGAAAAGAAAAAATAGTTCTTGATTTTTATAAAATTTCATTTTATAATAAAGTATAAAATGGAAAAAGGAAAATGGAGATAAGACAATGAGTGAAGCATTAGACAATTTAATCAAATTGACAAACGGTTTACGGTTACGTTGGGAAGTAAAAGCCCAGATTGAAGATTTAGCTCATGAAATTGAGCGTGAAATTCGAAGCCAAATTGTTCATGAATATAAAGAAAAAATTCGACAAATCGAAGAAAGAAATGAGCAGGAATTGAAACGTCAACTGCAACCAAACGTTGCTTTAGTTAAGCAATTGGTTTCTTTGTTGAATGAAAACAAAGAAGTTCGTAACACGGTTTTTGGAATTATTGATGATCGAGTAGCCGAGAACTTATCAACGGAAAAAAGTTACAGTTGCGAAGAATGTGATAAGTATTTTGTAACTGATATCACTTACAATGGTAATACTATTTAGTAACAGCAAAGGTAATTTTTTCAATCTTTCCTTGGTAGGAATAATAGATTGAAATAATATAGCCTTGGACATCATAATCAATTTCATAAGTGATTGATTGTCTTGTTACATAAATGATATCGGATAACCAGGTGGTAATCTGTTCGTAAACAAAGTCACAAATTCTTAAACCAATGGATTCCGTTAGAGGTTCCATAAGAAAATGTTCAAGATTTGCACCATAGGTTGGTTCAAAAATTCGTTCACCGCAACCAACCCCATCAAAACTTGTTGTTGAAAAGAGGTTGAAAATTTGATTATCAATTGCTCTTTTTCCGGTTAAAACCAAATCTGGTTTACCTTGCTCAAAGCTACCATCAAGGTCAATTAAATATGTTGTAAAAGCCATTATTAAATTCCTCCTAAAACATTGTTGGTGGAAGCCTCAAGTTTACCTTCCTGACGCGTTCTTGCTGCAGGTTGTTGCAATTGTTCATTTTGAACAGCTTCAGGTGAAGAAGCGGTTGGTGGGGTTGTAACAGCTGGTGGAGGAACCTGAGGTGCAGCTGATCCAACTGCCGCAGGACCAAAACAGTTAAACATCCAAGGAGTTGATGCCGTCATGTTGGTATCAACAATTGTTGTAGACATAAGTGTCAAGCCATTCAACTCCGCGGTTGCTCCACCCATTGTCAATGAACCACCGGCAACCAAAGTTAAGGAACCACCTGCATTTAAGGTATAGCCTGTTGCTGAAACATTGCAAGTTGTTGTATTTAAGTTATACGTATTTGCAGAATAGGTGGTAGTCGTTGAATTCATTGTATAGGTTGGAACATTTTCTGTTTTTGTTTGTGTTGAAACGTTTATGGCAGTTCCTGATTTAATGTTGATGGTTTCATCGGCTGATAAGGTGAAGTTTTTACATTCCATCATTATATCACGATTTGCTTTAATGCTTACATCCCCAAAGACTTCAATACTTATACCTTCTGGATTTTCAGCGGTTCCATCCATATTTACCTGATTGTTGGCAACCTGAATTTTCAAATTACCTTTTGCATCAACCAAGAAGGTTGTTCCGGAAACATGTTGGAACATATAATTGTCGGTATTTGTATTTGCAACAAAAAGACTGCCGCTTCTATCAATATAACCATAACTATTTGGATAGTCCGTTAATAGTTCCTCGGTTATATTTGGTAAACAACCAAGATATAAACCATTGTAAATATTATCGTCAACAAACATAACCCAACATTTGCTTGAAATATCAGGAATTTCAACATTTCCTTGACCGCTTGCACTTGAAAAGAATCTTGTGTTCATAATCCAAGGAAGATCCGAGGTTTGCATCTTTTTGGAATGTAAACCATCAACACGAACCTTAATACGACCAAGATGCATTGGGTCTTTATTATCCTCAACAATCCCGTTGACAATTTTTCCGGTTAAAAGTGGTAATCTGAAATCTGTTGAATTGTTTAGCATTAGACCAAATTCCCAAATAATGAATTGTTTGTTCCTGTTGAAACGCCGGTATATTTTTCATAATACTGACCGTTTGTGATAGCAAGGGTTTTTCCAATCAAAACACATTCACTTGGCTTTGAAGTGTCCGTTTGTTTGCTTTGAGGGTCGGTATATGAAATATTGACTTTTTGAAGCAAATCCAAACCAATCTGACCATAGAAAGTAAATTCTTCCTGCAACGAAAACAAAGCACGGTTTCTAAGGTTTTGATATTCGGCTTGAGCCCAGTTTTTATGATAATTTCCTATATCCGGATTGATAATTTTATTTCTAACATAACCAACATCATCCAAAAGGGTTTTTGATAGATTGAAAACATTGCTTCCAAATTTCGTAACCGTTAAACTATCAATCAGGTGGTTATCTTCGTAACCATATTGTGAAAGTTGATTTTTATAGCCATATTCCAAGTTATATAAGCCTGAATTATTCTTTTCGTCCATAGAAAGAAAAACAAAACTATCTTGCAAGACAGTTTTTGAATTACTAAATGTATATTTTGGAAAAAGGTTATTAACATTTCGATAAAGCAATTTCCCATCTAAGGTTACCAGACCGACCATACAGGAATTTCTATCAACATAACCATGATTGATAACATTTTGAGCAAAACTTGCGTAATCCTTTGTTCCATTGCACCAAGTCATTTCGTCGAAAGTATAAACACCATCATATTTCAAATTGCATTGTTTGCAAAGAGCTTTTAAGGCATTTGATGATGTTCCTGTGTAGAAAAATGGCTCCATACATTTTTGATATTTCAGTTTATCTAAAACTCCATAAATTCGGTAAGTTTTAACTGCTTGGTTTTCTGTATGTTCTGGAACCCCTTGAACAATAAAATCATAAGTTTTTCTTGCTGCGGTATCTTGATTATTACCAACCTTTATTGAAATTTTTGAACCGGCATTTAACATACCGCTTCCAAAAGCATTTCTGGAATCCTCAATAACCAAACGCAAAGCCGGCAAGATGGAATAGATATTTTCTGTAATATTCAGGTTTTGAACGTTCCCTAAACTCAAGGAAAGTTGAACGTCATTTAAGTAAATATCACAAAAAACACTATCATTTACGTAAAATGCCATCTTAGATTGTCACCGTCTTGTTTGAAGCACCGGTTGACATTCCTTGAACCTTGTTGATTGCCTTGGAAATGTCGCTTATGCTTGGAATTAACAGAATAACACCAGGTTGAATTTCTTCCAAAGGAAAAATGAGATGGTTAAATCTACCAAGGAGCCACCACAAACTTGTTGTTTGATAAAATTTGTAACTTATGTTTGGCAAATATGATGGAACCTTAACCTCAAATTGTTGACAATTCATTGTTTCGTTAATAACGAATTGTAACCTTGGATCATACCAGTTCAATTTTTGTAGTTGTTTGGTTAGCTTACCTTTACCTGTCGTAAAGGTTGCATTTCCAATGAAGTTTGAAAAATCCAATTCTTTGTTTTCTGTTGTGCTCATTAGAATAATCCTTTACCTTTTGCTAACCAAGATTTTGCAGAAGCTGGTATAATTTTATTTGTAGCTGAAAGCAAATCTTGAACCGGATTAGCGTTACCGGCACCGGAAAACCAACCAAGAACCTCTTGCTTTGATGGGGCAATCAGTGTTCTGAAAGAAACATCAGCTCTTGCCGAAATTGGATAACCATTTGCATCAAATCGTGAATTGTAAATCGGACTGACATTTGTTACAATTATACCTGGAATTGTCATAAATGTCCCAAGATACAAGGTAAGATTGTATTTTGCATCTTGATAGAAATTTCCTTTGTTGCTCAGTTTGATTCTTGGACCAGGTGCTTTTAGCCATTCACCATCTTTATCCGGACAAGTTAATTCAATCAATTGACGCATTGGATCAACAACTTCCTTTTTTGAATCAGACATTGCATTGAATTGAAAAGGAATTTGAAAAGTAATTGGGGAATTTCCTAACCATAGAGGAAATTGTGAAACCGCATTTGCACTTTTACTTTGCATACCGGTCATTTTTGAAGCACCGTGATATGCTTGTGATAAATTTTGAAGAATTCCCTGACCACCAGAGCCACCTCCAAGAAAGCTATCAAGAAATCCACCCATCATATCTTTTCCTAAAGTTCCCCATTCACTTTCACTATTGATTCCAAAATCCCTCGGTAATGGAACTGAAATATCAATACAATCTGGTGAATTGGGATTACGAATTCCGTTGGCAAGGCGCATGGTATAAGCCGGCTGAACAGCACTTGCTTGTCCTGAAACAAAGGAAGTTATTGCTTTTCCTGAAGTATCGTTTTGTCCAGTTGTTAGTGCCATTTTAGAAACCTCCGGTTACCTTATGAAAAATTAAAATTTAGTCGGCACGGAGTGCTTTGTTTGTAACATTCAAACCAGCTTCACCAAGATTGTTATCAATGGAGGTTTTTACTTGCGGAGCACGTGCCTTTGCCTTGGCAGCCTGAGTTAATTGAAGCTGTTTAAGTCTTGCACGCTCAGCTTCCAAACGTTCCAAAATCTTTTTCTTAACCTCCGAATTGGTATCATCCTGAAGATTAAATTCATATTCTGTTTTGGTTGTTTTTGGTGTTACCTTTTCAGCGGTTTTGATATTACCTTCTTTTTGTGAAGCAGGTTTTTTCAAGGATTTTTCAATCTGGTTAATAACCTCGCCTTGTTTTTTCGTACTAGGAAGTTTGGATATCTGCTGATTTTGATCAATGCCAAACATTTTGGATAATTTTATATCCTTAACTTCCTCAAGCGTATTTGTATCAAAATTGACCCGTTCCAATTTTTCTTCAATCTTAGGTAAATCAACCTTTTCAACCTTCTGCGGTTTTTGTTGCTCCTCGATTTTCTTGGTTAAATCTTTGACAACATCTCGTTGGATATCCCCTTTCCGTCCTTCTTTATCGGCTTTAACCGGTTCCAATTCACCTGTTTCAAAATTCAACCGTTCAAGATGTTCTGTATCTTTTGTAATAGGTTCAAGCTCTTTTTCACGTTTTTCAGATTCTGTTTCAATTTGAGTTAAAACCTCAGCTTCGGATTGATTAGATTTTTCAGCCAATTCCTGAACCTGCTTTTGAAGGTCATTATCCAACTTTTTACCTTCACTATCAACGGTTACCTGAATATCCTTTTCTTGTTTGGTTTCCTTAGGTTCCAATTCCTTGGTATCTTTTTTATTCCACCAATTCAAGAATTTTTCTTTAATGGTTGGACCAAAAACCATAACCCCACCAAGAATTGATGCAAATAAAGCTAAACCTACTTTACTACCAAGAAGGAATTTTGCAAGACCAAAACCTTTTGAACCAATTTTTCCAATTCCGCTTGAAAGATTTTTCAAACCACCTAAAATATTACTCGTTGGTTTGGACTTCTTTTTCATTTCGGCTTTTTGCATCCGAGTTACTTGTTCGTAAAAATCAACCAAGGAATCCTCAAGCACGATTTTATTTTGAGCATCAATGTTTTTAGCCTGCTTAACGGCGTTTGGATTTGCAAAGAATTTTTTACGTTCTTCTTCACTCATACTGGATTGAATAAGAGCATCTTGACTGGTAAGGATTGGGGCTTGTTGAATTTGTGCAGGAATAGGTTGATATTCCGGTCTACTTGATTTTATCTCAGGAACCTCAATATCCTTCTTCAAAATATTCAAAGCTTCCTCGTTAATCTTAACGCCGGAGTCAATTAAATCTTCAAACCTGGTAAGGATTTCTTCTTTACTCATACCTTCGTCACGTTTTTGATTGATGTAATCCAAGGTGGTTTGAGCTTCCTCAAGATTATATTTACGAACCCCTTCCACTTCACCGGTAATTAAATTTTTAACCTCGTCATAAAGTTTGCCACTTTTAATCCAAGCTTCACCATCAAGCTTTTGATAATCTTTACTGTATTCAGCAAAGCGTGATAAATCACCAAACTGAAAACGTCCTTCCCGTCCTCTTCCAGTCTTTTTGGTTAGAATTTTTTCCAAGGCAAAGTTTGTTGCTTTTCTTTGAAGTTGCCCTAAGGATTTCAAACCTTTTTTGGTAATATCGGCAAAGTGGTAGGCTTTTTCACCAGCCATAACAGCCGCACCAAGGAGTGGAATTTTATGAATAAAATCCTTTGCAGTTTCTAAACGTTCTTTTCTTTTTTCTTCACGCTCCTCTTGCTCTTCCTTATCTTTTTCATATTGTTCCTTGACTTTGGAAAGCAAATACTCAAAACGTTCCCGATTATCTTCCTTATCGGTATAAAGGCGTTGCTCAAGAGCAAGTTTCTGGGCCGATAAAATTTTATATTTTTCAGTGTTGGGATTTAAGTTACGGATTTGAAGGTCAAGACTGGAAATTTCACTTTTCAGGTCATCCTCTTGCTTCCTCCAAAGCTCCTTTCTTTTCTGGAGCATTTCATCATAATTAAATCCAGCCATTTTCTTTCAACCTCATTATGTCAAAATTGGTGCATTTTGACCATCATTACCATAAGAAATAAAAGAAACTTGTTCGGAATCTTCTTCCTCAGGATGTTGCTCCAATTTTTTATATTCAAGCATTAAAGGACAGGAATCACAACCAGCCAATTTCTTTTTTGCTTCTGTTACTTTTTCTTTTAAGGACGATCCCCAGCTTTTTAGCTTGTCCATCGTGCCTTCAACGCCACGTCGTGCAAGTTCATCAACGACAAAACCAAACTTGGTTAAATTTGTTCCTTCTAATAACAAACCACCTAAGGATTCTTCCCGTAATTGCTTTTCAAGATCATCGGCGTAACCAAAAATACCTCTTTCATAAATCCCTTTACCGGCAACGGCTGCATCCCAAACCATATCAGCACTAGCAAGTGCTTTACCTGCTAATTTTGTAGCACCTTTGATAAGAAGTTTGCCACCGGCTTTCTGAGCACGTTTTACACCTTGAGCTGCAAGTTTGCTTTGAACTTTTTGAATACCTTTTTTGGTTAATTCAACAGCCGGTTTCAAACCTTTTGCAACTGCTTGGACACTTTTTTGAACAGTCTTTTTCAGCTTTGCGATCTGTTTGGTAAAGAAACCACCCATTGATTTAAACTTGGAAATAATAGAGGAAAATTTTGATGAAAATCTGGTAAATAAATTGCCTATCTTCCCACCTAATGTTTTAAAAACACTGGAAATTTTATTACCTATTTTTCCAAAGAATTGTGTTATTTTGGAACCAACATCTTTGAACCATTTTGAAATTTTTGCACCATATTTTCCGAAGAAGTTTTTAACGGAACCCCAAAGTTTCTTAATACTTTCAAGAATATGAGTCAAACCTTCCTTGATTGGCTTCCAAACCTTATCAATACCTTTTTTGAAATATGTAATACCTGGTTTGAACAATTTACCAAAAAATGCAGCTGGCTTTTTCAAGAATGAAAATCCACCTTTAACCAATTTCCAGATTAAACCGGGGATTTTATTGAAAATTAAACCGGATAATAAACTCAAAAGCGAACTTCCCAAGGCACCTTCTTTTTTCAGGTGGAACATATCGAAATCAGGATGCTCCTTCAAATAATTGTGGTATGTTTCCAAAAGAAGTTCACTTAATTCCTCTTGATTCAAAATCCCTTTTGTTGAAATCAAGAAATCATCCTCAAAAGGTAACAAGGATAAATCAAATTTTTCATTGCTTTGAGGTTTGCTTGGTTTAAGTTTTGGAGCTGAAGCTAAACTGGATTTGAAATTTGGATCAAAAACCTTAGGTGGTAAATCAACATCTTGAATGGTTTTTCCTGGTTGGATATCCGGATATTTTTCCTCAAATTCAGCTTGCTTAACACCAACCTTCTTCTTTTTCAAACCAGGTAGGTTTTTAAGGGATTGACCAAGTTTCGGGGATTTTTGAAGAGCAAGTATTCTGGTATTTTTTCTTGACTTTTCAAGGACTTTCTCATCAAGATCTTCCTCAAAATCTTTAAGTTTTCCTTCACGATAAGCGATGGTTTGTTGCTTCAATATCTCAATATCCTTATCGGTTAGATATTGTTGCTCCGCTTGTTTATCAAAGGATTTAAGATTTTTTAAGGAATTGTGTGATTTTAAAGAAGTTTTCTTTTGGCTTTTATCAACCAAAGAACCAATCAAATCTTCAAGATTGTCAATCCCTTCAAAAGTTCCAAACTCCTCAGGAATTGATAAATCCTTTTTTGATTTCTTGGATTTTGGTTTATCGCCAGATGGTTTAGGTTGAGGTTTACGTTCAGGAGCAAGTTTTTTGATTTTAGGCTTTTGCAAGGATTTGAGATCTTCCTCCTCAGGAAGATTATCCTCCCCAAGAAGTGATTTCATTAACGACTCAGTATCCTGGTCATTAAAATCATCAAGAAGATCATTCAAATCCTTTTTAGCCATTACATTACCTTACAAATAGCCTTGATCAAAATTTCTTGCCAAAGCTCCTCTTTATTATAATTGTTCATCAACTTATCTGAAACCCCTAAAAACATTTGAGCATCACTTGTTTCTGAACAAAACACTCCGGAACCATACTCCGCAAGGAATGCAATCTTATTGATTATTTCCTTTGGGGAGTATAGGGGAAAGAAGTTCATCGGGTCCCATTTCGAGAAAGATTTCCTCCGCTTCAGGGCGGATTTCCTCTCCTTTCTTTAACTTAGCCTTCAAATTATCAAGTTCATTTTGAAGGGCAATCAATGTTGAAGAAACCAAAAGATAATCGTCATCATTTTTATCAAGATTGTTTTTCAAAATCTTGGCTTTTTTGACTTTTTCCTCTAGTTTCTTTTTATATTCCTCAGGATTGAAATTCAAATCAAAAACTTTGAACTTTTCCTCAACCCCGTGGTCAATCAACTTATCCCATTCAGCAACGTCATTCAAAGCTTCCAAACCATTTTCGTTCAAAAACTTTTCCATATTAGCAATTTTTTCATCCCAAGTATTTCCTTTGAAATACTGAGCATTGCTATACATGTAATCATCGCCTTCGGATAAATTTTCATCTTGAAAAATACTTGCAAACCCCATTGTCGGTGCCGTAAAACCTTTATCCAACCAAGGTTTCAACTGCTCTGGGGTTGCATCCATTTCCAAGGTGGTAATCGTATCTTTTGTAACTTCGCTAATACATTTATTCCCATATCTGGAAGTCCATTCAATTCGAATTGGCGTCCTTGTATAGGAATTTGTTCTTAACCAGTAACAAAGATATTTGAAATCACCAGGCGTTAAATCATTGATATCAACATCAATACATCCTTGAATAACATCTTTGAAAGCATCATAGGATCCACTTTGAACCGCATTGAACATTTTTGAAAGGTCGCGAATTTCAAACTTGCGAACCATAAGTGCTTTGAAATCATAAAAGGCAAATTTTGATGGCAGGTAAATGGATTGATACCGGTCATCAATTTGTTTCTTAGCATACGGTGCTTTTTTAGCAGGCTTTATTTCTTCCTCAGGTTCTTTATGAACCTCTTCCACAGCCTTATTAAATTCCTGAGCACCAACATAATCATTAGGATCAGGCCCTACCTCCTCAATAGTTGAAACCATTTGTTTCTTTGGTAGATTATCTACATCTTCATATAATGGCATTTTTTAGTTCCTCTTCTCTATAAAACTAATTTTACTTGAATTTTGTTTTCAAGTGGTTAATTCCGACTTCGGAATTTTTGAGCGCCTTATCGGCACCATATAAGCCAACGGCTTTTGACATAATGGTTTTCAAGATTCCACTGGTTTCAACCCATTCCGAAGTTTGAATTGAAAAATCAACGGAAACCTTAATCAACTGAAGCTTACTATCAAATTTCAAACCAGATATCCCAGTAGGAAAACATCCATAAAGCTTTCCTTTTCCTACCTGAATCCCAACCGTATCAAAAATATACAAATTCAAATCACGAGCAAAACCATAACCGCTACTATGATAAGGTAAACCATAAACGCCGGTTGATGGATTATAAACGCAATTCATCCAAGCTTGGAAATACTTGGTTACTGTAAAATCTTTGGATTCCAAAAAAGTACAATTAAAGGAAGATGTTGATGAACCGGCTGGCATATCAATTTTTCTTCCTTGAACCTCAATCTGTTCGGTATCAATTTTTGGTAAAGGTAATTCAACTTCCATAGCTCGAAGCATAATAGGTTTGGAACCAATGAAAGCGGATTGAAATTCGTTGGCAAGGCTTTTTATATTATCAGCCACTTTATTAAAATCAATACCAAAATAAGTTGAGGAATCTTTTTTCTGAGCGGTATCGGTGGTTTTTTTCATCTGCTCCAAAATATTAGGATCCGGTAAGGAAAGAAGCCATTTGCTGGAAATGGCATCATCATCTAACATTTGAATGTGGTATAATGTCCTTGGAACGGATGAAAATACCTCATTTACATCAACACCGGTTAAAATACTCAATTTCCACCTACCACTTTGAAATCCTTATACCACCTAAAGAAAATTAAGATTTTTTGAAAATTCCACAGTGGCAAACACCATTTTCTTTGATTTCTTTCAAACATTTCCGTGAGCCACAGTAGGCAGATTTATCATCGCTTTGACAAGGACAGTAAATCCCAATTCCAAGCAAATTTTTTACATTTAAAACCTTTTGAGCATTTTCAGTTAAGTGGAGATTATGAAAATTTGCAATTTTTTGATAAGTTGATAGTTCATTTTTAAACATAGTTTTCCTCTTGAAAAAATCAAATTTATTTAACAGAAAAGAAAATCCGGTATTTTACTACCGGATTCTTAACGATCAATCATTTTACAACTTTGGAGATATTTCACTATATGAACAATGAAAATTAAGAAAAAGGAGGAATTTAATTCCTCCCCTTACTTAACCAAAACTCTGATATGTAATCTCTGGATGTTATAACCACCTGCAACAATTGATTCAATGGTTGCTTTTCCGGTGGTTCCTTCAACAAAACCATTCAAAACACCAAAACCACGATTTCCATAAGTAACACGTAACCCATGCCAGCTTGTAATTTCTCCACATTTCTTTGTGGTTCTGCAAATCAAATCTTCAATAACCGCTGTTGCAGCTTTTAAATTGACTTCGTTGATGCTTTCCCAATCCGCATCCTTGGCCCAATACAAATCGTCCCAATCCCATCTTTTCAACCAATCATTGTTTTCTGCTCGGTCTTTCAGGATTGCGTCGCGCTTTTTCATATCAAAATCGTTCCATTTCTGGACCAACTGGGAACGAAAATCCCTCAAACATTCCGGAATCATTTCTTCCAGCTTAGCTTGATGTTCTTCTTCTTTAGCCAAAGCACGATAGTAATCATTCCGCTTATGAAGCATCTTTTGCAAATCCTTTTCGGCCCAAGCAATTTCTTCACGAATCATATCCTTGAGCGTTTTGGAATCTTCCTTGACGAGGTTTGTGGTTTTGTGTTCAATTGCTTTCTTTTTCTTCTCGATTTGTGTTTCGATTCTTTCGATTCTGTTCTTTAATGTTTTGATGTCCATTTCATTATCTCCTTTTTCCATTCTATACTTTAGTATAAAATAGATTCTCAGGAAAATCAAGAGGAATTTTCAACTTACATTGAAATTTTTGACATTAAAATCAACCCTGCAGCATCGGTTTTATACTCAACAAAATCATATCTTGAACACAAAGCTCCTAACTTATTTGGATCAAATTTTCGTGGAAGAATTATATGTTTACCGTTTTTTGTTTCCAAAACAACCATTGAGTCCTCTTCAAAACCTAAGTCTTTTAGGAGATTTTTCAAATCAAAAAGGAACTCGTCGTATTTTTCAAAATCTTTGGTATCAACGTCGAGCATATATTTCATTGCGGAACGATCCGTTGTTTCCGGTTCACTTGTAATCGAAGAATGAATTCTGTTGATAGCTCTACCGGTTAAAGGTTTACCACCGTCAACACAACAATCAAGTTCTTCGATAGATCTGTCCCTTAAACGTCGTAAAGATTTTTTAGTATCTTTTCGGTCCAAAACCAAATACAATCTTGAACCGGGAAATGTTTGACAAAAGAAATTCATTTCAGGAAAATACTTATCAAACGCTTCCTTTGATTCAATAATCCAGTATTTGATAATTTTTTCCTTTTTCGTTGTAGTAAGATAATCCGCAATCGGGGAACCATCCTTTTTACGGATAACCAAAAAGAATTTGTAAAAGGTTCCAGGTTTGAAGGAAACTAAATCCATCAACTTGAGGGAATTATCAATTTCAAAAGGGTAAAATTTCATTTTCGTTCTCCTTTTTATTTTATACTTTATTATAAAATGAAAATGTTTACAAATCAAGGGAAATTTTAAACAAAAGAAAAGCCCTGGTTTTTAAACCAAGGCTTTCTAGTAGTTTCAATTTACTAAACTCCAGTTTGTTGGCAATTCTATGAGAAACTGGAAAAGAGTTCAATAACGAAGAAGGATTGACCATCGTGAGATAAGAACGAAGACGATGGGTGAAAATAAACTCCGCGTTGCCCTCGGTATTCCTTTAACAAAAATCCTCATCGGATTCGTTAAAAGAATCTTCAAAATTTTTTATATGCTCCTGAACCTGATCTGGAGCGTAATTACCAAACCAATCAAAATCCGCACCATCATAAAAACCGGAGTCGGTATAAAAGGTAACAATTTCATAAGGTTTGGTAAAACCTTGTTCATCTAACCATTCCAAAAATTTCCAGATTGAAATTGGGTCATCTTTTGAACCACGGTGACTATCAAGATAAGTTTTCGCTTGCTCGGTTATGTTGAAATCTTTAAGAACTTCACGTTCACCAAACTCGGTATAATCGTCATAATCACCTTGACCAAAGTTAATATGAATACCTGCTTTCAGGTTTGGATTTTGAAACATTTTAGGATCCTTTTTGTTTGTAAAACTTCATTTCATTTTACAAGAAACGTTTACGAGGAATGAATTGTTTTATTGTATCTCGCGAAAATACAACTTGGATCCTATCAAAATTCAAACCTCGTATCCTTAAATTAGAAAAAGAATCTCAACAATTCCTTTTCCAATTTAAGAAGAAATAAGTTAGGAGGCTTAACGAACCTCCAATTGAGCTAGTCAAGACATCGCTTACTTGTTCCAAATTTAACCGCCTTGGACTTCTATTGTAAGAATTTCCGTATTTACTCTGGTGAAACTAACCACTTTTGAAAATTGCAGGAAAAAGCTACCTTGCAACGAACCTGTACCATGTCGTCAATGGGCAAAACAACTCTTTTGCAACGAGGTAAAATTTTTCGACTGAAGGAAAACTTCACAAACCTTCTTTGAAAAATTAAACTTTGGTGATCAACTCCAAAAATTCAATTTTTCAATATTCCTTTAACAAAAAATTGGCTCCGCGAGTAGGATTCGAACCTACGACCAATCGGTTAACAGCCGATTGCTCTCCCGCTGAGCTATCGCGGAATAAGGTGAGGGTGTCTTATTGGCGTCATTGCAAATACTGTTGTTGATTTGTTATTCTCTAGAATCAAAACAAACCAATTTACCAACCCTCGTAAGAACATTTTAAATGGTGCACCTGACTAGACTTGAACTAGCACCCGATCTCTCGGACAAGCACCTCAAGCTTGCGTGTATACCAATTTCACCACAAGTGCATATTGATTGTTTTAGTTTCATTCAGTAAACGGTCTACAGAATTTGATTAAAACCTGAATTACTCACACTCAAGCCAACGTGAAGGCAACAATCGTTTGAGTTGCTACGTCTTTTAACTAACTGGGTTTAACCAGTAGCCCTAATCGTAGAGACCTAGCGAGAACTACCTAACCTGGTGGACCGGATGAGATTCGAACTCACGACCTACGGCTTGCAAAGCCGTCGCTCCCCCAACTGAGCTACCAGCCCATTATGGTGCCTCTAGAGATGAATCGAACACTCATTGGCGGAGTACAAAACCGCTTTCCTACCATTGAAAGATAGAGGCATTGTTTTAGTTTTATCCGCTATCTAACTAAAAAGGTTTTTGCATTAAGGCGGAACCTACCCATCGAAAAGGATGGGCCCTTTGATGTTTGTGGATTTATTTAATGTGGCTGCATCTACCCAAACCACCACAACTTTACAAATTCGGACATTTTCCATCCCGAGGTAAAATATGTATTTACCATACAGTTATTGTTTACGTTCAATAACAAACGAATGACAGAGTGTCTAGAATCTGTCAATTTGGGTGCGAGCGGTTGGATTCGAACCAACGATCTTGAGCTTATGGGGCTCACGAGATGACCACTTCTCCACGCCGCAATAAATTGTTTTGCATTTCAGGACTTCAACCTGAACCTCCTGCTCGACCGGCTGGTATTCTATTTTTCTTTTTCGCTAATCTTTCTTTAGTGCACGTCATAAAGATTCACTAAAAGAGTTAAACTAAATGCAAACTTTTATCCTTGTTTTTCAAAGGAAATTTGATGCTTGTGGGTTTATTTAATGTGGCCGCATCTACCCAGCACCACAACTTTATCATTGACTAAAAGTCAACGACCAAATCGGACATTTTCCATCCCGATACGACATTTTAGTTTCCACGACCATGCTGTAACACTCGCAAAAACTGGGTTCAACCATTATCTACCTCTGTTTCATTACAGTTCCACAGTTTCATAATGGGGTTCATCGCTGACAACGTTCGTGTTTTACTAAACACTGAAAAATCTTATCCTTGTTTTTCAAAGGAATTGGTTTGAACGTTTTTATCCTTGCTAAGCAGCATCACACAAAGACCAGTATTTATAACGGCACACACTGCAATTTCGATTAACACCGTCACGTACAACTGTAGAATTCCATAAATAGGTTTCTTAAAAGAACAATTTCACGAGCTTTTTATGGTGGATTGTCTTGGGCTTGCACCAAGCGTGGCTTGCGCCAGCGGATTTACAGTCCGCCCCAATGCTGTCTCTGGTCACCAATCCAAATTGGTAAAAAGGTGTTGGCTGGAGTTGACTGAAAGCGTCCTTTCACCATTTTATAACTCATTTAACCTTGCCTGTTGGCATTATCCGCAAGGCACCATAATAATGATGTGTTTTAATACAATCCTAACGAGAAACTTGTGAAAAGTCTGTATAACGTACACCCTTGTATAAAATGCTCGTTCCATCTTTTTTATACAACTAACCACATCAACGTTCACAAGTTTATTTGTAGTGGTCGGAGATGGGCGATTTGAACGCCCGACCACTTGATCCCAAATCAAGTGCGCTACCAGACTGCGCTAATCTCCGTTAAAAGAAATTTCTTAGTTTTGCTTACGCTACTTATCGGTTAAACCACGAAAAGGTGAATTTCTTCTTAACCGAAACCTGTTTGACTGGAGATTATCAAACAGGCCTTTAGACATTAACAGTACGAAACATATTTTGACCTTTCGGTTAATGTTTTTGAAGACTTTTTGTTTCTGGAATTTCAAATTGGAAAGAGAAACTCCATACTTATGACCAAAACCACGAAAAGGTAGTCTCCTCATTTATTTATTTGGTCGTCCATATTCACTATTTATAACAACTCTTTGTGGTTGGAAAATTAAGTTATTTTTCAATCACATTTTTTATTAACAAAACTTAGATTTTGAAAAAGGTGGTATCAAGATAATTCAAAGTTTTTCTTAAAGTAGAAGCATTATTTCCTAAAACCAGGTGATTTACGAGTATATCCTTCTTCAAATTATTTTTGTCGGTAATTTCGAAGGATTGTAATTTTAAAGTTTTAGGACTAATTGCTTCAACAATTGCTTGACCAAAACTTGCCTTTTTGTAACCATGCCTGCCAGAATCCTGTTCGATAAACATGATCTTATCGCCAACTTTAACTTCATTACCAAAATGGTCAAAAACTTGTGTATTCTTTGTCATCTCTTATCTCCTTTTTCCATTTTATACTTTATTATATCATATATTTTGTGGAAAATCAAGAGAAAAAATAACAAAAACCCCAGAAATTTTTACTTTTTCTGAGGTTTTTCTTCGAAAATTCAGGTTTTAGTCTTCTTTGGATGCTTTCCAATCATCCAAAAGTTTGTTCAAAATATTTATATCATATTTTTCAGGAACGCAGAAAATACGGCTTGCTGGAGTCATTGGTTCCTCAAGTTGGAGGAAGCAAATTGTTTTCTTACCAAAAGGAATTTCAGCAACCCAAACTCCCCACATACCATCCCCAAAATATACATAAAAAGGACGACCAAAAATATCTTCAATGAATGCCTCGATAGCAATATTGAAATCGGAAAGTTTTGAGGTTGAAACCTCGTTATTAAGAATACTTATGTTTCCAAACTTGGATTTCACATAATTGTAGAAATTCTTTTTGATTTCCTGATTATCAACAAATTCATTGGTGAAGTAAGAATCAATATCCTGCCAACCATTATCAGATTTTGAAAGTGAATAAAACTTTAAGGAATCCATTGGGTTTTCAACTTCGTTCTTGGTCAAATCAATTGTTTCTGCAACTGTTTCCAAGGAAGATTGTTCCTTTTTCTTCTCATTTTTCTTTTGAAGAATATCCTTGGCTTTTTCAAGCTCGGTTTTATTTGTAAGATTATCACCGGCACGATTCATATAAAAGGTTAATTTACGAATAGCTTTACCAATGTCATTTTTTGAAACCTTCAAAAGACCATCAGCAACATTTCGTGCAGGTTCTGTAAACAAGCCTTCCGGAATTTGTTCGCTTTTTGGAAGTGGGTTTTTCTCACGTTCCTTTTTAGCTTCCTTTAACCAATCCTCCGCTTCAATTTTTAAGGAAGAATGTGTTCTGTAGTATTGTTCTGCAACTGAACCAAATCTATCCTCAAGAATTCCTCGAATAAGTTCGTCCTTTGTCTTTGTTACACCACCAGGGATTTTACCACCATAATAAAGTTCTGCCAACTGATAAGGTGTCTTTTTGGATAATTCAACCTTATCCTTCTCAAGTTTAGAAAAATCTGGCATTTTGAAACTCCGTTAATCTTGAAAACATTTTTTAAGAAAATTAAAGGAGGAGAGGGAGTAAATCTGAATGAAATCAAAATCATCCGTATTCTCCCCATAGTGGATTTTTTCACATTTGCTAACGCTAACCCACTTTTGTCTTCCATCTTTTTCAAGACAAACATTAAACCAATTCTTTCTTGGATGTTCATAACGCATCCAAGGTGGTGAATTCGGAATTTTCCTCATTTCAATGATTTTCCAGATTTCCTTGTTCCGAAGAAGAACCATATTACCAACGTCTTTCAAGTTCAAACGTTTCATTTTTGAGCTCCTTTTTAAGTGTTATACTTTATTATAACAAGATTCCTCAAGAAAATCAAGAGAAAAATTGAGGCTTTCCAAATTTTAGAAAGCCTCAATGAAACAACAAATGAAAGGATATTTATAATGACTTTTGAAAATTAAGATCATTTTGGTACTGAAACGAAATCATGACCGCTTGTTGTAGCGGGAAGGAAGGCAGGAGTTTCGACATTTGAAAGTTCAAACCCTTCCACGCCAATGGTATTAGCAAAACCAACCTTACCATCAAAACATTCAAATTTTGGATTGGTTAAGCTAAAATGTTCACAAGGACCTTTGCTGAGCAATTTACCACAAACGCTGCATTTGAAATCCTCGGCGTAACTTCCCATACTGTAACAATTTCTTGAACCATCCAAAATTGATTTAACCAGGTTAGGGTCTTTTGTCCTATCATAACCGGCTAATAAATCAACTGAAACAAGATCACCTTTAAATCCTTTTGCAGGACGTAAAGTTGCATCAAAAATAACGCCTTTTGCATTTTCTTTAATGCTATTGTTATGTTCCAAAAACGTTGGCTTGCGTCTCCACGTTTCATAACCACAGCAACCTAAATCAGGATTGAATCTAACTAACTCACTTTTTGGAAAAGCAACACCATTTCTGTTTGGTAAATCACTAAAGAAAATTTTCACACAAACAATAACATAATCCTTTAAGTCATCGGAAATGTTATAAATTTTAGATGCTTCCTTCAACCAACCGGTATTAACCGGCAAGCCACGGATTTGTGTAATTTCTTCACTTGCAAGAACTGTTCTTGAATTTCCATTTGATAAATTGAAATAATCAACTACCTTATTAGATTGAATTGCATCTGCAGTTACAAAATATTTACGCATTTTGTATATCCCTCAAAGAGAATCCCTACAGTAAAAATAAAGAAAGTTGATTATTTCACGTTCCTTTATTAAAAATCTTCAATTGATTTTCATACTTCCAGTAGTTGGAAAAATCACCAATTTCTTTATTGTATTTTTCAACACCTATCAAGATTTTGAGGACTTTTTCAAGATCTTCCTTGACAAATAAAGAATCATTTAATTGCCATTTATAAAATAATCCTTCAAGAAATCCTTGCATAAAATCAAAATTATTTTCAACAACAATTTTGGTATCTTTCTCAAGTTCAAAATCGGTTAAAGAATTTTTCAGAAAATCAATCTCAAATTTGAAACTTTTAGAGTGTCTTACAGTAAAATCAACAATTTCAAGAGTTGAAAGTTTTCTTTGAATTACAACAATAAAAGGTTCAAAGGATTTTGATTTGAAATATAAAACATTTAAGATATAATCTTTCTCAGAATCCTTTGGATTGAACCTAACACCGGTTAAGGATGTTATTTCTTTTGAAAGCTGGACAATAGGATTTAAGAATTTTTCAGGTTCCTGTTGTTGCTCAACCAAATCAACCGGTTTTTCAACACCAAAATATTCAGGTAAATACTGTTTTAAAGAAGATTCTTCAGTTTTTTCCTGAGGTTTTTCTTCAACAGGTTTTTGAACCGGTTTGAGATATTTTTTACGACGTTCCCTACATTTTTTACATTCAACCGATTTTCGTCCGGTTTCTGTAACAAAATCCTCATCAGGAAATTCCTTACCACAACGATGACAAATTGAAGACATTTGTTATTCCTTGTTTGCTTTTTCAACTTCAAAATTCGTAATCATGGAATCATCAGCTTGACGCTTTTTTGCGTATTTTTTAGCTGCATATTTTGATTCAAACAAACGATTTACCTTACAAGGGTAACCTTTGTTATAATACAAGGTTACACTAAATTTTTCAATTTCTGATTCTTCCTTTGTCATATTTTCCCTTTCCTTTTAAATGACAATTTTGATTTTACGGTAGATATCGGCATCAGTTGCATTGTTGAAATACTCGACCTCTTCCTGATCCCAGTAAAATTCCCAATCACGTTCGATATTTAAAAGAGCTTCCCCTAGTTCCATAATTGCGGTTTTTACATCCAACAAAGCATCTCGATATAGTTCAAAGCTGCAAGTTTTCTTTTGTTTGGTATAGGTAATCTCATAATCTATACCCTTTTCATTTAACAACTTCTTAAGTAGAAATGGTTGACAGGTAAATTTACAAGCTTTATCGACCGTCAATTGAAGGGTTAACCAAGCTCGTTGGTAGGCTTTAATATAATTTAATGTTTGATTTGAAACATTCATTTTGATTTTCCTTTTGAAGATAAATCTTTATCCAATTTTTCAATCTCCTCAACCAAGGAATCAACAGCAGCACGAAGATCTAAAACTATTTTAATGATGTCAATTTTATCATATTGCAACAGACGTTGAAATTCATCATATTCTGATAAGGTCATTAACCGATTATCAACAATGAATTTCTTATAACCTGGAACATGAATTGCATCAAACTCTTCTCGTTCTTCAACCATAACAACCCCTTTTATTTTTTATAATTTATTATAACAAGATTTCTCTGGAAAATCAAGAGAAATAATCAAAAGAATCCACAAATTCTAACATTCTTGAACGAAAACAAGCTTGCTCAATATCACCGTAAAAAGGTGAAACTATTCTGGTTTTGCAACGTTTATGATTATATTCTTCATAAGCTTTGAGCTGTTGTAAATTTTCAACAATCTTATCAAAATACTCATTTCCGGTGAATTTCTTATAAGTATGGCGGTTATAACCAAGCATTTCAATCTCAATTTCAGCTTTATCACCTAAATCATACAAATAGGTTAAAGGAAGATAAAAATAACCGTCTGTTTTCAAAATGATTTTTGCATCCGGTCGCATTTCTAAAATTACATCAAGGAATTCATTGAAAAATGGATGACTTTCCTGCTGAATTTCTTTCTTTCCCGCTATTATAATTTCTTTACAGGTAATTGTGGTATTTTTATCAAGCCAATGAATTAAATCTTCACGGTAAATAGGTTGACCTTTTTTAAATAAAGCCAGAGTAATATCATTTTTGTTGAGCATGTTCTTGTTCCCATTCTTCCAAAAGTAGGTTGAATAATTTCTTTGGAAATGCACAGCGGTCACCTTGCCAGTATTGTTGGAAGCAATCACCGTTGCAATATTTATAAAGGTTACATAAGAAGCATTTTGGATTCTTTTTATGTTCCATAGCTTCAATGATTCCAAGTGCATTGGTTGGGGTTTGGTCAAAAACTGTTGCGATTATATGGTTATAATAATTCGGGCAAGTTGCTATTGTTCCATCCGGATTGATTGTTCTGGTTTTCATTGTGCAATTTCTTGCAAAGCAACCGGTTAAATCACCATTGATAAGTGCTTTATATTGTGTGAAAATTGTGATATTTTCGTGGAAATTTTCTTTGTTTTCCAAGTAGCATCTATATAACCAATCATCAACTTCATCCCAAGTTGGAATATCAACTGAACTACCACGACCGGTTAAGGATAATCTTTCAAAATGTAAGCTTTTGTGTGGAATTGTGGATAAAAACCGTAACGTCAATGAAGGACGTAATTCCTGTTTAGCAACCAAGTCTTTTGTAAGGACTGTGTTGATTTGCAAGTCAATTCCATTGTCAACAAGGAATTCACAATTCTTCCTCCAAAGTTTCTGTTGACCTTCCTCTTTGAATCTTACTTTTATATCCCAACTTGTGGATACATAATGGATTTTTTTCAAAATATTCAAAATTTCATTGGAAATTTTATAACATAAATTGGTTGTTATATTTAACCGGCAATTAGGATTAGGAAGAAAATGATCCACCAAACGTTCTAAGGTTTTTAAACATAGAATTGGTTCACCACCATGGAAAATAACCTCGGTTGGTTCCTTAGGGTCCAATTCCAAAATCTTATCAACCACTTTAGGTGACATATCTTGACCATAGATTGTACAACCGGCGTAACAATAGGAACATTTCAAATTGCACCGGTCGGTAAGTTTGATATAAAGGATTTTCTTAGTGTCGATCATTTTTACCAACTTTCTTAAAAGATATTATACTAACAGGTGCCAAGGCTATGGCTAAAATTAACAGAAGGAAGATGAGAAAGGTGGTTAAAATACAACCAAAAACAAATTGAAAAAATTGTTTCATTTCAACCTCCAGACCTTAAAGTTAAGTTGGAAACTCTTTTTCAAAAATACCTTTGGTAATTTTTTGCATACCTGAATCAAAATCAATCAAGTGTGGAATTTTGTCAGTATATTTTAGATAAAATTTGAAAGCTGCAAACTGGTCGGTTGTTGGATCATTAGGAAGAAGATCCTTACGAAGCAAAATCAAAGGAATTCGTATTCCGGTTAACATACTTATCAAATAAGAGTAAATATACGCTACAAAATAGGATTTGCTTGGATAACTAATTGGTTCATCCGGATTTTCAAAATACTTTAGGAATTTTGTAAGAGTTTCCTCTGGAGTATTTTCATAAATCAAGAATTGATTATCAACAAAATCATTGTAATCATAATTCAACTTACGAATATCCTCAAAATCGTCAATTGTTTTGAAATTTCGATATTTATCCTGCAAGGTTGTTATGAATTCCAAAAATTTCCTTTGACCCAAACAATCATAACCATCATCAATATAATAACCGGGGTGCTCGTTGAAGCATTTGTTGAAAAATTTGCAGGTTAGACATTTTAGGTTTGAAGCCTTGCAATCCTTTATTGATTTGAAAGATTCAAAATTATTCTGATAACAAACATCAACCAAATCACCTTTTGGATTGATAAAAAGATGTTTTTCTTTCTTTGGAAAAGCTTGATATAGGATATAATCCCGATTCAGGAATTTTGAAGCAAGATCATAATTCATCCAACGAATGCAGGTGTCAAGATAAGCTTTGAAATTCAAACCTTGGTCATTTTCCTTGGTTTTCATACAAGGTTTTAATTCAAAAACATCACAATTCTTATCAACCAATCTCATGAATTCAGGATTTTCTTCATAAAGCTTTGGTGAGGTTAAAAGGATTGAAATCTTTTTGTTTGGATTTTCCTTACGAAATTCCTCAAGATTCCTCATAACCTGATAAGAATAAGGACGGTATTTATAATCCCAACTTACAGCAAGATCGACATCTTTCCTCTTAAAGTATTCAGGAAACCTACTCCCATTTGTAATGATTGAAATGGTTGGTACATATTTTTTGATGATTTCCAGATATTTTTCAACCAAACTATCAGGAAGGTTTGTAATTTCCCCACCATAAAGGTCAACAAAGGTTATGTTGTATTTATGGGATAAAAACTGTAAGGTTATATTTAGTTTTTCGGGATCAAGAGTTTCTTCAGAAAACAAACCTTGCAAATAGCAAAATCCGCAATGGAAATTGCATTTATAAGATGGATTGATTGAAATTTGAAGATTCTCTTTCATTTTCCGTAAATCAGCTCAGGCTGTTCCAATCTTAAATCATTAGGGTAAAGATAACGTTTTAATTTGCAACATTCCTTAAAATCATTTCTTCGGAAAGTTATTCCAAACAAAGAATATTTCACATCTCCAATTTTACAAGCTTCAGGTTGAGGTTTTTTATAGAAGTTGTAAATCAATTGCGGATTTTCCCTTGTATAGAAATAGAAATCATAAAAATCCGATTTTTCAAAATCTTCACCATAAAATCCAATCCCAAATTCCTTGCCAAGATAAACGTCATATTTCTTGAAAAGAGGTTTGAGATATTCCGGCATAAAATTTTCATATTCACGGTAATATTTGTAAACCAATTCCTTGCTTTTTAGATTTACCTTGACACCATAATAATCACGAAGTTTGAAATCAGTTTGAATAGGTGGTAAGGTATTGTAAATTACAACAACAGTTTCCTGCTGATAAGATAAAGAATCACAAGGGTGATAGGAAATCAACTCAACAATTTCCTCATTTTTAACCAAGTCAATAAAACCATTTTTAATCAACAGATTTTTCAGCAACCAGCCGGATTTTGAATGAAGGCGGAAGCTATCCTCAATTGTCCCATCATCATCAATTTGTCTTTCGATTATATCAGTTTGCATTTTGAAATTTTTTCTCTCAAATTATTAAGAATTCTTTTGAAATTCGAACAATCTAAAAGTTGGTTGTTATCTTCTTTCAAATCTCGTATAATTTTTTTACAAGAGTTACAAAGTTTAAAATTTTCACAAGTCAGGCATTCTGTTTTGAAAAATTTGTAATTTGAGCTGTCAAGAACGCCATCATCTTCTAGTGCCGGACAATTTCCTAGGCGACCATTTGTTGATAAAATTCTTATATGATCCCTACAATCTAAAGAAGGTAAAGGGCAAATTGTTGGTTTTCCTGAGAAAAAATTTACTAAATTCTTACAATTTTCTTCATACTGATATAAATCACTATCAAATAAAGATGAGTAAAACTCAAACAATTTTTCTCTTGAATATAAATACCCTTGACGTCCAGATTTAAGAGCACCATTTACCTTACAACAAGTTCCTAACCTTTTAGCAAGTTCAACATTTTTAACACATTGACTTTCATTTTCATTTGTCATAACGCTTATAAAAGTCAATTTATAACCAAACATTTTCTCAAATAGATGGAAAATTTCTAGGAAATCTGTTTCTGAAAAAGGTTTACCATCCGGACGAATTCTACCTGAGCCATATTGAAAGCTTGTGCAAATTTTCAAATCACAATATTTTATACAATTAGTCCATTTATCTGGATTTATATACCAATCCCATAAGTTTGAGGTTAAAGAAATTTCACAATCAAAACTATTTCTCAGAAGAAAATCTCGAAGATTGTAGTAAAATGAAGGAGGCATCATCAAAGGATCACCACCGTTTACAATAATTGATTGAGGTTTTAACTTCAAAATATTAGAATATAAAAGGTTTTCATTTATATTTTGATGTGGAATTTTATTTGATGAGCAAAAGGAGCAATGAAAGTTGCAACGGTAGGTAGGTTTTAAAACAAGCTCCATTTAAACCTCCTTAAATTCAACTTCCTCCGGATATTCTTTAATACCGGTTTCAATATACTTATACATACAATTGAATAAACATTTTGATAAACGTAACCGGTCTTTAAATCCAAAGAAAACAAAACAACCCATTTTGCAACGAACAAAATAATTACATTTTAAACAACCTTTTTCTTTCATAAAGAATTGCTCAAGATCTTCATTACCTTTTACATTAGGGACAGTGGATAGATAAGATAATTCTGCATTTGAGCAAGCCATACAATTACCTTTGACAATCCCATGTTCAGAAGAAATGAAGGTTAATTTTTGACAAAAGGGTCCACAGGGTCTAGATTCTAATTCATGAACACCATGAATGTTTGGATAATTATCCAAAATAAAATACATAAAATCTAAAAATTCACGTTCACTTAAGTTATAATCTCTATAATTTTTACTGAAAGGTGAATAAAATTCTTGACTTAAATGAAAACCTTCTTTGTACAAACGATTGAAGGTTTCAAGAGATTTTACAGGTTCATGACGTTTTCCCATCAATACTTCGACATTGGGTTTACTAATCAAAAATGAACATGTTTTCAAATACCCCAAGTCTCGATAAAATTTACAACTATCATAATAAATATCTAATTGCTCATTTGTTGTAAACCTGCTTACAAAATCAAAAGAGGAACAAAGATGAATTTTAATACCATTTTCCTTGATTTTTTCTAAAAGGTTTACAACACGATCTCTTTTAGTATGAACCAAATTACTTGTGATAACCCAATTAGCTACTTTACCCAAAGATTTTGCATAATTTGAAATTGTTGTTATGATTTCAAAATATTTATCGAAATAAATATCATCTAAAACATCATAAAATAATTCCCCACCCATCATTTGAATTTCAAAAAGTTTTTTTGGGCTTCCGGAAATTACCTCATGCATCAGTTGTAATTTTTTATCCAACAAAGGCATTGATGGACGTCTAATCAAATAATTTTTTTGGAAACAAAACTTACAATGTAAATTACATTCTTCAAAAAGAAAGAAATTAACTTCTTCATACTTCGGTCTCCTCTGTTCGAGGAGAAAAGATTCGGGATTCATTTTCATATCTCCCTTTGATTTTATTCAGCTAACTGAAATTCTCTTAACAAATCCAAGTCTTTTTTACGATAAGACTCAAAAAACATATACAGGGTATAACGGTTGATAGTATCATAAAAATCACCATGATCAAAAAATACCTGTTTTACCTTTCTGTTACTAAACAAAAAATCAATGTTTTGTTTTAAAAATTCTATCGAACCAAAAGGATTTTTTAAACAATCAACATGATTGATTGAAAATTCATAAAATTCAGGATAAAAATCCTTCATTGAAGTTTTAATTTCTTCAAGATGACCCTCAATATCAGAAAAATCATAATTCAAAGGATTTTGAAGTTTTTTGAGTTTAGCTGGTAAAACATTCCAATCTTCAATTGAATTATATAGAGGATAATCCATCAATTGAGTTAAATAAACATTTTCAAGATTTGTTCGTTTAAAACAATTGAAAATAACACGACGAACTTTTTCATCAATACGGGCATCGGATTCAGAATCCTTGTACAACAAATGTGCAACAAGGTATTCAAAAGAACATTTCAAGCGAATTTCTGCTCTAAAATTTTTCAATTCTTCTTCATCCCCCGTAAAGGTCGAATGATTGAAAATTTCCAAAAATTCTTTTTTACTGAGAGATTTTGGTAAGAATTCTGCAGTGCTACGACCTTTGAAATAAATTGCTTTTTGCTTGAAAATTGCAGATGCCAACCCTAAAGAATATAAGGTAAATGCTGTAGAACTAGATAAATTATCACCAAACAAAAGCTTAAGTGCTTTAGAAAGAAATATTACAACATTTTTCGAATCGGCATAAATTGATGAAAATACTTTATATGTATCAAAAAGATATTTAAAAAGTTGCAAATCGGTATTTGATGAAGTTTTATCTAAAAAATCTTCATAAGATGATGCTACAGTTACAGCATTTTGAAAAACAGGAGGAACTTCTTCTTCTGAAATAATGAGGTAAGGAGTTATATGGGTATTTATACTTTCAATAGGTTCCAGATTAAGGGAATTGAATAGATGAAACATTTTTAACCACCTTCCACCGGTTCTTCGGCATTAAACAAACTTCCAAACACCCTTAAAATTATGTTGTTTTCCGTTTCAAGAAATTTGAAAAGATTACAGCCTTTGAACATATAATCTTCAAAATATTCCTTGAAATAATAGGTATATTTTGGTTTATCCAACAAAAACTGAGCATAAAATTCAGGATATTTCAAAAGGTTGACAAAATTGATTCCAATGTAACGAGGATTTTGAATTACCTTTTCACAACCCTTTTTCATCAATCCCCTTTCCTCCTCATTATAATAGGATAAGAGGTTAAAAAAGAAAATTGAGCTAAAAACCTCATCGTATTTCTGAAGCAATTCCTGATTTTTATCAATGAAAGTTGAAATTTCTTCCTTTGATAAAATATTCAGATTACAATCTTCAAGGGAAATTCCTTTATATTGATTGAAGATTTGAAGGACGAGTTTTTCAAGATTTTCTATGGAAACCATTGAATCAAACGTCATGTAGGTTTTTATCAGGTCAAATTTTTGTTCTAAAAGTAATCCTGAAAAATCAATGTTACATTTCATTTCCAGATTAGAAAGATAAATCAAACTGGTTGGGATATCCAATTCATTTTTTGAAAACTCAATAACATAATCATCTTGAGGATTATCAATAAACTCCAAAAGTTGATTATCATTTAAAGGTAGTTTTACTAACATTTTTATCTCCGACTACGTGCCATGTGACAACTAATATGACAATTACTATGACAATGTGTATATTTCAAAGAAATAGTTTGAGAATTTGCTAAAGATCTGAAATTGGATAAAACGACGTCGAACATTGCATAGAAATTTGAAACTGAAATTTCTTGACCTTTTACAATATTGTTTGCAGTAAAAAATCCTTGAACATCAACATTGATTTTTGAAAAAGGAGGTTGACTTGTAGATCTTCCAAAACCTTCGGTTGCTCTATTATTTGCAGGATATCCATTTGTCCAACCAAACTTTGTTCCGGTATTTGACATTATACCTTTGTAGGTTGCTGATCCGGTTGCTCTAAAAGTTACCGCTCCGCCATTTGACCAATTACCTTCTTCCGTTGAATAGTAAATGATTTTTGTATAAGAAATAATATCAATGAAATTCTTATACATTTGTGCAACCAAATTTGCTGTTGCTGTCGAACCAAGTATATTAGTATCTAAATTGGTAGTATTTGGATTATTGAAAGCATAGGAAATCAAAGACAATTTACCAGGTAAATATGTTGTATTTACCGGCCAATCGGAATAAATTGGCGACCTGATCGACTCATTAAAACTATTTACAAGGGAAGTTTTTGAAACTTCGTCACCAACTTTAATTACCATTTTTCAAACTCCTCTGGATTGTTTTAAACAACATTGGATATCCGGCACATCCAGATTTATCCGTTTTTAACAATATACAATTTCCTTTGCAAAGCGAAAAGTATTTGCATGTATAACACTTTTTATCAAACTCAAAAAATCTGGCTTGCAATTTTTTTGAATTTTCAGCCGTCAAAAATGCTGAATCATTTGGACAAATTTTTAAGCTGCCGTCCACTTCCATACAAAGACTTTCATCAAAACACCGTCTACGGAAGGTTCCTTGAGAATCATTTGTTTCAAACATTTTCCTGATTGAAGAAAACGGTTCAAATTTATAAGGATTTTCAACAGAAGCAAAAAACTTACAAAGCCATTCATCAACCTTTTTATTATCCGGACGTTCCGGACCTTCACCAATGAAGGGTTCAAACTTGACGGTATCAAATTTATCCAGTGGTAAATGATGAATAACAACTGGATCCAAAATAACCAGGCTTTTGGTTAAGGTTATTAAAAGAGTTGAATTTTCAGGTTTTATAAACTCAAGATTTTTGACCCAATTATCAAACTGGAGTTTTGTGAACCGACCTGGATTCCAACTGGTTGAAATTGCATCAAGATTGGAAAGAATTGATTTTTGTTGATCTGAAAGCGAGGTAAAACAAAGATTTGTTGTTCCGGATACCTTCAAACCGTGACCTTTTAAGGTAAATAAAAGGTTAAGAACTTTCTTGGCATAACATTCAAGAAGAAATTCCCCACCATATAATATAACGTGATTAATCTCAGGATGATCATCAAGAAATCTTCTTACTTTGTTTGGTTCAAGGAATGAAGTTTTGAAGTCTTCCTTGTAGCAATGAGGACATCTTAAATTACATTCATTTGTTATTGTAACATATAGACTTTTCACAACAAACTTCCTTTATGCCCAAAGAGCCTTCCTTGCGGTTCCTTCTATTGTATTTGTAAATGTTACCGTTCCACGAAATGTAACATTGCGGCTTTCATCAGTAAGTAATCTTGTATTGATATTTTCCAACAAGGAAGAATTGACTTGGTTGATTATTGCCGTCAATGAGGAGTTAACAGTGTTGATTTTGGTATCCAAGGTTGTATTGACATTATCAATTTTGGTATCCAATCCGGCATCTTGATTATCAACATAATCCTTCAAAGCATCACGAACCGACATAACATAATCATGGGTTGCTTTTTCACTTGGATAAAAAACAGCACTTGGATTATTATCTGTGATGGTTTGAATTTTATTCAATGTGGTTTCTGCAAGATTTCCAAGCAATAAAATGTTATTTGTTATAGCTTTACCAACGTAAAAATCATTAGGTGTGGTTGTTACGCCACCAACATTACTTCCACCATCTGCATAATAATTTGCGCCAGGTGTTAAAGACCAATCGGTTGATAAAAAGGCACCATTACTAACGATATTATATAATGAGCCAACAACACCAAGGTAACCTTTTGTTTTGTTGGTACCATCAGCCAACCTAAAAAGAGCTGCAATAGGGTCGTAATAAACCAAAGAGCCAACATGAACCCCATCTTCAAACATACCGGGATCAAAACTTGCTGATTCTGAACCGGTTTGACCTTTAACGAAAAGCCAACCGGAGTTTGACCTCAAAGCCAAAACGGAAGATTTTAAAACTGTATGGTAAACAACTTCATAAACGGAATAAGCTGCCAAGGTCGGGTCCGGTAAATCATTTTCAGTTTGAACAAAAGGAATGCTTGCTTCATCAGGAACAATTACTGTAACATCAATCAATCCGGAAACACCTGATAAAACAATTGGAATCATAAAGACTTCACGATTACCAACTTGTGTCCCACTATTCTTCAACTTAGTTCTTTGTGTAGTTAAGGAACTAATTGTAAACATTGTTCCATCTTTAAGAAATAAACCAATGTTTCCAATCGGGAAATCACCAATGCTTTCGTCAAGGGTAATTTTAAAAGCAAAAGTTTTTTCATCCAAAATCTGATATTGAATATATGTTGAATCCCCTTGCCAAACAAATCCGGAAACATCTGTTGCGGATGCACTTGGTGCTATAAGATCCGAACCAATTCGAACTTGAGTAACCTCAATTTTTGGGCCATTGATTCCAGCATCTAAAAGGGCTGAAATTCCAGCATCTGTAATATTTGATTTCATTCTTCAAATCTCCTTTTCGACTAAGCCCAACGAACTTCAACAACGGTTCCGGCTTCAATAACCTCAGGATTCGTAATTGTAACCGTAACCCTATCATTATCCAAAGTAATGTTTTTAACCGGAACAAGCAAATTTCCATCAATATAAACAAACAGGTTATTGACTGAACGACATTCCGAAGGCAAAACGAATGTAAATTCGCTTGCATCCTCCTGAAGAACAAAGGACATATTATTCCATTCAGGGGAAATAACCATTCCACCTTGATCAAAATACTTAATAGCCTCAATCAATAACCGACCGGTAAAGACCTCAGGAAATACAATGGTTACATTTCCATCAAGATCTGTTTTGAAGGTAACCTTGCTGGTAACATCTGTGAAAGTACTTCCATCTAATCTCTGGACATAGGTTAAAAAAGGTTTAACCCCAAGATTGTGAACATCTGCAGGAATTGAAATTTGACCATCAACAATATCTTCAGAATCAAAATCCTTATCATAAAAAACCGATTTTGGTTCAGCATCAACCCCATAAACATATGACCAACCTTCAACGGTTCGTAAGGCAAGGCAAGGTAAATTTCTTGCGGTATTATTCAAAACAACATAACAGGAATAATTGCTTGAATTTGTTGGAGGTAAAACATTTTCTGAAGGAACAACCGGTAAGCTTGCTTCATCTGCAACAAGATAGGTAGTATTTAAGTTGGTTGAAGCACCACTGAATTGCATTGGAATTTGATAAACTTTGCGATTGCCGGCCATTCCTGTTGATGAACCGGTTTTGTATTTTTGTTCCTGAGCAATAAAAGCGGTTAAGGAAAACATTGTACCATCTTCCAAAAAGAGTCCAATGTTTCCTACAGCAAAATCTCCAACACTTTCATCAAGGGTAATTTCATAACAAAAACTATCATCACTTAAAACCTGATATTGAATATAGGTTGAATCACCTTCCCAAACAAGGTCTGCAACATCCGTCATTGTGGAATCAGGCATAATGATTTTTGAACCAATCTTTACCTTTGTAACCTGAATTTGAGGTCCAATGGTTCCCGCCAAAATGATTTTCTTAAAGCCTTCCGTCGTAATTACTGTTTTCATTGTTTAAGCCTCATTTATGTAAACCGGAAAATATGAAAATGAAAGAATATGACCATCTATGCAATCATTTCCATAATTTGATCCAATGCAAAAGGTTTTTGGAATTGGACATTCCTCTAAAATAAAGTTTTGATAAGTCCAGTTCAAGTTGATTTGATCCTTCTTTATACCAAGAACGAATTGATTTTCATAAGGAACTGTAAGGGTATTGATTTGTCTACCGTCTTTCCAAGCAACCAGATTGATATTGCTACCTTGTCTTGTTGCCTTTAAATAGGTAAATTGATTAACCTGAGCAACCAACAAGCAACAATTTTGTTCAATATCGTCTTGGAAATTCATAACAATTGTGCATTCATTGAACGGGTTTGGGAAATTCATCAATTGAAGAACTTCTGCATCCCTTGTTGCAGTTGTCATTTTACTGGTTGGGATAAAGGAAGTTGCCTTATTTGATGCTTCCAACTGGAACCAAGGTTGAAAATTGGGGATTTTAACCGGAAGGAACATAACTCGTTCAATATGATCAAGCATAAACGTATAAGGTTCATTTTCAACCTCAACATAATCTGCTCCGGTTGCCGGATTATAAATATGATATTTTCCAACCCCTGAAAAAGTATAAACACCTGGCATCAAGGTAAGTGTTCTTCTTTGAGGATTTATAGAATCCAAAAATAGGTTTGAACTTTTTCGTTCAATAAACAAACCAACCGGATTTGTTGTTCCTTTTTCAAAGTCAAACCTTGGAACATTATTATAGACAATTGAAAAATGGTCACTATTGTAATAGGTGGTTACAGCATCGGAATCTCTAACAAACGAAAAATTGCTCATTAAGGGTTTTGAATTTCCATCTGTTATAAACCTTGGTAAGTTTTCAGTCGTCATAACATTACCATTTTTGTAACCAAAATCATTATAAGTTCCGGCGCTACGTCCAACGATACGACCACGACGACAGGTTAAAAACACCGGTGCAACATATTGATAAATACAAGGCAAAACATGATGTCCATTTGTATAATCATTAGGAGCAAGCTTCAAATACAAATCCATTGTATTTGAGGTTATCAAACCAACTACTGAGGTTAAAACCAAGTGAGCCGGAGCAGTAGCATAGAAAAGTTCATAAACATCTTGAACGTCAATGTTGAACATTTCGGCATCATATTCCAACTCAACGTGACTGGTAGGATACCATTCTTTGGTACCGGTCCCGTCAATTTTTGAATTGTTTTTCACAATTGATCTGGTTGAACGTTCAAATTCACCATATTCCTTACCTTTACCGTTTGCCCAAAGGTTATACATTTTGAAATGGGCACCTTTGATCCAACCAATGAAGGAAATGAAATTTTTCGTTCCTTTGTATTTCCGGTTGAACATATTCAAAAACTGAACCAAGGTTTGATATTCACGGTCGGTAAACAAATCGGATTTATAATTAAATCCCAAAAATACCGATTGCTGAATATTGATATCCCTTGATTGAACCTCAGGATCACGAATTTGCCGTAAGGCATAAATGCCAGCATAAATGTTTTCTGCAAAAACTTGAGAAGCACAAGCAAACAAATCATTCCAAGTTGTGGATTGGCGAAGACGGTTGACAAGAACCTTCGTCAAATCCTGATAATATGGTTGTTTGCTATAATCTTCCACCATTTAATCAACCTTCTTCAGTTTGAATAGGATTACGCCAGTACTGAGAATCCCGTTCACTATATTTACAACTTACATTCAAAGATTTCAAGTTGATATACTGGTTTTTGTTGATAACATAATCAACCATTGGAGCAATTCTTTCTATGTAATCAATGGTCGTTGGTAAAACCGAAAATGCAATATCTTCCAAGTCAGATTTATAAAAGGAACGTCCTAAGCAACCGGTTTGTAACTTCAAATAATTACGAATTGCAGCTTCAACCTGCTCCTTGCAAGAGGTTAATGAAGCACCTTTCTTTAGGTAAAAGGTGACATTTATATCAATGTCAACCGGTTCAGCATCATAACGAACATATTGAAAACCAGGAACTGAATGGTTTTGCATATATGCAACAAGGTCTTTCCAATTTTGTGTTGTAAAACCTTCTTTGGTAAGAATAAGCAAACCAAAAACATTCATCCAATCCTTATCCAATGGAGCAATTTCTGCTTGACAATAAACGTGCCCATCAATAATACCGGGATATCTGCAAAGAAGTGCATGCATATCTTCACGGGAAATTCCACGATTATTAGCAGCTGCGCTTTGTGAACCAAGCTTTTGATAATAGGAAATATCTCGAGCGTCATCTCCACCATTCGGATTTGTTATGGTTTCACCAATCACGTCCGTAAAATCGGAGCAGGAAACTTGCTGGTTAACTGAAGCATTATTTCCAGCTGAACCTATGGTTACCGCATAAATAAACAAAATGGATTCGCCGGACGAAGGAACTGCACCATAAACACCATCACCAAACAAAACCTTTACATTACCTTGAGCGGTGCTATTTTCATAAAAAATTGTTGAGTAGGATTCATAAGTGAAAATAGCTTCGGTTGTTTTGGTATATTCAGTATTACCAACATAACACAAAATATCCTCATCGGAAATTTCAAAAGGATTATCGCTTTCAATTAAATATTCCTGCAAATCGGCACCATCACTGGTAAAGGAAATATTCTTGATTGTTCCTTGATGGAGCGTAACCGTTTGCTGCATATTTTGGTTATCAAAAACAATTGGTTCGCGGTTGAAATAATCAACCCCTTCAACAGAAAATTGCGTAAATTTTGGAATTTCCAGATAAGGTTGATTATAATTTGTATTTTGAATTGAAACCTGACAATGAGCAGGTGTTGCTCTACTGATATGGTTTCCAAGGAAAATGTTGTTGGTATAAATACTATCTTCCAAAACCGCATTTTCCAAGGTGGTTTCATTAACAGCAGCCCAAATTGAATATTGATCCAAAGCACCAACTGCGGAAATTGCTTCAATTAAAAGGGTTCCTGTTTTACTGTTGCCGGTTGAAGCCCAACTTTCCTTGTTGGAAAGGTAGGCTGTCAATTGATTGTTGATTTGTTCATAATCCGGCTGGATAGTAGATAGTTTGAATGTCGACATTTCAATTTCCCTACAGTTTTGTTGTATGAAAATTAAAATTACGCCTAGTCGAGGTCCTTAATCGTGTAATAGCTAATGAACGCTATCACTTCACCAAAGGTATAATTCAAAAGCTTCAACTGGATTGTATAATTTTCGTCCATATCCGACATATCTTTTCCAATGAAAAGTTTAACCGGTTCGGTTGTAATAAATGGAACAGTTGAACCATCAATGAATAAATTTCCTAATGAATCGGAAACCTGAAGGGTACATTCCTCATTACAATTATTACCTTCCGTGCACCAAAAGACAACGGAATCAACATAAGATTTTCCAATTTTAAAATCGGTAAATTGTTCTTGTGTTAAAAGGACTTTACTTTCAGATTTCGTAAATTTTGATTGAGACTGTTGAATAGCAACATCAACATACTTCTTAGTGGTTAAATCATTATCAGCGGTAATTCTTCCAGCATAAGTTTCTGGATCAATGAATTGACTTACCGTCAATTTACCAGAGGTTGGATTAAAGGTTAAAGATCCGTCTGAGGTAATTAAAGCATTTGACGTGAAAAATAAGGGTGCGTTTGAATAAATACCTTTAGACGATAACAGGTTAATTGCATCACGGTTTGATACAATTTCAACTTTGGATTCACCCGTTATAATTATTTCGCCATTTTGATTCAAATCAATTGTCGTAAGAAAATTTCCAGGGCTTCCATTGGCACCAATTGAAAAATTCGTCCTTGTTTGGAATGACCCTGAACCATTTGATTCAAAAGCGAAAAGTGTTGCGGAAGCAGGACTTAAAGTCAACGCACCAGCTGAACGAATAACCTTCAAAGGATTTTGCGTTGCATCTTCTTCTTTATTGACGTAAACTGCCAACGAACCATCAGGATTATACAATGAGGTTACATATTGCCAACTGGCATTTGCTGAACCTGAAAGTGTTGTCAAAACCTGGCCGGCTTCACCTTTTGGTAAAGTGACCGGAGTATCACTTCCATCACCAACCAAAACCGCACCATTTTCAAAATCAGGAAAACTGAAAGGTTCACCTTCTTCAATAGCAACAATACGACCTTTAATATCAACAACAATATGTGGATAGTCATAGGTTCCAGGTGTTACATTTTGGTTCGGTAAAACCGTATCCAAGGATGAAAATTCAACCCCACTTTCATCTTGGTTAACAACCAACAAACTATTTGCATTACCGGAATAGGTGTTTGGAACATCAGCAAGTTGGGTAAAATACTCAATATTGAGGTCTTTCAAAGAATAATTCAAAAAGGTTAAACCGGTACCATCTTGTTTAACCGCAACAATTGAACCAGAATGACCATCATATTTTACCGGAGTATCATTTAAGGATAAAAATGTTGAATATGTTTTGGAAAATTCCAAACCATTACCATCTTTATTAACGGTAACTGTTTTGCCGGCTGCCTCCTCATAGGTATTTGGAGTATCAGCAAGCTGGGTAAAAAGTAAATCCGAAATTTCCGCGTCATAAACTACCGTCTTTGCAACGGTATATTGACCACCTTGCAAAAGGATAATTTTTGTGCCTTCATTTTTGACTTCGGTAATATCGGTTGACATTTTTATCCCCTTTCAGGTTATTCCTTGATTGTTTTTTCCAAACGAGATAAAACCTTGGAAAATTTTAAGCGAGCATCAATTAAACCACGAATCTGGTCAGCTGATTCAAACATTTCATCAAACATTGGTTTCATTGAAGATGGAATATTTTCACCTAATTCTTGGTTTGTAAGAATTACAAAGCCTGTAATTAAATCGCGCAAAACCTTAAACATTCCATCAACAACATTATCCAAAAGGTCGCCATGCATATATTTATGACCTTCCTTGTTGGCAATCATTTCGAGTAAATCGTTGACAACGTTCAATTCGGTTGTTTCATTACGCATTGCTAAACATTCAGCAACCTTATCCAAATATTCCGGCTTGAAGAAAGTCTCATAAATACGATCAAACAATTCATGATCACCTTCAAAAGTCTTACCAAAACATTGCCAGTGGTAACGTTTTGCTGTTGTTCCAACCGCAATGAATTTTGTGACGCATTCAAAAACTTTTAAAGTGGTATTGCTATCAAATTCTTCCATCTTAGAACTCCTTCAAATTCTTAAGAAAAATTAAAAGCCTGACAGGCGAATTTTTCCATCAAAAGGAACATCAGCTTCAATAATTACACCGGATTCCGGATCAAAAGAATAATCGCATAAAACATCGCTATAGGTGTTATTTTCCAGTTTCAAGCGAACATAATCAATTCTTAAATCATCACCAAGGTCATAAACATCTTTGGAAATGAAAAGTTTACCTTCCTCATCAAAATCTTCTGGTTCAAAAGTCAAAACATAAAATTTTGTATCTGGACGTGATGTAAAAGGAACCAAATTTTCATCAGCAATTCCACCTTTGAAAATATACTGCCGTTCTTCACTGGTAATATAAACAAGCAAACCATCATAACGTTGAACACGACGAATTGATGTAAGAGCTTCTTCCTTGGTTGGAAAAACGGTTCTTTGATCAAGAGGTCCTTGCTGTCTTAAATTGAAACCATCTACAAGAATAATAGCCATCTTTTTCTTCCTTTTTAGTATTCAAAAATGAAATTGTAATTGGTAACCGTTGTAATTGTCTTGAATGTATAAACATTATAGGAGCAAATCACGCCACCAACCTCAATTTCCATTTGTTTGACATTGAAACTGTTTGTAATAACGAAGCCATTTTCATCCTTGATATCTTTCAAATTCTGGAAATTATCAGGAACTGCAACGCAAGGATAAGAGTCTTCAGCTTCAATCTCCAAATCCAATGTTCCAACAGCATGAGCTTCCTTGGTTAAGGAAAGAATTTCATCGCTGGAAGGATCTGAATTTTGAACGGAGCCATACATAACAGGTGCCGTATAATTGAAGGATTTTTCCCTTGTTATAACTTCCTTACCATCATTAACCGCAATAACAAAAACTGAAGTGCTGGTAATTGGATTTTGATAATTATAGCCAATCGAGCTGGAATGTTGATTATCAATATGATTAATCACTTCACCATTCAAAAGGAATTCCAAGGATTGAATTTTGTTTGAACGTGGTGTAATTTTAGCAAGCAAGCTAACACCATCAATTTCCTGACCATAATATAAAAGTGTTGGCTCAGGATTTGTTTCAAATTCAACGACCGGTGGAACATAAGCATAAAGAAGTTTCGTCCACATTGAATCCATTGTTTCGTGGTCGAAAGTGCTTCCTGCTTCAATATCACCAACCTTTTCAGTTGTTGGTTGGTCGTTTGTATACAAATCTTGAGCTTCACGCCAAACCAGACTTTGACCATCATTGGATAAGAATAATCCTTCTGTTGAAGCACTTGGTTGAGGAATTGGATTTTTACCACTACCACCGGATTGACCTTGCAAATCTGAAAAGTCAACAAATAAAATGGTATTACCTGATACATAAGTTGAATTTGTTTTTGTTCCATACATATTTGAAACAACGATATCAACAAGTCCAGGTTCTTCCATTTTTAAATCTGTAACGCCGGAAGTTCCATTTATTGAAATTGTTGCATTTTCCGCATTTGTTCTTAATCTGAAATAAAACATTCAGCAACTCCTTTAACTATTCAAGTTTTGCAAGACTTGTTGGATATAATCCTTAACCTGCTTAACGGTTGGACACCGGACTGTTGAAGTTCCTTGATCCCAAACCGCATCTGAAGCAATTATACTGCTTGCAACCAAAACGGAATTTGAAAACCATCTAAGGTTAACGGATACGCCTGCTGGTATGGTATCAACAAAAGTTACAACAGTGCCATCTTCATTAAGTGTATATTGATTGGTATCCATTATTGTATTACCAACCGCAACAAACAGGTTTTCTGCTGAAATACAAGGACCTTCAGTTAAGGTAATGTCTGAAAATCCGGAAACATTATCCTGAGCACTAATGAATTTGTTATAAAGCATAACCTTGCTTGAGCTTGATGAGCTATCAGCATTGATATAATCACTCTGCTTCAAAAGGTCAACCGGATAATCAGGATAAAAATTTGCTGCTCCGGATTCAACAATCAACTTACCAATTTTAATCCATTGCGCTGGAACCCAAGCATCGGATGAATACTTAAAGGTTGAATTCAAGCTTGGATTGCGATAGAAAAGTATCAAACCATCAGCAGGCGGTTCAATATCATCAACAGCAACAAAATCCACACTAACCGCTTGCAAGGAAGGATTGGAATCGTCATATATAATATAATAAGTTCCATCCTCGGATAAAACATCTGAAACATCAAGCTGCAAATCACTTACATAACGAATGGTTGATTTCATAGTGGATAAATGATTTGCACTATCAAAATCACGACCATCGCTCAATTTCAAACAATAAGGATCCTGACCAATGGAAATGATATTATTTTGGAAAGATGCTACTGTTTTGAAACCAAGGATACAATTGCTTACATAACGACTTTCTTCAAGACCAAAGTCACCATTTAAAATACCGGTTTCAAATTGTGCGTTAATTGTTGAATCTTTGATGATGTATGTTTCCAAAGAATTTACACCGGTAAAGGTTAAGGTTTTATTTTCAGCATCATATGAAGCGGAAACACCTTCCGGTAAAATTCTGGAGAGATCCAAAACCATAGCATCCCAACTTTTCATTGGATTCAAATAAGGCTCATCGGAATCCAAACCAATATATTCAACGTTTAAATCGTCATCATCAGTAGTGAAATGAAATTTTGAAATTTGATAACTTTCGATTGAGCTAACATCAATTGATAAGTCAGTGCTAAACAATTCCCGATCATAACCTAAACCTAAGGTTTTATAACCGGATAGAGGTTCAAAGGAAACATTTTTTGAACCAAAGCCAAAGGAAGGAATTTGCAAGGAATCAAAAACTGCAACCGGCGCACTTAAAGAAGTTCCAGCGTGAATTTCCGATGCTTGTACTGAAGTTAAGGCTCTTATTTCATTAGCGGTTAAAGCCTCTTCAAAAGTAGCATTTTTTCCTGATAATGATTGAACATTTATCGAAGAAAATTGTCCAAGGTTTCCGGTTATTGACCCAGAAACTGTTATTGATGTTCCGGTTAAATTCGTAATTTCACCATTTGCAGCAGTCAAAGTTTCCTGAACGGTTACATTGGAAGCTTCAACGGAATTTGAAAATTGAGCTGAAACACCGGTTAACAAAACGGTTGAATTGATATTTGCAGCCTGCAAATCAGCAAGACGTAAATCGTCCGAGCCATTAACTACCTTAATTAAATCTGTTGTAGTTGATTGGAACTTAGCACCACGTCCCAACTGGACGGAATAGCCAACAGAGCTGATATTTGTTTTCATGGTTCTAACATTCCTTTAAAAGAATTCTTCTCCAAAAATTAAAAAAGGCGGTTTGAGAAAACCGCCTTCATTATTCTACAAACAAAGCTCTCACTTTTCCTCGGAGGCTTTAAGGGTTTCAAGCTGTTCATTAACCTGATTGACTTCTTCAGCCAGCTCATTCATTCTTTCAATTTCTTCGGCATACTCTTCTTTTGTTGCACGACCGGTTGCAATTTTGACACCAATGTAATCCAACTGAGATAATTCATATTTTAATTGATCCAGTTTCATGTTCAACTTATCTTCCTCGGTTGGTTCATAAGGTGCTGGTTCCTCTTCTTTTGCAATTTCTTCATAAGACCAGGTTTTAGATTCCTTATCAAACTTAACTTTAAAACCTTCTTTTTCTTCAAGAGGTTCAACGTCGGTAGCATCAGCAGGCATCAACCAAACATCGTGACCTGCCAACTTGGATTCAAGGGGATCACGTTGGCGATTAACTGTTCCAGTATAATAACCATTATCATCATAATGAAAAGCTTTCATTTTTACACCTTTCTTGATTTGTGAAAATTTTCCTGAAAATTAAAATTCTTGGGTTTTGTATACTTCCTCGGAAGAGGAATGTTATGTTTACGAAGAAAACCACGAACTGTCTTAACATTCAAATTCAAGGTTCTGCAAATTTTGCTCAAACTATAACCTTGATTAACCAACTCGCGAATTTCTTTTGAATAACGTTCAGCTTTGTAAAATTTTCCGGGGCAATATCCAACCTTACGACCAAGATGGACACCTTCCTTTTTCTTCCTTTGTAAGGCTTCTTTGGTTCTTGCTGAAATCATTGAACGCTCAATCTCAGCTGACATACCGAAGCAAAAAGCAAGCATTTTACTTTGCAAGGTATCATCAAGCTTCCAATCTTCCTTAACGGAATATACCTGAATACCACGGCGACAAAGGGATTCAAGAATTCCAAAAAGCATAAAAAGCTTACGACCAAGCCTTGAAATTTCACTTATTATAATAATATCACCGGCTTTAACCCTTGAAATTAACTCCCCAAGTTTCCGCCTTTCAGGATCGGTGGCACCAGAAACATGCTCCGCTATATACTCATCAATTTGAAGACCAAGCTTTTCCGCTTTGTAATCAACACCTTCTTTTTGGTTGTTTTCATCCTGCTTGTCGGTTGAAACACGTAAATACGCATAAACAGTCATTTAAGACCTCCCTTTATAACTTTGGTTAATTTTGAAGTGTCCTAAAATTGATTTTGTATAATGAATTTTTATGATAAAAATGAAAATAATGAAATAAGGAATAATAAAATACGGAGAATAACTTTAAACGTAAATAAGCTTTTAAGAGGCAATTTTAGGATAATTGGCTTTAACAAGATTGAAACCTGTTAAGAAAACCTAAGAATTAGTGGAGATTTATGACTATAAAGGTAATAAATAATAATGAAAGTTAAAGAGTTAATCAAAGAATTACAGAAATGTGACCCTGAAGCCGTATTGTCTTTACCTGTAATAAGTGTGGAGCAATCTTTTAACGGATATGATGGTTATGCTAGTTCGTTAAAACCTCATAAAAAGTACAAAGATAAATCTATCTTTGAAATTCCTGAAGAAGATTTTAATGACTATTTACAAACAGCTTCATATGTAACTGATTATAGTTCGGATACTCAAGTCTATATTGAAACTCTTTCAGCAAAAGAATTTATCAAAGATTATGACCCGAAACTTAAACGCACTAAACTTCATAACAGCTACATTAAGAAACGTGCTCTGCTTGCTGCTATAGAAGATTATGCCGATGGCTTTGGTTCAAATATTCCCAATTCTAAACTTGTGGAACATCTTAAACCTTACACTGAACAAGACCCTTTCCTCAAAGAACACTTCAAAGAAATAGTTGAAAGAATTAAACAGAAAAGAAAATATATGGCTAGTTTAATTGATGAGGAATAAGGGGTAAAAATAATGACAGATAAAACATATGTGGTGGTTAAACGTGAGTCATATAAGAATAAATTTGTTGTGATTGACAAAGAAACAGGTAAAATTTTAGATGATGCACAGGGGTATGGTTATAAAACGGTGAGAAATGCATATGCTTGTTTTGCATATAAGAATATGAACAAAGAACAGAAAAAGGGATATGAAAAAAGAAAACAAGAGATTGCTGTATGGATTAAAACGCATTCTGAATTTATGAATGAATTGGAATGTGAAATGGTTGATGCAATGAAAAATAATGAACAATTCACAGAAAAAGATATTCAGCGGATGTTGATTCGTGATGGGTATGATAAAGAAATTTCAGCAAAAGAAATTTTAAAGAATTGCTAACCAATGAAGCGAAGAGATTTAATAGACTTTTAACTTACCCGACTTCCAAGATAGGATAATTCAAGGAGCTGGGGCTAGGGGTAATGTCGGAACAAAGAAGGTTGAAAGTTTACCGAACCTTAAAGGGAGTATGAGCTATAAAGGATATGGTGCGACTTCCGCAGATTGTGCAAACGGAGTTTTTAAAGTTGGGGCTTATACTGGTACTTCTCATGCGTCCCCGAGAGATTATGGTTCAAACCATTTGGATTTTGACGCGTCAGGTTATTCTTCCACCTACCAGGACAATGCCCCGGTTCAACCTAATGCTCTTTTGATACAATGTTGTATTAAGTTTTAAGATTTCATTTTTTCATCAAGAAAAGATATTCTTTGTACTTTTCATTTGAGTTAATCCACTCATTTGTCCATTTCATACTAGCCATTACATTTTTCTTATAATCAATCTCTGTCATCCGAATAAGTTTCCCATGCGATGCAATTATATCTAACAATTCCTGTTTTGTTGCTCGTCCACCGGAACTATATGATAACAATAAATAGCGGGCTTTTGTTTGTTTAATTAACTCCCCTAAAGCTTTCATTGCTATGAAATGTCCATCGGTATCCTTCTTATATTCTTCAAAAACAGATGGATTAACAGTATCTTTTGTATCTTCCCGCCTATTTACCTTTCCAAATAATTTTGGTTTATCGTTTAAAATAACCGTTGTCCAAATATGGTAGTATGAATTATAACGAACCCTACTGGAAGGCATTTTCTCATTGTTAGAACCATACGGTGGATCAAAATATGCTAAATCAAAGGTATTCTTTTGTATAGTATTGAAGATATCATCACGGATAACAGTGTTTGTAGATGTTAATTCAAATCTTTTAGGTAACTTCATTTCCATCGTATTGAACGAACGTGGCGACCATTTCGAAAGGTATGAGACATAATGTCCCAAAGTGCTATCTACTTCATCCAGTGCATAAATCAAACTGGTTAAAATAACACTTTTATCAATATTATCCAGATTTAGTTCTTCAATTTTATCTCGAATTGCATCTAACTTTCTGGTGTTGTGGATTTGAAATGGCTTTTTTGAATCAGAAACAGTTCCACCATATTTTTCAGTAAACCAACCGTCGTATCCTTTCAAATTATTCAGTTCGTCTATTATTTCTTGATAATAGCTATCTGGTTTTGAAGATTTTAAGTAACAATTTGCGAACACCTCGGACCAAACTGAAATATCATTTGCCGTCGTATTATATCCTAATTGAGCAAATGTTTGAGCAACACGAGTAGTTCCTGTGAACCCATCTAAAACATTCTTTATGTTATGTAATTCAGAAATAAGTTGTACTATGAAAGGGATGATTTTTAACTTTGATCCAGCATACTTTATACCTTCCGTTTGCGGATAAACTTTCGTTGGCATTTTTATATCTTTTTTAATGAATTAAATATAATAGAAATTATTTAACAAGTGTTTTATTAAAAAACTTTTTAACTAAACAAAAGAAAAAGCCACCTTTTTAAATAAGGTGGCTTCTTGTTTAGCTTGGAAATTCTTTACAGGTATTTTTCAAGGTATTTTTGAATTTTCTTCAAAGATTCAATATGCCAACCAGCACGTTTTTCAGCTGCACCTTCTAAATTCTTCACACCAAGTTTTCTAAAAAATTCTTCCGGACTTTCATACATAAAAAGAGGTGAATTCAGATAATTCTCGGTAGCTTTTCTCATTAAATTAACCTGAACTTTTTTATCAAGCAATTTATTGAAAAATGGTGCAACACATAAAACGCACGTTTTGAAATTCTCTTTAAAAGCTTTTGATCGAACACATTCCCCAAAGATTGAATGTTTCAACCAATCATCTGCATATAAACTGTTATCTTTTTCAACAGATTGTTTCAGATAATCAATAGCCATATCAACAGCTTTTTTGGTTCTGGTATCCAAAGAGTTATAAAGCTCCAAACGTTCTTTTTCAGAAACCTCAGGAAGACCACCGGATGCCGGTGCTTTAGCTTTTGGTAAATCTTTAGATAACAAATTGTCAATGACTTTCTTTGGATCGCAAGGTTTATTCATATCTTCGAATGTATACCACTTTCCGTCATAAGATTCCATAAAGAATTCCACGGATTTACCGGAATCTGTGGTGTAACGAACAACAGGAACATCGGCGTGATCAACTTCGTTTGAGCTTACTTCAATTGTGCCATTGTTGACCAACTTCATGAGCTTCTTGACAAAGGCGTTAGCTTCAGCAGGATAGTCGCTACTCTTTACCTGCTTGACTTGAACGGCTGAAACAATTTTCAACCTTGATAAAACGTTAACTTTCATTTTTAATTACTCCCAAAAAAATATATAAGAAAATTAAGCTACAGGTTTATTCTTTTTGTAAATCTTCAGCCAACTTTTCCCAATCTTTACGAACGCTTTCCAAACAATCAAGAAATGCTTTACCTTCTGTGTCAATGGCGTGAGAATAAGCAGCAAAAGCATCTGCATATTTCTTCAATTTTTTGATATTTTCAGAATATGGTTCATTCATAAAGCGGAGTTCAAAACCTTCTGTATCTTTTTCAATACCAAAATCAATATAAGCACCACCTTTAAACCGGAAACCAAAGTAACCGTGATCCAAAAATTTACCATTAAAAGGAACTGAAAAATCAGCAGGTTTCCAATTATCGAAGGTGGAACCTTTCATGATTTTATCGGCATCTTTTGAAAATCTTTCATTTAAAATATCAATAAATTTCTTACGATTTTTATTGAACAAATCCATCTCTTCAATAGAAAACCGCAAGGCGGCTTCAATTCTTTTGATTCTGTTTAAACATTAACTTTCATTTTAGTTACTCCAAAAAGCATATAAAGAAAATTAAGCTAGCAATTTAAAAAGCTTTGTTTGAAAATTAAAGGTCTTTCATTTTATACAGGATTTTTGTTTGCTCGCAAAAATCGTATTGTTTCTTTTCACACAATTCTTGAACAACAGATTGTCTTGCTTTGTTTAAAGTAAAGGTTGCACCTTCAATCATTCCAACAACACATCCGGCAAGAAAGATTCCAATGAGTGTAATAATAGCAATAAAATTGCCAGACTTTTCTAAGGCAATCTTTTTAGCCTCCAATTTTGTTACTTCGTTTAAAAAGGTTTTCATTCTCCATCTCCTAAAATTCAGACACCGGTAAAGGTTCACCTTTCCTTTTAAAAATCCCAACCAATCTTCGGGTTTGCATAATAATCGCGTTCATAAAAGGCACATACACTACCATCGTTGTAGATTCCAACTTCATATTCAACGGCATTGTCGACAAAATCTTTTTTGCTTTCAGGTTTGTAGGAGCATTTAACCAAAAATTTTGCAACACGATAGCCTGAAGTTCCATCCGGAATAAGTTCGAATTTTTCGACTTTCAAACTTTTATATTTTCTTTCCAGATACCTACCGGTTTGTTTGATTGCTTTCAAAAACAGGTTTTTCATTTTCGTATCTCCTTTCCATTTTAAAAAAGCTTGTCTTTCAAATTCTCAAGCTTTCCGTCTTCGAAAAGCACTACACGACCGCCAACAATGCGGAATTTAGAAAAATTCCCTTCATTTACAAAAATGAAACCGTGAATGTTCGAATTTTCAATTCTGCGCCTGGTATTAACCACGCGAAGCAGGAAATCGTCGAAAGACTCTCCATCTTGTTGGGGCTTAATATAAAAAACGGGTATTTCTGTATAACCAAAACAGGAGGAATTTAATTCATTCGTTAAAGCTGCGTAAAGTTTCATTTTCGTTCTCCATTTTCCTTTTTCCATTTTATACTTTAGTATAATATGGATTCTCAGGAAAATCAAGAGAAATTTTCATATTTTTGAAAATTTTTAATCATCTTTTTTCCATAAAATTTCATCAAGAATTTCTTGATATCCCCACAATCTTCCAGATACATAAGGGAGTTTTAAATAAATTGCTGCAAACATTCTGTGGTTTCCGTCTTGAACAATCAAATCATCACCATTGAATTCAAAATCAATTTCACAAATTTCATCTGGATGGTGAATAAAATAAGCAATTCTTGATTTATCATATTCTTTTTTACGTAAAGATTCTTCAAGAAAATCATCATCTTTCACAAGATTCCAATCTGTTGAAAACAAATCTTTTGTTGAAAAGTTTGAAATTGTTTCTGGTTCTACATATCTCAAATTTTGTGTAATTTTTTGAACATCAAAAAACTGAAGATTATCCTCAAGATAATCCTTTTTGATTTTAATCACTTTTTGAGGAACATTTTGTTTGTAATCCTGAATTAAGCGAAAAACATTTCTTACCTGTTCAGCGGGATCTTGGTCTACCACCGAACAGATATTTTCAATACAATCAATCAAAAACGCTTGTTCCAAAGACATCAGCAAACCCCTTGATTATCCACCTTTTGAGCCAATTTGAACAAACTTTGGTAAAGTTTTGAATCTTTGTCAATGCTTGTTTGAGCAAGATAATCTTGACAGGAAGATTTCTTGCTTTTCTTCCAATCCTTAATTAGTTTTTCCTTGTAGGAATCATTGAAGCTGGTCCATAAAGTTCCATCTTCATCGTCTTGAATTTCGTAGCTCATTTTCCAATCCTTTTTCTATTCTATACTTTATTATAACAAGAAAGTGGAAGAAAATCAAGAGAAAAGTTAAAGAAAATCCGGTCTATTTCTAAACCGGATTGTTTCTTTTCAAAAATTTTGAATGATTAGCACCAACGAATTTCAAACAATGTATCTGCTTCAACCTCTTCCGTATTTGTAATGGTAACGGTTACCCCATCCTCTGCAAGACTGATATTTTCTGTTGGAACAAGCAACTTTCCATAAATATAAACAAACAGGTTGCTTAATGATTTGCATGGTGAGGTTAATGTGAAAGAAAAGCTTGTTGCTGCGGATTGTAACGTATAGGTTGCACTATGCCATTCCGGAGAGCTTGAAAGCAAAAGCGTGAATTTTGTCGGGTCAAAGGTTGCTTCAGTTGTATGAGCTGTTGTAGTAATCCACAATTGGTTATCATATAAAACCAAGTCATTCACCAGCAAGGAAAGATCGGAAGCATAAATATAGGTAGTTAAACCTTTTTGTTGAATCGTATCTCCGGTTATTTGAATACCATTTCCGGCTGTTAATATATTTTGTTTAGCGTCAACCGCTTGTTTGATTGCTTTTTGTGACGGGACAAAATATTCATTATCATCTGATAAGCTATTTGCTAATCCTAAAAATTTCTGTGGCATTTTCTCACTTCCTTGATAATTGGAAATTCCTTGTTTGAAAATTAAGTTATCAAATTCCGAAAGTTTTTAATTTTTAACAAAGTTCTTGAAACCGGAAGATTAAAAAATGGCCGAATATTCAGTAAAACAAAAAATCATCGAAAACCTGGTTAGTGATTTAGAAAGCAAGGCGGTTGATTCAACGGTTGTCCATAATACCGGAAATGAAACAATTGATGGTGTTAAAACATTTTCATATCCACCAATCCTTCCGGCCCTTGAAACAACTGATAATTCTGACAAGGCTGCAAGCACGAGTTTCGTTAATTCAGTAATTGCTGAAAAGGTATTCACAAATAACCTTGCTCAAGGCGCTTGGAACCTTGGAAATTCTTATACTGGGATTGGATTGGATTGTCCTAATAACAATGCTTGGACGGTTACGGCACCAAAATCAGGTGTTGGATTTCTTCTTATAAATATGGAATTAAATGAGGCTACTGAGGGCCAGTATGAGTTGCAATTTACAGGAACAAGTGGTTCAAGAAACCGTTTCATTGCAACACATCCTGATGTTAATATGTTCTTGGTTGTTATTGATACCTTCGTTAAGGATCAAGAGTATTCTGTTCGTTTCTCAGCAACGGAAGGCTCAAGTTGTCAATTTCCAGACGACCAAACCGTTTGCTGGTGCAAGCTTTTCGTTTTTGGTTAAAATTTTTTGAAGAAAAGAAAAACCCCAGTTAGAAATAACTGGGGTTTCAATTTTGTTTGGTTGAATGTCTTACATAACATTAACCGTTGGGAAAAACCGTTCATCATAAGGATGTAAGGTTGGTCCATAAACATACAAACATTGACCAGCTTCACCGGTTCCCATTTTGAAGTTTTCAGGAGTCAACTTAACACCACGCAACGTGACGTTGGTCAAGTTGATTGTCATATCCTTGAACATTGCACGTTCCTCAAAACCTTCCTGAGTCTTTGGTGAGCTATAATCCTGACAAAGAATGAAGCCTTCATATTGACCACCGGTTTGACATTTATCAATAATGCAATTTACCATATTGATTGTGATATTCTTGGCAAGACCTTCATTGGATAAAGCAAGAACCTGTTCATCGGAATCGTAGAAATGACAATTGATGATATTTACAACAGCATCATCAGCAAACTTGGCAGCCCAAATATTGACGTGGTCAGCAAATTCTTTGAATTCACAATTTTCAATCGTCAAAACTTTGATTGGCTGATCACTTTGCTGACCGGTCATAATTGTGTTGTATGTTTTTCCGGTGAATGTCATATTACGGAAGGTAATATACTGGGCATTTTTGATCTTAACCACATTTGTATTGTTTGCGGCATCACAAGTCACGGTGGAATCTTTCAAAGCTGCTTCGTTAGAAACATCCAACAAAATTGTTTGTTTTGCATTTACTGCAATTTCAGCATCCTTGATTTCAACTGACTTGGCGGTAACCGTCAAAGCATTGTCAAAATTGGATTGAACAATAACGTCCTTGGCTGGGTCATTGATTGTAGTAGGTTCACCGGCTGTTGGTGTAACAACCTCAGTATTTGTTTTAGACAATTCCGAAACGCGATCTTCCAAAAATCTCAATTCATTAACCAAGGATTGAACGCTGCGTTCGGAAGCTTTTAAAGAACTTTCAAAATCAGCATCGGCATTTTGACGAGCTTCAGCTTCTTCATTCAAAGATTCAACGCTTGCTTTGGCTTCCAACTTTGGTCAACCTCGGCATTGATATTGCCTTCGATTTCATCCTTCAAGCCGGCTGTTGCTTCTGCAACCTTTTCATCAACTTTTTCATCAATCTTTTCATCAGTATCAGAATTGCAATCACATTTCTTAACCAAAGAAATATCCAATGTTGATGTAACGGAAACCAGTGGGGTTCCTTTGAAGGTTTCAAAACCATCAGCGGAAATTTCAACCGCAACCGGACTTCCTTTAAGAACGGTAATACTTGACTGTTTTTCACCATTCAATTTAATTGTCGCATTTGTCGTGTTGCGAACATTCACGTTTAAAGTTACATATTCAGTCATTTTCGAACACTTCCTTATTTATAACCACAATTTTTAAGAATTGCCTGAAGCTCTTTGCCTGTTTTGTCAACAAACTTTTCAACTTCCTTCCGGAGCTTCTCAAAATCTCCACCTTTGACGGGTTGTATATAACCCATGTTGTAATCTGAATTTACTATTACTTCATTTTCAGGAACATTATGAGAAATATGAACACCGGTTTGACCCTTATCATTGACAAAATATAAATGATGGTGGTCGGTTCCTTTTCCTAACTCTTGGGAAAGACGAGCTTCAACCTTTGAGCTGGATTCGACCTTAACAGGGGTTGCTTTTTCAAGAACTGAAGCAAGATCCTTTTCCGTTAAACCAGCTTGCTCAACCAAAAGCGGTAAGAAATAAACCAGCATATTCATATATTTGTTGTAGCCACCCCATTTATAAAGGAGTTTGCATTGAGCGGCATTTTCAGCATAACGATTAGCCAAACCAAGCATTTTGAACTCAGGATCACCAATTTCATACTCCTGACCATTTTCACGTCCCAATTCTTTGTTGATAAGATTCAAGACGGCTGCAAAATGCTCCGGTTGCTGCATAGCAGAATAGGCGTTAATCCAACTATCGTAACCGGCTGTTACGACATTGACATATTTGCTATCTTTAAAACCTGCTTGAACAGGAAGAGCATCACAAAATGCTTTTTTAATAACCAAAGCCTGATCTTCAACCGGGGCAACAGGATTTTCCGTAATCAAATTTCCCATTTTGCTCGCAATTGAGTCTTGAATTAACTTCTCAACCATACCACGAACACCGGTAGAATCCAAGAGCTTCATATATTCATCATAAGTTAAAATCAACTTCATTTTAGAGGTCCTTATTGATAATAATGAATTTACCCCGATCCGACATCGGAAGTTTCAAACTTCGTAAAACCTTGAGAATGTTATAATCAGGAAGATTCGGTTTCATTCTCAAAATTATACAATCGTTTTTAATCAAGGAAGAATCCAGATAGGAACTAAGGATTTGCGAAAGAATATTTCCAACATCTTTCAAGAAAAGATCATCAGCAATGGTAACGCTTAAACTACCATTTTCATTCAACCTTGACTTTTCAACAAGTTTGGAAATTACAGATAAATCATAACATTCCATAGTCAAATCTTCCCGTGATTATAACTCTCTTTGAAAATTAAAAAAGGTGGCTTAAAAACAAACCACCTTTTCCTAACAAAATTTCAAGAGGATTAACCTTCGAGATATGAACAACTCCGGTCGATATAAAACTTACCTTGAGTAATTCTTGTTTTAACACCATTCGGGTCTTCCAAAACAATATCATATTTCCAGGTGCCGGTCGCATATCCTGTTTTCAAATATGAAGCATCAAGTTGGCAAAGAATTGAACCATCATAACCAAGGGTAATTCTACCATCATAATCAGAACCTTTTCCTAACCGTGCCAAAACAACGTGACCATCTTTGCGGTCCCTGATTTCCATAAGAGCGGTATAGCCGGATAAATCGATTGATAAACCATTCTTTTTCTGCCAAAGAATTTTGAAATAAAGACTTTCATTAGACTTGGCATAAATGTTGATAACGGAACGGGCTCCGGTCGGGAACTCTTCCTGATCTTGAATTTGTGTTTGGTTATCAATCAATAAATCTGACATTTATTTCACCTTTTTAGTAAAGTGATCTTTCAATTTCATCAAACGTTTTATAAGAAGGTCATTACCTTCTTCCTGAGCTTTCTTGATTTTTCATCAATTGAAGCTGGGTCAAACGCTTTGATTTTCAAACGGGATAAGACGTTAACCTTCATTTATTTACCTTTTTTGAGGGAATAACCGGCTTTCTTCAAAACGGCTTCAACTTTCTTACCGGCTTCTTCGTAAATCTTATTGATTTGCTCAGCTACGCCTTGCAATTCCTTACGATCCTTGTCGAAACCTTCACGAATTTCCTTCTTTGTCTGCTCATCAAGATCCTTTTCATACCTTTTTTCATAAACAGGATTTGAAGCTTTCTGATAATAGGTAGAACCACTTGAATAAACATTAAGGGAAATTTCATTGGTAAACTTATCATTGATATCATAAGAACCAAGGCGTCCGGTGAAATCCATACCACTTCCAATTGTAGGAAATTTGATTTCACAGCTATACTGGGAACCTTCGGAATATTCACGTTCCATCTTAGAGGTGGTCGCCAGTCTTTTCAAAACATTTACTCTCATTTTATTAAACTCCTAAAAACCTGTAAGAAAATTAAAAACTTTTTCTTTTCACCAAAATTTTTTCTAAACGCTCATCAATCCGAGCTTGGTTAACCGTCATTTCTTCCGAAGAAGGGACCCAATTACTTACCTGAATTTCGGGATATCTGGCTAACGCCAATTTACCTTTTTCAAGATTTTTGCTGAAAGTTTCGTTATTCAAACGATAACCACGATTGGTTAATTCCTTATTTATTTCCTTATACCGCTTCAAAAGATAAGAAATTTTGTTGAAGAAAAATTTCACATGACCTTTACCTAAACAATAGCGGCTTGGAATATCTTCGGGAATTTTCTTGGATTTCAAAAACATAACTAAAAACACGAATGGATTCGTGATACTCAGCCATCAACTGTTTGTTGGAAATTTCCTTAACGGAAACAATGTTAATTCTGGTCATTTCTTACTCCTTTTTCCATTTTATACTTTTAGTATAATGAGTTTTCTCTTAATAATCAAGAGAAATCTTCACCTCGAATCAACTGAGCTGCTTCAGGATAATCAACCAAATAGTTTTTGCATAAATGATATTGTTGTTGAAAAACCCATTCCGAACGATTAACTGGCAGGATTTGTTCAACAACCTCAGGAGTCATTTTAACTGTTTTACTCTTTTGATAGATAGTTTCCATAACCAACTTCAAATCATTAACGGTTGAAACCTCTTGATCCTTTTCATAGCTATTACAGAAATTATCAGCCATAACCGGTAACAAAAACAGCAAAGAATTTCCTTCAACATTTTTCATGATATCCATAATCAAGCGGAAGCGTTTGGCTTTCTTCATTTCACCATCCAAATAAGGCCAAAATTTCATATGATAATAGGAAACCGTTTGCATAGGTTTCAAAAACTTTTGAGGAATTTTCATCTGGTTGATATAATCAGAAGTTAAGATGTTGAAACCAACCTCATCATGATTGTGATGACGTGGAAATTCCTCAGGATTCGTAAAAGGTTTACCAATGTCGTGGAACATTGTTGACCAGTAAATTGATTCTTCCTCGTCCGGAGTCAAATTATACTTACCAATGTTTTGGTCAATCCATCTCAAAGCATTTGCAACATGACCACCTGTTTGACCTTCAGGATGATATTTGGTATTTTCCGGACAGTTTGTGAACATCAGATCCAAATCGGAATTAAAACGTTGCAAACATTTCATTTTGTGCATCAATTCAAAAAAGGGGCCAACCTTATGCTCCTTCATAACCTTTTTGAATTCGGTATAAATTCGTTCCGTGGTAACATTTTTCAATTCGTTATGACCAACCATTGAAATCAAGGTTGTCAACAAATTGGTTGAAAACTTAAAACCCAAAACGGAAGCAAACCGGATAGCACGAATTATACGTAAAGAATCCTCACTGAAATGATTTGGATCAACCAAATCCAGGGTTTTGTTTTCAATATCTGACAAAGCTCGTTTTGTGAATTCATTTTCAACCAGGTTATGATTTTCATCCATAACCAAAGCATTGATTGTAAAATCTCTGCGTTGCAAATCTTCTTCCAAGGTAATATCCGGAGTAAAAACAAACTGAAAATCCTGGTGAGAATTTCCACTTTTGATTTCCTTACGAGCCAACGCATACTCTTCATTTGTTTCAGGATGTAAAAATACCGGAAACCTTGAACCAACCTGTTTGAAACCTTTTGACAACATTTCTTCAACGGTTGAACCAACAACTACCCAATCCTTATCGGATGGGTTACGTTTCAGGATAAAATCTCTTACATAACCACCTACAATGAATTTTTGCATTTTCTTGTTTCCTTCTTTTATTATACTTTATTATAACAAGAAAGTTGAGGAAAATCAAGAGAAAAATTCCTCTAAAATGTTATGAATCAACAATTATTTTTTAGAAAAGTAAACTAAACAGAAAAAGAGCTAAGCCTGCACCAAGTGTAAAACCGAAGCCTGCTACAAAGGATTTCATGAAAAAGTCAGATAGCATTGATTTTCACTTTCAATAAATCCTTAAACTTTCCATTCCTCGAGCGTCTTAGGATTATGTTCAAACCAATCCTCAGCAGTTTCAGGATAATCCATTAAATATTTTCTGTAAGCTTGAAGAACTTCTTTTTCTTCATCACTAACTTCATCCCACATGAAAGGACTTTTAGCTCTATCGTCAATATATTTCTTTAGATAATCATTACGAATGGTGCGGACTTCTTGCTCCTTTACTTCCTGCGGTTTACTTGGAGCGCACCCTTTCTCCCATATCGTTCCGTCCCAAGCAACATCGACCTCAACTTCTGGTAGTCCTTTATTTTTTGCTTCTACTTGATTTTGGATTATGAATTTATGTTCACTATCAAAAGCACCGTACATTTTAACCATTATTTTGCCCTCCAGTTAATAGAATTTCTTACAGAGTCGGAAAAAGAATTAGTTATACTAACTACGTCACCTGCTTTTAGGTTTAAAGTCACTGTTCCTCGTGACCAACTATAACCTCCTATTTCACAAATTGCATATCCGTTTATGTTCAAAGTATAGGCTGAATTGTGTATACAACCAAAGAAGTAATATTCGCCATCAACCTGCGCTGTATATGGAAATATTGTTGAACCGTTAAAATTTCCTTTTGGTGATGAAATGCTTATTATATTTGCTTTTCCCGTCGCTGTGAAATTGCTTGCGTCTATATTTGCTTTGGTTGCTTTTAAAGCAACAATATCACTCAAGACAGCCCCTGCATTTATCAAGCTGGCGTCTTGAATTGTATCTCCTGCATAGTAGTATAAACCTTTAACTTCAGTAAAATCCGATTGTATTGGAGTATTACCGTAACCACAAGCCGTCCAAGAACAAGCACAATCGTTTATTGTTGAGGCTGCTGTACCTCCCACGACAATACTGTTTTTTGTCTTATCATACACATAAGCGGTAACACCTGCTCCGATACTACCTCCAGCGGTTACTGTAAAACTTAAACTATAGTTTGTATCTATAAATTCTTTCATTAGGTTTATTGTTGCAGCATTACTAGTTCCCCAACCTGATATTATTCCCCCTTGTTCGCACCAACCATCAGAATAAAGATTATACCAAGTTGGGTCTTCTGTCGTTGCCTCTTTCTTTGCAACAAGAATACGCTCACCGTTCAACAATGGTAATCTAAACTGACTGTTATCTAGATCGACGACAAAATCATAGTCGGTAATCGTATCAGTTGACAAAACAACAGGCAACCCACGCTTGACATAGGTTTTTCCACTAATCTCAATTGTATCGCCAACATTCAAGGAACCGTTCAACTCAACCCCAGTCAGTTGTGTCCATAAGTCAGGATACAAATTACTTGCATTATATTGTCCTTGAGACGCTAACAAACTTGCGTTATATGGAGCATTCTCAAAATATTGAGACCAACCAAAGAAGAACGGGGTGTTAATCCCATACTCTCTAATAGCGGGAAGGGTTTCCTCAATACCCGTAGCAACTTGAATATAATATGGATACTGAATTGCTTCCTGTTGAACAGGAGCATTATCTTGATATGTCGATGAACTGCGGGAGGCGTCAAAATAAAGAGGTACGTTATTTTGCCCTGTTCCTGAATAGTTGGTATCGTTAGTTTTTTCACCAATATATAATGCTTCTCCTTTTAAAACATCATTCGAAGCAATAAGTAGACCCGTTGTATTTTTAATATTCGGCAAGCTTTCATTCACCAAATTACCAATACCAGTCAAATCCAACAAACCCTGAGCATTAACCACTGCAGGGAGTCTGATAGTCTGGTTTTCATCGTCAATAACGAATTTACCAACCTGTCCAAATTTAGACAGAGCCTTTTCAGCTTGCCAGTTGTCTTCTGTTGTTGCCAACGAAGGAGATAAAGCTACAGCAGATTTGACCTTATTCGTGAAAGAAACAAATTGGATCTGGCTGATTACCTGGCCGTTCAAGTACCGACGAAGGTTTAAGGATTCATCAATACCTAATGGAGCGAAACCCATATCACCAATTTCACCCGTTAATCTGCTACTCCCATCACTTGAAATAGGTTTATTACCTAAATACAAACTCATTTCTATTCCTCCGTTTCAGCAGGATAAGGGAAACGTTCCTGAATGTCTTGGACTTTGGCGTCACGTTCAGCAAGAAGTTCGTTAATTTTCTTCGTCTGGGGTTTCTTCATTACACAATCCCTGAATATGTGTCCATAATTAAATCATCTTCAGCATTGGGAAGTTTTTCTTCACAATCATTGATTTCCTGACGAAGGATATCAGCCTGATCTTCAACTCCTTTATATTTTTCATAAATAGGAAGTTCAATATCCGGATAAGCTTCTTTAAACTTTGCACATAATTCAAACAAAACCTTACGAGCAATCCAATCATTTTGACGAAGAATATCTTTATTTCCATTGATTGTTGCTTCCAACTCTGAACGTTTGTAAGTTTTTTTAGCCATTTTGATAATCCCTTTTAATCAGGCGGTAATTTTAGAAAAATTAAAGATTTTGTAATGCAAAATACTCATTAAAAGTAAGAAGTTTTTTATTGATAAAAGAGCGGAGTTTCTCAACATAAACCCAACCATTCTTTTTCACCATACAACTTTCCCAACAATCATTGCTTTGTTTTATCAATTCATAGGTTATGTTTGTGTTACCTCTGAAAAGCAAATCAAACATTCTTTTAATTTTCCGTCTTTGACGATGATAAAGATTATTTAAAGGTGAAATTATCAACTTTCTCTTAAAAAGACGATATTTTGTCTTTAAAATTTTAACACCATTTTTCAATTTTCCAATTTTTGTTTTATTTCTTGAGAAATAAATTCCTAAGTTTTTATTAAGTTTTTCAACCTGATCTAGACAATTTAATAATTTATTCTTGTTATGGGAAAAGATAATTGCATCATCCATATAACGAACATAATGTTTAAACTGAAATTTATCCTTGATTAAATGATCAATCTTATTTGTAAAAAAGATTGCCAAGGTTTGATTAACTTCGGCACCAAGATCTAATCCGGAATGAACATTTGCTAAAAGGATTTGTTTCAAAAGAGTTAAAATATCTTCATCAAAAACATATTTTTTAACTTCATTCAACAAAACATCATGTGGAATACTTTGAAAATAAGATTTGTAATCCATCTTTAAATAAAAAATTTCACCTGGAATTTGCAATTCTTCATAAATATACTTCTTAATGAGATTAAGAGCAAAATCGGTTCCTTTACCTGGTTGACTCGCGCAATTTTGATAAATCAAGGTGGGATAAATAATAGGATTCAAAACTTGCCTACAAAGAACTTTTTGAACAACCCGTTCAAACATATTTACCGCATTGATTTCACGTAATTTGCCACGTTCCCAAATTATATGTGAGGATCTATGACCACATTTGAAGGTATGTTTATTTAAAACATTAAAAACTTTGGTTGTATGTTGAAGTGGGGTAAGGTCCCAATGACCAACCGAACCTTTCCAACGAACTCCACGTAAACAAAGTTTAATACAGTTGAAAATTTCAACTTTATCTAATAAACTATTGTAATTGTGAAGTTCGTTGCGTTTTATATGTTTTTCCAAACGATTTCTTTGTCTATTTTGATAACGACGTTTACGTCTGGAAAGTTTGGTAGGAATAGATTTATCAATGGAAGAATCAATCCTCATCGATCCAACCACACCTTGGTCTTAACTGAAACATTCTTAATCAAATACAAGCCGAACCAAGATAGCTTATATGATGCACATACTTTTTCAAGATGGCGTTCTGAGAATTCAATCCATTTCCTACACATTGTTTTTGTTTTGAGGAATATCTCAAAAGCTGGAATGAAAGTTCCTTTGTTAACCGAAGCATAAACAAATCCAAAAGCACCCCGTATATTAGCATTCGTAGTGCTATTACAGTTCGCATTACCATTCGCATTCACATTGCAAGCATTCGTGGCATTACAACTTTCAACCATTGTTCTAAAAATCATCATCCCAATCATCAATATTATTTTTTATGGAGTTGGTTTGTTTTTTAGATTTTGAAGAATTATCATTAAAATTATCTAACCTGTCATCGTCTAAATTATTCTTAGACTTGGAAACTTGTTGAGTTGAATTTTCACCATCCCAAGGAACGTCATCATCAATTGATGATGAATTATTATTCCGTGGCTTTTCTGAAGCAACCTTTTTCTTTTCTTCAGATTTTTCTTGATTTTTATTCTCAGCATTGATAACTTCCTCAACACATTTGAATCTAATCTTATCAAGAATTTGATCCAACTTTTCAAGACGTTCGACGATTGTAATAGCTTGCTCCTTTTTCTTTTGAACCGCTAAAACTTGAGCTCCTAATTCAAAAATGTAAAAGATATCTTCAATCAAAAGTTTAGCTTCTTTACATTTTAAGGAACGTTCCATTTGCAAATCAGGATTCTTTGGAAAAGCATCTTTAACCTTGTGAACTGTTTTATATAAATCAAGACTTAAATTTGCAACTTTTTCACGGAACAAAAGAAGAGTAGATATTTCTTCAGGCTTCGAAAAGAAAATTCCAATCCGCTTTACAATTTCAGCGGTAAGCTGAACGCAAAACAAACTGGATTGTTTTCTTTCTCGAAGTGGAACAGACATTTTCAAACCTTTCTTATTCTATTCACACTTCTATTTAACAAATTTGAAAGGCGAGGTCTATCTTCCACACACTAAAGGTGCTTCAGGACCTCGCCAAAAATACAAGGATTATTCAATGTTAAAGCCAAAAGCACCCCGTCTAATAGCATCCGTAGTGCCATGACAGTCCGCAACACCATCCGCACCCACAATGCAAGCAATCGTGGCATTATTACCACAAGGTGAGCATAACCAGTAATGATACCCAGCGAAAATATTTCTTCCAAATTTTAAACCTCTGGAAAACAATGGATATTGAATTGAATTACCATAGGAATCATATTGAGGAAATTGATTACTAATACTATGAATTGGACAACCATAAACTTCAATTTCACTCAAAGCCCATAGTTTACCCATATTATTCCAAGCTAAGTTATTTGAATTGGTTAAAGCAGCACTTGCTGAATATCTTGTTCCAAGTAAAGCTCTTTTTGTAACAATAACATTTTGGGCTTCCGTTGGGAATAAGTTAATAAAACCTTTTCCGGAAGAAGCATAACCGGTTGAACCAGCGGCATTTGAAGAATTGTTTGAAACACCATTTAATACAGCATACAACTGACTTGCTAACCAAGGAGCATTATTAACGGAAGTGCCATTATTGTTGTTTGATGGATTCCACATAACATAACAATCAGTAAATATTGAAAAACATGCAATCTGATGACCAATGTTTAGAGAATCACCTGTTCCAGTATAAGTATCTAAACCCATAATATAGGCACGACGAGTTGCCGCAGCTAATGAAATTGTTCCAACATTAGGAGTGGTTGTATTTGTATGAATTCCAGCGACCTGACCTTCATTTGTTTGATAATCAAAATAATCGCCAATGTGAATTCCATCATAATTCGCTTCACTTGCTCTATTATGTAAGAAAGCCCAAATAGAACCGGCTGATGAAATTTCATTTGCGAATTTATCATTCAATGAAACACCGGAATAATTACTATCAAAAAGTGCCTGTGCAGAAGAATCAAGATTGTCTAAATTTTTATTTGCTTTCAGCTCAGTTAAGGTTTGAGCATACCCTGCGGTTTGTTCAATAGCTTGAGGAGTATAATTCCCAACATAGAAATACAAGTACATCTGCGTTCCACGCTGTTGAACAGGAGCGTTGTTTTGATAAGCTGCTGAACTGCGGGAAGCGTCTAAAGCAAACCTTCTACCACCGCTAGCAGTTGCTGAAGTTTGTCCTGTAGTAAGATCTTCTTGTACATAAAAAGCACCAGATGTTGCCGCAGAATATGCTTCTGAATTGAATGTACCAGTAATATTCGGTAAGCTTTCCGGAATATAACCACCAACGTCCCCACGCCAACCACTGAACGCATACTTTGTTCTTGGTAACTTAAATCTGTGATTTTCAACATCTAAAATATAATACCAAGAAACGCCGGTTTCGTCATACAAATTAGCAACCGCATCGTGGCTTACCGCTGTTGCAATCTTGTGACCATCATCCGCCTGGTAATATGTTATTAAACCATCCGTGAGTATGCTTTTTCCTTCAATATCAGCAACCAAGTGATTGTAAGCTGCGGAATAAACATTACCATCTTGCCAAGAAAATGGATCAGCACACGAATAACTTAGTTCATAAATTAAATGGTCGGACCAGAAGCAGGTTAACAAAGGCTGACGATAAACATTGCTTAAATTCATCTCCGTGAACCAACGAACCGTTATGGTTAAACCGGCTTCAACTGGTTCAACAAAGGTAATTGTTGTTCCATTGATTCCCAATGTATAAGCACTTGGATCCAAGATTGTATGGTCCACAGCAACCGTCATGAAATCTGCGTTGTAGCAAATCCCTTCCGTCAATGTAATTGAACTGACCGGTGATTCGGAAGGTGCAAATTCCTGAACATAAGCTCGGCTACCTTGGCAGGTTGAAATGAATTCCCAATTCGTTCCATCCTGAGCAGGAGGATTGCTTCCATTGATGCCGGTCTTGTTTTTATACAATTCAAAGGTTCCAAGACTATTGATTGAAAAAACAATTGTTTGGTTGGCAGTTGGATTGATATCAGCATTCCATAATTGGATAACCGGGGTTTCGGTTAGATTTTTGTTACCTTCTACTGTTTGATTACCTGTTAGCAAGACGACTTCATCGGCGTCAGCTTTGCTCTCCAAATCAGCAGGTAAATTCTGAACCGCTAATTGTGGAATTGTTTTGATATTTTGCATTTAAACAATCTCCTTGATGAAACACAAGAGTAATTCTTCTTTGTCTGAAAATTAAAAAACAAAACCCCGGTTTCAATTAACCGGGGTTCAAGAAGATTGTTTTTGGTTGCTTCACCAAAATTCGGCGTCTTTTTGGTGGAATTCAATAATCTTAAGAAGAATTTCCCTATCCAACTTCTGTTCACTATCCTGCAGGATATCTATCAGGTCCTGAACCATTTGTTGGTAAGAAATCACTTTGTTTTCCAATTTATCCACCTTTATATCATCAACGCAGATGCATTCGTTGTTGTTCAAAGGTATGGAATCCAGGTCCACCGGAATATCGTAAGCAAAGCTGGACTTGTTGGTTAGAAAAGTTGCAAGTAACAAAAATAACAGGAATTTTTTCATCTGATTCTCCTTCAGCAAACGATATCAAACTTGCGGATTTTGGTAACCCAATCTTTTGCAACTATACAACTATACTCCTTGGGTAATTTACAATTAACAATCTTGATTTTTTCCAGCTTCACGTTATTGTGAAAAAACTCCGGTTTCAATCGAGCTATACAATCTCCTTTGTAATCAATGTTCCCGTTAATATCAGGAAAGATTGGAAAGAGGTATTCCTCAACATAATCAATAGATGCTTTATATCTTGAAAGTTTTTCAAAAATCATTGTTTTAGCCCTTTCTTTCCGAAAACGGTTCTTGTTTCAGGTTGGTTGTGGAAATTTCCAACGCATCGATTTTAATGTTGTTTTTCTTCAACTCATCGTCAAGGGTTGCTATAAAATCTCCAAGGGTTCCAACCTTCTTTCCGGTCGTGAAATCTTTGTAGATACGTTGGCAAATCTTTTGAATTTTTGAATTGTCGGTCATTTTATACCTCGATTAGTTGAATTAGTTGGCATTTGAACTTAAAAATAGGGCTAAAAGGAAGAAAACAAAAGGACGAATTTCAATCCAAAATTTCTTCCAGTTTTCAAGACTTCGGAAGTTGTATTTTCTTTTCTTTTTCATCTTTTTTCTTTGAACCGCCTTGGTTTTTCTAACCGGAATCGGGTCAATTGCATAATGAGGTTGTTTGAGGAAGTCAGCCAACTTCTCATCAAAACTTTTGATTTCAGTGAATTCTGCGTCGATAATCAACATTTTAAGTTTCCTTTCCTTTTTTATTTTATAATTTCATTATATATGGAAAGTTCTTAAAATGTTCTTAAGAAATTTAAGAATTTTTACGTTTTTCCAATTCTTTTTCGATTTCTTCGATATCGGCTTTTAAACCGTTGATATGTTTGGTGTAATCTTGAATTTTGTCCTCGAAAAAGACAACCATCTCTTTGAAATCCCGGTGGATTATCTTCAAAGATTCCTTGTTGAACAAGGATAAATCGGTATTTTTCATGATAGAATCTCCCTATTTTTCTAAACAAAAGCAATTAGGAAGCAACTAGAATCAATTAGTTCCCGAACTTTTTCTTCAAAAGCTCAAGGTCTTTAATAACCTCAAGGTGCGGCTTTTCCAACTTTTTGTTCAAAATAGCCTTATCATTTTCAAGGGTTGAAATTTTCTTCTTTGTTTCTTCTTCACTTAACCGACTTAACCTTTTAATCGGTAAATCCAAAATTATCCCGACATCAGATTCTTTCAAACCGGTTAGATTTTCCAGCAAGTAGGTTTTCGGGTCCGTGGTTTGAAGACTTTTGAAAATTACCTTCAAATTTGAGCTTGCCAGCAAGAGGATATTTTGATAAGCAAGCTCCTTATCAATTTCCTCAATCTTGTTGGTTAAATATCTCTTTTCCAAACCAACCCTAAATTTGCACCAATTCTTTATCAAAGAATAAATGTTGGTTTCATAATACTTACCGACCACAACCCCTTCCTCGTCAACAGTATTTTTCAGGATGTTGGTTGAATAAAGGGTTTTGGTTTTTAACTTGTTGAGAATTTTATCAACTTGCTTTTGGTCCAACTTACCATTAAAATAAATGGTAACCTTGATTTCTTTTGAACCTTCATCTTTAACGGCCTTAACCTCTTGCATTTCAAGCAGGTCGTCAGAAATACGTTCAAAATTGAAATCATCTTGCACGCCTGTTATAATAATCCTATCCTTACCTAAGAGGTAGGTTGGTGAAAAGGTTAGAACCCCACTTCCACTTTTATAGAAATTCAACAATTCCTCATCGGTGCTTATACATTTACCATTATTGATTGTTGCTAGTGGAATAACCTTGGTTTGGTCCAGCTCTTTGGTTTTTAAGAAATCGATGCAAAAATCAGCCAAAGCGTTCAAATCAAAACTTGGTAAGCCGGTTCTTACAGCTGTTGCAATTCCTTGGATATTGAGCAACAGAATAAAAGGAAGTCTTGCAGGTAGGTAAGCCGGTTCCTTTTCCGTCCCATCATAGTTATCAACCATAGGAACGACTTTAAGGTAATCCTTATCCAAAAGACAAACTTGAGCAATTTCCGTTAAACGACATTCCGTGTATCTGGAAGCAGCTGGACTTTCACCTGACCAAGCTCCCCAGTTTCCTTGACCATCAATGAAGTTATATTTTTGAAACGCTTGGGCCATATTACCCATTGCTTGGTATACAGCAGAATCGCCATGCGGGTGGTATCTGGCAATAACCTCGCCGGTCACTTTGGCTGATTTTTTATGGGATAGATTATAAAACAATCCCATCTTATACATTGCCCAGAGGATTTTCCTCTGAACAGGTTTGAGACCATCTTGAAAACTCGGGACGCTTCTGTTTGTAACGGTTTCTGCAATATAAGCTTTCATAGCCTTTTCGGCAAATTCCGAACAACTCATTTCAACAATGTTTCTATCCGGTTGAATAACAAAGTCCGCCATTTTCAAGATGCTCCTTTTTTCCTACTCAATCACAATTCTTGTTTCAGGAACAAAACGTTTGGTTGAAGTTGCCTTTTCACAAATTATGCAATGTGAACGATTTGCTGAAATAAATCGGCGTAAAGAAACCTTAACCCAATTCACATGTTGACTGAGAATGTCAATGATTTCATTATTTGATGAATTCAAATTATCACGAATATCTAAAAGAATTTCCTTTTCAAATTTCTTCATAAATTTCGGTAAATCGATTATCAAAGGTTTTTCATTTTTATACTTCTCAGGACGTTTTATAGTTTTTACCGACTTTGGGGTTTTGGAATAAAGAATATCCATAAGAACTTCAACAGAATCAATAGGTTTATCTTCTTTTTCCGGTACCGGTTTAACAGGAGTTTCTTTTTTCTTTTTACATTTCTTGCAGGTGCGTTTCTTTTCGGCTTCCTGCTCCTGTTTCAAACATTCCATAAAAGCTTCCATTGGAATACTTAATCGAGGATCTTCAACAAACTGCATTGTATCTTTGTCAACAATCCCACCATCGAGATATATGTAATTACCGTCCTTTTTCTTGGACCGGTAGGATTTAAGCTTTCTTTCCAATGAAAGGGTGTTGGCTATCATAGCATCAACAAAATCGGTAAGCAAAGCAAATTTATCGATATTAGGTAAAACGTGGCAAAAACTATCACGATAAGCCGGATCCAGAACCCCAATTAACTGAAGGTGGTTTTTCACCTCCGGACAATCTTTTTTCTTCATTTTAACGATAAGTGTTTCACCTTTTGATAAACGATAAGATAAATCTCTTAAATCTCTGCGCCAAATACTTTCATCCATTTTCTTTTCTCCAAAATTGATAAACAAAAAGGTTGAGGAAACTTAATTCCTCAACCTACATTTTACAAGGTTAAGCTTGACGCTTAACCATAACTTTCATTTTGCCTTCTTTGGCTTCCAAATAACTGGCATACGGTGAACGCCGCACAACCACGGAGTCCGGACTGTGTTTGAAATAAATCGAATCCAAACCTTCCTTTTCCATAATCAGGTTGTAACCTTCTTCGGTCAAACTGTAACTGATGGTCGGGGAAAATGTAACTTTGAACATTCCCGTTTCCAAAGTTGCATCATCGCCAATCTTATCACGGCGGCTCAAAATTTCCGCTTCCAAGGAATCCTTCTGTTCGGTAAGGTCCTTAATACGGGTTTTGAGCTTTTCCAGCTTTTCCAATTTGGTGTTGAGCCATTTGACACGTTTTTCTTCAGTAACCAACATTTTTCATCTCCTTTGTTGTTCTGTAAAGAGGAACCAATTCCTCTTTTTATTTATACTATATTATAACAAGATTTCTCTTGAAAATCAAGAGATTTTTAATAATCCTCCTCAAAAATAATATTTTCAAACCTTTGGAGATGTTCCTCCGGTATATAATCCAACATTTCACGTAATGAACGAACATAAACTCGATCCGGATTACTTTCCAAACAATAAATCACTTGAATATCCTCGGGTCCGGAATTGTTTGCGTTTACAGCAAAATCCAGAACTTTGTAAAGAGTTTTGCTTTTCGTATGACGAATAACCGCATCGTTATAAATACCAGATGTGTGGAATAACCACTTTGAATCAAACTCAATCGTTAGAAATTCTTTGATGTGAAAATTCTTGTAACGCTTTTGAACATAAAGTTCAGGATTTTTCATCGGAAGCTTTATTTTTAGAAACCGGTCTTCCAACAAGTGCAAATCAATACAACGGCGAAGATAATACTTGATATCTTCTAAATCGTAATTTTTACATTTACCTCTAACTTGAGGATATTCAACACAATAAAAGAAATCATCAGGCTCTTTATCAGTATGACCAATTACAATGTTGTAAGCCAACTTCATTCTTATTTCTCCTTCTTTTCCACCCATTTGCGCAGCTTGATGCAATTGAAAGTCTTCTGACCAATCATATTATCCACCATAAAGCTATCAAGCAAGCTACTTGAGGTTTCCTTTTTAATTCTATCAACAAACATTGATTCCCAGTTATTGAATTTGTAATTGCCAGAGGTTTCAAGGTCCTTACCAATTTTACCACGGACATATTTCCAGAAACGATACCATTTGGTTTTGTATTTAACCCGATACTGGTTGGAATCCTCGAAAACAAAACCTTCGAATTTCAACCGATCCCAATTCTTTTCATCCTCGCAATTTTCAATATAATGAAGGAATTCATCTTTGGTTTCAAGAACCACGACTCTTGTTTTCAGCTTAATCGGTTGAATTTGAACAGCCAAATCAACCAACTCATCGTAACTCAAGATTTTTTCGGTTAACGATTTTTCAAAAGCTTCCAGTAAGAAAACCTGCGTTTCGTTACCGTAGTCAACAATATGAGGGTCAACATTACTGTTGCAAACTTCAAAAACCAGGTTGATATTTTTACCTTTCAAAGTTTGTTTCAGCTTATCATACAAGGACATTTCATAATTTTTGCAAGGGGTGGTTAAAAGCCAATGTTTAAAGAACAAGGCATATTCACCATCGTTTGTGCTCTTACTGGAAACAAACAACTCATCAATTTCTTCATCATAACTTACAATGCCAAGGTAACCATTTTCCTTCTTGAAAACTTGGACCGGAAAGATGAACTTATCGGCAATTTCCTGCAAGCTTTCCTTTTCACCAATGTTGAAGAATTTGTCGAAGCTTCTTGCTACGACGTTGGTGTTGCGGCAAAACAAACCACGTGCTTTTTCCGTCAACGCATCCCACCGTTTGTCGTAAAAACATTCTTTGGTGAATTTGTAGCTTTTGATACCGTTGGCAAGCTGACCGACCTTAACGAACCGGCTATTTTCCAACTGATTCAAAATATCTTCATCGCTTCCTATCTGACGGTAAATGTTGTTTTTGATTTCAACCGGTTTAATACCGTCTTCCGAAATTTCAACAATTCTTAATGCACCGCCAAACTCAACACGATCTTCGAGGTTCCAAGCATTTGTTCCTTCCTGATGGGTAGGAAGCTCATGCAAGTTACGATGACCATGAACAACGGTAATCCAAGGATATATTCCAAAGAAGTATTCATTGATTTTGTAGATATCGCCATATTCACCAATCCCTTTGACCAGGTCATCTTCATTGGTGAAGGAATTGGGAAGCGTTTTTGTACCAGCGTGCGTAACCAGATATTCCCTATCCTTGAACGTGAAATATGAAAAGGCAGCTTGACGTAAGCAAAACTTTTTCAAATCCCTTTTATCCAAACCTTCAAGTTGTTTAATGGTTCGTTCTTTAAATTCCTTGCTTGCTATCGGCAAACCGCAGCTATAATTCAAGGTATGGATGGAATGGTTTCCTTTCAGGAAAAGGAAATTGCTATCCCGTCTATGCTCCAGCAAGAAATTGAAAACATCCTTATTTTGAATACCACGGTCTTCATAATCCCCGACAAAAATGTATTTGGTTTCATTGTTGATGGGATTTTCTTTGAAGTATTCCTTCAAAGGTTCGTAACAACCGTGGATATCCCCAAAGATTACAATCTTTTTGAATTTGTTGTAATCCAGAGGTTTGTAATCGGAATAACCTCGATGAATGTGATTAAGAATCTTTTTGAATTCTTCCGAGGTAATAACCTGGCACCAAGAAGGAGCCGGCGTTTGCATATTTGAATACATTCTATCAAGAACTTTATCCGGAACCACCTGCCAAGAAGAACGGCCGGCGTTACGTTCCTTGCAGGTTTTTAACGGGGTAGGAAATTCAACCACCACACAATCCACATTGTTTTCTTGACAAAAACTTTTATAATAATCAATTGAGGAAACGTTGCAATGGGTTGCATCAACGATTGTCGTATAACCTTTTTTCAAACGTTCCTGAACCAGATTATGAAGCAGGTCCCAAACTTGCTTGTCGTTGTTAGGGTTGATTTTTTCTTCCATCTGGTTCTTAGGACAAACAACCGGAGAAAATAACAAACGCAACTTATCGGCGCTTATTACGTAACCTTTATCGGCCAAATTGTTTTTTAAGAAAGTAGATTTTCCGCAACCAGGAATTCCACGTAAGAGAAATAATTTTCGCATTTCCGTCTCCTTTTTGTATTTTTATAATTTATTATAACAAGAAAGAGAAGGAAAATCAAGAACTATTTTCAGTTTTCTTTCAACTGTTTGTAGCAATACAGGATTGGTTGGAGTTGGGCATAACAATCTGTTTTGAAATAGTCTTTCCAAATAGCCCAAGTTTTCCACCAACAAAAATCTTCGTAAAAATACGTGATTGGAAGGAATAAAGCAATAACAATGATGCTCATTGCCACATAAACCAAAAAGCATGGAATAAGGATGGAAAGGAAAAAGCAAGTTAACATTTTACTTAAGAACTTTTTCATACTTTTTCAAATCCTTTTCTGCTTTTTTCAATTGCTGGTCAAGGGTTTCCATTTCCTTTTGGAAATCGGAAAAGCTTTTTAAATCCTTGTTTACTTTTTCATCACACCAAATCAAGCAAGTTGAGCATTGGTGATTGCAATTTCCAAATTCGTTCATTCTTCGTAAACAAACCTATAAACGCGAATATGGCTGGCATTCTCCGGATAATCTTCCTTGATCCAGTTGGCGTGCCGTTTCGCTTTTTCTTCCGACTTGTAGATACCTAAAATTGTTGAAAAGGAATCGTTCAAAGAGAATTCGACAATCCAACGAAGTGTTAAATCATCACTAATTTCTTCTTCCGTCATTTACAAAACTCCATTTTAAATTCTACAATCTTACATTGGAATTTGTATAGGATATATCCCAAGTCTGAATTTCCGTTGAATTCGTTGAAGTGGTTTTCCATAGATGCCCTTTTGATTATATAACAAAAGAAGCGTTCAAGTTTTTTAGAATCGTTGATTTCTTTCGATATAGCTTCAAAGTAACTATGAAGCTTTTCATCCAACTTTTTTGATTTCAAGTTTTTGGAATAAAGGTCGTAAAGATGTTGATAACATTCTTCTAAAAAATTCATTTATTTTCCCTCTTCTAAACCGATACCAAACAAACCCTTCTTATCAAACTCTTTGAAATCTTCCTGACCTTGAAAAATCTGGTTACCAATTCCTGTCCAATTTCTCCAAGGGCGTCTCGCAAAAATTTCCAAATAAGGACCATCAAAAAGTTTTTCAATTAAAGGATATTGACAATCTGGTTTGATTGAATGTCCGGTTGCCGTAGCAGATAAGAAATTTCTTGTGCTACGGTTTTTAACTTTTGGTTTGTCTTTGAAGCCAACCAACAACAATTCTGTGCAAGAACGAAAAATGAAACCTGTTCCAAACTGTTCCTTGTTATTTTTCGTTTTCTTAACCCAACTCAAACCTGTTTTATATTGAAAACCCCAACTTTGAATAACTTTTAGAGCCTCAGGTAATAATGGAAAGGTTGCCCATAAAAACAAAACACAATTATCATCGGCAACATTTTGAACTTTCAAATTACAAATATCCTCCAAAGACATACAAGAGTATTCACCAGCTGCTGAACCACGTCCACCATTTTGATAAGACCAAGGAGGATCCGCTAGAATTACTTTGAATTTTTTATCGAAATTTTCAAAAGTTTGTTCTGTAATTTCTGTTCTAATGGAATCCATTTTTTCCTCAAAAATCAAAGTGATTTTGAAAGTTTTCTCAAATAATCTTCTATAAACTTTACAAAATTACTATAACCACAATCCTTTTGCTTCTTATGTAATTTAATCCACTCACGGTCTGTAAGTTCAACCATCAAAATATGACGCCGTGGGTGGTCTTGACTTGCTGGATTCCAGTTTTCTTTTTTACGGAGTTTTGCATCATGAATTGCTTTGACATAAGGGGCGGCTCTTTGAAGGTCTTCCCTACAACTAAACCAATTTTTTGGACCTTTTTTGGATAAGGTTGATTCTCCGGTCATATGAATGGCATTATGGCAATCTTCGCAGATAAAAACTGTTGGACCATCTTTTGGACCATCATAACAAATTGGTGTTATATGATGTTCCTCAAGATAAGCAAGCCTTCCACAGATTGGACATTGTTCACGGTTTTCGGTTGACACCTTCATTCTCCTCAACTAAAAAGTAAGAATGTTTGATGTGAAATTTTTCAACATAACCACAATCCAAGCACCGGACTTTTTCCTGTGATTTTTGTTGAACCCGTCTGCTTCCACATTTTGAGCAGGTTAGCCATGGTGTTTTATCAGGGTTTGTTTTCTTTTGTTTACTTTTCATTTAGTCCCAAGCACCCTCTTAATATGTTAACTTCTTCTCGCAAATCCTTATTTTCCTCTTCTAATATCTTGATTTTTACTGCCAATTCTTCAATCTTGTTGTTGGCTTCATCTATACGTTGCATTGAAAAAGTTAAGCCGTTGATTACTACCCAAACATCTTCCTCATTTGGAACTAGAGAATGAAGCCAACCAGGCTCGCTTGAAATTTGAACAATATCTTGGGTTTTTGAGTTATATGTCTGGTTTCGTTGGATGAAAATTTGCTTTGGCATTTTCAAACCTCAATCATTCTTACTGAAATTGAACGCATATTCCGCATCCTTGATCTTGAATGAAAATTCATTGTTGCAACCACGGACAACAACGCCTTCATGAAGATGAGGCTTAACCTTACAAAATTCAGGAGCCTTGATAATAAAATCCTTCTGCTCCAAGAAATTTTCCACCATAAAATAATTCTTTGCGAAAGCTTCACGTTCTTTAATCTTATCCAAATCGAAACATCCTAACGGGTGGTCTGAGGTTTGAATAGGGACAAAGTGCATAAACGAATTTGTCGTATCCGCACCTAATTCCTTGGCAATTGTAACATTTTCAGGAAAACCAACCAAACGGTTGTTGGTTAAATCCTTGATTGTATAAATGAAGAAGTGATTGGTTTTCAAACCATAAATATTCTTCTGGATTTTGGGACCGCAATTCTCCCCTTGAACCGCAAGAATAATTCTATGCTTTTTGTAATACTTTTCCAAAGCATTCTTAATATCCAGATTCCTTGCAAGCTCAAACAAAGCAGGTTTTGCTCTTGGAATTTCATAAGCGTTGTTTCTTGAACATACAACAAACTGGCCCAACTTTTTCTTACCAAACCAAGACATTTTCGGTTTGAACAAAAAGGTAACCGATTGACCTTCCATCTTGATTGTGGAATAGCAAGTTGTTTCCTTGTATTTATTGAGCAAGGAAGGATTATTTTGAATGTTTTCCTCATCCGACTTGGAAATCAACCAAGTAGGAAATGCTTTGCTTTCCTTAGGTTGTAAGGAAGTAATGAAGCGGATAATTGGACGGGTTAAAGTATGATTCCACATAAAACCGCTCAAACCGGTTTTCTTCTTTGGAGTTGCATCCTCAACCGGTTCATATTTCAAAATGTTCATAACCTCGGTAACGTCTTCACCAACCTTATATTCCTTTTTTCTCTTAGGAAGATAGGATAAATCAAAGACGATTGCCATTGAAATTACATTGCCCATTTTGGTGGGCTTAATACGATATCGTTGTAAGGATTCCTTCCAACATCTTGATTTCAAAAATTCATACCGCGGTTCATTAGGAAGCAAACTATCCGCTTCCACAAAAATACATTTATCACCAACTTTGAAGCCTTTTTGGACAATAACCTGATAAATGTTTTCGTTGAAAGTCGCAAGTTCAATTCTATCCTTTCCTTCAATAGGATTCAAGGATTGAATTGTAACAATTTTTGCCATCTCACGCATTTTCAAAAACTCCTTTTTAGTTAGCCTTCAATTACTACAACTTCATTGATTTTGAAAGAGCAATTTTGATTTGTTTTTTCTTTCAGCAAATAGGCATTTTCTTCAATAAACATATTTGCATTATCCACCGAATCACATCTGGCTTCAATGGATTTAACTGACCTTGTTGAATTATCAACAATCACAACAAAAAATTCGCGTTTAATCATTTTCAATCTCCTTTTTTAATTTCTTTATACTTTATTATAACAAAAAAGTGAAAGAAAATCAAGAGATTTTCTTCTGAAAACTCCAAGAATCTTTACACATATCCTCAAGACTGAATTTAACCTTCCAACCCAAACATTTCTGAGCTTTGGTTGAATCAGCATAAACGCAATCCAAATCACCTGGTCTTCTTGGTTCAATCTGGTAAGGAATTTTAACCTTGTTAACTTTCTCAAACATTTTAACCATCTCAAGGACGGAATAACCGTGACCGGTCCCAAGGTTGTAGATTTGCAAACCTTTCTTTGCCTCAATATCTTTCAAAGCGGCAAGATGACCTTTTGCAAGGTCTACCACATGAATATAATCCCGAACTCCGGTCCCATCAGTTGTATTATAATCATTGCCATAAATATGAAGATATGGACGTATATCAGCTGCAACCTGCGTGATATATGGCATTAAATTGTTTGGTGCACCAACCGGTTCCTCACCAAGATCACATAAAGTATTTGCACCAACCGGATTAAAATAACGAAGGATAACAATATTCCAATCCTTATCTGAAGCATAAAGATGGTTCAAGATGGTTTCAATCTGGGATTTTGTTTCACCATAAGGATTGGAGCAAATCCCTTTTGGATGATTTTCCGTAATTGGTAAAAACTGAGGATTGCCATAAACCGTTGCGGAGGATGAAAAGATCAAATTCTTGCAAGGATTGAATTCTTGCATAACCTTCAAGAGATTCAAGGTGCCAACCACATTATTTCTATAATAATCCAAAGGATGAGCAACGGATTCAGAAACGGATTTTAAACTGGCGCAATGAATGACGCAATCAAATTGATGCCGCTTAAAAACCTGAGATAAACCATCAAGGTCCAAAAGATCAACCTGATTGAACTCAATCGACATTTTGGTATAATCCTGAATTCTGGTAAGAGGGTCAACCTTTGAGTTGCTCAAGTTATCAACCACCACGACCTCGGTATCCTTCCAAGGAAGTTGGAAAATAATGTTGGAACCGATATAACCACAACCACCTGTTACCAAAATTTTCATTTTAAAACTCCTGGTTCCAAAAATTCCTGTCCCATATCAAGAGTGAATTGTTTGAAAATCTCACTCAACTCATTGTTTTCACATTCAAGCTGGTCAAGCTGTGCCAAACGTTCCATAGAACGAATTTTCCATTCCGGTACCACCATTTCCGGTGTAAGATCAAAGACATTAGCCATTGTTTTCTGCTCCTCTAGCAATTTGATTCCACTCGTTAAGAGCCGCTTCCTGAGTTGAATGCCAATTAGTAAATCTCCAACATCTGTGGCAACCAACCCTAAAAAGTTCTTTCTTCATATCAAATTCCAGACATACCGTCGTGAAATTTTTCTGCTTACCGTAAGGAGCTTTACGGTCTTCCTTACAACAAGGACAAGCTTCAATAAGCATTTTTAGTCTCCTTTGGGTTTGTTAACATTATTGTTCCAATCCTCAACAGCTTCACGGTAGCTTGAAGAAGGTTTACCAAGTTTTCCACAATTTCCACAAAATACCTGGTAGGAATGTCTTGTTGAATCTATTATGACATTGGGGTCAAGAGCTTTTTCATCGCAGGTGCATCTGGTTATTTTGGGTAAGGTGGATTTTTCAAGGATTGATTTAATCCAAGCACGCATTTCAACCTGATCCCCATTTTCGTCCTTGACAAAATTGGTCCCAACGTTGGTCGTTATAATCTCACCATAGCAAAGCTTTTCCAAAGCTTCCTTATATAAAAGAACCTCTTCCAGAAGTTGTTCATACCCAAGGCTATCAAAACGGTGACGGATATATTTCCCTTGATTATGAAGTTGCAAAAACCGACGAATATGATTATTATAAAGATACGATAATCATAAAAGCTTTA